ATTAACATCAATTGTGGCAATTTTTGTTCCAGATGTTAAATGTTGAGTGACATTTACAGTGTCACCACCGCCACCTACGCCATCTGGAGAAGGTGCATAGACATCTGTGGCTGCTGCATCACCTATTTTAATTGTAGCAATCTTAGTACCAGATTTTTGAATCTGATTCCAAGATACTTCAAGATCTTCTAACTTCTCTTGTAGATCTTGTCCGTCTAAAGCAATAGTATTTGCAGTTACAGTAGTAGTATCTAACCCACTAGAGTCAATGGTAGTTCCAATATTTCCACTACCATCTACAATAGTAAATGAAGTAGAACCAGATACAATTTCTTCAGTAATTTCATCTCTGAAAGTACTAAGATCAACTGTTTTTGTATTGACTGCTGTTACATGACCATTACCATCTCTAGTAACACTATCGACAGCGGTAAATCTGTCATTGTTACTACTAGATGGTGTCTCGATGTCATCATTATCATCTGCACCCATTGTTATATCTGGATGCTTAGTTAAGAATGTAGCTCCTTTAGTTGCTGTAATGGTATTACCACTTTGTGAGATAGCAGTAATAGCATTGCCACTACCAGTAATTTTTACTTCTTTTGCATAGTTGCTATGATTATGAGAATCATCATTTACAGCAATCACACCATTTGTAATGGTTACATCACCACCAGTTTTAACAAGACCTAAATCAGTACCAGCTGGACCAATTGTAAGGCCGTCAATCACAACAGTATCTGCAGTTACAGTAGTAGTTTCAAGACCTTCAGCATCGATTGTAGTTCCAATATTTCCACTACCATCTACAATAGTAAATGAAGTAGAACCAGATACGATTTCCTCAGTAATCTCATCTCTGAAAGTACTAAGACTAACTGTCTTTGTATTAACTTTAGTTACATGTCCATAATTGTCTCTAGTAAGACTATCAAAGGCAGTAAACGTGTCATTATTGCTATTAGATGGTGATACAGTATTACCAGTATCTATATTACCTGTTGTAGTGTTTACATCTGGGTGTTCAGTTAGATATTGGCTGTGAGTATGACTATCATTAGCAACAGTAACGTTAATTGATACATTACCAGAACCATCAAAAGTGGTAGAACCACTAGCATCTCCAGTTAAAGAAATTGTTCTTGCAGTAGCAAGTTTTGCTGCTTTATCAACAATACCATCATGATTTGTATCATAAGTAGATTTTAACATCATACCAGTATCTGAATTGCCAATATCAACGCCATTAAGTGAAATAGTATCTGCAGTTACAGTAGTAGTATCCAAACCATTTGCATCGATTGTAGTTCCAATATTTCCACTACCATCTACAATCGTAAATGAAGTAGATTCAGATACAATTTCCTCAGTGATTTCATCTCTGAAAGTACTAAGATTAACTGTCTTTGTATTAACTTTAGTTACATGACCATTACTGTCTCTAGTAACACTGTCGATAGCAGTAAACGTGTCATTGTTGCTATTAGATGGCGATACATTGCTTGTAGTATCTTGTAAAATAGTTGGATTGGAACCAGCAGTAACGTGCCCATAAGCATTTACAGTTACATTTGTGTAGGTTCCAGCAGTAACACCAGATTTTGCATGAGACGCTGTATAAGATACACTATTTTCTCCACCTGTACCACTAAGAACAACTACGTCATCATCAGAAGCAGTTGCAGTTATCTTACGAGTTTTAATCTCAGTATCTAACTCATCAATCATGTCAATGATACTTTCACCATTAAGCTGTATATCGGTAGTAGCATTAACAACAGTGGTATTTAACCCATTTTCATCAACTCGTGCTACAATATTGCCAGATCCATCAGCTACAATCCATTCATCAGATTCAGATACAATTTCTTCACGTAGATTATCTAAATCAGTGTTATGTTTAGTCGTCAGACTAGTAATTGCTTCATCTACATAAGAAGTAGTAGCATGATTAGTAGGTAGATTTGTTAGATCATTGTAGCTACCAGAGAAGTCAGATTTAGCATTCCATGCAGTTCTTTCTGCAGCAGTAATATGCAATTTGTCAGTTCTATTATCAGACTCTTCAGTATGTGTATCAATTTCAGTTCTTAACTCATCGATTGTATCAGCAACATTTGTATCATCGATAAATACTTTCTTTGCAACTACAGTAGTAGTTTCTAAACCTACTTCAGGATTTCCATTACTACCATTTACACTAGTTTCACCTACTTTTGCAATTATATTGCCAGATCCATCAGCTACAATCCATTCATCAGATTCAGATACAATTTCTTCACGCAGATTATCTAAATCAGTATTGTGTTGAGTGGTTAAGTCAGTAATTACTTCATCTATTTTCTCATTGATTAAAGCATACAGACCAGTAGCATCTTTAGTAGAAGTCTTAGGATCACCTATTTCAGTAGATAAATCACTGATCATGGTAACTACATTAGTACCTTCAGCAACATCACCAATCTTATTGTCTAGATTGTCAGTAAGATCGCTAACCATACTAACTACATCGTCATAATCATCTGGAACGGTACCGATTTTAGTATTTATAGCATCAATTTCTGTTTGAACATCTTTACTACCAATAAACACTTTTTGTGCAACAACGTTAGTAGTTTCTAAACCTACTTCAGGGTTATTGTTTTCATCTACTACACTTGTTTCGCCTACTTTAAGAACGACATTACCATTATTATCTGTAACTAGTAGTTCAGTATCACTATCAGTAGCTGAGATATTACCTATAGTAGTTTTCTCATCATTTGTTAAATGGATATTACCATTCTCAGTATGAGTACTTAAGTTAGTAGCTACCTCATTAAGTTCGTCTTTTGATGCTTTACTATCAAGACCAGTAGTTGCATGGTTAACTTTATTCTCCAGTGTAGTAATACGTTGACCTTCAGCAGTAATGTCACCAAATTCAACGAATTTACCATTGACAAATACCCATTCTTCTTCACCAACAGCAATTACATCACCATTATCATAAACAGATAGGTCATCACCATTTTCAGCAGTGGGTACCTTATCCATAACATCAATAAAGTGCATGGCACCATTTACACCAGTGATTAACTGTTGTAGTTCATCTATATTTTCAACAATATCTTCTCCACCAACGAATAACTTCTTTGCAACAACAGTAGTAATTTCTAAACCTACTTCAGGATTTCCACTACTATTGTTTACACTTGTTTCGCCTACTTTCATGACGATATTACCATTGTTATCAGTAACTAGTAGTTCAGTATCACTATCACTAGCTGAGATATTACTAAGGGTAGTCTTTTCATCATCTGTAACATGAAGAGTATCTGTATTTTGTACGTGTTCAACAAAAGCAACATCTAAAACATCAATAGTAGTATCTAGTTCATCAATTCTAGTAACAATACTTTCACCGTGAACCTTTACATCAGTAGTGTTGACACCATTCTCATCAACTCTGAAAACAATGTTACCAGCTTCATCAGTAATTTCTAGTTTTTTATCATCACCATCAGATCTAATAGTACCTATGGTAGTTTTTTCATCATTTGTAAGGTGAATATCTGTATTTTCAGTATGAGTAGATAAGTTAGTTGCTACAGTATCTACTTGAGTAATAGTAGCGTGGTCTGTAGGAAGATTAGTTAAATCATTGTAGTTACCAGAAAAATCTGATTTAGCGTTCCACTTATTTTTATCAGCTTCTGTAACGTGAATATCTGTATCATCTATATGCTCATCGACAGTAGTATTTAAAACATCTAAATCGTCATTACTAGCTGGTGTATAACCTAGTGCTGTAGTGACTTTTTCTTTTGTTATTGATTGTCCTGAAAGTTTCTTTAATTTACCTTCAAGTTGAATATTTACACTCATTTTTTGAAATTACCTCCTTTCAAATTTTTAAATAGAGAAATTTCTTTTTTCTATATTTTTGTAAAAAGCTATAGGAATATGATTTCCTATAGCTTAAGGAATTTTCTTTTTTTTAGGAAGTGAATCTATTGAATGACAAAAGAGAAATTTTTAGATTCAATAGATTCACTTTTTGTTTAGTATAAAGATACTAACTAGAGAATTTTTAATAGGAGAATGAACACATTGAAGTGTAAAAGAAGTATTACTATTTCTTTTTTAACTTTACCTCTGATTTCCAAAAGAGCAGTGGCAGTTTGAATTTAAACTCAATGAGTTCACCTCCTATAAAATTATTTATTCTTAATTAAATAATCCAAATAGATGGGTCTGTTGAATCTAAATAGGCAGAAGGATCAGTGGCGTCAACAGTTAAATCAAACTCGGCTTCGTCCTCTTTACGAATAGAGATGCCAATAGCTTCTTCTCCGTTTCCAATATAAGTTTCTGTTTTCCATCCATCTGGGCATCTATTTCCATTTGTAGGGTCATCAACATTAACATCATAGAAAATACCTAAATCATACCCCATCTTAGGAGAAATAACCACGTTATTTGGAATAACGATAGTAATAGGGTTAATACTTAATCTCTTTTTGCTTGTAGCTGTAGTTGCAGCATAGGCAGAACCTACTGTTACAGTATATTTCTTAATAACCTTAATATTGAAATTTCCTTGATGATTTCCATCTTGTGTAGCAACAGAAATAGTTGCACTTCCTTCTGCTAAACCTTTAACAATACAATTTAATCCATTTGGTTCAATTGATACGTAACTATCTCCACTATTTATTGACCAAGTAACATTTTGATTTGTAGATGTAACTGGTTGAAGTTTAGCCGTTAAAGTAACTGAACCGTTAACACTTACGCTATCTTCTGAAGATATTATTGATACTGCGCTTACAGGGATTGATTGATTTGTAACAGTTAAAGCACACTGAGCAGTGTAACTTCCATCACTTGTTTTCGCTTCTATAATAGCAGTGCCATTAGCTAAACCAGTAACTGTACATACATTTTTATTACTTGAAATAGATATATTAGTATTTCCAGATTTAATTTCCCAACTAATATTTTGATTAGTAGCATTTGATGGTAATATTGAGGCAGTTATTGCAATGGTTTGATTTATTTGCAACGGTGAGCTTGTTACATCCAATTCAACACCAGTAACGGGAATTGTTACTATGGTTTCATGATTAGCGTAAACATTTAACCATTTTTGTAATAAATAAGCCATTTTCTTATGTCCTGCCTCATTTGGATGGATTCCATCTGGCATATATAAATCACGAATAACTGATAGCTTTGGATAAAATCCTACGTCATTGAAAAAATCAACTACTGGAACAGAATATCTAGTACACACTTCTTTTATAGCATCTACATAGTCTTTTAACACATAACCACTGGCATTTTTACTTTCTTCATCCACGTTTTTATAATATCTATGCATAGGAGTTATATAAACGAGACGAGAATTTGGATGAGCTTCAATAATGCCCGGAATAATTACATTTAATGCTCCATAAAATGATATATCTCCAACATCTGTAATAGTACCCAATGGTGTTCCGTGTCCGTAATCATTAGTTCCTATAAATAATGTAATTAAATCAGCATCAGGAATATTTTGCCAGCGATTAATTAATGGTTCTCTATCTGTTCCATAGTCTGATTTAGCACTTACACATGAACCAGAAACACCCATGCCAATTACTTTACCTAATTTCAAAATTTCTTCAAGCATTTGCCAATATATTTTAGTTGTACCAACACCATGAGTAATACTATCACCAACACAAACAGCAGTCTTACCTTCCCAGAAACTAAAATCTTTATACGCATTAAGAATGCCATTTTCCATGGCATTCAAATGCGCTGCTGTTAGTGTTTGTCCATTATTAAAATTTTGTTTGGTATAAGACATATATTCTGCCTCCTTACTTTACTTCCCAAATAGAAATATCAGTAGAATCTAAATAATCACCAATAAATGTGCTTTCAGTGGCAAAATCAAAATTGTTGTTATCTGTTTTCCTTATGCAGATACCAACTTCACTACCGTCTCCTGTGTAAGCTTCACTAGACCAAGCAGTAAATGTTGCTTCTGGAGTTGGAATATCATACTTATTTAAACCAGACCATACAGAAATCTGATAACCACTCTTAGGAGTAATAACTACGCCAGAAGGAACAACGATGGTGTAAGGATCATGTGTTGCACGATTTTGCATCTGGTTGGATGAAGCAGAATCATCAAACCAGTTACCAGCATATAAAGTATACTGAGTAGGCACAACTTCTTCTTTAACTTCCCAAATTGAAGTATCGGTAGCGTCAACGAAATCAGAAATTGGTTTACCAAAGTCACTATCACTAAAATCACTATCGTCTGATTTCTTAATACTTAAACCGATAGTTGTAACACCATTACCAGTCCACTCTGTTAATTTCCATCCATCTGGACATCTAAATCCATTTGTAGGGTCATCTGGGTTAACAGCATAGAAAATACCAATCTTATATCCATCTTTTGGTGTAATTGTTACACCATTAGGAATCTTAATAGTGACAGGATTAATAGATGCTCTATTAGCTGAGCTTGCTGTAGATGCAGCATAGGCAGATCCTTTTGTAACAGTATATACAGTAGTAGGCTGTTCAGAAGTATCGGGTTCAACAACCTCACCACTGCCTTCTTCACCAGTAGAAGTATTCTTAGTAGGAACGTTAATTGTAACATTACCAGTAACAGATGCAATAGCAATAGTAATTGTATTACCATTTGTAGTAACAGCAGTACTAGTTATATCACCACTTCCAACCATAGTAACAGTTACACCAGCGGTACCAATTTCATAACCATCCTTAAGAGTTACAGTTGCATTAAGAGCAGCACCTTTAGTTACGGAAGAAGGAATAGTATTACTATCTACACCACTTCCTAAAGCCTTAGAAATACTCCAAGTTGTTAATGTGGCAATATGCTTACCTTCGCCACTAAAATCGGCACCTTTTAACTTAATAATCATATAGAGTTTCCTCCTTTTATCTATTTTTATTTTTTGTTGTTGTTTTCATTTTATATAAAAATTTAGGATTACATCATCCTAGAACCATATATCCTAGAACACCAGTACCTAAGATAGAAGACGTTTTATCTCCACTAGGAATATCTCCACTAGGAATATCGCCGCCAGAAGTAATGTCATCATCTTCCTCATCAGTAATCACTACTATAGTACCAACTGGAATTTGATTAGCTGCATATGCAGTATCATATTCAGCTCTAGTACCAACCCATGTAGTATTAAATGATCCAGTAGTTCCATCACCTTTAGTGAAAGAAATTAAAGAACCAAGTATTGTTAGTTCCTTTATATACTCTTCAATTTTAGTTTTTAATACATCTACTTGATCGGCTACATAAGATAAAGCAGCTTTCTCATCAATTAATGCATGTAATCCAGTAGATGCGGTTTTTAATACAGTAGAAGTTTCACCAGTAGTTTCATCTTCAACTGTCTCATAAACTGCTGCATTACCAACAGTAGTCTTTAGATCAGTAACATCTTGAACTAAACCACTACTAGAACTACCAACAGTAGTCTTTAAAGCAGATACATCAGCAACTAAACCGCTATCTTCATTACCAACAGTAGTAGCTAGCTCATCTAAGTCATCCTGATCAGCTTTTTCATCGATTAGTGAATACAAACCAGATGCTGGAGTTTTTAGTACAGTAGAAGTCTCGCCAGTAGATTCATCTTCAACTGTCTCATATTCAGCTGCGTTACCAACTTCATCAGAAAGATTAGCTAAGCCAGTCTTATTCTCATCAATTAGAGCATACAGACCAGTAGATGCTTTAGTAACATTACCTTCATCATCAGTAACAGCTGCTTCACCAATTTCTTCACCTATGTTAGTAGCTAGTTCATCTAAATCATCATGATCAGGTTTAGCATCAATCAGAGCATACAGACCAGTAGCTTCTTTATCTACTACAGTTTCAGTAGTAGTTTCACCAGTTTCTTCATCTGTAACTTCGACTATCTTATAAGTAGTAGGATCACCTACTTCAAGAGATAAATTATTAAAATCATCTTGATTAGCTTTAGCATCAATTAGAGCATACAAACCAGTAGAAGCAACAGGTTCACCATCTGCATCAGTATGAGCAGTTTCACCTATTTCAGTTTTGATTTCATCTACATCATCTTGATCAGCTTTCTCATCGATTAATTCATACAGACCAGTAGATGGAGTAATAACATTACCATCTTCATCAGTAACAGCTGAATCACCTATTTCTTCAGATAAGTTGTCAATTAATGCGTAAATACCAGTAGAATGGACAAGTACATGATTCTCGTCAATATATGCAGGAGTACCTACTTCAGTTTGATCGGCTTTAGCATCAATTAGAGCATAGATACCAGTAGATGCAACAGTATCACCATTTCCATCAGTATGAGTAGCTTTACCTATTTCAGTTTTGATTTCATCTACATCATCTTGATCAGCTTTCTCATCGACCAATGCGTAAATACCAGTAGAAGCAGTTTTTAATGTAGTTTCACCAGTAGTTTCATCTGTCTCATAAACTGCAGCATCACCAATTTCAGAGGATAAGTTATTTATTTCAGTCTGGTTAGCATCAATCAAAGCATAGATACCAGTAGCAGCCTTAGTAACGTTACCTTCTGCATCAGTAACTTTAGGATCACCAATTTCATCACCCAAAGTAGTAGCTAAGACATCAAGATCTTCATGATCAGGTTTAGCATCAATCAGAGCATACAGACCAGTAGATGAAGTAATAATATTTCCTTCATTATCGGTAACTGCAGGATTACCTACTTCTTCAGAAAGGTCGTCAATTAATGCATGTAAACCAGTAGATGCAATAGGGTTACCATCCTCATCAGTAGATTTAGGATCACCTATTTCTCTAGAAAGATTACCGATCATACTAGCTACATCGGTATCTTCAGGGATTTCACCAATTTTAGTACTTAAAGTGTCTAAATCACCTGTATTAGCTTTAGCATCGATTAAAGCATACAAACCAGATGCAGGTATCTTTACAGTAGAAGTTTCACCAGTAATTTCATCTTCAACTGTTTTTTCAGATTCAGCACTACCAACTGCAGTTTCTAAAGCAGAAATACGATTACCTTCAGCAGAAACATCACCAAACTCAATAAATGTACCATTGCTAAAGACGTATTCTTTCTCACCAACAACGATTACGTCACCATTGTTATAGTCACTTAGTCCAGTAGTAGGTACTTCACTCTTAACACCAACAAAGTGCATAGCACCAGATAAACCATCAATTTGTTCTTCAAGAGTACCAATACGTATAGTATGAGTATCTACTTCAATCTGAGATGCCTTATTGTCAATCAGAGCATACAAACCAGTAGCAGGAGTTTTTAATACAGTAGAAGTTTCACCAGTAGATTCATCTTCAACTTCTTCATATTCAGCTGCATTACCAACAGCAGTCTGTAAACCAGCTACATTTTTAACTAAGCCACTAGTAGCATTACCAACAGCAGTCTGTAAACCAGCTACATCTTTAACTAGACCAGAATCTTCATCACCAATAGTAGTAGCTAGTTCATCTAAGTCGTCCTGATCAGCTTTTTCATCGATTAAAGCATACAAACCAGTAGCTTCTTCAGTAACATTACCTTCATCATCAGTAACTTTAGGATTACCGATTTCATCAGTTATCTCACTTAAATCAACTTCACCAATCTTTTCGTCAATCAGAGCATAGATACCAGTAGCTTCTTCAATAACATTACCATTTTCATCAGTAACTTCAGGTTTACCGATCATACTAACTACATCAGTATCTTCTGGTACAGTACCAATTTTAGTATGCAATTCATCAAGTGCTTCATTTAATCTTTGTTCGTCAGAAACATAAATATCTTTTGCTTCTGCAATAGGGAAGTCATTTCTTGGATAGAAACCTGAGTTAACAGGTACACCACCTTTAAACGCCATAGTTCATTATTCCTCCCCTCTTTATTAAGATACCTTGACATTTATGCTGCCAAGGCCAGCATAGTCAGATCTATAAACATAGTATTTTTCTGTGTAATTAGATGCATTCGTAACATCAATAGTAGCAACTAAAGATAAACCAGCACCTAATCCAGTCTCAATATCAGTAAAGGAGCATGCACCTAAACGAGTAGGTACACAATACCAGAGATATTGACCATTACCTGCATTATATGCTACCTTACTATTAGTTCTAGAGCCAGCTAATTTCTTTGTAGCAAGGCTATTAACGAAATCGCTATTAACTTCATCTGGCTGTGCAGCCACACCATAACAAACACGATTGTAGAAATATACAGATGTTTCTTTATTGTCAGTAGCTCCTTTATTGTCAGTAACTACCAGCTTATATTTCTTAGTAGCAGTTAAAGGTGACTCAGCACTATAAGTATAGGTATGAGATGTTAGAGTTTTTTCAATAGTAGTACCATCTAATGTTAAAGTTGTAGGAGTCTTACTAGTCGTCCAGTTTAAAGTAACTGAAGTTAGTTTAGTACCCATTTCAACAGTTCCAGTTGTATTAGTAAAACTAGAAATAGTGATAGGTACATACTCTAGTTCTTCTAATCTAGTTTTAATCTCATCGAGAGCTTCACCAACTACACTTGCATCAGCAGCTTGACCAGAATTAGCTAATGTATTATCAACTGCGACACCTTCATGGCAGAATAGTAACTCTTTAAGTGTTTTACCATTACTACCTACCTTCATACGAGGTTGACTATGTGTATCATCAACTGCATAAATAATAATCTCACCAGACTTTGGTACAAAACTCTCTTCAATAGTTTTCCAGTTTGCTTCAGTATCGTACAAATGTTGTATTCTAGCTTGTAAGATTTGTTCTTCAGCCATACTTATAAGTCAACTCCTTTCATTTGTTATTTTTGCAAAAATATTTAAGAAAAGGGACGAACCAATTGTTTTAGGTTCGCCCCCATAATTTTTTAATTTAGAAAAGCTTGAATCCATATTCAATCTTTCTAATTTCCTCAACACTATCTAATCCATTTATATAGCGTTTCAGTTGATTAAAGTAAGTCAGATGATACATTTTATGTTGTTCAGCCGACTTATATAGCAAAAGCATATCTTTTGAAGTGTAAGTAACATATTCACCATCTGTTTCATGATAGGTAACTTTCTTAGCACCATTGTCAATTGCATTCTTAATTGAAAGTAGATTAATCTGATCTTCAATTGTCAATGCAAAATGATGTTCTTTCTTATCACTAAGAACAACAGTAACACCATCAACGATATTTTTATGGCAAATTGCACTCATTTCTTCTATTTTTTCTGCTTTTAGTTTTTCTTTTACAGTTTCATCAGCATAGATTGTAACATTAGCTGCTAGTAAACTAGCAAGTCTGTCATATTCAGATTCTGAAATCTCTTCTAAATTAACAATCTTACAGACAATTCCTTTAGGAACTACCATACTGTCTGTACAATACTTGTCTTCATTATTTGATGCAAGTATACAGTTTGCAGTTTTTTCATTAGCTGAGAGTAACTGATTTATTGAGGGTAAAAACTTTCGGTATTCTAGTTTTTTTAGAACATCGATTACGACATTATTATGAATTACCTTATACATTTCTTACAACTCCACACCGTTTTCATATTCCATTACTACGGTTGAAGAGGAAGCACCCCAGTAACCATTTGTAGGAGTAAGTTCTCCTTGTTTCCATGGTACACTGATCTTAGTAAGATTACTACAGTTAATGAAAGCTTCAGAAGATATATTTGGTAGAATGATTTCCTGATCCTTGATCTTATAGAAAACAATTTCAACATTGTCTGCAGTTGAGTAAGAACACAATCTTGCACCAACTTCAAGACCATTACAAGGGATATAGAACTTAGATACCTTAGACTTATAGAATACCATTCCGTTTATATCGTAAACTTGTTTAGGAATTACCAGTTCTGCATTTTCAGTAACCTTACAGTTCATGAAAGAGAAGTTACCAAAATATCCTACATTGTCTGGTAGTTTGTCAATTACTAATCTTGAGTTAGCCTTAAACGCACTAGACCCAAATGTAGTTATCGAATCAGAGAAATAAAGTTTTTCTAAAGAATAAGTTGAGTTCTCATAGTTAAATGCATCAGAGCCAATACCAGCTAGAGTATAATCTACTCCATCTATCATATAACTCTCTGCAAATCTACCAAATGCGTACTTCTTTTTGTTTTCATCAGTGCCTACATCTTTAAAGCCAGTAATAGTTATGGTATTGTTGGCTGTATTTTTTGTATAAATAAAATCATCAATTTCGTAATCATAGACATTGTCCTCATTGAAAACATACTGAGCTACACAGTACATATCTCCCTTGACATTTATAGGTTCAGGATACCAACCAGTAAGTTCATAATACTCAGGACATAATGTATCTGAGTTAACTGGTACTTGACCAGGATATGCTGCATCCTTACCATATTCAACTGTAACAGTTGATAATAAATTTTCTGCAGCTATACTAGCACGATAGAAGTATACCTTATACTTCTTAACTGTCTTCTTATAAGCAACATAAATAGTTGTATTGTACTCTATATTCTTTAGAGCAGAAGTATTTGGATCACCATCAATTTCTCTAGACCAGCCACCATACACATACGTATATTGAGCATCTTCTGCTCTTGTAGGAGTAGAAATAATTCCCTTTGCAACTATATCAGTAGCATTATAGGTTTCACCATATGCCTTTGTAAAGTCTATAGTATGAAGAGTTTCAGTACCAAGATCATTCATATAAGTGACAGTTGCATGTAAAGTAGTATAAACAACATCTAATTCAGGATAAGCTTCTCTTAATCTCTTAAGAGTTGCACCATCAATTTCACCTACAGTTAAAGTACCAGAAATGTAAGGATACTTAGTTTTATCACCAGAAAGTACACCATTGTTGTCAATGTACTTACCCTTAGCATCATCACTCAAAAGTAAGTTGATGAAATCTCTATTATCACCTACTACTTCATTAAGACCTACAATTCTAACACCGTTAGTTAATTGAGTGAGGTAATCTGTCAACATTTCTACTACAGGAATACTAGGAGTATTCTCAATACGTAATCTGTTGATACCACTGATGTCAGTACAATCAAATTCCCTTAATTTAGTCTGGTTCAGAATCTCAAGATTCTTAACCGTACCAAGGTAAAGTTCTTCAATAACACCACCAACAGGAAGATTTAAAGATGTAAGATTGGTATTACGTGCATCAAGTTTCTTCAAAAGTCCATTATTAGTTAGATCCAATACACTAATTGCAGAACAACCTGCAATATTTAATTCTTCAAGTAACTTACAGTTAGAAAGGTCAAGTCCTTCTAAAAGAGAGTTACCTACATACCCTTCTTCATTTGAACCAATGATTAATTTCTTTAAACATGTAGCGTTATACAATTTAACGTCGTACGGTCTAAACTTTGAAATGTCACCAATTTCTGTAATGAATGAACTACCATAGATATAAATAGCGTCACTATAACCCATGGTCTGGTTGTTACTTTTAAGTTCTATTGAGGTATTTGCATTAGTTTTAGGACCAGTAACTAATGCACTAGGATCCATAGTATCACTATATTTGATAGATGGATATAAAGTCTGGTTAGCCTTTATTTCAATGCCAGTATCTTCAGCTGCAACACCGTCAGACCTACCAACACGGAAGTTGATAGTATTTGTAGTGTTACCAATATTAAATGTTAAGCAGTTATACTTACTGTAAAGCATGTTAGAACGTTTATAAATATACGAGTCTTTTTGCTGAGTACGGCTACCACGGTGTAAATATTTATAGTCAGACGTATATATTGTAGTTGGTTTTTCTGGATTGGATAAATCTACAAAGCCATCAACCCAGTGGTCTTCATATTTGAATTTCATATCTTGGTTGACAATTGCAGGACATACAAGTTTAGCGTTATCTTCGATATGGTACTTATACAAACTACCATAGTTTAAGCCACCACCATCAACACTTCTATTTGTAAGTGTTTGTGCTTTGCCCTTAATTTCACCAGAAAAAGCATCCATAATCATATTCCAAAGTCTTGAGTCTATACCATTGAATACATTATCTCTTTCGTGTTTATAATCCCAACTTGCATGATAAGGAATATTCATAGAACCTTCATTATTTACACCAAAACCAGAGTCAAGGTCATATAGGTCGGTGTACCAAATTCCAAATTCAGAATTCTCCCAGTCTATCATATCAGCGTTTACTTCACCAGTAGATGTATTAATGGCATCGCTAATTTTCATATCTTCACCAGTATATGCGTTCTTTAGCTTTTCGGCTGTAACATCTTCACATTTCAAGAACATGTTCTTTGCAAAGTTATCGCACAATCCAGTAAATTCTAGGAACAGATAATAAACCAAAGCATGGTTTTTGTTAAAGTGTTTTTCAAATTCGTTTATGAAAATTACCTTACGATATTCACGTTCAGTATAAAATTCTTGTGTCTCTAATGTTTCAACACCAGTAGTTGGATCCTTAACCTTAACAGTATAGGTAAAAGGAGTTTCTCTAATATCAGTTTTAGCATCCCAGTAATTAGCTCTCTGACATACCCAAGTAAATAAAGTCTGGATATAGTCATAGATAGGAATTAATCCTTTATCTTCAAGATCACCCTGGTCAGGATACATAGACTCTAAACCAAGTATTGCACGTTTAGCTCTAATAGGATTTCCTTTATCGTCTAAAGCATCTATTACTTCTTGTAATCTATCTGTTTTAAACATACAAAGAGCGTCACTATTGTTTAAGAATTCCCACTTTTGACGCTTAGTTACATTACCTTTGTCACCATCACATTCCAGACCAAACGTCTTCGAGTTACCTTTATCGTTGTTTAAAGCACCATCACCTACAAAGTTAATTGCTCCGTCAACAGTATCTCTCTGGAAGAGTAAGCAACGGAAACCATAGACAGTATTCTGAACACGAGGGTCACCACCTAAAGATTCATTTTGAGAAGGTAAAGTATCTTGGAATAAAGTATCTGCCAAGTTAGCGTTAAAAGTATTAGGGTGGTCAGAGGACATGAAGTCAGCCTTCCAACATAATGTAGATTCAGGAATAGAGATTGGGTTACCATCAGAATCAAGACCCTTAAGTGCATAATTGACCTTTGGTGTGGTTATAGTAGTTAGTCCAGTCTCTTCATTAAATTCTTCTTTAACTTTTGCAAGCTTAAACTTATAGTTCTTTCTAGGATATTTTGCTGAAGATGTACCCTGTACGTCATTTTCACATACATACTTTCCATCCTTCATACCCATCAGATTAAACTCTTCAGTAAAGCTACCCTTACCATCTGGTCTAGTAAGCATACATGCACACTTGTTTTTGTTTCCTTTATATGCTGCTAACGTACCAGTTATTAACATACAGCTATACTTATTTCTAGCCTTGTAGTAGTCAATGTCTCCAGTACCGTCATCTTTTAGTACGTCATTTTCTTTATGTCTGGCAATCTTATCGTCAATTACAGAAGGAGATACCATGTAATTCTGAAGAATTTCAGAGTCACTAAGACCACGATTATAGATACGGACATTATATACATCTAGGATACAAGTATTACTACCAAAGGTTATAAAACCGTCGTTTGAGAAAGATGCATTATCTAAATAAGGTACAGATTTTGCATATTCACCATTGATATAAATGTCGATACACTGACCAAATCTATTGCCATCGTAGCTCTTTAAGAAATGGAAAGGTTGAACTACAAAGCTCAAATAAATGCGTTCATCACTCTTAATATATGCAGCTGCGATATTTTTCTCATTCATAATGAAACCTGTAGTACTAGTAATTGTGTTACCATCTTTATCAACAGACTCAAATTCATCAAACTTGATCTCCTGTCCGTTAGCAAGCAAATAGCAATGCTGAGGAGTAACTACAAAACCTGCGGCATTAGCACTTGGTGTGCATTCAATTACATGAGCTGTATCATCAGTTACATTGCTAATTTTAAACTCAACTTCAAATGTACGTCCATTAGTTACAACGCTAGCATCTGTAGCACTTTCAAGATCATGAATAATGCCATCCTCATCTGTATAGGTAGTAGAGAAAATTGGGAACTTAATGGTATGACGAGCATCACCGCTTAAAGTTAATGCGCCACTTTCAACATAACCATTGGAAACCCAGTTAAAGTTCTCAAAGGTACTCTTAATATCAATCGTCTCATTGTTAATGGTTGTGTAAGAATAGCTATAGCTATTCTTATTTACATCGTTATTAGTACGACCATTAGCAGTATAGGAATAAACGAGGTTTGCAGAAACTGGTTGTAAAGGATATTTACTCTTAAGTTCGTTAATCTTAAGCTCGATAGTTCTCTTAATATTCTTACTGGTAAATTCGATATAAGCTACACCAGAAGTAGGATAAGATACTGGAATCCATTTATATCCTGGTTTTTCAGTTTCAGGATTAATAAAAGGGATTTTTTCAAGTGAAGTAGCATCATAAGTATGCTCTCCACTATTTTCTATAGTATAAAGACGAATGCTTAATTCATCTGTAGTTTCTTTTTTAGGGGTATACACATCATATTCTATTTCAATCTGTTCACCATATGTATACTCGGTTTTGTTACATATAATGCCAATCATAGGTTCAGAATTTAAAGAACTCTTGTCGTAATAGAATATTTCGTGTTGTAAAATTACAGAAGGTGCTCCTGTATCAGTCATAAAGTAAACATTTAAACTATGGACACCATAGCCGTATTCACTCATGTTGATGATCTTTTGCTTAGTTTCATTATGGCTAGCACCTACGTCAATCTCATCATATACATCACCATCGATTTCAAAATAGACGACTTTATTCAGGTTACGTCCTATGCATTTATACTGGTACTCGATGTTACCACTATATGCTGCAAAGCTACCAACATTCAAAGCTTCAATCTTAGCTTCAACCTGTGTAAGTGTAAAGTCTAAGTAACGAGACTCTTTAGACTCACCACCAGTAACAGTAAGTTTAATGTCTACTGCCGTATCATTTACAAGAATATTTGCTACGTTTACTGAGAATTCTCTGCAGTTCTTAATATTTTCTGTTTTAAAGACTTGCCATTTTGTATCATCGTCCTCATGAAGTTTATAAGTTACTTCGAGTTTACATTCAAGCGTTGTAGGCACACCATCACAATATTCATAGAACGTAGCATTTAATAAAGTTTCATCAGTTTTAGCAACTGTAAACTCAGTTGATGTCATATTAGTTCTAAGACGTGTACTATATCCAGGCTCGCCAACCACACCAGAGCCGCCAGCAATAATAACTGGATTTCCTACTTTCTCGCCATTAGAAGTCAGAAATAGTTCGTACGTATTCTTATCGTAGGTTAAACCATCAACGTTAACATTATTAGCACCCTCAAATGCGTCTAATCTGGTAATGATGTTAGAAATATCAGTTCGAATAGTTTCAATGACAGTTAGATCACAATCACAACCATCGTCTTCACTGTTTTCAAGTATCTCTAATCTAGAAACGATGTTGTTAATATCATTTTGAAGAGAAGTTAAATCACAATTACATTCAACATCACTGTCGCCTTCAATTGCGTCTAATCTGGTAATGATGTTAGAAATATCTTCTTGAATTGAAGTTAGATCACAATCACAATCAGTATCATCGCCACTGTCATTACCACTTTCAAGTGTTTCTAATCTAGTGATGATGCTAGAAATGTCATTTTCAATAGAAGTTAGATCACAATTACAATTAACATCACTATCATCACCGCTATTATTTTCGAGTACTTCTACTCTAGTTTTAAGATCGTCAATACTATCTTCAATGGAAGTTAAATCGCAATTACAGTTAACATCTCCAGTAGTGCCATTGTTGATGATAGTTCCGCCTATATATTGCGAATTTTTGAATGTGTCTCCATCACCAGCTTTAGCTTTAATTGTGCCATCTTCACAATACTCTAAAACTATTTCACCACGTTCAATGATTGGATTTAGTTCATTCCATCGTTCAGTAGTACCTCTTTTATGTTTAATAATCGTTGTGTTTTGAGAATCGGACATATTCGGTATCACTTCCTTTATTAGATTTAGAAATTACCCTATCATAATGCTATGATAGGGTAATGTCTTTTAAAAGTTATTTTTTTTTATAATCTGTGATTATTCAGCAGCCTGAGTTCCTGTTAAAGAAGCTACATTACCACACTGTAGAACTAAAGTATCAGTGTTCTTAACGAATACCTGTTCTACTGCATCCAGTCTAGTGACTAAATCCTTACCTTCTGCAGCAGTTGCACTGCTCTCAGAGCCAGTAATATACTTCCAGAGAGCCTTGTTATCAGCATCGTTAGCTGCAACTCTCTTATCTAAGGAACCGTCAGCATCTCTTACATAGTCCCAGAGAGCCTTATCAGCAGCATAGAGACCAGTAGCATCCTGACCTTCTGCAGCAGGCTTACCTACAGCAGTCTCAAGAGCTTCAACAGCTTCATCGTTAGCAGTAATGTACTCGTCAACCTTATCTACAAGACCCTTAGTAGCTTCGCCACCTTCAGCAGCTTCAGTACCATACAGAGTAGCATTGATAGCAGCAAGTTCAGTATCATTAGCTTCGATCTGCTTAACTAAGGAACCCTCTTCGTCTCTAACATAGTCCCAAAGAGCCTTATCCTTATCAGCAACATCCTGCTCAAGTTCGCCAATAGCTTCATCGTTAGCAGTAATGTACTCGTCAACCTTAGTTACAAGACCCTTCTTAGTTACGCTACCATCTTCACCTGTAGTATCGAATAATGCTTCATTGATATCGTTGATATCAGTAACGATCTGAGTTGCAGTTGCACCATCTTCCTCATGACCTGCAAAGAACTCTAACATTTCGTTATAAGTGTCAATAGCAGCCTGATTGGTATCAGTGTTGAGCATTGCATTAACCTTATCTTCAACATTCTTATCGAAGTTGTCATTTAAGGTCTTGATATCCTCAGCGTTCTTATCAATCTGAGCAGCTAAGCTATCTTCGCCATCCTTAACATATTCCCAAATCTGCTCATCAGCAAGGAATAGACCAGTAGCTTCCTCAGTATCAGTAGCAGCCTTACCTACAGAAGTCTCTAGTTCACCAACTCTAGCACTAATAGTCTGACCATTACCAGCTACACCACCAGTAACTTCTGCCTCTAAGTTTGCGATAGCATCACTTAATGCCTTAACAGACTTGTAAGCAGGCTGGGTTTCGTCAGCTTCGTCATAACCCTTGATAGCGGTTACAAATTCGTCATAGTTGCTTACCTGAACGAAAGGACCATTTTCTAATTTACCTTCAGTAGTCAGAAGTCCATTAAGGTATTCTAGAAACTCTTCCTCAGACTGCTTAGCCCAAGCCTCAACATCTGCTGCCTTTGCACTACCATATGCAAGAGTTCCAAAAGGAGTTACACCGTCGCCTACCTTAAAGATAACGTCCTTAGAACCATCTTCATTGGTAACTTCAACAAATGCAACTTCACCAGCCTTAAGTACTACTGCCTTGGCAGCGTCAGATTCCCAGTTGCTAAGCGTATCATAGAGTAGCTGAACTCTAGTTTGTAAAATTTGCTCATTAGCCATAATAAATTTACCTTCCTTTTTTAAATTTTTTTATGTTTTAGAATTTAAAAGCCAAGAACTACCGTCAAGTATGATTAAATCACCTTCGGTTTGAACTAGCTTATTAAAGTTGATGCTATTTACTTCCATAGCACCATCCTCATGGATTATAATTTTGTTCTCTTCAGTGGATGATTTTACAACACCAAAGAGTTCAGATGTCGCAATAGGAATATCTACTGCGTTATCTACAATTGGTAGATCTACTTTATTAATAGAGATTCGCTTAATAAGACTATTTTGTTGACTACTTTCTAGATCGTCTAATCTAGTAGCATTTTCACTTACTTGAGTTTCAAGTCTATTAATAAGAGAAGACATGTTAGCTGCTTCTGGTCCGTGATTCTTGACGTAAGTAATCAATTCCTTATACGTATTGACAACCTCATCGGCAGTTTCAGTTGTCATAAAGTCATTGAATGCTTTTTCAATTTTATAATCTACAGAACCTTCAACAGTACTATTACCAGTTAAGACACCAATAGATGTTGTATTGGCATCGACTTTAGATACAAGTTGTTCGTAATCAGATTGATCTACTTTTAAACTAATTGTGTCTAATAGAGAACGTTTATCTGCAGAAGTCAAATAGTCTTTCTTAATAGCATCAATCGTAGTGCTATTACTAGAAACGATACTTCTAAGATCGGATACTTTATCTTCAATCTTCTGGTCAATAGTATCAACAAGATCAGTATGTGCAGATTGAAGGTTAGTAATAAGTTGCTTCATGTTACTAATATCAGACTGATTAGTAGTAACAATTGCCTTAAGGTCTGTAACTTCCTTACTAACAGGTTTTACTGCATTTTCAATCTTCTGATCAATGGTATCCTTAAGTTCAGTATATACAACTTGAAGATTATCTACATCTCCCTTGATAGTATTGAGAAGACTAGTATTACTAGCTATGTTTGTAGTATTACTAGTAACTATCGATTTGAGATCTGTAAGCTCTTTATTAGTTTCTTTTACTGCACTTTCAATCTTCTGATCAATTGTATCGCTAAGTTCAGTTAATCTTGACCTTAGATCTTCAATATCGACTTCAAGATCGTCATTATGACTACCAACTCGCTTAAGATCACCAGCTTCATTGTCAATTTTATAGACGTCAACTGATAAGGTACCATCGTTAGCTCTATTAACTACAGATAGGATTTGACCTACATAAGCTATAGGACTTGTTCTAGCATAGGTCTGTGCAGCTTCTAAAGAAATGTGTACAGAACTATTGTCAAGAGGATTAGGATTACCACGTCTAAAGTTCATTGGAAATCCAATGCCATCTTTTTCAGTGTATTTGAGCAGATTATAAATAGCCATCTTTCATCCTCCTTTCTTATGCAAGTTCAATAGCATGAATTTCACCAGCATCAATAGATGCAGGTTCATACACCCAAACATCGTAATTAACAGCATCCGCACCATTTACGCCTTCTACTCTTACTGCAGCAGATGTTTTATCATAAGAATCAGTTATAGGTGTATTCATAGCAGAAGTTAGAATTACTTCTTTTAAGCCACTACGACTAGAATTACTAGGAATTACAATAACAAATCGTTTAGCATTTTCTATATCTTTACCAGTAAGTGTAAGAGATTTAGGTTCATCATAAGCACCTCCATTAATGAGTTGCTCACGAATAATTGCAGAAGTTAAAGGAGCTTCTGTAGAAGAAGTAGCAAGCACACCATAAAAGAAACTTCTATAGCCAGTAATTGAACTAGAAGTTTTACTTTTACTACCAGCAGCAATCTTCTTAGTAAGTAATTTACAAGGATTACCTTTATTAGTTAAAGGAACACTACCTGCAGTATAAGTAACTTTAACAGCTACATTAAACTTAGTAGTATCAGTTACAGTTACATCAGGTAAATCACTAGAAGGTGTAGAATAAAACTCATTATTGGTATCAGTTATAGTCCAATCTATAACCTCAACACCAGTGGGTTCAGGACCATAACTATATTTACCGTCTTCAAAAGAAGCAGTATACTTAATATCAGTGACAACAGTACCAACTTCATAAGAACCAGCACCAGTTAATGTTACAGACACAGAAGGATCTGTTTTTTCAGGATCCAATTCCTTATTATACATTGCCTCAAATACACCAATAAGATTTTTACCAGTAGATGGAATAGTACCAACACCATTAGTGGTCTTAATATATCCTACATCTATAGTAACATCCATATCAGTATCAAAATAGACATTCGACGCATTATAATTACCGTCCATAGCAATCCATTTTTCGCCATCATAAAGATATGACGTATAAAGGTATTTATCAGCAACAATAAGTTCTTTTACAATACCAATGTCATGGATATTAAGTTCAGTAGTACCAACCGCAGCTGTTAAAGCAGCTATATGATCTTCACCTTTTTCTATAATAACACCAAATATATGCGCGTCATCAACATAAGGAAGTTCTGACCAAGCATTTATACCATCGCCAATTTTAAGCTTATGTTTAGCAACGTCATAACCAGGTTCACCAGCCTTTAAGATTGTATCCTTTTTTACATCCCATCTATCAGTAGTACCACGTTTAAATTGAATCGTTTGTCCCATATATCAACCACCCATAGACTTAAATTTCACCGCCATCAATGACATCTATTGACACATTTAAATCAACAATATCACTAACGCTATGCTTATGCTCACAGTCAGCTTTTTGCTCAATTACAGCGGCTACTACTTTAGTTGCTACAGGAAGTTCATACACTTCTGGAACTACTTCTTCAACATCAGTAACAATTTCATTCTTCTTTAAAAATAATTCATCCAGAGCAGTTTCCACACTCTGAATGTCAATTTGTTTTGCATGTATTTTATGATTGCCAGGCATATAAGTCTCCTTTCTGTCGTATTTTTTCCAAATTATAAAGGTGTAATATCACTGCTTTAATAGTATGTTCGTTTCCAAAAAAAAGAAAATGAAAGATTAGCTATATCATAAAACTAGCTAATCTTTCATTAAAAGTTTACAAATTTGCTAAATATCTATCAAGTTCTACAGTTATGTAGTCTTCTAGATAAGCAGCTAAGATAGTGTTACCTTCTTGGAAGTAAATTAAGTTGCCTTTCTTACCTAAAGTCTTGGCATCTTGGAAGTTAAGTTGATCCTTTAGAGACTTTACATTCTTACTTTCAGTGTTAAGGTAATTGATAATGGAATCTTCCGTTAAAGGAATGAAATATGACTCAGAAACAGGCATATAAGAAGTAGATTCTTGTAAGACGGAAGTCATATAAGCAGGACGGTGTGAAGGATGAATTACCCAGTCATAGGTCAGAATATGGAGTGGATCCTTGATATAGGTAATATCGCCTTTTTTCTCTGAAACTGGCAGGTTATTTTGTATAGTACGTGAAGCTATACATTCTTTACATATCTGTAAAGTTTAGACTATATCTTTACCATTTTAATGAATGGTATTCTTTATAGACGTAATACTTAATACGCCAATAGTCGTTGGACCTAGCTATACTAGGATGCTGATTGTCTTTTGAGTTTCCAGCAATTAAAAGAATTTATATTATGGATTCAGCACAGTTATTAAAAAAGTCATCTAATAATTTTTCAATATCAGACATCTCTTTATATGAGATGCGGATAAAATTCATATTATTTTCAATTGCCCATTCATCTTTAATTCTATCATGCTTTTGAGTTTTTTCAAGATTTTTTATTTTATTTTCTTTAGTTGAACCATATGATGGTTCAAAATGTTGTTTTCCATCAAACTCAATAAGCATATCATAGGATTCTATATAAAAATCAAATGGCAATGGTAAAATATCTCTACAATCTTTAAAACAAACTTCTTTTTGATATTCGATATTTCGAGTTTCTAAATACTTTGTTATCATTCTACTTCCTAATGATTCACCTAATATTTCATTGCATCTTGGACACCTAGCATTATGATTTATAAATTCATTTGGACTACAATCGTATTCATGATTGTTACAAATATCTGAAAAATGTTTCATTTTTATTGGAATCTTACAGTCAATATATTCATCAGCTATGACTGTATATTCTTTATCCGTTAGGTCTTCAACCTGCTTTTTATATTCTTCAAGAGTAGGTTTTATAGTTCCATAACAATATTTACAGCCTTTAGATATTTTATCGTGAATCATATCATTAGCTTTTGGATACCATACTTCCCCACATTTTTTACAAAGGACAGCTATATTAGTATGTACCTTACTAAAAGGTCCTACGATTTCATAGACATCTATAGACCAACGTGAATAAAATCGTTCTTCATATTCTTGTTGTGTCATAGGTTTATTACCTCTATGAGATACCTTACGTTTTTTATAAAAAAATGCAGGATCTCCACATGTCCCTTTATCATCTAAGTAACGTGGTTTAGTATTCCAAATATGTCCATCTTTATGTCTTAATGCAATATCTCCTCTAGCACCTTCAGGTGGATATGGAGTTATAAGCGTATAATCAGGATAATGTTTTTTAATTCTATCTTTTAGAATCTCTTCTCGTTGTTTTAAAGTTTTAGTAGCACCCATGTAATCAACTCCTTTTAATAAAATTAATAATTTGTTGCATGAGTGGTTTTTCTTTTTTGTAAATTATTAGACTTAGCTTAAAATTTCGGGTTTACCGAATCCTCTCATTGAGAAAGCCACTTGCATTCCTTGTCTGATTAAGCCTTGCATGTCTCGACCTCTTTCAGTTAGACATGTTTCTACTCGTCCTTTAAGTAAGTTTCTTTCCCACCAAACATCAGTAATTAAGTGAGATAGATTTGATTGATCAATGTATAGCTGTCTCTCTACAGTTGGGGATAATGGATGCAAAATATTCATACAAGTTCATTACACTTGCACAGATTATCATCTCTAGTTTAGACACTAGAGTTTAGACTATATCTTCATCTGTTTACCAGATGTTTCTCATTTAGAACCAATTTTAGTTCTCTATAGTCGTTGAACCTTAATTTAAATTAAGGATGCTGATTACCTTATATTAAGTACTTCCAGCAATTAAAGAAATAAGTAGTTTGCATATCACTATGCAAATCGGCAATCCTTATTTACCAGCCTCTCCCAACCATGATTTAGTTCTCAAACGTTCTTGAACATATTCAGATCTAAGAGCATTTTTAATTACATCAGCAGGATAGATACGTTTATTTCTATTTTGTATATCACCCTCTTGAAGAACAGTTTCTATGACAGTAGGCTGACCAGATTTATCACTGATAATCTTAGGTGTACTAATCATAGCGTCTTCAGAAATGATATAACCCTTAATTTTTTCATCTCTCAAGTTAAATAACAGCTCCTTTCTGTATTAGATTATTTAATGTAATGTTGACTTTTATAATTTAAGCTATGATATACGATTACATTCCAAAAAAAAAAACTTCCTTTTTAAGTAAAGGAAGTTTTTAGTAAAGTTTCTTACTCTTTTCTTGCTTCTACTATATCAATCGCTAACAAAGTTAAAACAAACTCTAAAGCATTGTTATATCCTTGCTCAAAAGAAATTGATACATCAGAAATTCCATCATCTGTGATTCCATTTTCATCTATAATATTCTCTAGTTCACGTAGTTCTTCTCTATTGCTTCTGTAAGCACCTTTTATCTTTCGGATTGCATCATCAGAAATTGTCATAAAATTTAAATCCTACCTTTCTTGTTTTTATTTGATTACAAGATGAGAATATATATTTGAAACAGGCTTTATAATTTTTCAATAAAATTCCAACATTACATTAAAGTATGACAAAAATTAATGTTTAACTTTAATCCTAGAATATACAGAAAGGAGATAATATTTCATGATTGACGAAAAGAATATTTTGCAAGAAATAGAAAATGAAAGTAATGTATTATTAGAAGAACTAAATCTATTATCTGAAGAAAAGAATGAAAACAAACCAATTGAAAGCATTCAAGATGATAATAAGAAAGACGTACTAAAGAAGAAAATAGTCAATAAAGGCAATGAGATTCTTAAGCACATGCAAAAAAGAGTTAGTGATGAAGAATATATCGTTAACGGCTACGGTTATCATAGCAAAACATTATATAAAATGTCGACAAAATTCCCATTCTTAGGTAAAACAATTGGTATGCCGCTAATGGCAATTACTAGAACTGTTACAAATAATGCCATCAGTAGAAAAATGGAACAAGAAAAAGCTCTAAAAGTATATACTACACTTAAAGGCGATAAAGCAGCTGTTGATGCTCAGATTGCTATTTTAGAAAAGTTACAAAAACCTAAAAAAGAACAAAAAGAGCAACTAATTCTTTTAAAGAAGATGTCAGCTGAACTGGAATTTAATTTAAAGCGTGTAGAATATAATTTTAAGATGTCCCATATAGAAGCAGCTCGATCTAAGAATTCCTTTAGTTCAGGAAGAAAGATTTACAAAATGTAATTATCTATAAAAGGGAGTAAAGAAATGGAAAGAGATTTTAAAATTTTAAGTGAAGAATACTTATTATCCCTTTTAAATGAAGCACCTGGTAACGTACAACAAACTAACCAAACTCAAACAACATTCTCAAATGAACCTAATACTACATACGAACCACAAGAACAAGATGCAAGTATGGGGATTGAGAATGATATGGGTGAGGGAAGTTTTGACCCAGGTATGGAAGAAATGGATATGGGCAGTGGAAATAATATGTCTGGTGATATGACAATGGGTGGAGATCCATCTATGGGTCTTGGTAGTCCTTCAGTAAATGTCAAGGATATCTTTAAGAAAAGAAAGCTATTTAATGACTACAAAGCATTACTAGAAGTAATTGAAGAATTATTAGGAACAACAAATAAAATATTATCCAGAGATCTTTCAGATGATGCCCAAAAAATATACATGTTTGTAAACCAAAAAATGGAAGAAAACAAACAGAAGGTATTAATTATTTTAACTGAGCAGTACCTAATTTTGCCTTATAAGCAGCTTTTAACGCTTTATATGTACATCAAAATAGCCACAAAGTCATATGCGGATATAGTAAAACAAATTAGTGTCATGTATCAATAACTAAAACGAAATTTTTTCTAAACAAAAAAGTAAACAAATAAATAGTCTACTAAATTATGTATTTGCAGTGGTAATAGTAAAACTAACTATGACACTACAAATTATAGAAAAGATTTTAATATACTACATCATATTAAATCAAACAAAAATTAAATTTTTTCTAAATGAAAGGAGGAAATCATACACTGGATTTGATCTCTTTCGATCAAATTACGTATGATATTTAAACTTATGTCTATTGAATATCGTCAAACAGCTCGTTCTAGAATGAACGATGGTTTCTCTGATGTATTAAGAGAAGCAGCTGAGTTCTTTGCTAACAAAGGCATTCAGATGACTTCCCATCAGGGTATGGAAGAAATTCTATCTGAGCAGACTCTCTTCAATGAGTATAAAGATCACTTACTTGAAGGTATGGAGCCTGACCAGGTTGAAAACTTCAATCAACTTATGGACAACGCTCGTACCAGCATGCTTCAGGAAGCATCTGTATCTGGCGTTCAGCAAATCGCTGGCTTATCTATGCCTACCATTCGTAAGATGTGGGCAAAGGTAGCTCTAAAGCATGCTATTCCTACTCAGGTTGTTGCAACTCCTCGTTTTGCTATTTCTTACACCAAGGCATACTTAATGGATGCTGAAGGCAACAAGAAAGAGCTTCCCGATGCTATCAATAATCTAAACAACAGAGAAGCTCAGCTTCCTAGATTCGTTAACCCTGCTGATGGTCTTGTACTTCCTATGATTGACTTCGACCTCTATGCTAATGGTTTCCCACAGGTTCCTGCTCTAAAAGGCACTGACACCATTGACAAGGTCTTCTATGTTGAGACTGTTAAGGTTAACAAGGCTGCAGTTCAGGCTGCTGCTCAAGCTGCTGAACAGGCTGCTGCTGGTAGCATGAATGGCTATGCAGGTGGTGACATTGATGAGATGACCATTCGTGTTCACATCAAGACCGACCTGAATGCTCTTATTTCTGCTCGTGTTGCTATTCCCGTTCAGTTAACTGATCCTACTACTGGTGTAGTTACTAAGTACGGTGAAGTTTACGAGACTCTACTTGGTCGTGTTGACTATGCAGATGGTAAGTTCACTTTAATGTCTTCTGGCAACATGATTACTCATGCATTTATTGATGCTCGTCTCTCTCAAGAAGCAAATGACTACGGTCAGTCTGTAAGCTTCGACGTTCTTACTAAGGACGTTACCATCGGTGTTGGCAGCCACCTGAATGCTCCTCTGCCTATTGAGTGGCTTCAGGATACTATGGCTATCTACAATATCGATGGCGCAGCTGAAGTTGTTGACTTAATGTCTCAGACCGTTGCTCAGCAGCTTGAAATTGAGATTTACAACTTCCTTAACAACTCTATCGAAGTAAATAACATTCAGTACTTAGGTGAGTTCAATATGATTCCTTCCGCTGGTTACAATGGTACTCCTAAGAGCTGGCGTGAAGAGCTGAAGACTGTCATTGACTACTATGCAATCAAGATGAAGTCTGATGCTAAGTTCCACGGTGGTAAGTTCATGATCATTGGTAACCCCATTGACATGCAGATCATTCCTAACGTTGACTGGGTATTCAACCACACTTCTGACCAGATGTCTGGTGTTGATGTATCCTTCAACCTTGGTGCTTTCTCTGGTGCTAACAAGTATGAGATGGTTTCTAGTGACCTAGTTCCTGCAGGTGCGTTCATTATGTTCTTCGTACCTGGAATTGATCGTCTCATGACCTACAAGTACTATCCTTACACCTTTAACGTAGAAAGAGGTTACCGTGATCCTAATATGCCTAACGTTCCTAGTCTTATGATGACTAAGCGTCATGCACTTGAGGAGTTCACTCCCCTTATCTGCCGTATTACTATCAAGAATAATATCGGTGCCGTTAACAAATATAGCGGTTTTATGCAGAAATGCATATCAAATCTAAAAGAATTGCTGGAAAAGCTATTGCCAATCAGCATCCTTAGAAATAAGGTTCAACGATTAAGTGTCGCATAAGTTTGCGATCTGTATTTAGAATCCAAAAGCGAGAAATGGATTATGATATAATCTCTACTTCTATGAAAATAGAAGACTGACATCTAACAAATGTCAAACTAAGATATTAGACCTCAGACTCCTGGATATTAATCTAGGAATTCTTAATAGAGTATAGCTAGATATATTGATCCCCTATTCCTTAAATGGAATAGGGGATTTTTATTTGTTAAAAGAGAACAAAAATATATATTATACACCTGGTTATAAAAATAAGAAATATAAGAAAGGAAAATAATATGAGTAATAAAAATGCAAAGGGTTATGTTCCTCCTATGACAGATAAAGAATTTAGAGATTTAGTTTATAGTTTAGTGGGAGATGAGTATACGGTTTTAGGAAAATATGTGAAAACTGATGTAAAAATTAAAATGAGGCATAACACATGTGGACATCAATATGAAGTTACACCAAATAAATTTCAACAAGGAAGAAGATGTCCAAAATGTTATGGAAATAAAGAAAGAACTTTAGAAAGTTTTAGAGAAGAAATCAAAAACCTACCAGATGGAGATGAATACGAATTACTAAGTGTTGAGTGTAAAGATAACAAAACACCAATGGAATTTTTCCATAAAATATGTGGTGAAAAATTTAAAAAACCAACTGTTGGATTCTTAACAAATCCAAAGAATAAAGCAAATACTAGATGTCCTATATGTTCTAGACAATACCAAGTAATTAATCATCCAAATAGGTTATCTTATGAAGATGTTAAGAAAATTGTTGAAACTAAACATTCTGGTGAATATAAACTTCTTTCAGACAATTATAAAAACACTAAGAGTTTGATAAAAATCTTACATATTGGTGGTTGTGGTAGAGACTTCGATACCGATATAGACCATTTCAAAAGAAAAGACTATAAATGTCCAAGATGTAATGAATCTGTAGGTGAGCAAAGAGTAAGAAAAGTCTTAGAAAGTAGAAATATAGAATTTATACAGCAATACAGATTTAAAGACTGTAGAGATAAAAATCCTTTACCATTTGATTTTTATATTCCAGCTTATGATCTTTGTATAGAGTTTGATGGTATACAACATTACGAAAAAGCTAATTTTGGTTCTTATGCAGCTGACTTAGATACAATTCAATTACATGATGAAATCAAAACTAACTATTGTTTAGATAACAATATTGGTCTCATACGAATTAGTTACAAAGACTTTGATAATTTAGAAAAAGTTTTAAAGAAAGATCTAAATGAATATCTTAAGGAGTTAGATATATGACCTCACCCTACCCTTTCATCAATAATACCACTATCAACTCCCACAAACTCTTCCCAATATGTCCTATCTGTAATAAAGAACTCATCATACAAGTCTCACTTACTAATAACGATGGTAATACAGCTAGTTTATGTAGTTGTACTAACTGTTCATCAGGTCATGATGAGGATTGGGAAATTATTTGGAATGATACTGAAGTTATTAGTGTCGAGAAGTACTATTTTGGATAAAAATTCGATAAAGTATTAAAAATGTATGAAAAACAATAAAATAAAAAGATAAGGAGTAAGTATTATGGGATGGTTAGACGCAAAAACATTTTATAAAAGTGGTGATAAGCCTAGATTTAAAGTAGGCGATAAGGTATTTAAGATAGTTGAAATCCGCCCCAATATATTAAAACGAACTTTAAGATTCTGTGTTGAGTATACTGTTGAGGAAGTATCTAGTAAGAAGAGCGGTTTATTTTTTAAAGAATTTACTTATGTAATTAAAGAAGTTGGAACTGATAAATTATATGATGGTATATATGAATCAGAATTATTTACAGAGTTTAAACATATTGATAATCCTAATACTGATGATCCTGACTGGTGGCTGGATTATTTTAATTTTGAATGATAAACATAACTTATGGGATGGACTAGATCTAAGCCGTACTATAAGAGCAGCAAACTATTTTGGATTAGAATGTATAGAAAATTATAGAAGATTACCTAAATGAATTAGGTAATCTTCTTTCAAAAAAAAAAAAGAAACTCTTGGTAATAAGAGTTTCTTTTTTTTATTATTCCCATGGTTCTTTAAACTTATCAACATCAATTCCAAGATGCTCAAAGTACTCCATAATCCTAGTAATAGCAGCATTACCTATACCACGTATATCATAAAGTTCCTTCCTACTATTTAATTTCAATATCTCATCAAAAGTCTTAATCCCTTTCCTAGTCATAGCTCTTTCGATTCTAACTTTCATTTTGTCATGTTTAATGAAAACCATACTAATTCCATTAACAGTCCAGAAAAATAATCCATTACTACTGTCAACTCCATTAACATTTCTACTAGAATAGTTCCTTGACTTATACTCACTAAATCCACCATTATTAATATAACTCATCCTTTCTCTCATTCTTAATTTTCTTAGTTCTTTAAGTATGATTTGTGTTATTCTTCCTGTTGTTATGTCATGTATTTTACTAATCTCTTTTAAGGCTAATCCATCAGAAAAATATAGTTTAAGGATATCTTTAGACCTATCAGGAAAAATTTCATCATTTTGTATGACACTGATAAGTCTATCACCTATATCGGAAGTATATTTTTCATCATCTGAATCTAAAATTGCTCTGAAAAGGTTCTCAGGATAATTGTAATATTTGGCGTAATCATAAAATCTGTACATAGTATATATCTCCTTTTGTATGGTAAATTTAAACTAACAATGGTTCTTATAGTTGAAAGATATATAGATGTAAGGGTTGATAATACGAATTGGAAAAAATATAAGAAGAATAATTAAGAAAATAGTTGCTAATCTTCTTATGAAAAACAAGTTATTAAACAATGTATAAAGCATATAACTTAATACATTAAATTTAAAAAGAAAGGGTGAATTATGTTGACCTTTGATGAAAAAGTGTTTCAAATGCGAAACAATGGACTAACATGGAGAGAGATAGCTACTAATCTAGCAATCGATTATCCAGATTTAACTTTCCAACAATGCTACGATAAAGCAAGAAATGTATGGAGACGTGAAAGAAAACTTAAAACTCAACAAGAACAAGACATAAAAATCAATGAATCAGAGGAAAGAATCCAGCAAAAAAGCTATGAAATAAGAGCAGATGGAAGTAGAGTGTTTGAAGATATTCTAACTGTCATGGAAAATGAAAAAGATATAAGCCCAGAAGAAATAATAGAAGCACATAATCTTAATCCAAGACAATGGGAAGTACTCAATTATAAAACAAACTACTGGCAAGCGCAAGCAAAAGATAATAAAAAAGCACTCTTATATCAGAGCAAACTTACTGTAAAACCAAAAGATAAGGTAGAGATTACATTTGAAGATATAGATGACTATTTTAAGGATAAAGACTATTCAAAAGATAAGTTACCTACTTGTAGTTATGATTATGATCCAGATGGCGAAATATTAGAGATAAAAATTCCTGATTTACATATTGGTTTACTATCATGGAGAGAAGAAACCAATGTAGATTATGATTTGAAGATAGTAAAACAAAGATTCTTCCAATGCATTAATGATATACTTGAAAGATGTAAAGGACGTAAATTTAAAAAGATAGTATTCGTAACTTTAGGAGATTTACTCCATGTAGATAATGATAAACAAGAAACTACAAATGGTACTTTCCAGCAAGTAGATGGAAGAGTAGCTAAGATAACAGAGTGTGCAGAAGATTTATTAATAGATACACTTACAATGCTGGGAGATAAAGCACCAGTTGAATACATATATCTTTGTGGTAATCATGATAGAACAGTCGGTTATATGCTTGCAAGAAGTGTTTCAAATGCTTTTAGAAATGATAAGAATATTACGTGTGATATATCACCAAATCCAATTAAATATAGAAGATATGGAGTTGGTTTGGTATTATACCACCATGGTGATGCTCCTAAAAAGAATATTGCAGAATTGCCAATGAAATATGCAAAAGAAGAATTATCATATGCAAAGTTTGTTGAAATAAACTTGGGCCATTATCATGATGAAGAAGTAAAGTCTATTAATGGTTCAAGAGTAAGATATTTTCCAACTATATGTGCATCAAGTTATTGGGAACATCAACAAGGATATAAATCGCCAGTAAATGCAATAGTGTGTGATATAAGAAATGAAAAAACAGGTCTAAGAGACACATGGTATAGTATGGTCTAATAAGATGACAATTAATACGAGTTTCCCTTATATCTTAATTGGTATAAATGGTAAAAAATAGAAATCTTTTATAAAGAAAGGTAGAAATACTAAAAATGACACTCAATGAAAATCAAAAAGAAATGTATAAAAATTGTATTTTCTTAAATGAAAGTCTAACTAAAAAGAAAGAAACTATTCCAGCAACTTACTATACTACTATAGCTCAGTTAAGCTCAGCTTTATCAACTAAGATACTTCAAATAAAAACGATAAAATCAGTGAATGCCAATAAAGATGACCACAATTTGATTATTACTTTAAAATATCCTACAGATAAATTTCGTTTTGAAAATGCTAAAGATGAAAAGATATGGAGTGATAGTATAAAGGATATCGATAAAGTTTTAGGTAGTTTAAAGAAACTAGTAAGAGATAAAACTGAGTTGCATGATACTGTATCAAACTACTATTTAGATTTTAGTGAGTTTATTGTAAAGATTTCTTTTTATCATGAAGATGATAATTTTCAGATTAAGTTTAAATATGTTAAGTAAATTTAAAGAGGATTACCAAAGTAGGTAATCCTCTTATTTATTACTTAGCATTTTTTAATCGTTTGTATTCATTTATAAAATTTCTTACATTAATAGAAATTTTTAAATTTGATTCTTGGACTAGTTTTATATATGCAATAGCATCTACATAGTTTTTATGTTCTTTAGTAAAAATTTTATTAAAGAACTTACAATGCTGCATTGAATTTTTATATCCTACAAATTCCATATAAAATTGAAGTTTGTTTTGATATTCAAAACAAAATCCATTTAAATACTGTATTAAATCTTTATCAGATTTTGGTTTTTCGTCATGTGTAGTTTCATAATCTTTTATTAAATACTTTTTTAGTTCTGGGTGTTTATTTATATAGTCTAAACTAAAACTATTATTTCCTAGTGTAATTAACTTTACCTCACTGCATTTAGGTAATTTTTTTATACTAGCATAATCATCCATAGCAATAGGTAAAGCTTTTATAGCCTTTTTATTTAAGACACCCTCAACAATGACGTCTGCAGCAGTAAGAATAGCTAACACGGCAGTAATTGTTAATCCTGCTCCAACAATTCCTTCATTCAAAAATGTACAATCTTTATACATTTCTATTTGTTTTTCATTAAGCTTCATCTTTTTATTTCACTCCTTTACTTTAGGACTTTTAAATAATAGTAACCGTCATCCCAGTCACCATCTGCTTTTATCTGGCATTTATACTTAGATAACTTTGCATTAACATTTCTTTCAAACTCATCAGAATACTTCCAGAATTCATTTTGAATATCTGTGTCTCTAGGAGTCTTACTAAATTTAAGTAAGTCATAATCACCTATAGGAAGTTTATCCTTAACACCATCTATAAAGTCATCTCTGTAGTTATCCTTATAAGATTCACTAGCATAATCTAAAATGCCAATTGAGTTCTTTATTGGATACTTAGCTTTTATTGCTTTTAACTCTTCCTTGAAAGTATTTATTGCAAATACTAGCAGCTTTTTACGCTCATCAGGATTACTCTTACTATCTTCAAATGTAATTGGGATATTATATTTCTTGATGAAATTAGCAGCACTATCAACTTCAGTTTCTAATATTTCTGTTTCTGTTCTTAATTGTTTACCGTATTTTTTATCACTCTTACTAACAAATGAACCTTGAAATCTTACCTTATATAAGTAAATCTTTAAGTTTTTTAAAGCAGATTCATACTTTCTGTTTATGATGATAGGAGTATTATATTCATTAATACTTGATTCATGTTCTTTCCATTCTGCTAATCGTCCTTTAGCACTAAAACCTATTTGAACTCTTAATGTTTTGCTTTTTGTCTCATGTACACTAGTGTTAGTTCTTAACGTATTACCACTTACTGGATATGTAGTTGCGTAGTAACCTACGGATTGTTTATTAAATAAACTTTCGTTCAGGAACACACAATTTTTATACATTTCTGTTTGTTTTTCATTTAAAATCATAACTTTTCTTACTCCATCCTTTCCTTATGAATTAGTAAGTTTTCCTATTAATCTATTGTTTTTCATGTAAAAATATAATTTATCAAAACATTAAAAATGAATGAAAATTTTATTTATATATCATTACCTTAGTAAAATTTTAATAAGGAAAGGATAGACTATGAAACCACTAACTAAGCAACAAGTATTTGATTTGCAGCTCAAATGGAACATTAAGGCATCACCAAGTATAATGAAAAAGAAAAATTGGTGGAATCATAAAGAGTACTGGGATTGGATTTCTGAAAATTGCGAGTTACCTAATGACTTCATTGACGAATTTAATGAGTATTTGGACTTCTATGAGCTTTCTAATAACGAATCAATATCAGAAGAAGTTTTTAGAAAATTCAAGGATAAAAAAGATATAGACTGGTTTTCTATAAAAGTTAGATTTCCACCATTTTCTAACAACTTTATCAATGATATGATAAAAGAGCATTACATAGAACCAACTTTAGATGATTCTCAGTATGACGATCTCGGAGGTAAATATTTCAGTATTACTGATGATTTCGTTAAACAATATCATACTAGTGATTTCTATAATAAGTTTTACGATATAAGATTTTGGCGAGATATGCATGAATTTATCACTGAAATGAGTGTCGATTATTTCGACCAAGATATAATCAATCAATTTAAGAAGCAATATAAGAAACAACTTGACTATATTTCCGACCAAAAGAATCATGATAGATTTTATTACACAGATGATGATGCATTCTTGGCTGTTTTTTGTTGGTAATAAATTATTAACTTTGGAGGTTTAATCATATGTCCAGAAAAAACAATCTTAATGTACCTGATGATTATCTTGAACAGGTCTGGTGGGCAGAAGGCTTTAAAGAATATCATGAAGTAAATCATGGTTACTTACTTGCTCAGTATTCACTTGGTAATAAGCAAAAGTATATTGTTTCATTAGGAGATATAACTTCTACAGTTGTAAGACATGTAGACAAGTATTATTACACTGAGAAAGAAGCATATGCATCTATAATTGAGTTACCATCTGCAAATAGAATGGGAGAATATAGTAGATACAGCTAACATGAAACCACTAGAACTAACTAAAAAACAACTATTTGATTTACAGTTCAAGTATCCTGAAATAGATGAAATTGGAAGGAATAATATTGATCTTGGTAGATACGGTGGCTATTATAAGAATTTTCTAAGTTGGTACGAAAATGAAGAAACTTGGAATTTTCTTATTACAAATCATAAAGATAAACTAACTGAAGAATTCCTTAGTGAGTTTATAGAGCAAGTAACATGGGTGAATGTTTATTGCATTTGTGAACACTATGAACTTTCTGAAGAATTTATGAAAAAGTATAAAGATTATCTATACTGGCCGTATATTCTTATGTTCCAGAAACTTTCTTTATCATTTTTAGATGAAATGTCAGAATACTTGAACTATTTAAACAAAGAACGGTTTTTACCACCAAGTCTATTAGATGATACAAGAAAAGCATTAACACAATAAAACGTTTAGAAGATTACCTATTTCATTAGGTAATCTTCTTTCTTTTTTAATGACTCGTTAAAGGAAATTATTATGAGTATTTTACCAAAACCACTAACGAAAAAACAGATATTTGATTTAAAGTTTAAATGGAACTTAGATACTGGTCTATTAGACGAAGGCGATGTTTTACTATTCTTTAGAGTTTTAGCATATACTACTGAATTATCTGAAGACTTTATGAGAGAGTTTAAAGATAATTTAGATTGGAAAAGTGTTTGTATGTGGCAAAAATTATCATCAGAAGAATTTATCTATGAGTTGAGAGAATATATAGATTGGAGATGTTTGATTGAATATCAAAGAGATAATATTTCTTTAGATTTTTACCAAAAAATGAAACATGAAGGTTATATAAAACCATGGTATCACTAACTAAGAAACAGATATTCGATTTAAAGTTTAAATGGGGTGTAGAGAAGGGAAATTTTGAAAGTCCACTTTTTCAAAAATTATTCTTTATAGATGTTGCATACAAAGCTATTTTATCTGAGGAATTTATAAGAGATTTCAAAGATCAGTTAGATTGGGATGGTATTTCTAGATACCAACAGTTATCAGAAGACTTCATTGAAGAAATGAAAAATTATGTAAACTGGCAGATAATAATTAACAGTCAAAAATTATCTACTGCGCTCTATGAGAAAATGAAGAAAGAAGGATATATAAATGAAAACATTAACAAAGCATCAAATATTTAACCTAAAATTTAAATGGCAAATACAACCCAACCCAGATGTTCCAAATGCATATCAAGATCCTTATTATAACGATGATGAATTTTGGTATGATGTATTTGATAGTTTTGATCTTTTTATAGGTGATGAACTATCATTAGATGAGCTTGATAGACTTAATTCTGAGTTTGTAATGGATTATTGGCCACAGATAGAATGGTTTTTAGAAGATGGTGGCTATTGGTCTAAGGAGTATCCTGAATGTATCTTAGATGAATAATCATATTCCGTATTTATCCTCGTTTTAACTATATATCCTAAATTTGATTCAAAAATCAATATTTTTTACAAGGAGAAACAAAAATGAAAAAAGTTTTAATCGTTGTCGATATGCAAAATGATTTTATCGACGGTGCTCTTGGAACTAAGGAAGCACAAGCAATTGTACCAAAGGTCATTGAAAAGATCAAAAATTTTGATGGTCAGGATATAATTGTAACCAAGGATACCCATAACAGAAGAGATTATTCTGTAACTCAGGAAGGAAGATTACTACCTGTAGAGCATTGTATTGATGGAACTACTGGATGGGAACTTAATAGAGAGGTTGATGATCTTCTTTTCCGTTTAAACAATGTTGACTATGTTAAAAAGGCAACTTTTGGCAGTACTTATATAGCTGAAACTTTAAAAGAATATGGTGAACAGTATGAGAGAATTGGTGAAATTACACTCATTGGTCTTTGTACTGACATCTGTGTGGTTTCTAATGCGATGCTTCTTAAAGCTTTCCTTCCTGAGACTAAAATCATTGTTGATGCTTCTTGCTGTGCTGGCGTAACCCCTGAAACTCATAAAGCAGCATTGACCACTATGAAAATGTGTCAAATCGAAGTGATCGGAGAATAATATATGAACATCATCAAAAAGTTTTTTGGTCATTTAATGACTGTTCATAAACATCGTAAAACAGTCCGTAGACTTTGTTTCCGTTGTGGATTATATTGGCAAGGAATTACACATGACTTGTCAAAATACTCTCCCACTGAGTTTATTAATGGAGTTAGATTCTTTACTGGGAAAGGATCACCCCATCTTGGTGAAAGAGCTAAGTATGGTTATTCAAAAGCATGGCTTCATCATAAAAGTCATAACAAGCATCATGCAGAATATTGGCAAGATATTCTACCAGATGGAAAGTCTGGACCTATTAGAATGCCAGTAAAATATTTTGCAGAAATGATGTGTGATAGAGTAGCGGCATCTAAAATCTATTTGAAAGATGAGTATACTTGCGAGTCTCCTTTGAGGTATTATAGAACTCATAGAGATGAAAACCAGTTTAATCTTTCAGATAGAGAAAAATTAGAAGACCTTTTATTAGTGATGGCTTTATCTGGAGAAGATATTATGTTTGACCGTTTGAAAAAGATGTGTAAAACCAATCAGAAAGGGAAATAATTATGATGACTCTAAGTCCTATTATTGTATCGCTTCTTGATACTGATCTGTACAAGTTCAACATGAATCAGGTCATGTTCCATAAACACACTAACTTGAATGGTAAATATCTATTCAAGTGTAGAAATGAGAATATTGACTTTACTCCTGAAATGGTTAAGGAAATTAACGAACAAATTGACTATTTATGTTCTCTTACTTTTTCAGATGAAGAACTTGATTATCTTGGCTCTTTAAGATTTATTAAGAGTGACTATGTAGAGTTCCTTAGACTTTGGAGACCTCTCCGTAGATATGTAAATTGTTGGAGGTCTCCTAAGAAACTTGAAAATGGAAATATTATAGGAGACTTGAATATTACAATTGAAGGTCCACTCTTCTCAGTCATGCAATTTGAAATCTATCTTCTTGAAATTGTTAATGAAACCTATTTCAGAATGAAGTATGATTATATGCGTCTTATGGATTCTGCAAAAGAAAAACTTGATCATAAGATCGAAGGATTCAAAACAGAAGAATATAATTTCAAGTTTGCAGAATTTGGTTGTCGTAGAAGACTTTCCAGAGAATGGCAAGATTATGTAGTAGGTGAACTACTTAAAACTGGTAAGTGTGTTGGTACATCAAATGTTTATCTTGCTATGAAATATGGTTGTAAGCCTATTGGAACTTATGCTCATGAGTATGTACAGATGTATCAAGGCATTCCTGGTGTTACTCTTGCATATACAAATAAAATGGCAATGGAAGAATGGTTTGATGAATATCAAGGTGATAATGGAACTGCATTAACTGATACACTGGGAACTGATTTGTTCCTCATGGATTTCAACAAGCTTCAAGCTACCTGTTATACTGGGGTAAGACATGATAGTGGCGATCCTATTGAATGGGGTGAAAAGATTATCGCTCATTATATCAAGCTTGGCATTGATCCCAAAACAAAGACTTTATTGTTTAGTGATAGTCTTAACTTTGTTAAAGCACAAGACATATATAACCATTTCAGAGGACGTATCAATGTAAGTTTTGGTATTGGAACTTATCTCTCCAATGATACAGATGTTGATCCATTAAACATTGTTATCAAACTTCAGTATGTTAATGGACATCCTGTAGCAAAGATCAGTGATACACCTGGAAAGGCAATGTGTCAAGATAATAGTTATCTTGCATATTTGAAAAACGCAGTCGATTATAGACTAAAGGAAAAAATTTAAAATTTTTATAAAAGGAGAAACACAAAATGGAATTTAAAAACTTCCTAATCAAATTTCAGGAAAACTTCAAAAATCTTACAAAAGATGAAACTCATCTTTATGAAGTTGAAGTAGATAAGGATGTACTCTGGAATCTTTATCTCGACAGTTTCCCTGAAGGAACCAACCCCATTTACAGAGAAAGAAGAGAGTTTGATTGTAGCTGTTGCAGACATTTCATCAAGCAGTTTGGTAATGTTGTCGTCATTAAGGACAACATGATCAAGACTATTTGGGAGTTTGATGCATGTAGTACAACCTTCCAGCCTGTTGTAAACGCTCTTGATGCATTTATCAAGGCTAATGTCATCACAAATGTTTACATCAGCAAGTTTAATAAAATCGGTACTGCATCCAACTTTGAAGATCTTGGAAATGGAGAAGTAAAGAAATGGGAACACTTCTTTATTGATCTTCCATCTAAGTTTGTTGACAGATCTAATCGTTCCATTGGTGATCTTCAGGGTGATTTTAGAGACACTAAGAATGTTTTTAAACGTTCTCTTGACGAAATTACCAAGGAAAGTATCGATACTGTACTTGAACTTATTTCTTCCAACACGCTTTATAGGGGTGATGAATGGAAGCATGCTCTTACTGATCTCTTAAAGTACAAGAAGCAGTATGAAAAGCTTACTACAGAAGAAGAAAAAAATAACTATGCTTGGGTTATGTCTTCTAAAGTAGGTGCAGTTATTGGACGTATCCGTAATCATAGTATTGGTACACTTCTTTTAAACATCAGTGAAGATATGGATCTTGATCTTGCTGTTCGTAAGTATGAACAGATCGTAGCTCCTAGTACTTACAAGAGACCTAAGGCTATCTTCACTCAGAAGATGCTTGAAGATGCAAAGAAGACCATTGAAGAACTCGGTTACATGGATTCTTTGTCCAGAAGATATGCTACACTTGATGATATTACGGTCAACAATATCCTCTTCTCTAATAAGGATTCTGCTAAGAGAATTCAGGGAGGACTTGATATCTTTGATCAGATGTCCAAGGAGGTAGCTGTAAACCCTAAGAAGTTCTCTAAGGTTGAGGAAATTACAATTGACAATTTCATCAGCAATGTTCTTCCTACAGCAAGAGAACTTGAAGTTCTGTTTGAGAATAAGCATGCTTCTAGCATGGTATCTTTGATTGCACCCAAGGATACGAATAGTAAGACCATGTTCAAGTGGAACAATGGATTTAGCTGGGCATATTCTGGTAATATGACTGACAGCACTATGAAGGAAAATGTCAAGGCTGCTGGTGGTGATGTCACTGGTGATCTCAGATTCTCCATTCAGTGGAACGATACATCCTACAATCCTAATGACTTTGATGCTCATTGCATTGAACCCAGCGGTCTTGAAATCTATTATGGTAATAAGAGCTATCGTCATCCTTCCTCTGGTATGCTTGACGTAGATATTATCAACCCCATTCAAAATAAAGCTGCTGTAGAAAATATTACTTATGCAAGTAGAAATAAGATGCCGAAGGGTACTTATCAGTTCTTTGTACACTGCTATAATAACAAGGGTGGTAGAGATGGATTTAGTGCAGAGATTGAATTCGATGGACAAATCTATTCTTTCGCTTACAATAAAGAACTTAGAACTGGAGAGAAAGTTTATGTAGCTGATGTTACATGGGACGGTCAGAGCTTTACTATCAAGGAAAAGCTTCCTTCAAGTACTTCCTCTAAAGAAGTATGGGGACTTAATACCAACCAGTTTATTCCTGTTTCTGTTATGTGTTACTCGCCTAATTACTGGGATGAACAGAATGGCATTGGTCATAGACACTATTTCTTCATGCTGAAGGATTGTATTAACCCTGAATCTCCTAATGGATTCTATAATGAATTCCTCAAGCAAGAACTTGAAAAGCATAAGAGAGTATTTGAAGCTCTCGGTGGTAAGATGAATGTTGAAGACACCAATGATCAGCTCTCTGGCATTGGATTCTCTTCTACTAAGAGAAATGAAGTAATCGTAAAGGTTAAGGGAACCACTGAAAGAGTTCTCAAGGTGAAATTCTGATATGGATGAGAATAATAAACTTGATCAGGTCATTGAATTCTTAAATGAACACATAGCAGAAGTAACTGAGTATGCTAATTCTAAAGAGTATAGTGGCCTAGACCAACATGACTGCCGAATTGCAGCTGAAGCATACGAACTTGTCTTGAATTTCGTTCAAGACTTAAAAACCAAGTAAAACAAAATAAAATTATACAAAGGAGAAAATATCATGTTTGAAATTGCAACTAGAAAGAAGTTTAGATTCCCCTTTAGAGGTATGGTAAGTGTTGAGGATCTTTGGGATCTTAAGGTAGAAGATCTCGATAGTATTTTCAAGACTCTTAACTCTCAGAAGAAGCAAATCAATGAAGAAAGTCTGCTTCACACTCAGACCGAAGCAGATGTAGAACTCAACCAGAAGATTGAGATTGTCAAGCACATTGTTTCTGTTAAGCTCGCTGAAGCTAAGGCAAGAACTGAAGCTAAGGCAAAGAAGGAACAGAAGCAGAAGATTATGGCTATCATGGAAGCAAAGAAGAATGAAGCTCTTGAAGGTAAAACTATTGAAGAGCTTGAAGCTATGCTTACTGAACTTGATTAAAAACTTTAGAAGGTTACCTAGAAATAGGTAACCTTCCTTTTTTTAAACTTGATAGATATTAGAAAGGAACTATAGATAAAACATGCCAAAAATGAAAGTTTACAGCTTTAAAGAAGCACAACGGATTGTATATAAGAATGGTTGGAAATTAGTTAGGATGAATGGTGATCACTTCTATTACAAAAAAGAAGGCAATCCAAGGCTCTTAACCCTAAGTCTAAACTTAAATCGAATGATTTGGCAACGGCTTATTAAAGAATTTGATATAAATTTGAATTGTAAGAAGAAAAAAGAAAATGAAGAAACTATCAAAGAAACAACTATTTGATCTACGATTCAAGTACTCTAATATAAAGCCACTTACTATAAGAAGTAAAAATATCAAGAATGGTGAATGGTGGAGATATAAAAAATATTGGGATGATCTTTGTGCATTTTCAACATTACCTGAAGACTTCATAAGAGAATATATAGATGTGGTAAATTGGAGGTTTATTTCAATTCGTCAAGATCTCTCTGAAGATTTCATAAGAGAATTCCAAGATAAAGTAGATTGGGAGTGTATTTCTATCAATCAAGATCTCTCTGAAGATTTCATAAGAGAATTCCAAGATAAAGTAGATTGGAAGATAATTTCTGAGTGTTGTATACTTTCAGAAGACTTCATTAGAGAAATGAAAGACAAAATAAAATGGAAATATGCTTATACTATAAACTTTATTTCCAGAGAATTTAGACGAGAAATGAGAGAGGAAGGGTATATTCCAAGTGGAGATTAACTTAACAAAACAACAAATATTCAATCTACAAATTAAATGGTCATATATCTATCCAATAAATTTTAATAATAGTGCAGTTAAAAACTGGTGGGAACACCAATTTAATTGGAATCTTATTTCTTTGAAGAAAGACTTACCTGAAGGATTTCTAAGAGAATTTAAAGAACATCTCAATTGGGATATTATAAAAACTAATTACAGTTTACTCTATACTCTATCAGTAGAATTCAAAAAAGAATTGATGCAAGAAGGATATATTTGATAGCAAGAAAAAAAATAGTAAGTTCCAATAAAACTTACTATTTTTTTTTTCTATGTTCCCGATGCCAAAAAAAAAAGTAATAAGAAGGTGAAGATAACCTATTACTTTTTCTATCATTAATTTTAACTACATAATTTTTCTAAGTATACTTTGTATTCTTTATCATAAAACATAAAGAACTCTCTAATAAACTTTTTCACAGTTTCAGGATCTACTGTAATATTTCCTCTATTAAGTATGTACTCAAGTATAGGTTTGTTACCATATGCAAGTGTATAATTAACAACAGACTCAGTAATTTCAACATTTCGCTTCTCTACAAAATACTTAAACCAATCAAGTGACTTTCTGTCAATACAACCAGTTAATGCTATAGATAGTAATTCTTTTTCTTCACAAACAGTACCATACTTATCAAGCCAATAAATTACATTTTCAAATTTACCATTGATAGCTGCAACTGTCAGATGGTTGTCATCACCAATATGAGGATCACATCCATATTTAACTAGCAATTCTGCTTCTTCAAAACTACCATATGCTAATGCTCTTGTAAGTGCAACTGGTATGTATGTGTAATAGGTTGCCTTACCAGTCTTTAATACCTCCTCAATCTTTTTAAGATTATGTGTGTCTAATACTTTCATAAGTTGTTGGTCGTCTTTAGATAACATAATACATCTCTCCTTTTCATGATAAAAATTATTCCATTTACAAGGTAAAGATATATAGATATAAACACTCAAAATACGTTATTTGAAAAATTTGAGATATAACCCAATACAGGTTATATCTCAAATAAAATTACTTTACGACTTGATTGTAAAGAGGAGTATAAACTTGAATCCAATGTTTCATAATTGGCATTTGCTCAGAAATGTAGTTATTTGCCTTTACATTTTTGACAACATTGTCATACATATTCTTTAATTGGTTGGGATGTTTAACAAATACACCACTCTTAGTATCAAGTCTAAAGAATTCATCAACCTCAGATTCAGATAATGCAGGGAAGAATGCTTTACCTTCAGCTTTAGCTTTCTTTCTCCATTCTTGATACTTCTTATTGTATTCTTTATTCGTTTGCATTTGTTCTTTAACTCTTGCAAAGACATCTCTAATACCTTCAGCTAGAATTTTCGTATCTTCTTTAACTGGTTGTAGAGTAACTTGAGGAGTAACAGGTAGTTCTGCAGTTTTCTCATCAGACATATTACGAGCATTTCCTTTATATCTAGCTTCTAAACGGAAATAGTAAACATGCTCATCAAGCTTAGATCTAACATCACTAGGTAGGCTTTCATCCTTACCTGCAGCTTCATAAAGAGCCATCAAATGACAGAACATTTCATTTACAGATTGTGTCATCTGTTCCTCAGTATAAGACTGTCCATATTCACAGGATACTACTAAAAAAGTTTCACTTGGATCATTAGCAGTACTGTCTAAAACAGTCTTAAGATCTTTAGGCGCGTGACCTAACATCATCATCATTTCTGCAACTTCATCTACAAAAGCATCTAGTCTTTGATAGTAGTCTTGAGCTAGAAAATGTTTCCCATCAAAGTTCTTACCCTTAATCTTCCAATGTAATGCTCGCATATTGTAAGAGTAAAGAACCAGTGCATTAAAAATTTTTACTAAATGTGCCATATATCTTTTGTACCTTCCTTTCTTGAAGATCAATTTATAAATTTGTTGAACCGTACAAAGTATTTTTTAAATATATATCCTAGATTTACATAAAAACAAAGGAGGCTATTAAAGTGAATGAATCTAAAGCTGTTAACGATATTTTCAAAAGATTTGAATTTGACTTAACATTCAAATACAATCCTGCGTATTTTCTAATTAATGATAGAAGTGAGTTATATTTATTATGGATTTACGTTACTAAATTCTTAAAAATTTCTACTAATGAAGCCTATATCGACCACTTACTATATACATCGGCTAAGTTTAAAGCATTTAGTTGTATCTTTTATATAGACTTTCTAAATAGACGATCTGATGTTTACTCAAAGAGTTATGCAATTGAACGAAAGAATTTAAAAATGGAAATGACATCTACTCTACCAGAATATTTTACAGTTTTAGCTACCTATAAGTTTGACTAAATCTTTAATTTAAAAGGAAGTATCAGAATTATAGATACTTTCTTTTTTTAATTTTAAAGTAGAAATGTAAAAATACATTAAAAATCCACATACTTATAAGGAAAGGAAATTAGTTTAAAATGAGCGAATTAAGACCTTTAAATGACAATGTTATCGTAATCCCCTATATTCAAAAAGAAACTGAAAGCGGTATAGTACTTCCTTCAAAATTAGTAGAGACGGAGGTTCCTGCATTCCATATTGTATCTTCTGTTGGTCCAAAAGTAAGAAACAAAGATATTAAAGAAGGTGCAGTTGTAATTATTCCTAAAAGAACTGGAAAATGGGTACCTTTTGAGGGATTTAAGTATATAATGGTCAACGAATCAGATATTCTGGCAGTTGTAGAAGGTGCTACTTATGAAAAAATGCCAGAGAATTAAATAGAAAGAGAGGAAATAAGTAAAATGGTCAATCAAATAGACAATGACTTTAACTTGTTTCAGCCAACTGAAACAGAACGTGCTGATCTTTTAGCAAAATTATCAGATGATATCATTACTTCTAACATTGAAGAACAGTTAAAGACAACTATGGTTAACTCTGCAATATACAATGATATGCTTGCTGTATTTGAAACACGTTTTCAATTTATAACACAGTTCTATCCAGAAGATGAAATAATCATTGAAAGATGTAAAGATATTAGAAAAAGTGTTTACAAAAAGATCTATGATGCATTAGCAGAACGTTTTTCAATTTCATCTGAGCTTAGTAATAACTTAGACAGCGATGATTTCTTTTTTTATACTAGAGAACTGTATAATTTCCTAGTTCTAAAGTATAAGAATAACCTCATCAATTTCTTTGTCAGTTACTTGTACTCACATAAAAAAGACTTAATCGTAAACTATGTCGATGAAGAAGAAAAGAAAGATTTAATGTTCAAGTCTTTAAAGAAATCTTTAAGTAATCCTGATAATATCACACTTCTTTATAACATCGAGGAAATCATAGAGAACATATCTCAATACAATGATGAACCAGAATCTATTGTGGAAGAAATTATAAGTACTGATGAGTATGAAGCTACTAATTTTGCAATGAAAGAGTTACTTGTTGAAAACAAGTTTAACACTTACTTGGAAAAGATGTTCATTGAAGAGTACTTTAAACCTATCAATGATGATGACTTCAAATATGATCTGTATTCTTCCATTAGAATTGACTTAATCACTCTGCTAAGACATGAAGAAAGTAGAAAGGTATAATAGTTTATGGGTAGCAAAAAAAGAAGTAAATTCGTACAACAACAAAAATATAATCGACATTTACAAAATAAGTCTGCATCGAACATGAATCATGCTATCAATAAAACTAATCGTAAGATAGCACAGTACAAACAGGATTACGAAGAATCTGTTAATGCTATCATAGGTGACTTTATTAGAGAAAACAATTTAGACCCTGAAAAGATTCCTAACAATTCCAGAATCATTATTTTTGAATTGCTTAGAAAGAACGTTCAGAACAAACTTGATATGTACACTCAATATATTGCAGAACATCAAGAAGATGAAAATATCAAGGAATTCTATGATGCTCAAACTGTTTGTACTGAAGCTTTAGAACAGATTGACTGGATCTATGATTGGACTAGACCTTTGAAAAATGATAAATATCATCTGTACGATGGATATGAAGAATTGCTTGATAAGGCTAGCGAGAAACTAGAAAATAGTGGAAAGAAATTTGAATCTCTAAAGTCTGTTCTTGAAGTTATTGAAAATACAAATGTAGATTGTATTAAACACCTGTTACATTATAGATTTTACCAGTTCTGTTACTTTATTGAGCAGAATGATGTTGACAGGTATTACATTTACATTTCAAATACCATTAAAAACCTCCTAATTTTAGATAGTACGGATCCTCTTGTAGAATTTTTAGTAAAAGACTTTAAGAAAGATGTCGATAATACTGAAGAATGCGAGAATTAATTAACTATGACTTATACCTTTTTAAAACAAGAAGAAGATAAAGTTGTATTTGTAGGCAATAGACTAGATATTTACCTCCCTAAATCTTATTTTGATGAAGATATGCTTGCTGAAGAACTTGGAACTCAGATCAAGACTATAGCTTGCTTTGTAATGCGTTATTATAAAGACCCTGACAGTACTAAGTATGAAACTTATCAGCTATCTTTACCAGAAGATATTACTTTTTCATTTTCTGAGTTCAAAGATAATGTTAAAGAAGTATTAGTTGAGAGGAATTTTAATGAAGATGGAATAGATGAAGAACTTGATAGTGATGATGAAGTAGAAGATAGTTATAAGATTTTTACTCTTTATCAAAATGACATTTTCATCAATAATCTTAACCATGCAAAAAGCTATAAAAACACAGAAAAGTTATTAAAGTTACATCAGAAGGGAAAACTCCCAAAAATGATTAAGTATAGTGACTTTATTAAACTTTATCTAGAAAACATGGAAACAAATAGTACTGATTTACAGGTTCCTTCATTAATTCTAGAAATGACTATTTCTGAGTTAGCAAGGTATAAGCAAAATCCAGAAATTCCATTTAGACAAGTTATAGGAAAATCTAATTCAAAGATTTCAGAATTAGATTACAAGCAGGCATCTATTAAGGAATTAGCTATGCTTTCCTCCTCATTTACAGCTATGACTAGTGAAAACATTAACAAAGCGATTGTATATTCTGTTTCTAAATCCAGAGATGGCGGAAAAGAAGCAGAAACTCCAATCGAACCAACCATAAAGTACTAATAACATTTAAACTTCGATTATTCTTTTTTTAGAATAATCGAAGTTTTTATCATTTTTTCAGAACAAGATATTAGATTTATTCTCCTAGTTTTATGAATTCTATGAAAAGTTCTCATTCGTTTCAACAAATATATAAAACTTTATAAACTGCTATAACTTTATAAAATTTATGACAAAAAAAGAAAGGAGGTTTCTGCTGTATAATATAAAATAAACAACTACATTATATTTTTAACAGCAGGAAATTTTATATGGCAATTAGTTATGTACATCCTTCTGTAAGCAGTACTATTACTGACAATTCTACTACGTATATTACTGCTTCAGGAACTACTAAATTATTCGCTGTTTTTACTTCTGAAAAGGGTATTGACAATGAAATCCAAACTATAACTTCTGCTTCTGAGTTTATTTTTAACTATGGCGAACCTAACATGAAGCTATATGGTCAGGCTGGTTACAATATTGTTAACTGGTTGAATGCTGGCGGTGCTGTATATTGCTTACGTGTTCTTCCTGAAGATGCTGGCTATGCAAATGCTATTGTTAACATTCAGACTAAGAAAACCCAGAAAGAAGTATTAGATGTTAATGGTGAGCTTGTAGTTGTAGATAATGTCGAGTTACGTCCTTGCATTACTTATACTAACCTTAACAATACGTCTAAAACGGAAATTGAGTCTGAATTAAGACGTGTCACTGCTGAAACTATTGATGGTTATACAAACAATATGCTGTTTGCAGTAATTCCAAATGGTAGAGGTAAGGGATATAATAACTTAGGTTTCAGATTTAGCTTAACTGAAGCTTATGATTCTACTTACGAATTCCGTCTTTATAATTTTGAAGTAACACAAACTTCTAGTACTGGTAGTGTATCTGTTATTCAAGGTCCTTTCCTTGTTTCTTTAGATCCTGATGCTATGTCTAACAGTGGTAGTTCTTTCTTTATCACTGACGTAATCGACAACTACTGTGATTACTTCACAGTTATCTTCAATGAAGACAACTATGAGAAATTAGCTAAGCTTATCAATCCTGAAGTTCATCCTAATAAGATTGACTTTTTCAGTGGTTTAAGTCGTCAGATTAATGGTGAGTACGAAACTTATTATGATGAGCGTACCAACAAGGAAGAAGATATTCATATGTCTGTTATCAGATATACTGATGATGGCAAAGCTACCAATGAGCGTAATATCATCGATGCTTCTGATGCTATTGAGAATTCTATTGCATTGATCGACAATGCTTATCGTAATGAACAGTATGAACGTTATAATGAATCTTTTGAGCGTTCTAAAGAAGTTTTAAGTATTATCAAGAAATTTGAAGATGCATCTACTCGTAAAGTTGCATATAATAACATTGAACTAGATACAATTAAAGACGAAAATGGTAAAGCATATACGCTTGATGCTGGTGTTGCAGCTTTTGAAGCTGATAATTCTGTAGCAGAAGCATATGATGTCTTTGAAGTTGCTAAGGGCGAATTAACTAATGATGTTTCTGAAGCTACTTACAATATTGCTAATGCAGAAGTTTATGCTCTATCCGTTTGCATTAATGCTTTAGTCGATCAGCTTTATGAATTATTTGACTATGCAAGAATTAGTCAAGGTGTAGATGATTCTCATGCATCTACTGTTGCTACTCTTTTAACAGATCTTCAAACTGTTGAAGGTAAACTTAAGTCCATGACTGTTGCTGAACTTAATTGCAATAAGCATAAGAATACTGTTTCTGAGCTTTCTGAAACCTTTAACAATCTGAATGTTAATTCAATTAACTCTGAAAAAGAAGAATTTATTTATGAGGTCATTGGAAAAGTTGAAAGTATCTTAGCAACAATCAAGAATATTTCTGATGCGGTTGAGGGTTCTTCTAATACCTTTGCAGATAGCCATTTAGAAGAAGTAGAAACTGCTCTAAATGTAATTAAGACTGATTATGATACTCTCACTGATGATTATACAACTGCTGTTGATTATGAGATTTCATTAGAATCTGCATGGAGAACCATTAGAAATCTGTTAAAGGTTGAGTCTCTCTATTTTACAATTAATCTTGCACTTTTAGAGAATAAATCTGTTGCTTACAATGAGCTTAAAGAGCCATTAAATAGCTTAAAGGCAAGAGTTGTTTCCTTCATTAATACTGTCAAGTCTGAAATCGGTGGTTTCGATTATGCGGCTGCTAAAACTTCTATCGTTTCCATCCAGAAGGATACAACCGATAAGAAGCAGGAAACCTACTACACAGTTTCTCAGAACTTTGATAACTATGTATCTCTACTTTACGGTACCGATGGTTCTATAGAAGATGTTTCTTATAGAGATCATGCAGTTGAGAAACTAATCATTGAAGGCTATAAGGGTATGATTGATGACTCCTTAACTGATAAGGAACAGTGGCCCATCGACATGGTTCTTGACGCTAACTACTCTGCTAATATTAAGAGTGCAATTGCTGTTCTTTGTACTGAACTTCGTACTGACTTTATGGGTATTCTTGATACTGAGTTACAAGCAACTCCTGGTGATGCTATCAACTATAGAAAGAGTTCCATCAACTTCAACAACTATCGTCTTGCTATCTTTACTCAGGACTTTGTTGTTTCCGATAGTGAATATACTGGTAATGAGATTAGAATAACTCCTACTTATTTCCTTGCGTCCAAGATTCCTTCTAATGATAACACTAATGGTATCCATTGGAATTTTGTTGGTCCTCGTCGTGGTACTGTTACTGGCTTTAAGTCTGTTTCCTTCTTACCTAATGTTGAGTGGAGAGAAAGACTATATAACGCACAGATTAACTATGTACAACAGGATCAGATTTCTACTAGATTCAACTCTCAGTTAACCTCTCAGCACAGTGTTTCTGCACTGTCTAATATTAGCTGTGTACGTACTCTTCTCAGAATTCAGCGTGATGTTGAAGATTTAATGAAGAACTACCAGTTTGAATTCAATGATTCTGTAACTATTACCAACGCACAGACCGATCTTAGTGCTTATCTGAATAAATGGATTGCTAACCGTGCTTGTGATTCTATCTCTGGTACTGTTTATGCATCCGACTATGATAGACAACAGAAGCTTCTTCGTGTTAAGGTTGAACTTACCTTCAATTCTATCATCGAACGTATCGCTATTGACCTGGTTGTCAATGCATAATTTTATGAACTAATTATTAGAGCCAATAATTATAATTGGGAGGATAGAAGATTAAACTTTTCTATCCTCCCATGATTAAAATTCTAAATTAAAAATTTGAAAGGAGATTTTCCTATATATGTTAAGACATGATCCACAAAATGTTGTAGTCTTTAATAATAATGGCGGACCTGCTAGCAATAAAAGTTTCTTTAATGGTTCTTACAATACAATGAACTTAGACTTCGATCCTCTAGTAACTGGTTATTCCTTCTTTAAATGGGTCGTTGTTCCTACTTGGATTACAGATACATTTGCTGATTTCCAAGCTATGACTGAAAAGAACTTCTTAACTGGCTTCTCACTTGCTGATATGGAACTACAGACAACTGATATTACTCATGGTTTTGCAGCAAATACTTATAACGTTGCTTCTAACATCCAGAAGGGTAATAATGAATTCTCTATCACTCACAGAGAATTCTCTGGTTCTCCCATTCGTAATATGTATCAGTACTGGGTATCTGGTATCCGTGATCCTGAGACTGGTATTGCTACCTATCCTCGTGTTCATGGTGTTGACTACTCTGCCAAGAACCATACTGGTGAGCTTGTTTACATTGTAACTCGTCCTGACGCAGATAACGTTGGTAGACCTAACATTGAGTTTGCTTGCTACTACACTGCAGTTATGCCTACTAAGATTCAGCTTTCTCAGTTTGCATTTACACATGGTACTCATGATGCTGTAGAATATGAACAAAACTTCCGTGGCGTATTCCATATGTCTAGTAAAGTTGATGCTTTTGCTAAGCAAGTTTTAGCTGAAAAGGTTTATGGCTTTATGGAAATGGGTGAATTTGATCCCAAGAATCCTGACATGGGTTATAAAACTATGAAAGATACATATTCTGCTAATTATGGTAAGAGTATGATTGGTAATTATGGTGCTACTTCTCTGTTAGATAAAGAACTTGGCGGTTCTGCTAAGAACTATGTCTAATTTTTAATAAAAATGACAAGAATACCTTTACGGTATTCTTGTCATTTAATTTTTTATAGACCACCAAAATCAGAAGTTCCACCATCATCGCCACTCATAGAAGCGTTCTTAATGGAAGTTTCAGTTTTATTAATCTTAGCTTTTTCTAAGAGTTTTTCATACTTATCCCATTCAAATGTGCTTAACAAGTCTTTTGTTAGTTCACGTTTAAATTCAGTTGATAGTTCTGCATCATTAGGATCTACTAATGTCTGGGTTACAAAATCTATAATATCTCTAGAGTTTGTAATACGTTCAGTAATGGTAGTCATATTTAATGCTTGAGGGGGTGGGAATTTAACAGTTAGAGAATCTAAGTCAAAATAAGTATCTTCTAACAGACTCTTATCCTTAGCTACCTTATTTCTTTCCTTTTCAGTATCAACTAAAATTGTCTCATCATTTTCTCTACTATTGAGTTTCTTAAGATCTCTTTGTTTCTTTTTCAAGTCATAATCATTAAGATACTCATTTTTATAAAGTAAACGGAACATTTTAGTAAACTGATCTCCAAACATTGTCTGGAAAACAAGGATAGAACGAACAAATTTACCATTCATCATTCCGAGAGATCTAGCAAATTCTGTCTGTTCGGAATAACTAAGGAATTCTGGAGGAATACCTATACCAGAAATCATAGCTTTTAATAAGTAATCTAAGAAATCATTTGTTATTTCGACGTTCATCCCAGGTATAGTGTCTATTTCAACAGGTTTTTGACCCTCTACTACAGGAATGTAATAATCTTGGAAAGTTCCTATAGCTTGTAGTAACGTGTTAATGTCTCCACCAAAATTACTCATTTTGATATCTTTCGTCTTGATATCTCTCATAAACTGTTGAACTACAGCTTCTGTATCATTATCAAGATCGACTTCCACATAAAATGCTCTCTTTTCAGGCGATCTTACTAGTCTTAACATTACTTGTGAAGTTAAGACTGCTAAATAAAGTTTAGCAGAGAATAATACATTCTTGAATAAGCTGTCATAGTAATCTCCAGAACCACTACCAAAATGTATAACTTCGTTAGGTCTTAAATATACCATACGAATTTGCTTATTCAGTAGATAGTTTTGCTTAAGTAACTCATAAACTGTATTTTTAAATTCTGGATGCTTATTGATGAATTTTTTATCAATACGCTTTGCCATATTTTTAACAAAGATATCAGTAATCAGTCTATACTTAGCATTAATTATATCTGGCTTGTCATTTGCTTGAGACTTAAAAGAAGTGAAAATATTAGAAGACATACTGTATGAACCAGTAGTTAACATATCAGCATTATTTTCTAAGTTTTCAATGTAATAGTAACCATACTCAAAATCATCCAGTACCAACTTAATAGTTCTTTCTGGCTTTAATATTTTCAATACAGAACCACCGACTCTAATATCATCAGTCTTTTTAGTCTTATTATAGGGATTTAGATTCTTTCTATCTTCACTATCTTGATTCTGGAAGTTATTGAATAATTCCTTTTTACTAGCATAACCAAATTGTTTTGAGATTTCTACATTATCTTCTAACAAACAAGATGAATCTTCAGAAAAGACAAAATTATTGTTCAAGATTTCTGCTATATCATGAGAAAACTTTTGTTTGGTCTCATTGAATAATTTTACCTCTTCGTTATAGATGGCTAGATCGGCCTGATATGATTCATTTAAATTTTTCTTATCCTTATAATCTGATGGTACTGGTTTCTTTGCAGGTACTTTAACGTTACTTATATCAAAGATTTCTGACAATTGTAAGATGTCATCATTAGATAACTCAATTTCAGATTCAGCTAATGGTTTAAATGTAGAACTTTCTTTAAGACTACTATCTTCAGATAGCATTACCTTAGAAATTTCGTCATTTAGTTTTAATACTGCAACAAATTGATCTCCTAATACTAATGTATCTCTTATGATATTTTTAGTGTGTTTATTTATATTGTACTTCTCAATTAAGGTCTTACAATTTTTTATGATATTTGTATTTTCCTTGTCTTCTTTAACCATTGATGTAATAACATCATCTAGATAAATTAAAAAAGTATCTTTTGTAAAGTCATCAGGAGACATAATATTGTCAACATACGTATTTATTGCCTGACTCATCTGAGGGATGTTATCATAAATTAACTGATAACTGCTGTATAACTGAAATCTACCAGATTCTTGGCTGAAAAGCTCATTCATAGAATAAATGTCGTTTTCATTAGCCATTTGTTCTATGCTTCTTAGTTGTTTTTTTGCTTCTTCTACACTAGCACTTTTACTAGGACGTCCTATGCCAGATGAATTTTTCATGTTTACTGCATTGAAAAACTCTATGATGTCATCGCCTGTGGATTTCTTATATTTATACATGACACTGTCAACAAAATTTTTTATATCAGCAATGTCTTGAACGTTAGAATCTCCGAATTTTTCAGTGGTCCCATATAATTCAGAAGTTGATAGTTTAGATACTACGCGAAATTGATCTAACTTATCTTTCATGGTTAATTCTTTCTTCTTATCGGCCATAAAAATATTTCCCTTCCTTTCTACTGAAATTTTATTGAATTGTTTTTGTTATAAATTTTTGTAAAAGATTAAAGAAATCTAGAAATATATATTCTAAGTGTGTAGTAAAGAAGGAGAAATAAACCGATGAAAATAGTACAAAGGAAAAATCTTGAAAAGTATATCGATAAATGTTTTGATGAAATAGCATTAAAGTATGTTATAATGCATGGTGGCATAATAGAAAATGAAGGTTATCGTATAAAATATTTTAAACTACTTCTTGGCAAAGCTAGGAATTTTGTAATACCTTTTGAAAAAGGAAAATTTGAATACATCAGCTATAAAGATTGCTTTATAGTTAACCGATCTTACATTAAGCATTACTTAAAGCAAGCTATATTTGATATAGAAATGCAAACTTTAAATAACTAAAAAGGGAAAAATGGTAATATGATTTTAGAATTAAATGTACATGAATTTGAAGAATTTATTGAGAACTATCTTGAATCACTTAATTTGAACTATTGCATAGCTAATCTAATTGAATGTAATAGTGGTTTCCATATACGTTTTTATAAGCTATTTACTAGAAAATATCAAACTCTAATATTGGAATTCAATCATAAAGATTTCAACTATGATCAGAGAAAAAGGATATTCACATTTAACTCAGACGTTTTAGAAAAGAAAATAAAATCCCTAATTTTTTATCATGAAATGAAAGGAGAATAAAGTTGGCAGTACTATCAAAAGGATGTTTTGATATTTATATTAAAGGTTTACTTGCAGATTTAAATCCTGATGATGAAAAATGTATTTACTTTACTAATACACTTAGCAATTCTTATTTTATAAAGATCACAAACCCATTTAAAGATAAAATTAGTAATAATTTTTTATACTTTGACTATGGAAACCTTGAGTACAATATGGAAAAGGAAGAATTTAAATTCAATCCTAAGTTTATCATACATAAACTGAAACAAATCATCTTTAATATAGAAATGGAAAAGTCCTAACATATAAAAAATTTTACGAACCTATAATTAAAAACTTTTTACAGAAGATAAGGAGTGTTTAACTATATGGCATCGATTAAAAAAGCATCCGTATTTAGCGACTTTGCATCAGAAACACAAATTACAGATGAAGACCTTAAAATACCACCAACAGAAGGTGATTTAAAAGATGTACAACAGGTTTTAGATGATTTTAAAATTGACGTTTGTGTATTAGATATGAAATTTAATACTAGATTTGCACTACAACGATTTTTAAGAGATCAGATTACAAAAAAATTAAAACGAAAGGGAGAATAACTTATGGGATTCCATCAGTTAATAAAAACGGTAAAATGTCAAGACTACGATGATCGAGGAAATAAATTTGACGTTTTAATCAAGGTTTTGAAAGATGAAGAAACTGGAGAAAAATTTACTGAGATTATTGAAGATCCAGATTTTACCTATTATGTAACCAAAGATGAGTATGAGTTAACAGAACAAGTCAACTATATTGAAAAAGATAAAGTTAGAGAAGTAACTACATCTTCAAGTAATATTGTAAAATCAGTTGCATATGAAACTGGAAATGAAGAGTTTTTCTGGAAATGTATTAGGGACAAAAAGTTCAGTCAGTCTAAAGCCGTATTTTTAGACCCTAATGTTCATGGTTCTGATATCGATTTAGAAGACTATTATATTGGAAGACACTATAATAAGTATCCAGCTGAAAATTCTAAGAATGCTTTTACAAAAGCGTTTATCGATATTGAAGTTGATTCAATGAAAATTATAGGATTCCCTGAACCAGAAGTTGCTGAATGCCCTGTTAATGCAATTGCATTCTTCAATGATTCCAATATGACACTATATGGTCTATTTTTAAGAAATCCTGAGAATCCTTTAATTGAAGATTTTGAAAAGAATAAACTCAAGGAATTTAAAAAGAGAATCAAACAGAAGTATAAAGATAAGGGTTTGGACATTAAGTTAAAGCTAACTTGGTATGATGAAGAAAATGAGTTAGGTTTGATTAGTGATTTCTTCTATTTGGTTAACTATTTAAAACCTGACTTCTTAGGTGCTTGGAACTTCTGTGGTTTCGACTTTTCGTACTTAATGAATAGAATTGTCACGTTAGGAGAAAACCCAAATGACATAATCTGTTCTGAAGATATACCATATAAACAGTGTTATTTAAATAAGGATACTAAATCGACAGATTTTGCTGATGACGCTTCTTACATTGCTGTTAGTAGTTATACAAACTATCTTGACCAAATGCTATTATTTGCAGCCTTACGTAAAGGAGCTGGTAAGCGAGAATCATATTCTTTGGATGCTATTGCATTTGAAGAACTTGGTGAAAACAAGTTGGAATTTAAAGACCCAAATACATCAACTAAGAATTCTGCATGGGTTGATTATGAAGAGTTTATTGAATATAACCTGCACGACACGATGCTGTTATATATGCTTGAGAACAAGAATAAAGACTTCAACATGATTTACACTGTAGCAGCTAAGACTGAAACTCGTATTCAAAAGGCTCTAAAGAAAACTGTCTGTCTAAAAAATCTTGCGAGAAGGTTTTATTATGATAGAGGTTACATCATGTCTAACAACCATAACACGAATTATGGTGGAATGAATGAACATGATAAGGTAAGCTTTCGCGGTGCGTTTGTAGCAGATCCTTTGTTAAACAAAGCCTTGGGAATTATGATAAATGGAATGAGATCAAAATTTGTCTTTGAAAATGTTATTGACTTTGACCTTACATCACTTTATCCTAGTATCATCTTAGCATTTAATGTAGATGCTACAACGCAAATAGGTAGAATTGAATCCGATTTCTTTGATTCACCAAGACTAATGGATGATATAGTCACGAAAGACTATATAAACATTGGTAAGACATATTTTGACTTACCTAACGTTACTGATATGTTAAATGTATTAGAAAGTAAAACCGCATAATTGACAGTTTTAACTATATATTTTAAACTTGAAGAAATTAAATGTTTTCTTCAAGTTTAAAATTCTTTATTTGACATCTTTAGTAACTTGAATTAATTGACAGGAGGACTTATGAAGTAGCTAATTATGATTAACAGATTGACAGAATTTATAGCACAAACAAAAGGTATATCAACTAATCGATGGATATACTTCGATCAGGGTCTAAGTTATACTTATGACGGTGATCAATTAGTACAAGCAATAACAAATTTTAAAGAAGACAAAAAAGGTGGAGAATTTTTTAGTGATAAAACTTTTAAGATTCAAGTAGACGAATTTAATGATTTTCTAAAGGAATACAAGAAGTCAATAATCGGAACCAATATTTTAGAAGATAACACTATTGAAATCAAAACAAGTATACCAAATGTCAAGTTAGAATTTAAATGGACAAATGCAGATACTCTAAAGTTAGAACAGATTAAAACTTTCTTTAATAGCTTAGTAGCGTCTGATAGTACAAAAATTTTCGATCATAGTTTTTCAAAAGAAGAAATCTCAAAATTCACATCAGAAAAAAGTAACAGAATTTATACTTTCACAGATAATAGTATCTCCTTCGATAGTATCAGTACAAAGGACATGATGTTGATGATTTCAATTTTTCCAAAGTATCTTGGAAAAATACTATCATCTACTAAAGAACTAAACCTAAAAATTTATTCTACTGAGAAAGATTTTATCTATCTAGTTCACTTTAATGTCAAAAACATGAATATAGTGACGGATTACTATGGTTTATGTTCAGATCTCATTCCAATAGAGGAAGGAGGTTTGGACTGATGCCTATCGAAGTAGAAGTTGATGTAAGCAATGTAAATGAAAACAATAACAATTCCAATAATAGCAACGACAACTAAATAAAACAAATCTCAAAAATAGTGAAATTGTAGTAAAATACAATTTCACTATTTTTTTTTTATTTTAGTTTTGGATATATATAATTCATTAGATTACAAAAATTAAGGAGGAAAAATTTTCATGAAAATTTTATACTTAAGATTGGTAAATTCAGCAGGTATCTATGCAGGTACAAGTAAGCGAGAAATTGAGATTGATTTTACCAAAGGTAAGAATAATATTGTCATGCTTTTCGGTGGGAATGGATCGGGTAAAACGACACTAATGAGTTCACTTCATCCTTTCACTGGAACTTGTAATGATGAAAGAGACAAATTCTTTATAGAAGGAAAAGATGGAGAAAAAGAAATTCATTATTTAGTGGATGATAGAGTCTACATGATTCGACATTATATTTCTGCTAAGAACAAAACTAAATCGTTCATTTCTTTTATGGACTACAATGACTACATTTCAAAACCACAAGCAAAAGATGAGCTAGCTGACAAATATGGAAATGAACTTAATGAAAATGGTGGAGTACTTACTTTCAAAGATCTAGTTGAAATCCATTTAGGCGTTGATGAAGAATTCTTTAAGATTTCTCGTATTGGTTCTAATGTTACTAACTTCATTGATCTATCAACTGCAAATCGTAAAAAGTATATTTCAACTTTCTTACCAAACATTGAGGAGTACTTACAACGTTATAAGATTGTCAACGAAAAGTACAAAGCAATGACTAAAGAAATCAAGTATCTTTCTGATGAGATTTTAAAGTTAGATGATGAAGCTACTTTAAAGCTAGAAAGAACTAGATTAGAAAAACAGTTAGAATCTCTAAGAACGTCTCTTGAAAAATGTAGTAACCGTATTGCATCTGCTAAGGTAATGGTAACTACTTTGGATAAGGATGGCGTATTAAAGGCAGCTAAGTATGAGAATCCCTACACTAAAGAGTTGACTTCTTTAGAAACTGAAAGGGTTAAGATTGAGGAATACACAAGCAATTACTCATTAGAACAAACTAAAATAAACATCGAAGCTACTGAGAAAGAATTAGCAGAACTTGATAATGACATTCTACAGCTCAAGGAAAAAATTGGATTTGATAAGGAAAATCTAGGTACTATTTCCGTTAGTATCAGAACAAAAAAGAAGCAGATTGATGGTATGTCAGTTCAAGACTTATCTGAACTAAGAGAAATGTTAGATGACAGAGATAACCGAATCAAAAGCTTAAATGAAGAATTGAGTGGATTTGATATGTCTGTTTTCATCAAAGAAAATATCGATAGTTCTTCTAATGTAGCTCCTGCTATGCGTCGTATCTATTCAGTACTGTCTGAAGAACAAAGTAAGATTAGCATAGGAGCTGAATCTATTTTAAGTAAACTTTTCATTTCTAAAGTGATGTCTTGGTCCAAGTTCAATTTTGAAATTGACAGCATGAAGAAAGCTAAGAAAGAAAAAGAATCTACAAGACAAGATTTAAGAAGTAAACTTACAGTAGCAAACTCTAACAAGAAGTATCTGTCTATCTTAGAAAAAAGGCCTGTAGATTGTACCGATGATAGTTGTCCTTTCATAGCTAATGCTCTTCAGTACAAAAATGTTGAATCTGAGATTGAGAAGTTAGAAGAAGATATCGAAACTGTAACATCTGAGATTGAGAAGTTAGAAGAAGATATCGAAACTTTTGAGTCCGTAAAGAACATTGGAGATCGAATTGAAAGATTGTACAATACAGAAAAGGGTTGTTTTGAGAGTTTGAATGAAATTTTGAAAGATTTTTCTGTTAACTCATTTGAGGACTTAATGGTATATTTCCTAACTACAACCACTCTAGAAAAGAGACAAGTATTGTTTAATGGTTCTGAAACTTTAAATTCTTACTTCAACTTTACAACTGAAATTTCAGACTTAGAGAAAGAAAAAGAAACTATCAACGAGAAGATCAAAGCTAATGAGCAAATTGGTAGTATCTATAAAGATCTGAATGAAGAATTAGATGGACTAAACACTAGATACAATGAAATTAGTGACAATATTACTGAACAGAGTAAGACATTAGATCTTTACACTTTCAATAAATCTCAACTTTCCAATAGAATGGATAAACTAAATGAGATTATTGCACAATTTGAAAGAGAAAAAGAATTCTTAGAAAAGTACAATGAAGTTAAGACCAAATATGAAGATGCTGAAAAGGTATTAAATGAGATTTCTGATCTAGCTGATACTATTGCAGAAGGTAAAGAAGAAAAAGAGTCTTATAGTAAACAGATTCCTATCATTGAGGAAGCTTTGGACAATGTAAAGTTGAAGATTAACAAGTTGAAGGATTATACTGAACGTAAGAAAGTTCTTGATGAAAACTATGAAAAGACAAGTTGGATTAAAGATAGCTTGAATCCTACTAAGGGAATTCCAGTTTACTTTATCGATGACTATCTTAACAGAACTAAGTTCATTACAAACAACCTGCTTGACATTTCTCAACATGGTAAGTTCGCTATTGCTTTTGAAGTAACAGATAAAGATTTCTTTATCAAGGTCTATAAAAATAATGGTGACGTACTGTCTGATATATCTCAAGCTTCTCAGGGAGAGACTGCTCTGACTTCTCTATCCTTATCTTTGGCTTTGATAGAACAGTCTATGAAGAAGTATAACATCTTCTTGTTAGATGAATTAGATGGTGCTTTAGACACTGCTAACCGTAGAAGTTTCATTGATATGGTCCAAGCTCAAATGAAGATTCTAAACTCTGAGCAAGTATTTATCATCTCACATAACAATGAGTTTGAAAACATACCAGTTGATATGATTCTGTTGAGAGATAACGGTATTGATTTGAACAATAAAGAGTTCATGGAAAATAAATCTGTACTTTTTAACGTGTAAAAAACGAACAATAAAATAAATCATCAATAAAATCATATTACATTTCTTAATCTAAAGATGACAATTTTTATTTCCTTTCTTTAAAAATCAGTTATCTAAAATGAGACTATCTGGAGTAAAATCTAGATAGTCTCATTGACATTTCAAAACAAAAAATTATAAAATTTGACAACTCTAAAAGAAAGGAGACTTATTAGAGTCATGTTTTTAAGAAACGACAATAATGCAGCATTTACGCTGTCTGAAAGTATACAATTCAAAGAATTTTTAAGAAATTCTGCAACAAAAGTTGAAAAATTTCTATGTTCCTGCTCTAAATTTGCTAAGAATGCTATTACGAAAGAAAAATTTAAACAGATGAAAATCACAGGTTCACTTCCTCAAATTAAGGAACTTTTAGAGCCTGACTGTGTACAAAGTTTCATTCTTGCAGGTAAACATGGTTGTACTGTTCTTTTACTTCCTCTAATAGCCGAGTTCTTTAGTTCTTCAGCAGTTACAAATAAAGAAAAAGAAGCTAAAGTAAAACAATTAAGAGATGATCTTAAAGAAGCAGAGAGAATTACTAAAGAAGAATTTGATGAAGGAATGAAGAAAATAAATGAAACTGGTATAGCTTGTTTCAAAGAAAATATAAATACGGTGATTAAACCATACAAATTCTAAGATAATTTTTTACAAGAAATATATGACTTTTTCAGATTAAAAAATTTTCCTATAAACAGTTTTATAAAATTTGTTTATGGGAGGTCATATAAAAACTATGGCACGTAATACTGAGAAAGAACTCAAGTATACCATCATAGAACATGTTGCTGACTTATCCGAGCCTGATAGTAAAGGTTATGTGAAACAGCTCAATATTATGACTTGGGGTAATTATAAGAAGCCAGTCATTGATATTCGTAAGTGGCAGTATAAAGAAGATGGTACTGTAGTTTGTGGTAAAGGTATAACCTTAGACTTGAATGATTTGGTTGCTTTACAGAAGATCAACACAAAGAATTTAGAACGTTACTTCGAAGAAGAGAACGATGAAGAATAAAATTTGAGAGTATAGGTTATATTGTACGCCTATACTCTCAAATTTTTCATCAAAAGAAAGGATGTGTTTGATTTATGATTGCATATTATGAAGATGACTTTTTAGAGTTATTACGAGATAAATTTGGTTCCGAAATGGTACAGTACAATATAGATTTTAAAATTATCAAATTAAATGATCAGGATGTCTTAATTTTAATTGTCAGCACGAATAACAAAAGACGAATTAACAGTAGCGTAAGAGACACAGATATAGTTTTTAACGAAACTCAAGATGAAAATGGAAATGATGTATGTGAAATTATTCTGCTAAATGAAAAAAATTTAAATACATTTTTCTCAAAAATAAAGAAGACTATTTTTGACATCTGCTTAGTCAAATAAGGAGACAAACATGATAAAGGTAAGAAGAGATTTTAATAAGACTAAACCAAGATCTCAAATGAATGAAAAAGAAAGAGAGCAGGATGATATTTACAATTCTGATACTACAATGGAGAAAATACTAAACTCCAAAAAAATCAGATATGAAATTTTAAACTCACTGTTTTCTAAGATTCCAAAACATATTACAACTGTTACAATGTACATTGATGTTTTCAGTATCATCAATAATCTTTACAATCCACAAGTTTTAGAAAATATCAGTGCTTTCAATGATGAAAAGTCTTTCATATTTTCATCGAATTTGATAAACTTAGCTGCTCATTTCCGTAATTACTTTGCAACTAGAAAACAGTTTTACACCAACTTTGTATTTTACTACTCTACTGAAAAAAGTGAAAAAGAATTAGGTGTCTACCCTGACTATAGGAAAGAATTTTATACAAAACGTCTTGATAATAATTCAGAGTTCATTTTAATGAATAATCTGATTAGAGAAAACTTAAAGTTATGTGAGATTTTAAGTAACTATCTACCACACATTTACTTTGTAAACACTAAGGAACTTAATCCAAACTTAGTTCCTCATCACTTCATTCAGTGTCAAGAAAAAGATGAAATGTCAATCATCTACTCTAATGACAAATTACAAATGATACACTGTTTACAGAATAAAGATACCTACTTGCTAACATCTAGCTTTGGAAATGTTAATTTGTATTCACAAATGGACTTAGTAGAACTTTACAACAATAAAGAGAACTACGAAATTAACCCACAGTTACTTCCTTATATGTTCGCATTTAGTGGAAATAAGAAATATTCAGTAGAAGGCTGTAAGGGATATGCAGAATTAAAAACTTGCAAATTTTTTAAGAAATTGCTAGACCAAAATGTTATTTCTAACATAAATTACAAGGAACCTTCTATCTTCCTTAATGAAATAAAGAATTCTATCAGTCCAGAACAATATCATATACTAGAACGAAATATTTCTCTCTTCCATTTTCCGTCTATGTATATGGAACTAACTGATAAGGAAATTCTATCTACCTTTACCGTAAAGGATCTACAAGATATGAAATCGTTAGTAGAAATAAATGCAGAACGCTATGAAAAATATCCTTTACATTTAGAGGAGCTAATGATAGGAGAAGATTATGAATCGATCTAGTGTAATGCTAGATCGATTTTTTTTTGATGAAAGGCGGTGTATTTCATTTGGCATTAAATTCTTTAGAAAATATAAAATCTACAGCATATCCTACATTTTTACAAAATATGAAAAAGTATTTTCATAAAATTTCTTTTTCAGCAATCATAACTAATGATGATGGAACCACAACAGTTATAGATTTATCAGACGTTCTTTTTGATTTTAAAACTTTTAAGCTTTACAATGCATTTGTATTTCCAGTAGTTGCAGTATCTGTAAATTTAACGCCAAAACAACATAAGACTTTTGCAAATAACTTAGACAGGTTGCAATTTAGATTAAATCTAGAAAAATTTCAAGAAACAGATATTTCAACAAATAACAACAGAATGTTTGATAAAACTACAGACAGTGTGTATAAAAATTTGATACTAGAATTATCAGACTACGAAAAACAACGTTTTATTGATGAAACTGAACGAAATAATAATGGATTTGAAGAGAGTATAAAGATTCCAGTTTACATGGAACTATTTAAGGCAGAACATTTAGCTATCAATAAAAATCCTATAAACGGAATTTTTAATGATGTAGATATGGACAGTTTACTAATACATCTCTTGAAAAAATCTAAACAAAAAATGTTAGTACAAAAATCTAATAGAAAAGAAAAACTAAAGCAAGTTGTATTACCAGGCAAGAATTTAGCACAAACTATTGAGTATTTACAAGAAGTTTATGGTATCTATAGATCTGGTTTACGACTCTTTTTTGATTTTGATAGAGGGTACTGTTTATCGCATGATATCACAGAAAATGAGCCTGTATCTGAAAAAGAACCTATAGAGTATAAAAATGTAGTTTGCTATATAGATAGACAATCTGAAAGATCAACTAGTTCTTCTGGATGCTGGATGGATGATACAACTAAAACATATTATCTGCTGGCACCTAATTCAAATCAATTAGAAACCATGGATAAGTCATCCAAAAATATTTATGGGAATAAATTAGTCATCCAGTCATCAACTCAAGATAAAAAACAAGTTGATCAAAAAATTTTAGACAATAATTACAAAATAGAAAATAGTACAAATACCAAAACAGTACTTGAATCAAGAACTGTAACAAGAAATCAAGATTATACTGTAGCGAAAAATGATACATTGTCATCTATTGCTAGAAAATTTAATATCTCCGTGTCTGAAATTATCGCAAATAACAAAAATATTGTAAATGAAGACTCGATATATGTTAAACAGACTATAAAAATACCAATTACAACTGTTGAGATTATTGAAGTTGACAAAATCCTATCTGAAGTTGAAAGTACTGTTAAACCAGATGAAAAAGAAGAAAAAGTTAAGTACTATTACAACACATCATCCAATTCATATGCTGAAGACGAGTTATTATCTAGGATAAATCGCAATGAGTTAAAGTATATAGGAAATTTTAAAGATGTAGATGAAACATTTTTATCTATGAACAAAGCTATATATCTATCTTTCTTAGATGAGTCTTACACCAATTATAACGGTATGTATGAAATAGAAGGTATGGGTACAATTTATACAAAAATAGGAAAAAATATTTATGAAACGGATACTATAGTAACATTTACTAGATTAACAAAAGGATTTTTAGCATTCTCATAAAATTAGAAAGGAGAAGTTTGTAAGATGAAGAAATATAAATTTGAAAGTACAATGCATTCACAAAGAATGTTTCTTGGAATTATTTGTGGTTTATTACCTATTTGCTGTGTTTTATTTGGTTTATTAGGTACAGGTACAAATCCTACTGGCTGGTGGAATTCAATATCTGCTACATATTATGCAAACTCTAAAATGTGGCTAATTGGTTCTCTAACACTTGCATCGTTCTTTTTCTTTACTTATAAAGGATATGACTTAGGTGACCGAGTATTTACAACAATTAGTGGCATTGCATCAATTTGTATTGTAATTTTCCCATGTAATATAAATTCTGTTACTGATACACACGTTGGTCTCTTAATGTTGCCAATTAATGTTTCTCATATCATACATTGTATTGCAGCATCAGTATTATTTATTGGATTTGCGTTGATGATACTGATACAGTTTACAAAAGGTAATAACAAGAAACGAAACATCTTATATATAGTTTGTGGAAGTATAATTGCAGTTTTTATGCTTAACCAAATCCTATCAGTAGTTTTAAATTATCCTGGTTACTGGACTATGATTAACGAGTTTTTTATGCTTGAAGCTTTTGCAGTTGCTTGGATTGTAAAGGGTGCGTCTATACAAAAAATAGAAGAATAAAATTTAAAGAGGAAAGTGATTAAGTATCACTTTCCTCTTGTTTTTTTTTTGTTAAGACTCCCAGATTTCTTTCATCTTACGCTTCATCTCAATGATGAGCTTATTTGTGTATAGCATCGAATAACTATCTGTAGTCATACGTGATACTATAGACATGGGTGAGTAGATTGCTAAAATATTCTCATCAGGATATCTTTCAGAGAAAGGCTCTTCGCCTTTAGGTAATACGTCACTAACAATTGTCTTAACAGCAGTACCATAAACAACCTTATCGCCTGTCTTCAATCTGTCTCTATGTTTTACATAGAATTCGATAATGATACCTTCAAAGTCAATACCCTTAATCTTCTCGTCTTTGATCTGATCAACTCTTGGGAAAATTGTAGATTTGTTATTGGTATTCTCTACTATCTTCTTTCTAGTATTAACTTCTTTAGCATAGCTATCGATTAGCTTTTGAATGGACTCAGAACAAATTTCTTTAGGTACATTGTAGTAAACCTTAATGTCGATTATCTCACCAGAATACTTAGCTTTGATTGAGTCTTTACCCATATCTTCTACAAACTCAGCAAAATCATCACCCATGCTATCAAGAATTCTATTTGCATCAGCATCTTCAAAAGTATGCTCGAAGGAAATTAAACTTTCACTAGTTTTAACATGTTGATGTTTTTTAACCATTTGTAGAATGTTTGTATTAGGTGCTAGCTTCACAGTAGTTGCCATAGTTACATAAGACGACATATTTTCCGAAACCTCATTTGTAATAACAGATGAGTCCTCTAATGTATAGTCACCCTGTGCTATAGCTACTTTTGCTAGTAAACCTTGAGAGAATGTAACTTTATCAGTTTTATTACCTAAGAAGAAATCACTATTCTTTGCTAGAATGTCATTCTTCTTAAATTTTTGACCTTCTTCGAAAAGTAGGTCTTTTTTGTTGGAAATGTAAACATTAATATTTGCATAGAGACATTAATTCTATGACTGCTAGGCTTTTAAACCTAGATTAGACTATATCTTCTTGTACTTTCCTATTATACAATCATTTGACTGCAATATAGTCGTTGAACTTATCTTAAAAAATGTAATTTTGAAAAATTTGAATATATATTCTAAATGTAGATAAAAGGTGCTACGAATTAGATAGTAATTCTATCCTTTAACAGAATTGGCAAATGCAGATTTGAACTCTGTGTAAAGTCCCTGTTATAGCAGTAGTTAAATGGAATTTGAGAAACAGCCTTTAAAAATTTTTATACTTTTACTAAAAGGAGTTAACTACAAAATGGAAAAAACTATCTACAACGGAATGGAATTTAATTACTATCAGATCGCTGAAATCCTGCTTGGTAATATGGAAGGTATTGATACATCTAACTACACTGATCCTAAAATTTCTTATCAAGAAATGCAAAAAATTAGATTGCGACTGGTTGAAGATAAGAAAATTAAAGATAGTTGGTATGAAAATTTTGGTTTAAAACAGATTAACGGAAAATGGATGTCTGTTAGAAATATTAAACCTTGTCCTATTTCAGAAGGAAATTGCGATAAAGGAATTCAAATTCTGTTAGGTCTTAAAAAAGGGTTAGACGTATCTATTTACGCAAAACCTGAGTTTAGCGGTTTACAGATGCAGGAAATTAGATTAGGTCTTGAAAAAGGGTTAGACGTATCTATTTACGCAAAACCTGAATATAGTCACCATCAGATGGACAAAATTCTATTTGGTCTTGAAAGAGGGTTAGATGTGTCTATTTACGCAAAACCTGAGTTTGACAGTTGCCAAATGAATCAAATCATATGTTTTCTTGTAAGAGGATTTGACATAAATAAATATCTTGATGCAGGAATTACTAGTTCAGATATGTTATATGAAGCTGGACGTGGTCTTAATGAAGGTATAGACTTATTCGATTATGCTAAGCAGTTAAATGATTCAACTCAGCTTTATGAGATTTTAATGGGTATTCGAAAAGGAATAGATGTATCTGTATATGCTAAACCTGAGTTTAGCACCGATCAGATGTGTCAAATCAGAATAGGCCTTGAAAGGGGATTAGACGTATCTGCATATGCAAAACCTGAACTTAAAGCTAGTGTGATGAAACAGATCAGATTCTGTCTTCAAAAAGGACTAGATATGACCGTACATCTTAAAACTTAATTTTACTTGAACAAAAGGAGAACTAATAAAAATGAATGTAACAACTTCAATCATTAACGAACACGGAAACCAACTCAAATTCACATCTATTCCTCGAAGATACACATCAGGAAATACAGAATATTGGAAGGAATATGATAAGAACGGTAATCTTATCTATGAAAGATTTTCCAATGACGTTGTAAGGACTCATCTCTATGATGCACAGGGTAAGTTTATCCTTACATACGATCCTTCAGAAATGGGAGCTATAGTAGCTATCCGTCTTTTCTATGATGAGTATCGTAGTGTAATGGCAGAACTTGCTTTTGCATATGGAAGTACTCATACTATCGAATGGACTGATATAGCTCAGAGAAGAGCATTCCAGATCGGTATCAATGGATATACTTTCATCTTTGATGAGAGAGATGTAGCTAAAGAAAAAACCTTCCAAGATTTTGTAAAAACAAAGGAGAACTAACAAAATGAAACTTCGTGATGTACTCAATGTTATTAGTGGTGGCACTAATATCAGAATCTCTGTCAACTGCAATACTATCTTTTCTGGTCGAATGGCCGATGTAAAGGTAACTGATTGGACCAATACTGTCGGTCCTTATCTGGATAATGAAGTCTACAGACTCAATACTTTCAATGGTTACATAACTATCGCTTGCTAAAAATCACACAAGCAAAGGAGAATTAAACAAAATGCTTGAATCTAAAACTATCATCGAAACTGAAAATGGCAATCGTCTTGAGTTTACGAATTTCACTCCTGACCAAATTAAATCCTATGGTAAGATCTGGAGGGAATATGATACCAATGGTAATCTTATTCATGAAAGATTTTCTACTGGAGTTATGAAAAACTATCTTTATGATGAGGATAATAAACTCATCGAAGAATATGATCCTATGGTAAAAGGAGCCATCAATGAAATTCGCATTTTCTATGACGAAGGTCATAAAATCAAGGCAGAACTTACTTTTGCCTTTGGTGGTACTACAATCATCGATTGGACTGATGTAACTCAAAGAGGACTCTATGAAATTGGTATCAACGCATATACTTTTATCTTTGATGAAAGAGATGCCGTTAGAGAAAGATTTTTCCAAGATTTTATAGTAACAAAGGAGACAAAATAAAATGTCATCTACTAATGCAGAATTCGAAATTGGAGAATTTGTAATAACAACAGAAAAAATCCAAAATCACCATGGTTCTCTTGAAAAAGACATGGTTGTAGAAATAGTCGGTATAAACAAATCAAATCATACATACGATGTCTGTTTTGATAGTGACGCTGGAAAGATTCTTGGAGTTCTTCGTGAAGTTAGTCATACAAGTCTCAAGAGATCTCCTATTCTTAACAGTTCTTATAGATTCACAGAATGTACTAGAACTGCAGTAGAAAAAATAGAGCAAGCTATTTCCGTTATTTACGATCAAGATGCAAATGAAGAATGTATTAATGATCTTAAAAATGTCATTGAACTTCTTTTTAAGGCTAGACACAATGTTCGTTTTACATTAACACCTGAGATGATCAAGAAATATGAAACACTCAACAAAGGAGAAATAACAAAATGAAAATCAAAACAACAAATATCAATCAAGACAGCAATAAAATTGAAATCGATAACAACACCCAAAAATACATGGGTCATATCACATCTGCTATTGACAAGGCAGAACAAGCTCTTTCGAGTATAACTTATACAAGTCATTCAGATGTAAACGAAGAGCCTATCAAGCTTATCAATAAAGCCATCGAACTTCTTGAAAAAGCTCAGGATAGTACCATCTACAAACCTGTATAAAGGAGATACCACAACATATGGAAACTTTTATAATTTGCTTTAAACTTGACAATGCTTATAGGATTTTAGATCAAGTTGCCATTGTCTATGCAAGAAATCAAGACCATGCAATAAGCCTTCTTAATGCAATGTATGAGAAGTGTCAGTATGAATCAATAAAGTCCATTTACAGTGTTAGCAAATTAAGTGAAGATGGTAATCCTACTATTTTCACATATACCCCAGCTTTATATTAAGGAGAACGACTATGGTTACAAAATACAATGTCATTAATTTCTTTGAAAAAAGAAAAGGTGACCCAACTGTTCCTCATACAATAGATGAGAAACATGAAAACATCATCTACAAAGATACAGGTAAAGTCCTTGCTACAATCGATGAGTACATGGCTGCTATGAAAAAAGTACTTCATTGTGACTTTGAACTCATCTATGATGAACATCCTTCCTGTTTCTCAGTCATCCGTTGTAAGGAATGTGGAACTGTAATCTTTGAACGTTATGATGAAGATTATGATCCAAATCTTTGCTGTCCTACTTGTGGGGGCTATAAAACTTACTTTGATTTCTGGACGAAGGAAGAAATTGATAGTGATGAGGAAAAACAAAAAGCTATCAAAAACTACGAAGAAATGCAACGTGAGTTGGATGAGTCCTATGCAAGACGACAGAAAAGAGGAGGTCTTTATGATTGGGAGATTTGGAAAAAGAGAATTGAGTTCAAGAAAACCCTTTGGAATATCTCTCTTGAATGTGATAATCTTTTCTATAGCAAACCAAAACTTAAAGGTCTAAAACTCATTATCAAAATGAGTAAAAGAGATCCTGAATATGACGACATGTTTGTCTGGAAGAAGTCTACAAGAATTCCTCTATCTTGGTATGCTTTCTACATACATTGTATTCTCCCATACTCTAAAACATGTCCAGAAGAATTACGCAAGTACCATTTCTGGCAGAAGAAACCTAAAGATCAGGAGGAAGGATAATTTATGCACAACATCACTACAAGATACAAAGAGATTAAAGTTTGGTCTGCAAGTAAATTTAATCTCATCATCGCTATCGTTTTCATCGTTCTTACTGTACTGCTTGAAGCAGGAATTTTACACTGTATATTTACAGATAAAATTGGAAGTGCTGTTTTATTACAGTTTATGGTATCACCAATAACAATTGTAGTTGCATCATGTGGAATTGGTACTTATAAACGAAGAAAAGAATTTACATTATACTTCAGCCAAATTGATGACGTTATTGATATCTCAAGACTTAAATCTGAATATCATCTTTGCATGATTGATGGGTATGGTGTATTATTTATCAAAAACGATGATATACCTTCATATTCTGATTGGACTACTTTTGGTAGCTATAATTCTACTTATAGAATTGAAGAAAAGTTTTTTAAAAATAGCACAATTTCTTTCATTACTAAAAAGGAGGACTAGAATAATGAAAACCTATAGTGTAAGTATACTTCATAAAACTGGTAGGGTTGTAAGACCTTATATCTTCAACGTTGAAGCATCAAATGAAAAAGATGCAGAGAATGAAGTCATGAGTAAAGTTAAAGCTCTTAATCTTAAAGGATCTTTAAGCGTTGATTTCGTTGAAGAAATTTAACAAACAGAAAGGAAAATATCGCCATGATGACTAAAACCCAATTTGCAAAAAAGATCGTTGAAGGATTTTGCAAAGATGTTGACTACAGAACTATTACTGATTGGTCTCCTTATATCTGTATGAGTAGTAGACTCGCAGTTGCATTAGAATTCCTTGGATTGATTCCGAAGGATTCTTATACAGAATCTAGAGGAGGAATTGAAATGGTTTACTATGACAAGGAGAATAATGAGTCTGCAATTCTTTCAACCAGAGAACTTCTTTCGTTGCTTCCTGATGAATAATTAAAGTTCAAGAAAGTGTTAAGGGATCACTTTAAATATCCCTTCTCTAATTTATAAAACTAGAAAGGAAATATGTTAACCATGAAACGTGAATATATTGACAACGAAGAAATCATGAGTAACGATACTATTGAAATGGAGCATATCGTCACTGCAAAAAGGATTGAAAATAATATTGTGCTTTTTCAAAACGTAATTGCTAGTTTTTCAGGTGTAAAACTTACCGATGGTAAAGGCCCAAATGATCCAGATGAAGATGCATTTTGTGAGTTCAAATACAAAGATGATAAATTTTACTATAGAGATAGTCTCACAAAAGAGTTTGAAGAAGTTACATATGCTTTTTGGACGAATACTCTCTTATACTATGTTTCTGAAGGACATAGTATTCATTATTTCAATGAAGACTAATTCATCTACATACAGTGTTAAGGGATCACTATAAATGTCCCTTCTTTTTTTATAATTTTTTAAGATAAGCTGCTGATTATACAAAATTTTGTATGTTCCAGCAATTAAGGAAGTTTATCAAGGTGATCAATAATAAATTTCAACCACCATTAGAGTTTTTACTAATACGTTCAGATATATCAATTACATCTGTCGTACCATCTTTGTAACGAATTATTACTAACTCGTTCTTTGTATCTACCTTTTCTACTACACCATCTTGTTCTGCAATAGATACAAAGTCAGAGGATAAAGTATAAGGTAGAGTTCTTTCTATACCAGAGCCATATAAAGGTCTGGATTGTTTTTCAGTGGGAACTGAGTGTTTCGCTTGTTGCGTCTGCATTCCAATTCTCGGAGGATCCGCATGAAGTGAGGTATAGCAAGACAATAGTTCACCAGCTGTTAGCATATTAGTTGCTGCTAAGTCTTGAACGTTAGTATTTGTATCGATGAAACCAAAATTGTTAGTTACTTTAGGATTATAACTGAGCTGACGAGTTACGCCAACCTTATTACTATCAGGTGAACTTATTCCAAGTAGACCAACCATACTTTGGTCGTAAGATCTCATTTGAGGTGTAAAGGCATCATCTAAATTAGTACCTCCGATACCCTTATAAGTTGTTGATCCAAGTCTTTCAATTTCAAGCACAGGACTAAGTGTCGAATATGCTTCAACAATAGGACTTTCAACCAACTTCTTAATTACAGCATCAGGACTGTGTAATGAAATCTTTCTATCAGTATAACCTGACTTATAAGCATCTTTATATTCCCTAACAGCTTCAGATAACACATCATACAATGTTGCATTAACAGTTTCTATACTACGTAGACGATAGTTTTTCATATCATTTACAGGTACATAACTGTTATCAGACAATAAAGTATTACAATGTAACAAAACTCCTAAAAGGTCATTAGGAAGTTTCATGTAATCTAAAATTTCTTTAGTCTTAGGGTCTAAAAGGAAGTTCAAAGTATTTTGGAAACCTTTAGCTAAGTTTCTCTTACCATAACGTAAATCAAAATACTCGATGTAAATACCTTTTTCATTCATAGCTGCAAATTCAGTTTCCTTCAAGAAAGGAATGTCATTCAATCCATTCATGAGTAAACTGTTTCTTAATGGAGTAGACTTATAGTTCAGATAACCATCAGCAAATCTTATAGATGACCATAATGAAACATCGTCATCATCTAATTGCTTCTTTTTTTCTGAGAACTCGTATTCTATTCCATATCTAAGCATTACATTTTCTAAACCAAAATAGAAACCTGTAAGAATAATTAACGGAATCATAGTTCCAGTTACTTTAGTTCTTACATACATGAACTTAGAAGAAACTTTTTGATTTAGCAGCTTCTTATAAAGTTCTGTCTCTTCATGTTGTTTAAAAATACTTAGGACTAGATTGAAAATTGAAGTATAAGTTGTACTAGCTTGAAGTTTCAAAGCTTCATTCAAGTTAGAATTGTAGGAATGAATTAAACCATCTTCTACGTTGATAGTATAAATGATACCATTTACTTTGTTAACTCCTAGCAAGTACTCTCCTTCTGGAATTGAATCATCAATACTTCTATCTAAGAATTCTGAAATCTCAGCATTTACTTTATCTCGGTTAAAACATAACATAACGTTTCTGTTATAGTCAAACGAGAGCATATATCTAGAAACTTCGTCATACTCCATTAGAGTTGAATATTTAGAGTTAACTTGGACGCAATTTCCTAACTTTACAGAAATCTTTCCTTTATGACTAGGTGCATCTTTCAAAATAAAATTCTTCAATTTGTCAGAGTTAGATGAAAGTTTGGAATTAAATCTCCAGAAAAACATCTTACCCTTGTCAGTAGAAATTGAAACTTCGTTTGGCTTATTTTTAGTAATTGGTAGCTTCATTAACTGTTTACCAATACTAACTTTGTGATCATTAAGATACATGAACGAATTATCATAAATGATAGGCATCTCGATGTTAACGATATGTCTATTACCCCAACCATCTTCGTAATTGACCTTAATGAGTTCTTTCTTGTTAATTTCATCTGAGATATCTTCTCTTGAGAGGTCAGTTATATAAATAGGACATTCTGGATCATTATTAAACGCAGAAAGGACTTTAATCAAGTCTTTATCTTTTTGATTCTTAACGTAGTTTCTATCTAATTCTTTAAGAGTACAAGTTTTTACTTCCTCATTCAGTGTGTTAATGTTTATCGTTTCTGTATTAATAGAATGAACTTCATGGTCATGCAAAATGTTATCAATATTGAGTGGCTTGTTACTCACTTTAATATTGACATCAACTTTATTTTGCTTTTCCTTAAGTCGTTCTAACTTATTTTCAGGAACTGTAGTCTGATTATTTTTCAAATTGACGAGATAATTCAAAAATCTCTCATCATTATTAAGTTCATCTTCTAGTTCATCAACATTGTTAAAGGAAGTTGCTTTATTATCAATGGTTTTTTCAATTCTATCTAGAAGTTCTAAATCATCCGTGTTTAAAGCAATTTTGTCTGTCAGTTTTAGTCCTTTTACAATCTTATTTTTAATGGGTTTTGCTATATCAGCTTTAACCTGTTTTGATTGTAAATTCTTAATTTTTTCTGAAGATTGTTTATTTGTTACAGATAAAACTTTACTACTGGATTGAACTATTTGATTATCAGAATTCTGAATTTCTGCTTCTTCTTCCTTATCCAACTCTATTCCATTAGAAATTTTATACAAGATGTTTGAAAGTTTCTTGAATTTAGCTAATGAAAATTTTGGATCAGAAAAGTCTACTAAAAACATTCTCGTATTGTTTTTATCAGAAAATACGAACTTGTATTTTTTAAAGAACTCGTAATCAAAAGTTCCCTGTTTAAGCATGAAATACAAGATATTTTCAAAACTAAATATACGTCCAGTAGTAATTAGCTCTTTAGGAATTACTTGAATGAAAACTTCAGAATAACTATTAGTTTTACCTAAAATTTCTTTTAAAAATGGTATGAATGGTTTTAATTTACTTTCAAAACTTTTATAAGATTTATACGTCTCTTCAAATACTTTATAATATCCATAGGTATCAAAATAAGTATTGTATCCTCCATATAAATCTAATTTGATTCGCTTAAAAGTAATATTTGGACTTTTAACATCCATTTCTTTGTACTTTACATCTTGTAAAGTATCTACTTTTCTACCCCTACAAGAAGCTAATTTTTCTGTTTTATAAGGATAGAAGTAACCTTTTACAAATTGTTTGATAAACAGATTGGAGTTAATGATGTCATAAACATCTGATGAAGATGTATTCAACGAAAATATTAATCGACCTTTTTGTTTATTAGTATTTTCATCATTACTTAGATAGAGGTTATAATTTTTATAAAGATACAAATTTTTATCTAAATCGTAGTAATTAACCCTCATATAAGCTTTTCTCCTCCTTTCACTTTTTAGTTAGTATTTTGTTTGTATAACATAATCTATATCAGATCATATAATTATTTGGTAGTAATTTTTATTTTTTATAAATTTTTAATTCTATTAGATTTTTAAAAATCTAATAGAATTTTTTATTTAATTTATATTAAAAATTTTATAATTTATAAAAACCCCCTCTAAATCTCCCCCATAAGGAAAAATTAGGAAATTTTGTAGCTGTAATTTTATGTTACGATGAACTAGATTTTTAAATTTTTAAAAATACGAGTAATAATTCATTACTAAAACTAGGTATATACTAAATTAGGAAAAACAACATTTTATCGTTTAAAATTTAATCCAATTTTTAAGTATATATTTTTGTTTTAGAAATAGTATTATGTGAGGTATGAAATAGTATCTTCTTCCTATTTCTTATTTTCTCATAGTATTATTTTGTACAAAATAATACTCAAAAAAAATTATTAAAAGGAGGACTAACAAACATGGCAGTTGTTAGCAAGAAAAAGCCCGTTGCGTCAAACACACCCGCAACTACTAAGACCACCAATACTGTAGAAAAGAAGGCAGTAGCACCCGTTAAGAAGACTGAAACTAAGCAGGCTCCTGTTAAGAAGGCAGAGACCAATAAGAAACTAACTCTTAAGGGTGAACCCAAGGCTCCTAAGTCCTTTGAGATTAGAGAAGGCAGCCAGGCTACTCAGGACGCTTTTATTGACCGCTTCTATAAGAAGTTCCTTGATCTTGGTTATGATGTAACTAAGGAACAGGTTAAGGCTGTTAAGAAGGCATATAGTGAAACCCTTAGAGAAGTAACTGACATTGCTTCCTATCAGGATGTTGATGCTGGTATTTACTATGCTCGTCGCTATATCAAGGCACGTGTAACTGCACCCCCTAAGGCTGGTAATGGTCTTAAGACCCTTATGAATGGTCACTATGAACTCAAGGTACGTAAGCTCCTTGGTAATGAAGAAGAATTTAAGTTCTTTGGTGATGTAAATGAAGATGGCACTATCTTCATTACTGAAGATGGAACTGAAATTCCTCTTACTGAAGAAGAAGTTGAAGTAAAGCCTGCAACTAAGAAGACCGTTACTAAGAAGGCTCCTGTTGTTGTAGAAGAGGAAGAAGAATTTGAAGAAGAGGAAATCGAAGAGGATGAAGAATACGATGATTTCCTTGATGACGAGGATGAAGAGTAATTCTTTCATCGTTTAAAAATAACATAGAGAACTAATTAAATAAAATTGGTGAGAGTAGATAGAAATATTTACTCTCACCTTTTTACTAATTTTTTTGATGGAAAGGAGAAATTTAAGTTATGTATAACCCTGCTACTGATAGTAATCCTTTATTTCAAGTAGACTTTGATTGGAATAAGAAACCAATTATTTGCATTAACATATCTGAGATGGTAAAACAAAAGTATAAGATACCAATGCAATATGAAACTATTAATATTGGCGGCAACTCAGACGACATGCATTTTCTATGTCGAAAAATTGACAGATACTTACTTCATATAGTTGAAGAAATTGCTGAATTTTTGAAAGAATTTAATGATATAAATACAAAATTTCCTGATTTAAAAAATTACACAGAACATAAAGAATGTCTTATGGAGCTTATTGATGTAACAGCTTATATTACAAGTCTCCTAAGTCTATTCTATATAGATCTCAATGGTTTAGAAAATACGAAAAACTTAGAAAATAGTTTTGAAAGAATTTTTAATGACGAAATTAGCAGTCTTAAAAATGAAGATGTGAAAAATGTAGTAAATGAAAAGTTACTTAACATAGAAAGCATACTAATAAATGGAATTAGAAGAAATTTTCCAGAAAGAAAATGGCATAAAGATACTGATAGAATTCTTTCAGTAAAAGAACTTTATGATCTTTATAAGAGTTGTATTCGTGAATGTACAAAAGCTCTTTATGTTGCAGTATTATTGTTTTTATACTTGACTGATATGAATGTTGACCTTTTTACACAGATGTTTCTTGACAAAAATGAAGAAGTATATTCTTTAAAAAAATAAAAAAGAGAACAACTATATTATACGATTGAAAAATTTAATAACTCAATCGTGTAGTATAGTTCGTTCAGTTTTTACAAATTATTTTTATTGGGGTGTAGCCAAGTGGCCTAAGGCACGAGACTTTGACTCTCGCATTCGAATGTTCAAATCATTCCACCCCAGCCAACGGTATATTTGTTAGAAGCATCGACAAGGATATGAGTTGTTGGAGTACTATGAAGAGTAAATGCGAGATTATCGCAGTTAGCCACCTAAGCAATGCGTGCATGTAATGGATATTAGTTTCAAATATTGAGTTCTCCGCCAATTCCAGAGTATGACTGACCTTCAACAGAAAACTGTAAAACAAAGAGGGAAATAAGACATATGAAAGAGGTTTATGAAAATGAGCAAATCAATGCTATTTAATTGGGCATTCAAGCGAATTTTAGGGTTAAGAGATGTTGGTGTATTCTTTAAGGTAATGAAGGAGCGCAAAGAAATTAAAACACAAGTTAATCTTAAAGGAGCCATAAGTTCTCCTAATCATCTTAGCGAAATCATTGTTGGTCATGATGAACAGATTGATAAATGGATTGAGCCTATGGCTGCTGGAACTGAAAGTTGCCCTTATTGGGATTGTACAAGACTGTTCTACGGCAAGGAGGCTAACTTTGACTGGGGCGAAAAGAATATGGAATATTGGCTTGGTATGAGACAAACAGTTCTAGCTCCTATCATCCCTATTCCGATTTGTGCTTATGAGGAAGTCTATATTCTTGGTGAATCGGATAAGGCTTTTAGAGATTGCATGAAGAAGTATGGTAAAGCTCGTGCTTTCCATGATCACGCTGAAGAGTTTGGTGCAAAGAAGATAATTGATAAAACAAATGTCTACTTTATGCAATGTGACATTTCTTATATGAAAGACCCTGTGTGGTCTACTTGTGAGTGATGTAGTCGCTATACAAATGACTATCTTTTTGTGAAATTATATTTCACACAAGTGAGCCTCTGTTGTGAACAGACTCCAAGGCTACGGCGATTGGCCTCTCGAAAGAGTTAAAAATCGCCATTTATTTCAAATAATTGGAGAGATACCCAAGAGGTCGAAGGGGGCGGTCTACTAAACCGCTAGGGCATGTAAATGTTGCAAGAGTTCAAATCTCTTTCTCTCCGCCAAATATTTATTAAAGTTCTCAGTAGTTTTAACCTGTTGGGAACTTTATCTATGCTGGTGTGGCTCAATGGCAGAGCAGCTGATTTGTAATCAGCAGGTTGATGGTTCGAATCCGTTCACCAGCTCCATTTCGGGATGTAGCGTATTGGTTACGCACTAGTTTTGGGAACTAGATCAAGTAGGTTCGATTCCTATCATTCCGACCAGAAATATTGATTAAAGTCTTGATATTTTAAATTACTAGACTTTAAATTTTTAAAAATCTGAGTAATAAATAATTATTCAGATTTTTATTCCTCCTTAGCTCAGTCGGCAGAGCACCTGACTGTTAATCAGGGTGTCGCTGGTTCAAGCCCAGCAGGGGGAGCCATATTAAAGTCTTGATAAATTAAATCATCAAGACTTTACATTTGCAGTAGTAACTCAATTGGTAGAGTGCTAGCCTTCCAAGCTGGATGTCGCGAGTTCGAGCCTCGTCTACTGCTCCAACAAAAAATTTAAATCAAGTTTTAAATACATATTTTAAACTTGAAAAAAAAGGAAACGTATTAAAGTAAATTTTAAATACATATTCTTATTCTGTAAAAAGAAAATGAATTACATGACAAATGTTAACACTTTCCTTTACATATGGGGGTATGGCGGAACAGGTAGACGCAAGGGACTTAAAATCCCTCGGTAGAGATACTGTGAGGATTCGAATTCCTCTACCCCCACCACTCGTTTAGGTAATTCTATCCTATAATAGAATTACCTAAACATTTTTATTTATGGGACATTAGCTCAGTTGGTCAGAGCATTCGGCTCATAACCGAACGGTCCAAGGTTCGAGACCTTGATGTCCCACCATATATGATCCATTAGCTCAGATGGCAGAGCACATGACTTTTAATCATGGTGTCCGGAGTTCGACTCTCCGATGGATCACCAAAGGCAATTGTAACTATTTCTATAGCTTCAATTGTTTTCAATTTTTTACAACCCTATAAGTAGCATTCAAAGTTACTTATAGGGTGAAAATTTTATTTTTTTTTTTGCATTCTATACAATCTTTCCTATTTTTATCATTTTAGTAGTTTAACCTTCTTAGAACAAAGTATTAATACAACTCTTGTATTGACAAACAATAAAAATTTCTTACAAAAACATCAGAAAATATATTACATGAAAGGAGGGAAATTTGTAAAAATGCCTAAAAATTTTGGTAAAAATTTAGCTAAATCTTTTAAGTATGGTGTTGTAGATACATTTTTAGAAAAGACTGCCCCAGATATAGCAGAACAATTAAAATCTGGTAAAGAAGATATTAAGTCTGCTTTAGAGAAAGCTAGTGCTTCTAACAATGGTAATATTAAGAAAAATCAATCATCCAGTACTAAAAATGGTTTAGGTGATATGCGTAAAAACATACTAGCTGATATTAAATCTGGTAACTGGTTTGGTAATAAAGACCGAGCTGCACAGTCTATGATGAGTAGTATGGGCTTAGATGAAATGCTTGGTGATGATGATTTTTTAGATGGTTTAGACTTTAAAGAAGGTACTACAACTATTACTAAAGATCAAAAGACTGGAGATATTGATTTTTCATTTGAAACTACAAATGAAACTCATGTTACCGATAATCGTACTAACGTTCGTAATATCACTCAAATCCAAAATAATAAAGTAGATGGCAAATTATTGGCTACTGTAACTTCACAGATGGTCGGTAATATGTCCACTATTTCTACACAAATTAAACAAATTTCTCAATTTCATCTAGATGAAACTAGACGTTACTATAGTGATAGCTTGCGTCTGTTGACAGATATAAATGAAACTTTAAAGAAGTCTTATACCTTACAGACTCCTAAAGGTCAAACTAGTGTGTTGAATGAGGTATTCAATGGTGGTAGTTTAAGTTTAGAAGCTTATGGAAAAGCTTTAACTAAGGGTATGATGGGTGGTATGCTGGATAAAGATACCATGGAAATGGGTAAAATGATGGTATCCAACCTGTTTGCTGACCCTATGAAAACTGCTATTGGTTTGGCTATGGATGCTGCTATACCTAAAGCTGTTAAGAAGGGTATGGGAGATTTAAATGAAAACTTCACTAAAACTATGAAGACATTGGTTTTACAGTTAAGTGAAGGTAAAAAAGGTAAAGGTAGTCCTTTACAAAAATTTTTAGGTAGTATTCTAGGTTTAGATTTAGGAACTGCTAAAGTTAAATTTGAAAACAAAGTTGTACCATTTGATAGTGAAACTAAACGTAGTATAGTTAATACTATCCCTGAATTATTACTTAAAATCCATGGTGCTATTACTAAGCTAGGCGGAACTGGAAATGGTACTGGTAGTGTAAAAGAACTTAAAATTGATCCTGAAACAGGTCTACCAACTTATAAAGAAATAAAAAAAGAAAGAAAAGCAGATAGACAATTTGCTAGTAAATTAGTTGGTGATAAGTACGATTATAGTAGTGCTGGGTTATCTGAAGAAGGAATAAAAGCACAACAGACTATAGACAGACTAGAAAAGAAAATTAAAGAACTGCAAGATAAAAAGCTAGGTGTTCTTGATACAAGTCAAGATGGTAATATTTCTACTGCTAGAAAATTACTTCACAGACAGCAAATGTCTTTGTCTAGTGCTGATAGGGAAAAAATTAAAAAAGCTCAACTTTCTCGTGATGAAAATTTTGAGGAGTATTCTGAATTACTTTACAAACTTTATAGTACTTCAGATCGTGGACTAAATAGTTCTGTTTTAAAAACAATTCAAGCTAAAGAATTTGATAGACGAGCTAATGGCGGAACAGTATCAGATAAATCTTTCGATCAAATGATAAAAGAATTATCACCTGAACAGCAAAAAGTATTAGGTAAAATGATACGAGATATAGAAACTACACCAGGTAATAAAAAGTCTACTAAAAATACTAATAAAAAAGCTGGTGAAATTTGGTCAGAAGCTAAAGAAGGTAATAAAGGTTTTAAAGGCTTTTTTAGAACATTGGCTACTTTTACCAATGAATATTCCAAACAACTTTTTGACAATTTAAATAAAGGTCTGTCAAACATAATGTTTGGTAATGAAAAAGGTCTTAAACATAATTTATCTAAAAAAGTTGGTTCATGGGCAGATAAACATGCGGATGACAAAGGACCACTTGGTTGGGTTGCAAAAAGAACTAAAGGATTTTTGGATAAACGTAAACAAGAAGAAGAGTTACGTCAAAAACAAATGGCTGACGATCAAAATGCAACTCGTATTGCTGTTGAAACTTTATTACAAGAAGCACAAAGTGATAACTGTATTTCTGTCAAAGTTCAACGTATTGGTGATAAAGCTAAAGAAACTTTTGAAAACATTCAAAATAACGTAGCTGAAAAAATGGGTGTTGAAACTGATGGTAAAACTGGTAAAGAAATCAGAAAAGGCATCTTTGCATCTGCAAAACGCAAGTTTAAGAGTAATTTTATCACAGATAAAATGAAAGAAGCAGGAATGTCTGAAGATGATAAGCTAACCACACTTTTACATCATCGTATGAAAGAATTTATGGAACCAATCACTGCTACTTTTAAAGAACAGTTCTTTGGTGATGATGAAGATTCTGTAAAAAACCAAATCAGATTCTTCTTAACTGGTAAGAAGAAAAAAGGTGATGAAAAGACTGGTAAAAGTTTGTTAGATAGACTTTCTGGCGATTTTCTTAGCTATCTTAGAAATCCTGATGGAAAGAAAGAGATAAATAATCCAAATAGTTTCTTAAATCAATGGAAAGAAATCGGTTTAACATTCTTTGAAGAGTTTAAGTATCTTACCAAGAATTTTATTAAGATGGCATTTAATGGTCTTAAGAGATACTATAAGTTTTTACTTGTTGATATTCCTAAGAAAGTTTTAGGTATGTTTGGTAGAACTAAAACTGGTGAAAAATTTAAATCTTTCGGACGTGAAATGGGCGAAAGAGTTATGGGTGTTACTAATGTTTTTAGAAGAATGTCAACTTCTTTACAAGAAGATCAAATCTCTAGAATAAACAAAAACTTTTTATCAGATGAAACAGAAGAATACGATCTCAATAATGGTAAAAAAGGCAAACGTAGAAAGTTAAATGTTGATGCCATTAGCAGTGCATCTAACGAGGAAAAGGCACAACTTCTTAAGAACAAAGGTTTGATGGCCAGACTTAAAAAAGAAAATCCTGACTTAATTAAAGACCTTAAGATGTCTGTCGGCGAACGAACTATTGCAGACAAAATTAGTTCTTTACAGTCTGCTTTAGTAGATGGTCCAAAGAGAATGGCAGCTCAATTTGTTGAAGGTCTTAGAGACTTTGAACGTTCTAAAGGTAAACATAGAGAAGAGATTAAAACCTATGAACACGAAGCTAAAAAAGAAGCTAAAAGTCGTGGTTTAAAAGGTAAGTCTAAAAAATCATTCATTCAAGATTATTCTAAGACTAAATTTGACTTAGCACATGAAAGTGAATTTGGTGCTACTAAATATACTAAAGCAGCTGCAACCGATAAAGACGGTGTATTTGCTGCAGCTAAAGGTTCTTTTGATGCAGATGTTGCTAAGAAAGCTGAAGAAGAAAAAGCTAAACAAACTGCCGACCAACAAACTGCCGAAGCAACTAGTAAATTAGTTGAACAGAATGAAGAAGGTAAAGTAGAACGTAGTTCAAGATTTAAGAAAATCATAAGCTATGTGACTATGGGATTCTTACTCATGAAGGGTGGAACTAAAACTATTTCTACTGCTATCAAAGGTGTTGTTGGTGCTGTTAAAGTAGTAGCTAAGGTTATCAAAGGTGTAATTAAAATTTTAGCCGTTCCGCTTAAAATATTGAACGGTTTAACTAAGGGTGCTGCTGGTAAGTTAATAAGCAGTGGTCTATTAGTTACCATGCTTTATACGTATCTAGCTTCAAAAGTAATAACAGCTGGTAAGAAAGCTATAGAAGTTTTTAAAACTACTGGCAGAGGTATTGGAAAAGCAGCTAAATTTGTTGGTGGTGTTGGTAAAGGTATTGGTGGTGGTGTTTCTGGCTTTAGAAAATCTGAATCCAAAGGCTTTATGGGAAAAATGAGTGACGGACTCAAAGGATTTAAATCTGGTTCTGGATTATTTAAGAACAAAGCAAATGTATCAGCTAATTCAGCATTAAACATCGATCAAGAAAAGATGCAAAATGATCCAGTATATCAAGCTAAAGTCTATGAAGCAGAAAAAATAAGAGATGCTGCTGATATAAGATATCAGGCTACAATAGACCAAATTCAAGGTACTAATGAAACTGAAAAACTTATAGCAGAACAAAAGCTGAAAAATAATGCAGCTAATTTAGCTGAAGAACAAAAAGGCTTTAAGGGTTTCTTGGCAAAAATGTTTGCTAAAAGAACTGCTAATGAAGCAACCATAGAAGGTATGAAAACAGCAGCCGCTACAACTATTACAACATCTGAAATAACTGGAGAATCCACGAGTTTAATGCAACGACTGAAAATGAAGCTTACGGGTGCTCAAACAGATGTTGCTATAAAATCTACTGCTGCTACTGGTACAGCTGTAACTGATAGTGTTTCAAGTCCTCTTTCTTCTGCTGTTGAAGCACTTGCCAATGTAGCAAGTGGTATACCAGTAATAGGTCCTGCTGTAAGTGCTGCAATTGCTGCTTTTGGTGGACCTATTGTTAGTGCGTTACCACTCTTAGCCCCTGCAATACTTATTCCTATTATTGGGAGTATAGCTGCTAGTGGTAAAGTCAAAGATATAGGTAAAACTATTGGAAGTAAAATTGGTGGTCTTGCTAAGAAGTTTAATATTAAATCTATCTTCAAAAAAGCTATGGCTGGTTCTAAGATGAAAAAGGCAAAAAATGCGTCCAAAAGAGAGAAAGAAAAAGAACGTCTTAAAGCAATTATGTCTAGTAAACTCTTTAAATTTGCTCCACTTCCAGTAAAACTCCCAATTTTTGCAAGAGCAAAAATGCTTGGTATAACAAAAGAAGAAATGGATGAATATAAAGAGCAGAAAAAAGAAGATAAACGTAACAAGATGAAAGAAAGAATTAAGGCTGTCATAACTAGTGAAGAGTTTACTAAGATGAGTAAGCCTAAACAAATTTTCTGGAAATTCTTAGCTAAAAAGTATGGTGTATCTACAAATGCAAGTCAAACTAATGCTACAGCTTCAGCTATAGGTAGCTTAAATGACCTGAATAAGAATGCATCTCCTTCTGTTCTTGCTTCTGCTATGACACCAGTTGTTGGTCAAGAACAAGATGGAATGATCTGGACTGGCGGTAAGTGGGAAAGTAAGGCTAACTTAAAAGTTGGTCGTTCCATTGGTAATTCAGTCTGGGATGGTGAAAAGTTAGTAGCTAAATCCAAAGACGAAGAAAATAAGAATGAAAAGGCTTTCAATGAAAAAGTCTTATCAACTGGTTTATTAGGTGAAACAATGGATAGCAAGACTACTAGTTCAAGTTCACTAGGTAGCAAGTTGAAAAAACTTGTTGGTAACTCTTTAGCATCTATTAAAGATGGTATATCTAATATCCTTGGACTTAACAAAGATACAAATAGTTCTTCTTCAACTAGTTCTATTGGTAGTTCATCTTATGCTCCATCATCTGGTTTAGCTGGTAAAGCATCTAATTCTCCCACTGTAATGCAAGGTGCATCTTCTTCAATGAAAGCTTCTACAGAAGCAGAAGGAGCTGCTAAAGTAAATACAAGTTACGCTTCTGGTTCTGAGTTAGTAAATGGTTTCCCATATTTTAGACAAGGTGATGACCGTTGGGGTAATGTTATGTACTCTGCTACTGGTGATTCAAGTCAGACTATTCGTTCTTCTGCTTGTGGACCTACTAGTGCTGCAATGGTACTACGTTCATTCGGTGTAAATGTTACTCCTGTAGAAACTTCTGCTTGGAGTGTAGCTAATGGATACCGAACTGCAAATAATGGTACGTCTCATGCATTTATGACTGCTATTGGTAAGAAATATGGATTAACTGTAGACTCTATTGGTAATAATATTGAAGCTGCTGAAAGTTATTTAGCTAAAGGTCTTCCTATTATTTCTACTGGTAAGGGTTCTGCTCCATTTACTACTGGAGGACACTTTATTGTACTTAGCGGTACTGACGGTAAGGGTAACTTCTTTGTTAACGACCCAGTTAGTAAAGAACGTTCTAAAAAGTACTCTAAAGCTGATCTCAAGTCTAAAATCCGTGGTATGTGGGTATTCTCTAAGAATGGTAAGGGTTCTATTGGTAATATTCCAACTACAGTTGAATCCTCTAGTACTAGTACATTACCTTCTGTAGTACCTAGTATACCTGCAAGTACAGCTATCAGTAATGTAGATACAACAACTGCTATACCTACTAGTTATGATACGACTTCAAGTAATGTAGCTGCTGCTGTTACAAATAACGCAGTCACGAAGGCAACTTCTACAGGTTCTTCTGGTTACACAGAAGTATTGACAAAACTAACCACTATTAGTACCATTTTGGCTAATATTGCTTCTTATGATCAGACTACTGCTGAAAGTATTAAGAAGTTTTTAGAGGAATCTTCTAATGAAAATGGAACTAATAATGAAACAGTTACAAACAATGATACAAAAACAGTAATTTCTAATGGAGGAAATAATAACTTCTTCACATCTTCAAATTCAAGCTATATCAATTCTAGATTTGGACAAAATCCCAATTCGATTTATGCTAGGTTCTTAAGACCATCTACAATAGAAATAGCAAAAGGTAATTAAGAAATTACAGTTTTCTGACAAAATAAAAAAGTTACTCTAATGACATCATGAAGAAATTTTATTTCATAAAGTTGTCATTAGAGTAACTAAAAATTATAAAAGAAAGTTGAGGTGAAGAATTAAAAATGGCATATAATATTCCAAACAGTATTGAGTATATAACATACGAAGTACAAGACGGTGATACTTATGAATCTATTGCAAAGAAATTTAATATAACTATGGCTGAAATTGTCACCTTGAATAATCTTGATGCTACTGATTTTGATACACTTTACATTGGTTCAACTTTAAAAGTAGGTCTGCGAGATAAAACTACTGGAAATTTAGTTTCTACTGGTATTACTACTGATGACAACATAGAAAAGACTCTTAGAGAAGCCTCCTTACAAACTATAAGTGTTGATAGCGTAACACAAGAAACATTAAACAGAATAAAGGAAGAGTATAATAAAGGTGGATTACCATCAATAGTAAATGAGTTAGTTTATTTAGGTGAACTCGGTTATACTAAAGATGAAGTACTTTTATTGCTAAACGATTATTCCGTAAATCTTGATTTATCGAATGTTAATATATTTGAACTATCAAATGCTGTAATTAATGCACTTAAAGAATCAGAAAAAAGAAATTCTACTTATGATGACTCAGATTTAAGTAAAGATACTATACTTGGATTACCATTTAGATATAATACTTACACTGATCCTAGACGTAGAGTTTATAATAGTACATTTATGGCTGATGCAAGTATTGTTTCTATAATTCCTGGCAGACCTCTATTTAGAGGATCAGACGATGATGATAGTGTAGAACCTATAAAAACTATAAGAGAACTTTTTGAATACAGTGATGATGAAGATGATATTTTAAGTACGACTCAGGAAGCACTGTTAAATACTGATGAGGCTATTTTAAGTTTCCTTCAAAGAAGTCAGAAAAATAATATAGAAAATGGTGACTTGCGATATTACAGATTTAAGGATGACTACATGGAATTTTTGAAATACTTAGATCTAAACATTTCAACATTAGCTGTTAAAATGGGTGTAGGTGATTTAATAACAGCCAGTTACACTGACTTTATGAAAAATATAGAAAGTGACTCTATATTTAACATTAGCCATGCCTTTAAATTTTTCTGTACTAAGAGTGGCTCTAGTACCAATGAGTCAATTAGTAATGAGTTTGGTGACTCGCAACTTGCAGGCACAATGAATGGCGTTTCGGATACAGCAAATGAATTAATGTATCTTTTAGGAGAAGCTGGTACAGGAGTAAGTAAATACGCATCAGATCTAGCTAGTACTTTAACTGAAACTATGGATAGTTTAATTAGTGGTATTTTTGATAAAGCATCTGGTTCTGTAAAACAATTAGGTGGTTCTATTGGAGCTGCTGTAAGCGGAAATAAGGTTATCTGGCCACAAATATGGAAAAACTCCTCTTTCCAAAGATCGTATAATTTTTCTTTTGAGTTTGTTTCTCCATATGGTTCTCCTGAAGCTATTTTCCGTTATGTATATTTACCTTTCTTGACATTATTAACATTAGCTTCTCCAAAGCAATATGGTACTAATGGCTATGGTAGTCCTTTTTTAATTAGAATAGATATGCCTGGTTTCTGTACAAGTGATTTATCTGTCATTCAGAATATGTCATGGAAAAAAGGTGGTAATGATGGTTTATTTACTAACGATGGACTTCCTTTAGCTATGACTGTCGATATTACCGTTCAAGATCTTTATCCAAACATGGCTATGTCAAGAACATATGCACATTTACGACATAATACTGGAATGCATGGATTCCTTGACAATCTTGCAGGTTTAACTGTACAGAGATTTTCTCCATTTGAGAATATAAAGAACAGCTTAGTTACTAGAGCAGCTAATATCCTTGGTGGTGTTGACCGTTCTCTTGGTGAAGGTTTAAAATCTAAAGTTTATTCTATTTCTGCTAATAGTATCTTTGGTTCCATTTATAACGATTAACAATTTTGTATTTTTTATAAAAAATTTGAAACTATCAATTCATTAATAAGATTTGCGAAAGAATTGAGGTGAATTATAGTTTGGGTGATTTATCTGAAAAGGAAATACAAAAATATGAAAAGCTAAAAGCTAAGATAGAACTTAACAATCCTTGGCATAGTATTGAATTTTTTTTAAACATAGAGCCAGAGCCTTATGCTCGACCTAGAAAATCTAGAAAGTTGGAACAACTAGGAAAAAATAATGTTTTCTACAATCCTAGATCTAGTTATCATAAGAAACTGAGAAAAGAAATAGAGCGTCAGATAACTGAGCGGATTAGAGGTTTTCAGCTTGTAGATGGAGAAGTTCATTTATATGCTGAATTTGGTCTTGTACCACCTAAAGCATATACTAAAAGCAAAAATAAGTGGCAATTACTTACAGACAGGATTATAACACCTACAGTTAGACCTGATATAGATAACTGGATTAAACCAATTATGGACGTTTTAAACAAATTAGTTTATACTGATGACGGACAAATTACCAGACTATGTGTTGATAAAGTTTATTCAGTTCTAGAACATCCATATGTAAAAATACGCATAAATTATAGACAAGATCCTATAAAATTAAGGTGAAAAGGAGGAAACAAAGACAAATTATGCACACTAATACTGATTTTTTAGACAGTTCTGAGATTTTAACAGAGCAAGATTACTCTGATTTAAGAGACATACAAGACATTAAGAAACAAGTACTTTCTTACATTGACATGTCAATTTTAGTTAATTACATTTCTAAACTTATAGATGACTCTCCTTTTCTTTCTTTTAAAAATGAGAGATCAAAGAAGTATATTGATAAGCGTAGACCAATTTTCTATATAAAGGTTGACAAAGAAAAGACTTTAGCTTCAAAAGTTTATAACGATAGAAACGTTAAGTTTAACAGTCAAGATGATGAAGTAAAATTTTTCTTTAACGTGGTTTACATGGAAGTAATATCCAATGTTACTAGCTACATTACTGCGTCTCTAAAACAAAATCCTGATTTAGAAAACTATATTGCTGAAAAAGACATTTTTAAAGATATCAAAAAAGAAAATCGTAAAACTATAGCAGACCAAACTGCAGTTTTATCTACTATGTTTGGTGTTCGCTTTTCTCAAGATGACTCTACTGTAATCACATTAGAGATGCTTCTATAAAAACTCCCCTTAAAGACTTTATGTCTTTAAGGGGAAAATTTTTATTTTTAGTCACGATTAAAATTAATGGTTTTTACCAAAGATTTTAATTGAGAAGGAGTAAGATTGAAAATCTTGCTTGTAAACATAGTTTCTAACAGAGTATACTCAGTGATACTTTCAGCTAGAACTAAGTCCATTTTAACACCATTTTCATCATTACTTTCAACTAGAATGCTTGATGCATAAGCAATGTTACCTTCAAGAAGGTTTCTAAAGAGAGATTTAGAATTGCGTTCTTGATAACGAGACTTACCAAAAATGTTTAGAAATTCAGTTGACTCAGACTGGTTTGCATTAACACTAACATTTTTACCGTCAGTCTTAATTGTAATCTGCATAGTGCTATCAGAAGTTTGTGTAGCATCAGCTTCTACTTCAGGTTCTTCACCTTCAACAGGAGGGACACTGTCAGCAGTAGCATCAGCTTCTACTTCTTCATCAGATGTTTCAAGTTCATCAAGTTCGTCATCACCTAAATCATCTTCGTCTAAATCCTCATCGTCAACTTCTAATTCTTCACCTTCGGTTTCCTTTTCCATAGCTTCTAATTCTTCATCAGAAAGATCGTCTTCATCTTCGATATCTTCATCAACATCTTCATCTTCGATATCTTCATCTAAAGAATCTGCAGCATCAGCCATTTCTTTTTCGTCTTCTTTTTCTTCTTCTTTCTGCTTAGAAATCTTCTTCTCTTCTTTAATTGTATCGGTTACCTTCTTTTTAACCTCACCAGCAATTTCATCAGAAAGATCTTTAGATTTTCTAGCTTCAGAAAGAATACTATCAACAACAGACTCACTGAATACATCAACAGTATCTCTATTTCTAATCTTTTCTTTTACTAAGCCTACTAACTCATAGTAAGCGGATTCCATCATTAGGTTTCCATTATTAGTAAAGTTGGATTCAGAAATTACACCGTTTGCAAACATACCTTCAATATAGGTAGTAACCTTCTCTGATAAGCCTTTCTGCTTTTCAATGTAACTCTCATCAAATACTAAACCAGAGATAACCATCTCTGCTAAATATCTAGACAGAATTTTTGTTGTAAGTGTTTTCTCTAATCTAATGTCTTCTTGCAATCTTCTACGTCTATTGATCGTATTACTGTTGACAAGATTCTTAGCATTTTGTTCTTTTAAAAGCTCTGCTTGTGCTTGCTCTCTATAAGCTTCAATCTGCTTTTCATTTTTCATGGTTTCATTGAGATTTTTCAAATTTTCAGAAATTCTTGCATCTCTTTTAGCTGCATTAGTTTTGCTATATGGTAAAATCTCAGTTTGGTTGAAATCAAAAAAATTCATATTTTAATTTACCAATCCTTTCTTCATTATTTGTAAGTTATAACTATTCCAACTTGGAAGTTTTCAGAACCCTGAGTATATGCTTCCTTATATACATGGACATTAAGATATTCGGGTACATAATTAATAAGTTGTTTCTTAGACATATCTTTAACTGAAGGAAAGTCATGATAGATAATTTGGTTTCCATTAGATTTGATTAACTGACCGTTAAGTTCTTCAAACTCAATGTAGTTTATATCCTCAAAGTTCTTTTCTAATTCACGAATTAGGTTAGAAATTGCAAACGTATTAGAAGGTTTTTCATTGACTTTTTCTACAAAATCTAGTATAAAGTTTTTGATCTTAAAGTCTAAATCTTGAGTGTAACTATCAATCAGAGTAATAGACAGTTTCATAGTAATGTTAGTGTTAATATCTGCGCCATTCTTATTATGGAAATGCTTAGAAGGTCCATAAGTATTGTAGAACTTTAGATTGATGTTTGTATTATTTTCTAACTTGTTAAAGCTATCCTTTAAGATACTGTAGTAAACGTCAAATGTATTAAAGAAGTCTTTAAACACAGTATAGTTGTATAGATAATGCTTTCCTACAACTGGTAGATCTTTGATTATAATAGCACCGCTCTCAGATGTAATATCTAATGTAGGATTGATGATATCACTGGTTATCTTGAAGAAGTTAAATGGAGCATTAGATTCCATTTTAACAGCACAAGAATATTCTATTTCATTTCCATCTGAGTCTCTATCAATTATAAGATTTAGAGGTTCAGACATAGCTAACGAATTGGAATAATATAGGTTTCCATCTGGATCTCTAAGAGTCTTTACTAAGAAACAGAGTTCAATGATAACATCTTCAGGTATATACAAGCTTTCTAATACATCACCAATATCTCCATGGTCAGGATCAATATTCTTTACACAATTAACTAGGTTCAGTCTATTGTCATGTAGTTTGTTATCTGTAGTGAGTGTATATTTGAATTCCAAATTTGAAAAATTATCATTCTCAAAATCAAAGTAACCAAGATATCTTCCAGTTGTTGTTTTTAACAAACATCTAGCTACTAATATCTTTTCATCCTTACAGTATTTGTAATACTCATTATCATCATCAAAATGATAAACTCTAACTTTTTCTTCTTTAGCTTTAATGTCCTCTATCGTTGAACGAATATTTGCAAACAACGTAGTATTTAGGTTAAAGCTTAGGAAATATTTATTGATGTCATTTACAACTTTGTAAGAATACTTAGGAATAGCTTCAATTGCATTTCCATTTTCATCTTTTACCACATACTCGTCTAGTAATTCTTCTGTAGTAGTATCGTACTCCATCAATACACTAGTTTCGATGAATCCATTAGTCATAACAGTATTACGTTTAGTTATATTATTTTCATCATCAACATCTAACTCATCTGAAAGTAATCTATCATAAGTGATAGAACTACGTTTAACATTGACGTTGTTTAATACAAATTCAGATGAAATATTACCATTTATCTCACTGTAATTGAAATAGATATTTTTGTCCAATGTATTCGTTACAGTTAGTATATTGGGAAATACATTTCCATCACGTTCTACCAAAGTATAATGAATTGCAAAAGGAATACGATAGACTATATCATTTTCATTTACAGATTCATCTTTTAATTTGTAGTCAGATATTAGTAAGTATCCATCACCATTATAAAATCTGAAACCTTCATCAGAAAGTTCATCTTTATACTTACTGTAGTAGTGCTGGTAATCTTCCTTGTAAGGAATATATATTTTACCATCACTTAAAGTGTATATGTCAGTCTTCTCATCATATTTGATTTCACCTGCAAGTTTTAAATGTTCAACATCAGACGTAAGTTCAATGTATCTAGGGAACTCATTTGGAATGAAATTAGTAAGCTTTGATTCATCATCACCAACTACTACTCTCATTCTACTATCATTTTCATTGTAGACTGTATATTCTTCACCATTATAAGTATAGAAGACATACTCGTCTTCTTCATATGTGTAATTTAACAAGTCCTTCTTAATGAAAGTTAGATTTTTCATAGAAATGCAATTAGTAGTCTTATCTGTAAAGAGTACATCAGGTCTGTCTCTAAAATCGATTAGCTTATCGTTTGGTAGATACTGAATGATCTTCAAAACTTTCATGTCATTTTCATTGATACTATTCCAAGTATCAAAGTCTAAATTATTGTAACCACAAAGTTCATCCAAACCAAACTTATCAGACAGAGTATATAATGTATCATCTTGTTTGGTGATATAGTAGAATTCTCTATTGTCTTTTGCAAACAATACAGTTTTGTATTCTACAGGAATTACACATTCATTGTCATTATTCCAACACCAAAGGTCTTCAACAGTATCACTTACATTGTTAATGCAAGTCTTGATGAGTGTACTTACTGTTTGTAGCGAATAATCCTCTACATCTTCACTAGAATAAACGTGATCAAAATTGTTAATGAGAAGAATGTCTAAAACTGTAGTATTATGGCTTTCTGCAATTGTTTTTAAGGTATCATTTAATTGTACCTCATACTCATCATACTGTGTTTTAGAAATTTCTTTTTCAATTTTTGCAATCTTTACAATCTCATCAAATATAAAGTCTTTGTTGTCATCATAATCGTTAATCCGTCTTATTTCATCGACAGTCATATTGAACGCAGACGCAACAAACTCTATTTCAACAGTACCTTCAATCTCACAGTAGTTGTATCTAGTAACGGTTTCTACTGTTTTTTCTTTATTATTAGGAACTTTTATCGTATAGCTATTTGGAATCACAGTTTCTGTCGTATAGTCAAGAATAATTTCAAGACCTACTTCTAAGACTTGATCTATTGGAACTGTTTTAAGTGACTCATTATAGTTATAGATTTTCTCTGCTCTTTCAACAACATTTTCAGAAATAGAACCAATTGTATCATTTTCCTTAGTTGTATAAGTAACAGGAATTGTGTTTACAATTTCTTTTAGAAGTGGTTCATTTTCTACAGCATTTATATGACCAATTACAGATTCAATGTAAGCATTGTACTTTTCCTCAACATTTTCATTTCTTTCTGCTAAAGTATTGTAAACGTTTTTAAATTTAGACTGTTCTTCGCCACCAACAGTTAGAGTTTTACCTAACTTATAAAGATCTTCGAAAGTTAAATTATAGAAGTCTAAAATATCTTGAACAGAAGTAGTTTTAGGATCAAAGATGTCAGAAATTACAGCATTTCCATTAAAGCTAGTTGGATCCTTTACAATTAAAACCTTGTCAGTATCAAAGGAATGGTCGCTTATGTTATTTGTAGAAGTTAGATTTTCAAATGTTATGTTATACTGGTTGCAAATACTTGTAATAGTATCGGTTTCAGTAGTTAAATGATGCTGAATATTTTCAATAGTAGTACTACCAGTAGGTACATAATTCTCGTCATATTCTTCTCTATATCTTACAAAAATTCTAGGCGGTTCATAGTCATAGGAAATATAAAGTTCTTCTAAATCAGATTCACCAACTTTATAGCCTCCGATGCTATTAATCATATCCTTAAACTCAGAATCCTTCAACCAAATATAGAGTTTCTTATACATGTAAATTGCATCCAACTCTTGTTCGTACTCACTATAATATTTACCATGTACGGGAGATTCAGAAATGATGTAATTTCTAAGTTTTCCAGTAACGATATTCTTATTCGAGTCAAAGTTGTAAATTGGAATTTTCTCAAATGCATACGCATTTAAAAATGCTCTTAAACTGTCATTGTACTCCAATAAAAGATCTTCTGTTTCATAGTAATAGAAATTTAAGGATTTTTCATTTGAAATAAATCTGTCATCCTCAATGAAAGGAATATAAAAATGTCCATCATCCATCTTTATTGGATGAACAACATTTTCATCATGAATTCCTAAGAAAGCTCTCAAATCATCATCGTCGATATTAATGAAGGGGATTTCATTATATGCACCAGTTTCTGAATTTATATCTGGAGAATACTTTATAACTCTTTCAATTGAATCTTTAAACTCAAAACCATCAAATCCATATTTCTTAGCAACATCTTCTCGTATATATTTTTTATAGCCTTCATTGTATACTGGAGACATAAGTTTGCTGTTATTTTGGAAAGTATAGACTACAAATAGATGCTCAGCTAATTGTTGATCTTTAATAGAAACTTCCAATTTTTCAGCAATATCATTAGTTAGTCTAATATACTTAGCTACATCAAGTCCATTCGATTTTTTAACAAAGTCAAATGAAGTAATACTACTTTCAACATTGTCGGAAGGTCCAACATGTACACTACTATTATCATATGTGTTATTAGCATTTTTTACGTATCTTAAGTAGTGATTCCTAAATCTAATATGACTAGGTATTTTAGTTTCTAAGTCTTTGTAAAGGATAAATTTCTTCTTACCATCTTCAAATAACATATTTTCAAGATGGTTAGCTACATTACCTTGAACTTCCATAAAGACAAAACTGTCATTTCTAAAATACGTAGGAACACCTTCGTAATACTTAAAGTTTCCATCATTTAGTGAAATTTCATCGTCAACTAATTGATACTTTCCATTTTTATAGACAACTAGACTACCACTAGGAATATAAAATTCCTCGTTGATATTAAAGTTGTCGCATTGTAAGTTAATTGTATTGGAAGGAATAACCAAACCAGTTTGATCTCGTAATAGAGCATAACCAACATAAGTACGCTTTAAGATATCATCTCTTTTTTTAATGAAAAGCATTTTACTTGCATTGATAATTTCATCGTTGACGATGTTATTAAAATAAGTGTTTAGGTCAAACTCAGTAATAAGGTTTTCTCTATTTAAAAACTCATAAATCAAAGCTTGCTTTACTTCACTTCTAGTTGGCATATCAGTACCACCAGATGGATCATTAAGCTTGACAATAGTTTTATCTGTTACAAAACGATTTAGAGTTTCATTACTGAATGAATGCTGTAACTCATTGTTGTTATACTTAAAGTTACCAGCTGAACCTAGAGTAGTATAAATATTCAGATACAGTTTAGAATTGATAACAGGTTTAAAGTTACCAGCTAATCCAGAGAAAAAGATAGTTAAATCAGTATTAGAGAAATTGTAGAAGCAATAATAAGATTCATCTGGAGTAAAGGTATCATTAAAGTACGGTTTTAGATATTCGTCTACTGTCTGAGTTTTATATCTTACAGTAAAATTCGCTAAATTATTAGCAAATTCTTGTTCAAAATATAAATTGTCTGATAAGTCACTTGAAAAATTTTCAAATATTTTTTCAGTTTTAGTTACCTGATAAATAGTATACTGGATTGTAATAACATCAGTATCGATTGTCGTTGTAGCTCTATTAACCCAAACTGGAATATATGGATTTGTAGAATTACTAAACATACCTTTATTGTCTTTAGTATTACTTCTGTCATACTGTGCTGTATAAGAATATGATCCATCTATCATTCTAGAAGCTTTTATAACGATATCGTTTTCAGCCATAAATGGAATTGTACCACAGTAATATTTATCATTTGTGCTTAATGTAAATGAATATGCATAACTATTTCCATCTGGGATTTTTTTACCATACGTCATGATATCTTTTTGTGTAATTGTAAAAGTAATATCCATAGACGCTGGTTTTGCCATAGGAATTTCATAGTTATATGATTTTGCTTTGTTATAGATACTCTTAGTTAAAGAAGCAGTATTTAAGAAACTTTCATCATATAAGAAGTTACGGTGAGCTGTTGCATTACGTAAAGACGTAGCCATAACTTCATTGATGTAACCATATAAACCTATCTTAAGATGATTTAGATTGTTTACATCTAGGTATTTTGGAGCAATTCTTTCCAACCAATTCTTTTCAAGATCATATTTATCTATAGCAATTTCAGTTAAATTTTTATCAGCCAAAATTACTCTCACCTCACTTAATTATAAAATAGTAGCTTGTATTTTTCATCTTTTTTAAAGACACCCACATTTTTAAATGAACGTTTTTCAAGGTTACTGCCAGATTTCTGATAAATGTATGAACTTCTTGTATCGGACATTGTTCGTAATCCTATACTATGTTTAGAACCTGGGTCATAACTTGCACCATTAGTCATATTGATAAGTTTACTTTGGAATTCATCCATATCATCTACAGATAAAATATCTCCCTTGTAATGTGCTTGAGCTGTCATAATATCAGAAGAGTTCATAAATGTATCATTAAAATCAATTAGTATAGCTGGATCTAAAAATTCCTTAAAATTGTACACATAAGAAACTTGCAATTGTATTAAGTTTCTGCTAGTTATATCACCAGAACTAAATGACGAATAAGGAACATTCTGAGGGAATATACCAGTGTATTTTGCCCAGAAATCAATAGTTTCTCCATCTGGTGCCATCAAGAAATAATACAGAGAACTAGTATAGTCGAGTTCTCTACGATTTATTGTATCCATAGAAGGAGTCATAGTATTAAACTTTACACCTTCCATGTATTCGAACCATACTTTGTGCAGAAAAGTAACCAATGCAGGTCTAATCTCATCATATGTGATTGATAAACTTCCACCACTAAAAGATGCAGCAGCAGTAGTAGGTAATTTTTGATTGTATCCTCTAAATGTTTCACTATATGTTCCTTCAGCAAGGCTATGATCTTCTAATGTCATTCCTCTAAAGTAGTTAAACAGTAAAGGGATAAAACTTTGCTTGTTTGAATCATTACAAGTAAGGCTATCAATAATGTCTGGATAATTTCTTGCTACATATTCGATAAACCCATTTTGTAAAGTATTGTATAAAGCAGAATTCCCATCTGAAGATATTTTAGAATTTCTTTCTGCAACTGTGTAATTTTCAGCTTTTAAGTTTTTAGTAAGGTTTAGATCAGGCTTTGTTATAAACGCATAACAGATGCCAGTTTCTGCATAATCAACGCCTGTTTCCACCCCTGTTCTAGTTTTTTGGAAGGTAGATAATAGATCAATTCCACCAGCTTCTTCTTCATTTCCATAACCTTTACTAGCATAAGTCATGAAAGTTTTATTATCAACTGACTTTCTAATATGAGGCAGATTGTCAAATACCTCATCATTTAATCCTTCAATTTTAGGTTTTGTATTTGGTAGGTTATTTGTTTTATTTTCAACTCTCTTTTGTTCTAAAAGTTTATCACCTATATTTACTGAACCCTTAGTTAGACTATTATTACCACCATTTATATTTTTAAGAATACCATTTCCAATTTCTGCAATAACATCAATTGCTCCATTAACAATTGTCTTACCAAGACTAAAAACAGCCTTTGCACCATTTGCTATTTTATTTAAAGCTTCTCTTGGTTTTTCTGTAACTTTATTAAATGCGTCAACTGCATAATTTTGTAAATCTTCTGCCTTTTTAGCAATGTTATTTGCAACATTTTGTACTTTCTTTACGTCATCTTCTATGGCATTACAAGTTCTTTCAATTGCATTTCTCGCTACATCAGAGATTTTTTCATCTATAGAATCGGTAAAATTTTTAACATTTGAAATTGCCGAATTTATATTTTTAACTGTATTTTCAGCTTTTCCAATATCTGATAGAATATCATTTGCTTTATTCTTAACTCCATCACTAATAAAACTAGGCAGATTAGGATCATCCGCCGCAGTTAAAACATCTTCAGTAACTTTTTTAGCAGTTTCTAGCACATTAGAAACATTATTGTTTACAGTTTCAGAAATTTTATTAAGTTTATCTTTTAGCTTCTTACCTAGTGACATAACTCTCGTATCTCCTTTCTGTAAGTTCTGTATTTTATTCTTATAAACTTGTTTTCAAACAATTTTTTAATGAAATTATAAACATATATTCTAAGAGTGATGGATAGTCATATATTCATTATGTGGTTTCCTTCTAAGTATAAACAGTTTAGTCCTCTGTGACCAAGCACATGCTAAACGAATGAATATATCAAATCCTCACTTCTTTATAAGATGGGAGGTTTGGTATGGAAAAACATGTTACAAAACAAAGTTTATCTAAAGATAAAAATCATTCAGAAAAATTAAATTCTGAGTGTAAAAAAGAAAAAGATAAAGAAGAAACAAATGACAAAATTTACTGGGAGTACATTCAAGGATACCCCAATCCTTACGGTAAAGAATTTTATGATTATGTGAAACAACATAAAAACATAAAATTCAGCAAAAATCCTAAAACTGCACGTATTGAAATGAGGGAATTAGCTTATAAGATTCATGCATGTCCTACAGAAAAGGATTTACCTACAACCCTTTGCGAGAAATCTTTAGGACGATTGCTTATTGAATTTTTACTTGATCTTCCAGATATACTTTAAAACTTAGAGGAAAACTACAAGGGCAAGGACAGAAAAATCTTCCTTGCCCTCTTGGTTCTTTTTTTGGCTATAGAGTAACAAATTATTATAAGTCTCAGGAAAATTTAATATCCTAGTGAAAGGAGTGCAAAAAATAAAAATGTCAAATAAACTCACTGTATTTGATTCGATTATAGCTTTTGTAAAGTATTTAGGAGCTGAAAAATCATCTGCTTCTGCTGTTAAAAATATGGTCAAAGCATCTGCAATTTCTAATGCTTCATTAGCATCTAGAGCTAGATTGAATGTTTGTCAATTTCCTTTATTAACTTCTTCTACAGTTTCTGTAAGTACCTATCAAAAAACTGCAGAAATTTTAGAGCAACTTTACGCTCAGTATTTAAAGTTGGTAATTGTCAACCAATTAGAAGTTATTAACTTAGAAAAAGACAATAAGTTGTCTATAGTTGCTAAAGTACATCAAAATGATAATGCAATGGCATCTAATACTGATATTGCTAGAGATAATGCATTAAGAGCAGACGTTGCAGGACGTTTTTCAGAAGATATGGAATTTCTAAATGAACTTAGAGAAGCTTTATCATTTTTAGAAGTAACCGATTTTCCAGAACATGCCCTTAAAGAAGCAAATAAGCAACTGTTAAAGGAATACTCTGAAAACTTCAATTATACAAATCTCAATACTTGTCAATTATCCGAGTCTACTAAAACTGTAGATGAAGAAATAAATTCCAAGTACAACCATCTAAAGAATTTAGAAGCGGAAGAAAGAAGTATACGTAGTCATATTAGATATTGGCAGAATAAGCTAGATGCTTCGTCTAGTGATAATGAAAAAGAACGTGCAAAGTTTGCTATAAAAAATCTTGAAACTCGACTTGAAAGAGTAAAAGATGAAATGGCTTCTATTATGAGAATCATCAAGACCCTTTCTGATAAGAAAACTTTAGATGATAGAGAACGTGCATATGCTAAAGAAAAAGAAAAAGAGCATGAAGCACATGAAAGAGAGTTAGCTAAAGAAGAAAGAGAAAAGAGAAGATTTGAATTTGAAATGGAGAAAGCTCAAAATAAAGAAGCTAGAGACCAAGAAAAATTTGAACTTGAGAAACGTGAAAAAGAAAGAGAACAAAGAGAGAAAGAAGAAAAAGCAAAATTTAGAAAAGCTTTTGGTTCTGTTACCGACTTTGACAATGCTCTTATTCGTAAAAATAATCAATTAGAGCCTAGTATTTTATCTTTCACTATGAAGTATCATACTAAGAGTGGCAGCTTTGAAGATACTAAGGTTGCTTTAGCTGTTAAAACAATCACTCACTTAATACAGTCTGATGAACTAGCTTATTATATCAATGAAACTTTAACAAAAGATAGAAAAGTATTCAGAGCAATTCAGCTATTAACTGGTGAAAGAGATTTCTCTTGGCGTTTCTTATTCCACTTAGATAAAGCTAAGAGAGATGCTAGAGCTGATAATTCTGCCGTTAAATGGTGGAGACATCTTAAAGACAGAAGAGCTGCTAGCTGGTTAAATGCCGCTAGAGGTAATGATCCTTTTGTTCCCAATGCAACAATTGTTATGTCTTACGAGGATTATGAATGTCTTAAGCTAATGTACAAGAAAGATATCGTTAAAGATACTAAGCTAGCTTGGAAATTAACTGACCATCTTTTTTTAATGCATCTTGTTATCGTTAATGATGTTAACAATGAGCTTATGATTTTCAATAAGGACGATCGTAACTGGGAAACTTATACTCTTGATAAGCTACAAACTGAGATCAATACTATAAACAAAATGTCCAATCAAAAGACATTAAGATAATGGAAAGGAGATAAGAATAAAATGGCAAATGTTGAAACTTTACTGGAGTCTTATCTATTTCCAGACGGTAAGGCTTATCTCAATTATAAATCTTTAACTGAAGCTGAAAAAGTTTCCTTTACTAAGAACATGGTAACTAAACTTTTCAGTACTGTTAAAAATAAATCTCTAAAAGTCAATTACGCAGGTTTAGAAAAAACTAGAGGAGACATTACCAAGTATCCTAAGTATGACGACATTGAAAATTCTATCAAGATCTTAGAAAACATGTATAAGTCTAATCCTGATGACGCTCCTATTGAAATTCTTAGTTGTGTCAGAGTTTTAGAAATTCTAAAGAAAAATAAAGCTGGTTTTGTTAATGCCTACAATAAAGAAAATGATGCAGTTGAGTTACTTTATGTCAATACTGCTGCAGCTCTTGTTGTTGGTACTAGTAAACTAATTGCAGTTACAATTGAATACATTAAGCAACCTACTGGTGGGTTTAAGGCAGTTTTCAAAGAAAATAGTAAAACTTTGATGAAGGATGATACTTATTTTCTTAGTTTAAGCCGTTTCATTACTATGGATAAAAATGGACAATTAAAGCAGTTATTAGATATGCCTAGTAAGCTTAATGAAGAATATGACTTTGTGATGAATGAAGGTTTTATAGAAGATTTAGCTAATCTTTATGATAAAGGTAAAGAAGTTGGAAAGAATCCTCTTGTCTTAGTTAAAGATATGTGGAATAAACCTATGGGTAAAGTTGCTATAATTGTAGGTGCTGTTGCTTTAGTTATTTGGGCTGTTTCTTTTTTACCTTATCAATTCTATCGTCTAAGAAAATCTATCTCTGATCATTTACTTAATCTTTCTTATTTCTTAGAGGAACATGCTTATGAGCTTGATACTACTAAAGGTAATGGACAAAAAGTTCAAGATAGACAATTACGTGTAGTTGAAAAATTAAAGGCACTTGGTAATATGCTTTCTTTGGATGATAAGCAAGCTAAGAAAACTGCTGAAAAAGATAAGAAAGAAGATGAAGAAGAATCTAGAAAAGAGAATAATCCTTCTAATCATTCTTCTGATGATGATATTTTACTATAAAAGTAAAACAACAATTATATAAAAGAGACTTGTTATCTTTAAAAATAAAAAATGTAACTTTTGAAAGGAGTTAAGTGTAATATGTTTTTAACTGAAACTGTAAATAATAAAACAGTAAAGTATGATGAAGCTAAGATTGAGCCTGGTTTCTTATATGAAGCTGTTTTAGAAGCTAATGAGCAATACCATGATATTTGCATGAAGATGATTAAATGCGAACATCACTGTATTGTCACTGAAGATGCTAAAATGTTATCTGAAGCTGAAGAAGAAGCTAAGAGATCTTTTAAGGAAGTCATTGTTAACTTACTGAAGAAGATTAAGGAAGCTTTAGTTAACTTTAAGAATTTCATGGTAGCACAACTAGCTAAGCTTGGCAAGATGGTTGCAAGAGTTGTTAGTGCTCCTGTACGTGGCGTTATTGCTATTGTTGGTGGTATTCGTACTTTAAGACAGGCTAGAAAAGATATTGAGGCAATCATTAGTTGGAATGGTGATAATCCTGATGATTGGGTTATTGAGGGAGAATATTATGAAGAGGCAGAAGATGTAGCTGGTGAGGCAGTTGATGCTAAGCAGGCTGTTAATGAAGCTAAGGGTATTTTTGAAAAACTCAAGGTTGCTGTTTCTAAGTTAAACTTCCTTAAATCTTCTGCAGAAAAAGCAGCTAACGAAGGTGATGAACATCAGGCTAAGGCAAAATTAGCTGCTATTTCTTCTAAGATTTCCAAGGCATTTGCTAAAGTTCGTAACGCCTTTAAGGTTGCTACTATGGCTGTTTGGAATGCTATGAAGACTGCTGGCAAGGCTGTTGCTGATACTTCTAAGAAGGCAGCTGGTGCTGTTAAGGCTAAGGTTGGTAAGAAGGCTCCTGAAGCAGTTGCTGAGTCTGTAGAAACTAATGAAGTTGAAGCTCCTGAGATTTTCTTAGAGGATATGCTGTATTTCTTTTCTGCAAATGACTCTTTAACTGAGTCAACTAATGTAATGACCCCTGTTTACCTTCTTTACCAGAGCTACACTGGTCACTCTATGAGAAGATACGCTCAGTTAGAGGATTCCTTTAACAAGATGAAGAATGAGGGTGATCGTAGACGTCTTAAGGGTAGAATTAGACGTTCTATTGCTTCTGCAGAAAAGGCATTAGATACTTCTAACTTAGGACAGGTTGAAAAATTATTAAAGCCTACTGCAATACCTGGTGCTGGCATTGTAAAGGTTGTTGCTAAGAACCTACCTGCTTGTAAGAGAAAGACTAACGAATACTTAGAAAAGTTACGTTCTCTCTTAAAGAAGGTTGAAGAAAAGAAATTTTGATAAGTAATTTCTCATAAAAAATAGGAAGTAAGGTTTTATAACCTTACTTCCTGCTTAATTAAAAAAAAATAGATAGAGATATGGACAGTGTATGCTCCATATCTCACTTTAAAATTTATTCTGTTACTTCCTCTTCATCACTGAAGCAGAACTTTATTATAACATCTTGTTCCTCACTATCAAATAATTCTACATTTTTCTTTAGTATTTCCAAAATACTATTTTTCTCATTTTTCATTTTTTCATTTACTGCTTCTAAATGACTATTTCTAGCATCGTACTTTTTATTAGTAGTCTCTTGTTCTACTATTTTGGTCATTAACTTGTCATTTGTTTTTTGTAATTTAGAAATACTATTTTTTAGTTTTGATACTTTAGTTTCCAATTCTTCTACATTTTTAGCTTTTTGTTCATCATTTTTCTTTTTTAGAGTTTCTAAATCATCTGACATTACTTCATATATTTTGTCAGCAATATTTAAAGCAGACTCTAGTGTAGGTTCTTCATTAAGCGTGACAACATCGTTACCACTTTCAGTAGTTGTAAAAGGAATAACATTATTTGCATCATCAGGAATATCACTGTTTTCAGTAATAACTTCTTGTTCACTAGTCTCTATTGCTTTAGTGTCTTTCTTTTTCTTAGACCAGAAGAACTTAAATGGCTTATCCTCCTTTACTATAAAAACTACTTCCTCTGGTAATTGATATTTATTAGCTACAACTATGAAGTCAATAATTTCTTCCATTTCTTTTGCACTACATTTTGCTTTGAATGATTTAATCATAATTTTATTTCTCCTTTTTTTTTTATTATGTGGAGATGAAGATACCACTATGTATGCTATAAAGATATATAGATATAATGGGGTATTATACGTTTTTCATAAATAACCCCAAAAAACAATAAAATAATGAACCAATAGGAAATACGTTAGAAAGGAAATATAGATTATGTTAGACACTTTAGTAATAGATTCGTATGAGAGTTTATTAGAATATCAGGCTCTTATTCATGATCTTGATATAAAGATGATAAAATGTGAGCATGCTGCTATAATGAATGAAGACAGTACTATGTTAGCATTAGCTGAAGAAGAATATAATTCCAAACTTAAAGAAATACTCAAAACTATTTGGAATAAGATTATAGAAAAAATTGAAGAATTTATAATTCTTATGAGAAAGTTGATAAATAAATTTAGAACTGCATTTTTATTGAGCAAAGAATTTAAAACTCAACTTGATAACATAGTCAATCATGATGGAGAAATTAAGAATCTCAATGACATAATTTTTAAAACTAACAAAGCAAAGACATATCACCATCCAATTGAGGGAGACGCAGTACATATCAAATCCTTAGAAAAGACAAATGTTGCCTTTCAAGATTCATATGAAATTTTAAGTGATCCTAAAGCATTTGATGAAAAGTTAAGGTCATCATTTGATAAAGTAATTTTCATTAATAAATTTGATGAAAATATGGCTAAAGTTGTCTTAGAGAATTTTTCTAAATTTAGAAAAGATAGTGGAAATATAAAACATTCTATGCTTGAAAAGAATGACATTATAAATGCTTATCATGTCTTAGTTAAATTTGGACCAGAATGGATTAAACTATTTGAAAATGCTCGTAGGAAGGCTAAAGAACAGTCTAGAATGGTATTTAGTCCTAATCCAGATAGACATGCTGCTTTACAGGCTAGTATCTTCCAGAGAATGATTAATAAAGGTATCATGTATATTCAGTCAGTTATGACGGCTTGTTTTAAAATTTGTTATGCTATTAAAAGGATAAATCTACCAAATAGTAACATCAATATTTCAGAAGAAAAAAAGAAAATTTTAATAGAAATTGAAAAATTGGAACGAAAACCAAATAAACAAAAGGCAATTAAACTTTTAAATTGGATTGAAAAATTGAAAAAGTTATTTGATAATAGAAAACTAAATGAGGGATTTTCTGATGAATTAACTCTAGAAAATTTGGCTGAAAGAGTTATAAAGACAATGTTAATTAAACAGGTGCATATAAATAAATTACTTCAAATTTTAGACAATGATAATAACTTTGAACTTGATCTTAAAGTAATTGAGAGGTTGTATAAGAATAAAAAACTTAAAGACCCTATAAGCAGAAAGTTTTGTTATTATACAGCTCTAATTTCATCGATGGTATTATTCAAAAATGGAATTAAACATAAAATTTCATTTGGTAGTTCAATTGATATTAAAAAGATTGCGGCTTCAAATACAATATACATCATACATGGTTGGGTTAAGGATTCAGACGGTAATATATATGAATCAAATATGAATGAATATGCATTGGGAGAATTGATTGGTGATAGATATATTAGATTGCCAGCAATTTCTGTGACAATAGATGATTTTACTTTATCAAAAGATGAATATAAAAATTTGATAAGAAAAGAATTAATTGAAAAAGTACAAGAATTAATTTAATTTTTAGAGTATAACCTCATAAACGGTTATACTCTAACTTTCTTAACCTTTAAAACACCCTTCCAACATTCCATTATAAAATAACAAAGGAAAGGAGGAAATAACATTTTATGACTGTAAACAATAGTTACATCATAGATACTCAAACCACCAATAAATCATTCAAACGAATGTATAAGATACTCAAAACTATTGGAGTTAAGAATAATAAATTCTTCTTAAAACTTTATGATACTAGTTTGCAAGGAGTAAATCCTAGAGATGAAGCCAATTTAACTAAAGAACAGAAGATGCGTATACTAGCAGAATGTAAACGTAATCCTTGGTATTTCTTTAGAGAAGTGGTCATTCTGAATGTTGCTGGTGGTAAAAAAAGATTTGAACTACATCGTGGTAACTTAGCTATTCTATGGTGTATGTTAAACAACTACAACTCAATTACTTTATTGCCTCGTCAGCATGGTAAAACGGTTTCTACAGTATGTGGTTTTGTTTGGTTATATACCTTTGGTACAGAAAACTCAAACATACTCTTTATGAATAAAGACTTTGGTGGTTCAAAGAACAACCTAAAGCTATTCAAAGATATCTATGACAATTTACCTTCCTATCTTAAAAATAGAAACAAAAATGACAAAGACAATGTAGAATTCATTGTCAATGCAACTACTGGTAACACTATTCGTGCAATTTCATCGGCTATTAGTGCAGCTGAAGCAGATAAGCGAGGACGTAAATTTAACTGCGTTTCAATAGCATAAACTATTGTCAAAAATTTCTTAATTGCTGGGAACATACAAAAAATTTGTACTATCAGCAGTCATTTATAAAAAAAAAAAGAAAGCCTTATAGAGACTTTCTTTTTTGTATGGAAATACTTTATTCTGTAACTTCCTCAACAGTTGTTTCTTCTGTAAGAGTATCAGGTTTAATTTCTACCAACTCTTCTTCAGAAGTAACTTCCTCAGTTACAGTTCCTTCATCGTTATTTTCAGTTTCAGCATTTGCTACATCAGATTGGATTTCCTCCAAGATGTTAGCAACCTGTTCCTTGAGCTTTGCCTTCTTCTTCTTTCTGATGTGGCAAACAGTACCTACTGCTCCTGCAACCAAAGCAACAGCTCCTACTCCAATAGCGATTACACCAATAGTCTTTCCGTTCATTTTTTAGTTCTCCTTTTTAAATAAAAATTTTTGTTAGAATAATTTATGTATTTCCTTCTAACTCACAATAAGAATATATATTTGAAAAGTTGAACTTTACGATTTTTATAAATGATTCAACGACTATATATTACATTCAGAATTTGAATGGAAATTGAAATGATCCTTAACACTAGGATTTTGATATAGTCTCAACTTCTATGGAAACATAGAGAATATTTTACATGAACTAATGACTCATGTATCAAGATTTTTTGGGTTTAACCTCACCTCTTATCTACTACGATGAATTTGCTTTCTTAAAGTTTAACAAAATCCTTTGGCAAGCAGCTGCACCTGCACAGGGTCAGGCAAGAGAAGAAGCTCGTCGAAATAAATCATTCTACTCAGCAACTATAACTACTACACCAAACAATATAGATAACAATCCTGAATCAGAAGGAACTTGGTGTAAGTCAGAAATGGTTGATAAAGCATGTCGCTTTGATGAAGCCATGTATGACTGGACTAGAGAAGAAGTTCTTGAATGTCTGGCTAAGAAATCTGATAACGACTTTTTATACATTGAGTTTTCTTACAAACAACTTGGTCGTGATGAAGTATGGTATAAAGAAAACTGTCGTGCATTAAATAACGACCTTCTTAAAATCAAACGTGAAATTCTTCTTGAATGGACAAAAGCATCTGACGTATCAGTATTCTCTGAGGAACAGTTAGTTGCAATAGAAAAGCATTTGAAAGAACCAGTATCTAAATTAGTCATTGACAGATATTGGTCTATTGATCTTTATAGAACAGACTTTGATTATCTTAAACCTTGGGTAATTTCTTGTGACGTTGGTACTGGCCTTTCGCAAGACGCTTCTGCTATAACTATCTTCCATCCTATAACATTTGAAATCATAGGTGAATTTAGAGAGAATAAAATAGATACAGAAGACTACAAGCATTTACTTGAGAAGTTGGTTGGCTTCTGGTTCCGTAATTCATTGCTTACCATAGAGAACAACTCTATTGGTATAACGATCATACAGTACTTAATGCGAACAGTTGTAGCTAAGAACTTGTACTATGAATACAAGGATCGAAAAGGTACTAAGATAGAGAAATCTAAGACTGAGTTAACACATGTTAGTAAAAAAGAAAAGGTACAAGTTTATGGTATTTCAACTACAAGTAATTCCTCTGGTAGTGGTAGCCGTGACTTAATGTTAGAAATTTTGAACGATACTATAAACACACAACCTGAATTATTAGCAACACCCAACCTATTCTCGGATATTAAGGGATTAGAGAGAGATAATAAAGGAAAGATCGGCCATGGTCTTGGTCTCCACGACGACTCTCTCTTTTCTTATTTAGTTGGACGTTACACTCTAGCTTATGGTACTAACTTAGCTCGTTTCCAAATGCCAGTAGATGGTAAAGAACCTGCAGATAGAAAGGCTAGTATGGCACGTATGTCACATAATTTACAAGAAGCCAATAGACTATCAGTTAGACCTGGTGCTACTAAAGCATTCGGTTATAATGGATTAGCAAATCAAGAAATTGAACAAGCTAGCTACTTAGAATTAAGAAAACAAATAGATGCTGGTGGTAGAATTGGTGTTTATACTAGTATAAGTCAAATTGAGGAATTAGATAAGAAAAGTAAATACCGACTATTAAGTTCTGACATTTGGGATAACAAATAACAAACATACTTCTGGATTTAACCAAATCTTTTATAGGTTAAATCCAGAAGTTTAATCTCAACAAAAAATTATAGAATACAAATTTCATACAAGATTGGAGTGTTTATATACGTTATGAGCAAAAAACATACTTTTGTAGATGAAAATGAATACCGTAAAAATCCACCTAAAACTTTAGATGAACATCTTTTTTATGGTTTGATGTTGGATGAAAGTCAGAAAAAGTTTAGAGATGCTATTTGGAACCCTGAAAAGCTTATAGTGTTTGCTAATTGCAAAGCTGGTACTGGTAAATCAACAATTGCAGTTGCAACTGCTAACTTGCTAGTCGAGTATGGTTTGTACAAGGGAATAGTCTACATAACAGCTCCAACGCAGGAACAAAAGTTAGGATATCTTCCTGGTAGTATTGAGGATAAAACTGAACCTTACTTTGAGCCTTTATATGAAGCTCTGGTAAAATTGAACTTAAATCCCTTCAATATTGTTAACCAAACGTCTATAATGCTTCAAAAAACTGGAAATGGTTACATTGATGCATTAACGCATGTATATCTACGTGGTTGTAACCTTGAAAATAAGGTCATTATCTTGGATGAAGCACAGAACTTATACTTTGACGAAATGAAGAAAGTTTTAACTCGTATTCATGATAACTGTAAAGTCATAGTAATAGGACATTGTGGTCAGATAGATTTGTATCATAATCCTGAACGTAGTGGTTTTGCTAAATATATTAATTGGTTTAAAGACGATCCTAGAACTGAAGTATGTGAACTTAATAAGAATTATCGTGGTTGGATTAGTACTCATGCAGATGATCTAGAATGATGATAAAAAAAAAGAACTAAAGGAAGTAAATTTCCTTTAGTTCTTTTTATAACTCTGTTCTCTTAACTTCTACTACGTCATACTTGCATTTTATGCTATCAAGTATAGACTTTACATCTCTGCTCTCATTCTTAGTCTTAGCAAAGATTTCTAGTTTACCACCTTTTTTCATCTTACTATAATAGACACTAGTATATGTGTAAGCTATGTTTCTCTTATCTAAGATATCAACAGTCTCATACAATACTTGAATGTCCTTTATAGTTACTGAAATTTTCCATACTTTATCTTTCTTTAGAACATCTAATAACCAAAGTGCAAAATATACACCGATCAAGTTAGTAAAGAAAGTTACTAAAGCAGCAATCCAAGTATCACATTCAGTGATCTGTTTTATAATTACTGTGTTGATTGTATAGTTGATACAATTGATTAAAGTTGCTACATTTTTACTAGCTTTGACAGTCAGAACTGTCTTTAAAGTAGAAATAACGACATTTAGCAAACTTGAAAGGAAGAAAACTAAAACAGTTACAGAAAAAAGCTCTTTTACGATTGGTTCCAAATTCATATGTTACTCCTTTCCTTTTAAATTTCATCGGAATGGGTTGTTCCTTAAATTTTGTCAGTAAAAAATTAAAAACCTTATCACTAACTAGATTCCATTTTACAAATTCGTAATATGCCCTAAAGAAATCAATTTCTGCGTCACTCTCAAAATAATATTCTGGCATTACTGATAAGAGATCTATAAAATTGCAAAAACCTCGTTCGCTTAAAAGATCCTGCGAATTATAGAACAATTGAGCTGTCTTAGATTTTGGGTAATACTTAAATGCTAAGTCAAATATCTGTTTTTTAGTTGGTTGTGGCATATAATATACTCCTGTAAAATATCCCTTCTTAGAAATCATTCTAAGAAGGGATTAGTATCTTTAGTGTTTCTTAACACTTTCATTTAGCTTTTCTTTAGCTTCTTTTACTTTTTGTTTCTTAGTTTTTGGTAGGACTTTCTTAATCTTTTCTTTAAGACTTACTTTTTCAATTCGTTTAGGATTTATCATAACTTTACTCCATACTGTTTATTAGTGATGTTTTAATGTTATCAGAAATCTTTTGATTCCTAAATACATTGCTCCAATTTAGTTTCCATCTGTTTCTTAATAAAAAACTTCTAGACAAATCTTGATATTGAGATATCATTTCCCAATCTACTTCATCTTCATGTTTTTCTATAAAAGTCTCTTGTAATTCTTGTACCATACAAATATCGTGCCAGTCTACTCTATCTTTAAACTTTTCTATTAGTGCCTCTGATAGATTTTGTGTAGATGACATTAATTGGAAATCTAGGTAAGGTGCAAATCTTACTATGAACTTCTCAGTTAACTTATGTCTGACTTGTATATCCTTCCAGTACTCTTTACGATTGTACCAGGTTTCATACTTATCTTGTATTGGACTATTATAGTTACTCTTCTTTAGCAATTGGATTTCCGTCTCCATCAAGTTCATCTTTATTCTCACTTTCTGACACATTTTTAGTTGGTTTATAGGTTAGAACTTCTTCTAAATGGTCTTTTGTATAAAGGAACATCTTTGACAACACTATTGGATCCACATATGACTTCTTAAAATACACGTCGAAATCTATATAATCCTTCATCTTTAAGATAAAACCAATTGAGAAACGTTTATTTTTGCTTACCATTTGCCAATTAACTTCATCTTTGTATTTTTCAAGGAGTTTGTCATCATCATAGAAATCTGATAATCGTGAAATATGTTTCCAATGTTTAGGTGTTAATCGACTATCATATTTCTCTAAAAATTTTTTTATTAACTGTCGTCCACTGTACTTTTCGTCATGACTCCAAAGTCCATTATTACAAACAAGTTTATCCCAATCTATAACATTTTCAAATTCTTCTACAAACTTATATTTCTTATCAATGTCACCTAGGATGTACATACGCTCTGTTATGACATCTATAGTTTCAAATGGTCTTCCTTTGTTAAGATCTTTATATTTTAGATGGTATTCTGCAAGTGGAAGATACGTCATCAATAAATCAAATTTTTGTTTCTTTGTTAATTGTCTTCTATTTTTCATCTGTAATTAAATCTCCATGTGACTTTAAAAAATCTTTTAATTGAATCATAAAATCATGACGATAATAATTTTCATTTGCAAATGTAATTTCATTAACACTATCAATAAATTCTACAAATTCTTGTAGATTAAATTTTTTAGACTTGCTTATCAAATACCAATCAAGTTTATCTTTGTATTTTCTCAGAAACTTATTAAATTTCAGATATCTCTGATTTTCAGAAAAGTATTTCCAAATCTTTATTGTAAAATGTTCATGAAACAGACCTACAAATTCTATAAGTGTATCTTCATTCATCCATAAACAACATCCACCATCTAAAATTGTAGTATACCAGAGTATATTGTTCTCATATCCAGCTAAGAAATCTATTAAGCCGTCTTTGTCATTCTCAAAAATACGTCCTAATTTCAAACAAAACTGCCTTTTCAGAAAATAATCCATGTCACTGTTTATTGTAATTTCTGGATACATCTTCTGAAACATTGGTTTATAAACCATTTCCAAATCAAATATTTGTTGTTTGGTTAACTTTTTCATTTGTATATAATCTCTCCTTTTCTCTTTCTATTCAAACAAGAATATATATTTAAACAATAAATTAAGTATGTCTATATATGTATAATTTGAATGAAGAAAGGTGGTGACTTATAGATATATGGCAAGATTAGTCGAACAAAAAATCATACATGAAAATATCTTAAGACACTTACAGAATTCTTATACCTATCAATCTAAGCGTTTACAAGGAACACCTGTCTTTACCACATACTATAATCGTAACATTAGTGCTTCAGATCAAGATCAAATTCTTGAAACTGTTAAAGATTTATTAGGCACTGAAGGACCAGTAAAGTATAATAAAGTAAACGATTTTCCATTGTATTTGGCTGGCGAGGTTAACCCAAATTTAGAGTTTGATGAATCTTTTGGTTTAAATACTGAGGGAACTGGTGAAGCAGTAATATTACCCAACACCATTAAACCTTTTGTAGATGATTTTTTCCATGTTGACTATATGGATGAAAATGTTATATTCCGTATCACTAAAGTTGAGATGGATAAGATCAACGGACAAAAATTCTACAAAATTGAATATGAACTTTCTCATCATCTTGTAGAAGAAACTGAGGAAAAGGTAGAAACAGAATATTCTGTAGAGTATGACAATATAGGAACTAAGAACAATCCTATTATAGAACAAACCAAATTTTTAACCATAGAAGCAATTAACGAGCTTTTAGTAAAGTTAAGAACTTTCTATGTCAATTCTTTCCTAAATCGTAAGTACAATGTATTTATATATCGTTACAACGATAAGAACATTTACAATGAGTTTCTAATTCGTTTTCTTATCGATAACAAAATTCTTGAAAATACTCAAAGAAAATTTTTAGGAAGTTACTACGTTCAAGATATTTTTGTAGATTCACCTACTTTCTATGAAGTTTACGAAAAGACTCTTTACAAAGCGTTGGAAGAAGATGATATAAGTTACTTTAAGTTTGAAGATATGGTAACAATGGAAATTGTCAAGAATGATAAATCTAATCCATTTAGTTTAGACTATAATGAGTATTATAGAGTTTGTTATGTACCTTCATCTGTAAGTACTCAACATCAAACTGTAAGTAACCTTGATCGGACTTACGAAAACTATAAAAATAATGTAACCATTTCATTATCATATGACGACGTTTTTGGTAGATTAGGAAATACAAATTATGGTTTCATTGAGAAAGCTGATCCTGAACATTTAGTGAGACACAACTACATTATGCCAGAAAACTCTCAATTTGTTATCAACTGCAATAGTGGAATTTTATTCGATGATAACAGAGAATATTTTCTTGAGAATTTACTGATAAAATATTTTAACAAAACATTAGTAATCGATAATGAATTGATAGAACAACTTAGTAAACATAATTTCTATCCAACGTTTAGAGAATTTCTTTTAGTACCATGTTTGATTTTTATCTTGAAAAAAGAAATAACTCTTTTAACAAATTCATAAAATTAACAGAAAAAAATTGAATTTTCTTTTGAAAGGAGGAACTTTGTTCCAATGTTAGACAATATTTCTAAACAAATCAATACAGAACTTCAGAAAGAACAAGATCATAAAGATTTTTACGAGCTTATTCATGAAGATGTCGAGTTTGATAATTTTATTGATGATAAATTTTTAAATCTTAACGAGAATGGAGTGAGTAACAAAATGCTTAAAAATGAAATGCCCTTTTTATTCATTGAGGATACCGTAGTTGATGATGAACTAGTCACCAATCTCCAAAATGAAGTAGAGTATGAAGACAATTACGAGAAGAAGCCCATTACTGATAATGACACTACCACTAAGCTGCAGGATCCTGCTGACTATAAGGATGAGTTTACTGCAAAGTATGCTAGTGACGTTGAAGTAAATACTAAGCTTGACAAGGAAGTCGAGTATAATGACACTCAGAAGACTCCTGTTAACATTGATGAGTTTAGTAACGAAGCTGCAGAGCTTTTATTTGAAATGGGTGACCTTTTAGGTGCTCTTGAACTACTAGAAGAAGCTGAGTGTGATATGACTGTCCCTAATCAGGTTAAGTGTCCCGATGAAGGTGAAACTATTCCTCAAGCAGATGAAGCTAAAGTAGGTGACACTGAAGATCCTGATATGCCCGAAGGTGTAGTCATGGAAGCTGAAGAGACTCAGGCTGCTGATGATGGTGCAGAAGATGTAGAGTCCGATACTGATGTAGAGGCTGCTGATGATGAAGCTTCTCTTGATGAAGATTTCTTTGCTTTATTTGAGTCTTCCGATGAAGATTGTGAAGATGAAGATAATGATGATGAAGACGAGGATGAAGAAGAAAAGGATTCTGATTCTGAAGGTAAAGAAGAAGATGAAGATAAGGATGATGAAGACGAGGATGAAGAAGATGGTAAGAAGTCTGAGTCCTTTAGCATTCTGGATTTATTTGCATAATTTTTTATAAACTTTTACAAATTTTTAACATTGTATTAAAATTTTCTAAAACATAATTAGTAGACGAATTATATTTTTTGAAAAAGAAATATAAGTAAAAATTGCAATAAAAGTGAATATAAAATTTAGTAAGAAAGTGCAGGTGTAAAGAACTTGTCTAGAGTTAAAGTAACTATTAACAAGAGAGGTAATATTCCTAGTCTTGGTCCTGGTCCTATCAGAAGACCTATTCTTATTACAGAGGAATTATATCAACACCTAGTAGCCTTAGGCTATCCAGTTACAGTTATAAATCCTCCAATTAAACCTGTTATTAAGAATGCTCCTGTTACTAAACATGACGATGAGGTTACAGAAACCGTTGCAGAAGTTCAAATAGAACCTGCTGTAGAAGCTGTTGCAGAAGCTGTAACTGAAGAAGTTGTGGAAGACACAGTAATGGAGGAAGAGGAAATTACCGAGTCTGAAGAAGTTGTTGAAATTGTAGAAAATGATCCAGATCTTAGTGCTGGTAGTTTTTATACTGAAGATTTTCTAACTTCTAAAGCATTATGTAAAAAAATTTTAGCTAGCCGTGAAGTTCAATACGACAGTAACGCATCTTGGGCATTACTAAAACAGTTAGTTTTAGATTCTAATCCTGTAGTTGAGTGATTTTTGTATTGAAAGCTAATAGTGTGAAGAAAAAAAAAGACTATATACCAAAAAGGTATATAGTCTTTTTTCTTTTTTAATCCTTATCTCTAATAGTAAGGTCTGGTTCTACATTAAGTATATTGCACCAAGATTCAAAAGTCTTCCAGTTCATATTAGGTCTAGTAGATAGACCGTAGAATAAATTATACCCTGCATTATCATTTTCTACAGCATCATAAATGTCAGCCATAGTTAAGGAGATTGAATTGATTTTTTCCTTGATAATTCTTACCATTGGGTCATCATCTGTATAAATTGTAAAGTTTAGTACTTCATCACGCTTAATGCGCTTGTTATTATCTAATTTTCTTTTTTCTTTAGTCGCAGGTTTCTTAACAGTTTCTTTTTTCTTTTCTTTACTAGGAACATCCATTTTTCGAATGTTGCTAAGTAAAGAAGACAATGAGTTATTTTCATTGTTCTTTACAATGTTATCTTTTGTTAATTCTGATTTTCCTACAGTTACAAATGTTCCTTCTTCTTTTAAATATAAACCAGGTAATTTAGGTTGTTTAGTCTTTAGATACTTGCCACGATAAATGTAAATTTGGTCGTTAACCATATATGCATCATTCTTAACTACCGAATACTCATCAAATTCGGTATGTAGTTTTATAAACTTATCATTGACCTTGATGTATTGAATTTGTTGCATAAACAATTATACCCTTTCTTATAAATTTTATTCCTCGTCATTTTCTTCTTCATTGTTTCTGTTAATTCTCTTAAAATTTCTTTTTGGTTTGCTATTAAGTTTTCCACCACTACCAGTAGTGTATTCTGTGGGTAACATTTCTTGGTTTTCTAATTCTAAAGCATAAGCAATTTGTTGCATATATGCCATTTGCTTTAGATGTTGTGAAGATGACAGTAAGTTAAAATTATTCAAAAAGTAAGTTATACCTTGCAAGTTTTCGTCAGTTATAGTTGTATAAAAAGCTTCATCATTGAAAACTATGGTAACTGCTTTTTCATATTTATGACTTACTGCATCTTCATCATAATTGACATTATAAATCATCTTTATTGAATGGTTATTCACCAATCCATTGATATCTACAACAAAGGTTTCATATTCTGGTTTTAAAGTGATGATACCTTCTTCTTTGTCTTCATAAAAAGCTTCATCTAGATGTTCTAACATAGTGTTAAAACCATTTCTGATTTTCTGTATGTGTTGATAAGAACTATAGATTTCTACAGAACTATTATTCTCATCATTCTTACAGTTAAATACTAGAAAATCTGAACTTTCCATATAAAGGCTCCCAAGATACTTATAATTGTCATACTTGTTGCTTTTATAAACGTTTTCTTTAAAACAATCTATACGAAACCCATTCTTAGAATTTCTTCGTCCTAAAACAACTGTGTTTTTGATAATAAAATTTTTTGCTGGTCGTAAAATCAATTCTTCTATCTTCTCTAGATTACCGAAATTCATAACTATTTCCTTTCTTTACATGCACTTTCGTAATACTTTGTTTTATTTTTTGTCGTTTAAAACAAAGCATTTTTTAGCAACTTTTTGCATAAATCTGTTACGTATTTTACTATGATTTCGGCATTGCTTGAAACCGTTATCTGTTAGCTGAATGAAGTACTTTTTAAGTCCTTCTTCATTTCTTAATCTACCAGATAATTGTTCCATGATAACTGTAGACGATGCACTGACAGTGTTAATTACGATACACAAACCAACAACGTCTACACCTTTACCAAATCCTTTTAAAGTAGTTAGGATTAATTGATTGTCCAATTCTTTATCTCTAGTAGATTTTGGAACTAAACCACAGAATCTACCAACTTTTACTTTCTTAGCTTTCTTAGTTTCACTGTTTACAAATACTGATTTTGAAAAATCTTCATACAATTTTTCTATCATGTTGTTACAGTTTACTACGATTGCTACTTTTTGTTCTGGATCTTTAGTCCATAGGTCATTTAGCAACGCTTTCAACATCTTGAAATACTGACTGTATTTTGTCGGTGTTAATAGATAGTCGTTATAGGCATTGCTATCAAATCCATGAGCATTTGACATAGTAAGTTCTTGATATTCTGTTGGATGAGAATTCCACAAATACTCAATATATCGAATGTATTTCTCATTTCTAGATTCTGTAAGTCCAAATGTAATTACACCATCGAATAAGTTACTGTAAACTTCTTGTTCAGCATAATTACTTCTAGCAGGTGTAGCGGTTAGGTAAATGGTATTCTTGACATCCGTGTTAATGTCAATGTAGAAAATATTTCTCCACTCTATATGAGCTTCGTCAAATATTTTATCACCTATACCTAATTTTTGGAAAAGATCATTTAGTAGACTCCAATTTCCATTGCAATAAGCATCTAAAGTTCTATGACTTGCTAAGTAAACTTTATAAGGATTGTTAGTCTGTTTCATTAACTTTCTGATAGTAGAGCTACCAGAGATTGTAAACATTTCTTCATCTTTGATATTGGTAAACTTCTTAAAAGAGTCCTTCCATTGTTGAAGGATTTTATCGTTATCAACTATAACAATTGGAATTCTACCTGACTTGGTGACATAATTGATCGCAGTATAGGTTTTGCCATCACCTGGCTTTAAACATAAGAATCTTTGGGTTTCATTTTTTAACTCTTTAAAATTACCTTTACTGGTAAGATAGTCGATACTTTCTCGCTGGATATCACTTCTAGGATCCACTGTTAGTTCTAACTTCATATACTTACATGGTTTACCAGAAGTATCATACTCTAAAGTATGATTAGGAAAGTAATACATTAACGTACTAAGCTTGATACCTTTATGGATGTAAAGAATTTCATTTTCTTCATCTTCTTCATAAGCAGACCAAGTAATATAGTTACCACCATTTTTAGTTTTTTGCCATACGGAAAGCTTATTTTTAAGTTTGACATGATTGCCATTCTTGTAGTTATGAATTGCTATACTAGATGTTAGTACTTTTATGACATCCAAAATTTTTCCCTCTCTTTCTGATAGATTTTTCATGTGTATAATATATATTTCAAGTTTTTTTTAATAAAAAAAAAGTTCGAGCCTATGGAAATAATATCCATAGGCTCGTTAAGTTTTAATTACTTGTCGTACTTATATTTTCTATGAAAAATTTTTATTTTTAATAAAATTAGTCATCTTGTTTAAATTCTATTAAAATTCTAGACCTATTATTAAAAAACTCTTCATCTTTAAAAATATCTTTTATAACTTCTGGTTTTATAAGTCCAAACATGTCGTCTGTTAAGTCATGGTCGCGGCCAAAAAAGATAAATTTCCCACAATCAGATATTTTATTGAATGTATCATATAATTTCTCATATAATTTCTGTTTATCATCATCAGTTCCATGAAAATAAGGAAATGTAACATATAATATTGAACCCACCCAAGTGTCATAATTTATATTGACTATTTTAAAACCAATTTTTCTTTTTGTCTTTTTATAAAATTCTCTGAAGTACGGAATAGATTCTCTACATGTAGTGATGTATGAAAATGGATTACTATGCATGGCTGTGACATTTTCATTTATAGTTTCCCCAAGGTAATATTCGGGAAAAATATTACATATTTTTTCAATTTTTTGGTCATCATTTAAAGTCGTATCTCTCAATATTTCTTTTAAATAAGTTTTCATTTCAATATTCCATCCTTTTATAAAAGTTTGAGCCTATGGAAATAATATCCCATAGGCTCGTTAAGTTTTATATCCATACTTTATGTTCTTTAAAGATTAGGGTTTTCCTATAATGGTCTGGTAGTAAACCATTACAAAGAGGACAATAGTATCTGTAACCCTGTTTTGTTTTGGTTTTATCAGGTTCAGTAGAAATAGAAAGTCCATATGTATTCCATGTTTCAAATTTTTCTTCTGCTTCACCTATGTAAAAGAATTTATAACAGCAACCACATTGATAGAGATTTTCTTTTACTTGTTTTCCTAGAAAATTACTCAAATCATAGACTTTATTACGGATCTTGATTTTATCTTCAACAGATGCTTCGTCATATAATTTTTTAATTTCTTCAATTTTCTTACTTATCATCAGTTAGCCTTTCTATTTGTCTTCTTTGGCTTAAACTTCTCACAAGCAGGTGTATCTTCATAGCATAAGAAACCAAAAGGATATCCATCATGTTCTTCCTTGCAACAAAGATTCCAATCACCACAACCTATGAAATTTTCACAATCTTTACAAGTTTTCTGTTTATCCATTATTTTCGTTCCCTCACTATGTAAATCTTTCCATCTCGATCTATGATTTCATAATGTTCTTGAAACTCATTAAAGTTTACTTCATCTGAAATTGTAACTTTATACTGTGTTTCATACTCTGAAGGATTTGGTGCTACCTCATAGCCAAATAAAAATCCAAAGGCAATGCCAACTAAAATTGATATTCCAATGAAAACAAGTAAAAATGGACCATAATCAAATTGAACTACAGAACTCATAATGGCGAATAATACGATAGATACGAGAATAGATGTTAACCAGAACATAAACCATGAAAAAGTATATTCACTTACTACTTCAAATTGTGATAAAATTTCTACGCCTTCCATTATTTTTATCCTTTCTTAATACTTTCTAAGATTTCTACAGCTTTCTTTAAATCAGAACAATCAAGCATTCTCTTTGTCCATTTTTCAGTTGCTTCTGTCTTTGATCTAAAGAATTCAGTACCATAGTCATCAGCTTGATAAGTTATTGTAACATTAGTTTGTAGTAGCTTAATTCTTACTTGATAGTTGCCTATAAATGTTATTTTTCCTTCATAGACCTTATCAGTAAAAATAACGTATACGTTATCATTAACTGCTAAAGGTATTCTAATCCAACCATCTTCAAGAATTCTATTAGCTAAATGTTCTGCAGTAAGTCTAACTGTTAGTTCATAATCAGGTGTATATGTGTTACAACTCATGATTAAGTCAACTAATCTTTCTTTTTCTTTATGGTTCTTACTCATTTAAAATACCTCTGTTTAGCTAAAATAGTCTCTGGTGAATCTATGTACTGTAGGATCTAAAAGATCACGGAGTCTTTTTAAACGTTCTTCTTGTTCCTTCTTTTCTTTTTCAAGAAATGCGTTTCTCTCGTCTTCAGAAAGAGATGCAAGATACTCTTCACGTTCTTTTGCTTTTCTTTCTTGTTCTTCTCTATAAGCTTTTTCTTTTTCTCTTTTTCTGTACTGTTTTACTTGCTTTCCTAATGCTTTCATTATTAGTTTCTCCTAGTAATATTTTCATACAGTGGTCACAAATATAAGCGTCTAGTTGACACGAATAATAAACATCTACATGAGGTTTGTCACAATAATCACATGATTTATCATGTAAGACAACTTTCTTTACAAAGCAAAGATTATTCATTTCGTTCTTTTACCTTAAAAAGTGATCCATCTTGCTCAATGATTTCATACTTTTCTATGAACTCATTAAAGTTAACAGTATCATCTATAGTTACTTGATGGTACGTTGCTTTAATGTCGTTGTAATCTTGTCCAATTTTAAATTGTTCACATCCAACTGCAAATAGCATAACTGCTGCAAATCCTATAATTAATCCAATTAAAGTTGATTCAAGAATATTTGGTGATGCCCAATTTTTACGATTAACGATTCCTATGATCAAACCAGCTAAAATACTTCCAAAGGGAAGTATATAACAGACAATGTCAGTCCATACCAAGTAACCATATTCATAGGTTGTATTAAGTATCGTTACGCCATCCATATTAGTTTACCTCGTTTTCTTTAGTTTTCATTTCAATTCCGCATTCTGAACAAAACTTACAATCATTCCAGTCCCAATGTCCACATTCTGAACAATTTGCATTTCCATCTTTTTCAGAACATTCTGCTAAAATCCAAGTTCCATATTTCTTATTACTATTTGTAGGTAAAGAAATATAGTCCTCATATCTCCATTTAAAATGAACATATGCTAAACCACAAGATGCATAGTATGGACAATCTGTAAATTTCCCATTTTCAGGTAAGTTTTTACAAATAGGACACTTGCCATTGACTTTTAAATCATCAATGGCAAGGTTCATTATAGTTTTTGCTTTTTCAAGTTCATCTGTCAGTTTCTTAATCGTATCTTTACGATTTTCAACATCATTTATTTTTGTCATAAGATTTCACCAATTTACCACATATCATTGTCAGAGTAAGCGTTAAGATGAATAAATTCATCGTTCTCAGTAATATCTAAGAAGCTCTCATCATTGATGATTTCAATAGCTCTTTCTTTAGAAATCAGCTTCTTATTTGTCGTAGGATTACGAAAACTAAATCCATAAGTATAGCGTAGAGGTTTCTCTGTAGTTTCGATAACCTTTTTTGCCTTTTCTCTATCAAGTGTTCCATCATAAAATGACATCTTCAACAACATTTTTTTTTACACTCCTTTACTAATTCCTTTTAAGGTTTTTCCAATATGATTAGCATAACCCCAGTTCATTGTTTCTGTATGAGGGTTCTTAAAAACTTTGTATGCAAAGTGCATATACTCAGCTATCGCTTTTTTATTAACTTTGCCAGTACATCCACCAAATGCAGGGATTACCAAGTTTTTAACTTTACAATTTTCTGCCATTTTCAAGCAAGATAACATACAGTCAAAAATAACACGATCATCAATAATAGATTCAGGTGTTCTCATTGTAGGTGTATGTATGAGTCTATACTTTCCAAAGGGAATTGCAGCAGCAGTTCCTACTACTTGATATCCAGTAAAGTAGATGTCTAACATGTTCAAAACATGAGTTTGTGCATTCTCACCTAAATAGTCAATGATAGCTTTGTCATAACCACCATCCATCAAACCAAAACTATTTGCAGGTGATACAATTCCGTCAATTTCTGGATGAGTGTCCATGAAATGTTTAAAATCATCATGATAAATTTCTACATCAGGTTCAAATTGAAAGACTCTAACCCACGCATTTATCATTTCTTCATTTCTGTCAAGCAAGTAAATGTTCATTTTAAAGTTACTCCTTCAAATGTGACCATGATATAGCATTCATTACCAAACTGTGTAATTGCTACGATATTCAGTTTGTTCTCTCTTGCAAAAGTATTTATTTCAGTTTCAATTTCTTCAAAAGATTTATTCTTACTCTTGAAAAACTTAACCATGCTAGTTTTTGGATTAGTTCTTATTTCTTCTAATTTCCTTAAAAGATCAAAATAGTCTTCATAAACTTGAACACCACCTGGATAGGAAAGTTTGTCTTTTCCATTTCTTTTTCTCCACTCATTGATATACTTTTTTCTATAAGGATTGTTGTCTAGTAACTTATTACCATATATGAATGTATCAATTGTATTTTGCTGATCTTCTATTCTGTCAATTGCGTCTTGAATGATATCAATGTGCATTTGTGACGATAAAAATGTTTTAAGGATTCTTAGTTCTTTTAATAGTTTAGCATTAGTATTGCTCATGTTAGTTCTCCTTAGTTATTTTAATCCGTACCCATTTTCATAATTTTAAAAGGTGTATCCTCCATTTAAGAAGATACACCTTTCATATTTTTTATTGCTCTTCCTGAGCTTCTTCAGTAGTTATAGTAGCAGGAATACTAAAGCTCAACAAAGTGTTTATCTGTTCTCTATCAAGACTTTTGTTAACAAATGTGTTGAACGCCTTCTCATTCAATACACAACCAGCAGACTTAGGATGACCTCCGCCACCGTACATAGTAGCGATTTGAGCTAGGTTAGGACTATCAAAGATAGTTCTAAAGTTGACAGTCTTGTGAACCATATCAACAATTGCAATGAAAGAAAGATGCTTGTTTAAAATATTGAGTCGATTACCAATTTCAGAGAAATCCTTATCAGCATAAGTGACACCAACATTCATTACTTCACCTTCAAAAGGAAACTGAATTACTTCAAGGTTCTTATTTCTGTCGTTAATTGTTCTACGAAGATTTCTTTTGACCAATCTGATATTTGAAACCTCCATATTGCTGAAAATGTTATCGAACTTACATGTGATGTAATTGTCAACTTTTTCAAAAGTTCTTTCAAAGCCAAATTCCTTAAAGTAAATGCTAAGATCTCTAGCACCTTCATTGACAATCTCATAAGTTTCAGGATCTTGGAACTTAAATGTATCCCATGAATCAATTAAATCGACAATTTCTCTGTATCTTTCAAAGTCAATATCATTGGTTCTCGGTGCAAATTGATTCTCAGTAAAGTAGTTAAACATGAGTTTTGTTGCACTAAACTCGTCATTAACAACACTGAAGATTTTAGACTTCTTTAAAAATTCAATTTGTTCATCGGATTTATGGTGATGATCAAAATACACAACAGGATAGCCATTATTGGCAAGACTATTAAGCTTCTGAAGCTTTTTCAAATCTAGATTAACGTCTGCGACAATCAGACCATTGTAGTTTTTGTAATTTCCATTGTAGAAGGAATCAAGTACACTATTGACTGTACCATATGAATTATAAGTTGCTTCCTTTACATTGAAAAATGTTGATGCTACTTTTCCACATCCGTAGCCATCGAGATCGTTATGGAAAATTCCATAGATTTTTCCATGCTTCATTTGATTAAACATAGTTTTGATAGTTGATTGAGTCATAAAATTTCTTCTCCTTAAAATAAAAATACTTTCTGTACAATGGTAATTAAATTTTGCAATACCATTGTACAGAAAAATTATATATAGACAAAAAACTCTTTAATTCACATTTAGCAATCTATTGAAAGCAGCTTTCTTAATTAGTGTTAGTAGTTTAGTACTGTTTATGTAGAAAGTACTATTGTAGTACAGGAAAATATCTGGTAGTAAATCTTTTGAGTTATCTAATGAAAATGATGTACTATCACCTACAAAGTTTATATGAATTTCATCAAGGGCGATATCTTTGTTAAAAGTTGCTTTACATTCTTTTTTAGTCTCATTTGTTACGTAAATTGAAACTAAATCTTCAAATTCTTGCTGGGTGAGTTCTCTGTCATATGTGTCTCTGTTATTAGAAAAGAAGAAAAACTTAAGCTGGTTTTCTAAAACAGATATTTGTCTTTCCATAGTTTTATTAGTTGTAACAATACTATCATCTATGGTAACCCAATTGTTAGCATAAGTACCAATACTAGCAATACCATAATTGTAATTGTTTGTGTCTACATTTAAGACATTGCTATTGATAGATGTAAGTGAGTCTGATGAAATGGAACTAATGGAAGTAGCTAATTCTGCTTCATCAATATTTACATCATCAATGGTAGTATGGACGTTATCTACACTTTCTAAAACAGAACAAATAGAAAGGTCTGCACAAATATTAGATTCGGTTTCTATGGTTTTAGTTGCATCAACATCTGTAGCTGCATTTGAGTTCAACCAAGCACATATTACATTTTCGTTTGTCATATTTACTTTCTCCTTCTTTAAATTTTGAGTTCTTCATTGAAAATGATTTTTCTTAGGAAATGGCAAAGTTCATTTGTGTTCACATGATATTCTTTGCACTGTATACTACTAATTTCGATAGAAGTTCTGATTAGAAGATCCCTTACTTCAAAATTTGAAAAATTATAAGAACCCTTTATGTTATCTATATGGAATGTATAGTTATCAGAGCGTTCTTCTATATACTTTATGCGATAAGACCAACCAGTATTATTGTTGATGTCATCAACCAAATCACCAAGTTCAACATAATGATTCTTGTAAGTTTCTTTGTGATCTAAGTAGTAAAAGTTTAGACTATTTTGTCTTTGAGCTTCATTAATTTTAGTTTCCAATTCGCTAGCACACATTAAATCAGCCTTAGAATTTATACAGCTCCTAAGAGACTCTAAATCTGAAGAATAACCATACAGATTAAAATTTTGTAAATTGTCTATAGTACTAGCTTGAGAATATACGTTACTTTGAAGGTCATAAAGTTTATATTCTAGTTCTCTAATTTTACTTAACAATTCTTCATTTTCCATTTTAGTTCCTCTTCTCTCAAAAAAAATTATCGTGTAACCACATACAGTTTAAGTATATGGTTACACGAATTTTTGTCAGTTAAAATACAAATCGTCTAAAATTGACTTTCCATCCTTGAAATACAATTCGGGAGACTGAATCTGCTTCTTTAAGTGTTCGAAGCTCAAAGAGACTGCAGAAGAAGGAGAATTAAAGATACCATCAGATACTTTAAGAATTACATATCCTTCATCATCATCATATCTTTCAGGTTTCTTAGTTAAGTCATCTGCATCTCTACAAAGTTCTCTTAAAATAAGTTCTGCATGAACTGCGTTCAAACCAATATCACCTTCATTAAGCAACTCAATGAATTTATTCGTCATGTCATCAATATTTGTAACACCTAAATGGTCTGAACTTTCAATCAGGTCAATAATTGCTTGCAGAGAAGTTGAAAGCTCATTATTTTCAAGATTGAAAGTAAATACTGCATCGTTAATTGCACATAAAGATTTAACACCTAACACAATTTTGTTGTTACTATCACGAACTGGATTAGTCTGAATCAAGTCTGAAATTGTATTAGAAAATACTAATTTCATGGGAGGTTCAATTTCAATTTCATGACCTAAACGTCCTTTAATGACGAACTTTGATATTGTAAGGTTGTTTTCATCGTCAGTCTCAATGTACTCATCATCAATGATGATATTTGCACCAGACTTTTCTTTTTCTGTGTCAATATAAATTGAACCCTTGTCTATGATGAAATACTCTAACATTTCTTTAGGCCAATCTATAACATCTGATGAAGTAGTCTGTAAGTGCTTAGCACTCAGAAGCTTCTGAGTTAACTGTTCGGTAAGTTCTAGTACTGCTAAAATACCAATATGGATGTTACTATTTACATGTGCTAGATCACCATAACAAGTTTTACAAACTTTACCATCATGACATTTACATTTAACTGGTGTTCTAAACTTAAGAGTTTGTCCAATCAAATTCTTGTGTATCTTATTGTCAAATCTCTCTAATGTTTCGTCTTCTTCATTCAAGAAATATCTAAGGTTAAATCTCTTAGCAGTATTTTCAGAGTCAATTAATACTTCGCTGTACTCGTCGGTACCACAATCATCTTCCTCAGATAAGAAAGTATCCATTAAGAGTAGTGACAATTTTCTTGTTAGGTAGCCCGATTCCTTGACCCTTTTATGGCTCGTTATGAGTGCCTTACGAGCTAGTATCGCTACTATGAAGAAGTCAGTAATATTCTTAAGTCCTTTTAGGTAATTGGTTTGAATTACATATGGAATGATGTTTCCATCGAGGTCTGCCTTTAAAGCAATTGTAGAAATAATTTCTTTAAACTGCTTTCTGTTAATACCAGTCTTTGCATTAAAATAAGGTTTGAAACAAGTATCTTCAGTTTCAAGAATGTTCATAAGCTCATCAAATTCTTTATTAACAAACTCTTCAATCTCAGAAAAGTCTAATCCACTAGGTACTTCTTCATTTACAAGTTCTTTAAATCTATCATTCTCGCTATAAAGATTTACTAAGTCATGTAAAGATAAAGTACTACCAGAATAAACATTAAACTTTCCAGAAAGGTCAGAAAGGTGGTTAATGGAATTCTTGATAGAAATATTTAGTTCATCTAAATATCCCTTTTTCTCAATTTCTAAATCGACAAAATATTTGATTACATCATTGAAATAATTGATGACTGTATTTTTATTAAAGTTTTTGATCTTATCAAGTATGATAAACCTGTTTTCTGGTATAATTTTCTGATCTACAAATGGTATCAACAGTATCATCTGTGTGATTAGATTAGCCATTGTACCTTCATAAACTTCACCATTTAAAGAAAAAGTAATGTTTATTTTTCTTCTCTTGTAGTCATCTAATATTTTAGATTCATACAATTCTAGCTTCTTATAAAATTCCTGCTTATCTTCAATTAGACCATTTAAGTTTATAGTCTTCTTTGCCATAATGCAAAATTTCCTCCTCTTCCTCTATTATAATTTCCTACAAAAATGTATTTGTATCAAAGTCATAATATATAGATGAAACTTAAATAAAAAATCATACTAACTGGTAAATAATCCAGTTAGTATGATTGTGTTTTTAGATTTATTTTTCTATAAAAATAGAAGAGTTATTACTTCTTTTCAGAGTCCTTTAAAACCTTGGGCTTAAGAGCATTATCCTTAGTCTTGGTTCCAGATACACCCTCTTTAGGTGCCTTAACGATAGTCTGAGAAGTCTTCTTAGCAGCCTTAAGAGCAGCCTTAGCAGTTCTAGTAGCCTTGCTAGCATACTGCTTATTAATCTTAGCGATTAGCTTCTTACGGAGACGAGAAACCTTAACAAGCTTCTGATAGTCAGCACTCTTAGCAGCACGAGCAGCAGAAAGAGCAGCCATAGTCTTAGTTAAGTTAAAGTACTGATCTCTACTCATAACACGTTGTTTGTTAGTCATCTTATTAGTGGAGACAGTAGCTTCAGTGTATACGGAATATTCATCACCAAGATCAGCATAACCGCTTTCACGGAGCCATTCTACGATCATATCAAAATCTTCCTGTATAATCATTTCATTTTCAACCTCTTCAGGAGTTTGATTTTCATTTAGATTCTTGTATTCATCAAGTAACATTTTATATCACCTTTCCTTTTTAGATTTTTAAATTTAAATAGTTTTACTTTATTAGATTGTTGTTTCTAAAAATATTAAAAATTTTGTATGTTCCTGTTTACTTTTATCTCTAGAAACCTGAATTATTTGGAAATAGCTGTAAAGATATCCATGAATTCTTGTAAAGGCTGTTTTTCAGTAAGAATTGCTTTTTTATTCTTTTCTACTTTTTCCTTTTGTTCATCGCTAGTAGTATCTGGAATGATAGAAGCGTCATCATTTTCTTCATCAAGCATGTTAGCTGATGCATTTTGAACGCCAGCTGTATTAGCTTGTGTTTGTTTAGCAAATTTCTTTTCTCGACTTGCTAGTTTCATTCCATCTGCTTTTGCAGTAGCTACATCTTTCATACCGCCTGCTATTTCTTTAACGCCTTCTTTAACTTCTTTTCCGCCAGCTTTTACTCTAGCTTTGCCATTTTCTATTCTACCTTTTGCTGCTGCCATTGCGTCGTTATTAAGTTGTTTAGCGTTATCTATATTTTCTTGAGAATCTGCAACTTCTTCCTCATATAAGTAGATCCATTTTTTTGCCACTTTACTGCACTCCTTTCCATTATAAATTTTTGTACAATTTTAATCACACCTTTATCTATATATAATTGTTTTGAAAATATTTTACTAACACAAGAAAGGAAGAAAGTAAAAATGGAGAAAAAAGTTATTTGGTCTAATTGTGATTTAAAACTTGATGATTGGATTGATTGTTTTAAAGAAACAAACCCTGATTTAACTGAAGAAGAGTACTTACAAATGATGTATGAAGCTAACGATGGTAACTTAGATTTTGTAAGAGATGATTTAGATAAGGTAGTAGCTGATAGTATTTTAGTTATTGCAGATATAGGTAGATGGAATGGTCGAGTTATGGGATACAAAGTTATAGAAAGTGGAAATCTTGCTGATTGTTTATATTCTGACTGTGATATGGCTGAATGGTATATTGATGAAGAAAATGAGTTTAAAGGACATTTTGTTCATCATGATGGTCGTAATAATTGTTACTACAGAATCTGGAAAGATGACATAGAAGATGAAAACAAAGAAGAACTGTTAAATTTGATTTACAATGGTAAAGCAACTCAAGAAGATATAGACAATTTAACTGAAAAATTAGGTGACACAATTAGTAAAATTTATGGTTGGTGATTTGAAAATGACAAATGATGAAATTGTAAAACACTTTATATTTGATTTGGAAATGGAAAGATTTAATAGAACTACAAAAACAATCTTTCTATCATTTTCAAATGTACTTGGATTTAAACTTGTAAAAGAAAGAACTTATAAAATTGATGTTGATTTAGTAAGGAAATTTCTAAAAGTTGTTTTAAAAGCTGGATTTACATTTCCTCTAAATGCTAAAACATATGTTTCTGATGATAGAGAAGAAATAATCTTGGATTTAGAACTCAAAAAAATTTATATTTTGAGAGAAGGAACTATTTGTTGTAAAAATTACATTCCAGAATATGTAGAGGAGTACAAATTAGAAAATGACGAATGAAGAAATTAGAAAAAAATTTTTGTTTGATTTAACAATGGGAAGATTTGAAAGAATTATTACTGACCAAATTATATTTTATGGACCATATCTTGAAACTTTCCAATTGGCAATGGTGTTAATTGACCTTGGATTTGAAAATGCAGAGTATGAAGATAAACTTAAGCGAAATAATTTCATACTTCTGGATAGAACAGAAATTCGTATATTTACTGAAACTAAAAGTTTTCACACTTATTGGATACCTAGCAGTATTGGTAATAGCAATCCTATAAATCAACAAATACCAGATTATGTAAAAAAATATAAAATAACGGATAGTAGAGTTCTAATTACCTAAAGGAGTAAGAATTTAGAAAATGACGAATGAAGAAATTAGAAAGAGATTTGAATTTGACTTAAAAATGGGAAGATTTAAAGTTTCTCCAGATTCAGTACATTTAGGTTTGTTAACATCTAAAAATCAAGATGCATGTAATAGGCTGTTTAAGTTATTGACTGATATAGGAAAAACACAAATTGGACCTGGTTTTGAAGAAGAATTTGATGGTGTTTATATCTTTTCCTCATTCAAAAATAGATTTCAGTTGTTAAAATATAATGAAAAGATATTAGCTGAAGGTAAAGCTATTTTTAATGAAATTCCAGATTATATCAAGGAGTACAAAATAAATGACGAATGAAGAAATTAGAAAAAGGTTTCAATTTGATTTGGAAGTAGGAGTCTTTAAGAAAATTGAATTTGAAACTTATTTTTTAATAAAACGAAAAGACCTATGTTTTATCGATTTCTTAATTGATATAGGTTACTTTTTTACATTTTTACCAAGTGCAGATGCATTAATAAATCAATCTATTAGGGAAACAAATGAAGTTTGTATGGTGCTAAATGAAGCTACTAAAGAAATAAACCCAACACTATGGAGATTTAAAGAATACTTTAATGATGTACCAGATTATATCAAGGAGTACAAAATAAAAAATGACGAATGAGAATGAAGAAAAAAGATTCCAATTTGATTTGGATCTGGAAATAAAGTACAAAACTAAGTATACTAAGAACCACAAAATAGTATATTTCGTTTTGGACGATTCTGATTCTTATCCTTTCTTAATAGAATTAAGAAATGTTTTAAAAAGGTTAGGATACAAAAAGAAAGGTGGCTATGTGAAAAATAGCAACGCTTTAAAGTTATATCTTAAGACAAGAAGATATGAAGAAGTGTATTCTGCACCAGATTTTAAGTCCATAACTTCACCTAAGAATCGATTTCCAGATTTTATTAAGGAGCGTGTTTTAAATGACGAATGAAGAAATTAGAAAAAGATTTGAATTCGATACAGAATTTTTATTTAAAAATAGCAACTTAGATGAAATGTACTTTGTTTGTCCTATAAATAAAATAGGAAAATTTTTATATTTTTTAGAACATGATCTTGGATATAAAAGGAAAAATGCCATTTTTCCAAGGGGTTACAGAATGAATGTAATTTATTTGGCAGTTTGTACAAAGTCTAAGTGTCTTATTAGATTTGAAGATTACGTAGATGGCTCTATTAGACTAAATCCAGTACCAGAGTATATTAAGGAGTATGAAATAAACTATGACGAATGAAGAAATCAGAAAAAGATTTAAATTTGACATTGAAATGGGTGTATTTGAAATAAACAAAAGTATACTTTGTTACACATTCAATGATAGCACGGAAAGTTGTCTTAAATTAAGAAAACTACTACTTGATATTGGAATGAAAGAATTGGAAAGATTTAGAAAACATAAAGATGATGAAATTTGTACGGTACTGTTCTATGTTATAAATCCTGAAAGTTCTGATGATTCATGGAATAATACATTTGATACTTTTCAATATCGTGATGATGTCTATAGAAATAACAAAATTCCAGATTACGTCAAGGAGTATGTTATAGAATGACAAATGAAGAAATTAGAAAGAGATTTAAATTTGACTTAGAAATAGGAATGTTCAAAAAAGACTATCCATTTGAAAGTATTACATTTCATGGGTATTATAAAGAAACTGCAAAATTAATAAAATTGCTTATTGATAGTGGCTATGAAGGGATAATTGCTAATAACTTAGAAAATAAGCATAATGGAGAACTTTATAGAACACAAATAGATGTTTCTAATAAAAAAATTTTAGCAATATATTGGACGTTGACAGAAAATTATAATCTTCTTCCAGATTATATCAAGGAGTATGAAATAAACTATGACGAATGAAGAAATCAGAAAAAGATTTGAATTTGATATGAACATTGGTCTATTTTTACTAGACTCCAGTAATTTTATTACTGAAAAAACTTTGTTTAAATGCAGTTGGAATAGAAAACTTGCAACAAAGTTCTTAGAAATGCTTAGTGATAGTGGTTATAGTTTATCTCGGTATTACAAAGATTCAATCATCACCCTCTATGATAATCCTGTTATCGCACTAGATCAGATTAGCAAAATACATTCAATTATTGAGGATTTTGATGGAACTATATTGAACGAAATACCAGACTATATCAAGGAGTACAAATAGATGACGAATGAAGAAATTAGAAAAAGATTTGAGTTTGATAGCAAATTTAGTTTTAAGACTTACCCAAATTTTGCTTTCTTTAAAATTGACACTAAAACACCTATTACTAATAGATTTCTTGCAGTTTTACATGACAATGGTTATACAGGAAAAGGTACTGTCAATAATACACATTTGTACTTAGTAATTGATTTTAGAGACAAAAAATTCTTAGGTATTGTAAGTGTTGATAATGAAAATGTACTTATATACAATCAGATTCCAGATTATATCAGGGAATATAAAATATGACGAATGAAGAAATTGAAAGAAAATTTGAGTTTGAATTAAGTATAGGTCTCTTTAAGCATTCTATTAGATATCCAGATGAAATTCTTTTCAAAAGGGGTAGTAGAACCTACAAACTTCTTAAGTTGCTTACTAACATAGGTTTTGTTAGTGATGAAGATTCACTTTTAACTTTATGTAAGGAATCATATATAAAGGAACTTCTTGAAAGTAGAAATGGAGTTTATCTAGAAATAAGCATGAAGGACAGAATTGTAGATATAGATACAAATTGGAATTACTTGAATCCGATAACTCAGACTACGGATTTTAACGAAATACCAAGGTATGTAAAGGATTATCAAATATGACGAATGAAGAAATTAGAAAAAGATTTGAGTTTGACTTAAAGATGGGTTTATTTAAAAATAGGAGTCGTTTTGCTGGAGGAGAATTTAGATTCTGTGGCTACCTTGAAGATTCTATTAAATTTTTAAATTTACTTATCGATAGTGGTTATTTGTGCTCAATGTCAGAAGATACGTTTAAAAACATGATAAGAACATACAATTCCGCTGATACTGAAAAACTGTGTAAAATAGATATAGTCCCTTCAGATAAAATAGTTTTATCAGTCAATAGGAGTTTTGAAAAAGAAGATAATCCATTTCCAGATTACATTAAGGAATACAAAGTATCGTTAAATAACTTACAAAGGAAAGTAATTAGATTTAAAAACCTGACAAAAGAGAAGAAATACAATTATGACGAATGAAGAAATTAAAAAAAGATTTGAATTTGACTTAAAGATAGGTTTATTCAGGGAAGATATACTAGGATACGGTAAAAATAATGTAGTTACGTTTTATGATTACTATCGTAATTCTACTAAACTTCTGAAATTACTTATTGACTGTGGGTTTCTTTTTAGTAAACCTCCCACTCAATTAAATTTACCAGATCCAGATATAGTAGAATGTACAACTGCTAAAGATCTTCTGTTTAAAATTACTATAAAACCAACTGATAAGTTAATCCTTGATACTCACTGGATTCTTAGACAACCATTTAGTAGTAATCCACTACCAGAGTTTGTAAAAGATTATGAAATTCCAAAAAATTTTAATTTTGAAACTCTAATTCAAAAAAGTTCAGACTAAAAATTTATTACACATGGAAAAGAAAGGAGATTTTAAAGCCAAATGTCAATAGATCTCAGTAAAAGTACTTTTGTCAAAAATTATAGAGATGACATGCTAAGTGCATTGAAACTATTGAAACCAGATATGACTGATGATGAACTGTTAGCAGTCATAGATGATCAGATAGCAAACAATGCAAAGTTAAATGATGAAACATGTAATGTTGCTATTAGAAACAACTATACCAAGGAAGAAAGTAGTCATACTCTATTAGAAATTTTGGATTTTTATGAAAACAAAAATCCCATTATGACTGGCTATGGAGTTATGTTTAAGCAACATGACAAAGCTATCAATTTAAATGCGGATTTTGTTAGCTGGTTGATGAGCGAGAGAAAAGTAGCTAAGAAAGCACAATTTGCTGCATTAAATGAGGGAGACTATATTAAAGAGTCTTTCTATGAAATGCTGCAGAAGACTTTTAAATTGTTGAACAACTCTTATTATGGAGCTACTGGAGAAAAGAACAGTCAGTTCTATAATCCAGTTATACCACCAAGTGTAACTTTCATGGGGTATGCTATTATTACCACTTCAATTTTAGCATTTGAAGCATTTTTAAGTAACAACATTCACTATGACAACTTTAACGACTTGTGTGTCTATGTTAAAAATTGCTTAAAGAGTACTAGAAATGATTTGAAAATTCTCAAAGTTCTTGATTCTGAAAATGTAAAGAAGAAACAAGATTTGTTAGATAACTTAAAGAGTTTGATGACTGTTTCTTTGACTAAAGATGAGAAGTCTAAGCTAAAGACTCTGATTAATGGACTTTCCAAAGAGCAAGTTAATCGAGTTTACTATAAGAACAACTTGTATGAGTTCTTGAATAATGCAACTCAGAAGAAGTATCTAGAAAATATCTTGCAGTATGATATCATCAATCCGAATGAAGTTAATGATGACATTAAGGAAAACTTAGATAAACTTTGGGAACTATTAGAAGAATTTGTAGTTTATGACTTCCAGTATTGGAATAGAGCTGATAGAGCATTCAATATGGAAAGAGAAACTATATTGGTGGTAGATACTGACTCAAATTTCTTGTCGTTGAATCCATATATAAAATGGGTAGAAAAGTCTATACAGCTTCCAGAATCAGACAAATTGTTCTATTCAATTCCTAACTCAGCTATCTTATTCTTGTCCAAGTTTATTCAGAAAGAACTAAACAGATTGACTGAGAATTGTAATGTTTCTGAAGTTAAGCAACCTATTATCAATATGAAGAGCGAATTTTTGTATTCTAGAGTCATGCTTAGCCGAAACAAGAAACAGTACTGCGGATTATTAGAGTTGCAGGAGGGTAATATCAAAAGGAAGGTAGACATGAAGGGTATGTCAATTAAGAAGGCAAATGTCAATAATCGTACCAGACAAGTGTTTACCAACATGATTGAAAATAAGATACTGAAATCTGATAACATCAACATTGCAGAAATTTTAGGTATCTTTAAAGCATTTGAAGATGAAATTTATAATTCACTTCATAATGGTGAGATAACTTTCTTAACACCAGGTAAGTGTAATGAACTTGATGCTTACAAGGATCCATATAAAGTAGCTTCTGCTAGAGGTACTATGATTTGGAATCTGCTTAATCCAGATAATACTATTCAGACACCAGCTAAGGTAAATATGCTAAAGCTGAACATCAATTCCATTGAAGATCTTGAACCAATCTATGAAACTGAGATGTTTGAGAAAATTCAAAAGTTAATTTTTGATGATGAAAGATTGGCACATTATGGAATGGCTACAATAAGTTTGCCTAAATCTGTAAATAAGATACCTGATTGGTTAATTCCATTTATCAACTATGATGACATTATTGACGACAATATTCGTGTTGGTAATATCTTACTTGAAAGTTTAGGGATAAAGCTAATGCAATTTAACAATAAGGAATTCTATAGTACTTTCATCAGTTTTTAAAAAGTTAAAACAGTTTCTAAACATATATAATTTCTTTAGAAACTGTTTATGACTTTTTCTACAGTAAAGTAACTAACAAAAACAAAATTTTTAAGGAGGCTAACTAAAATGGCAGTTACTAACAGAAGTAACAATGATAACCAGAAAGAAAAAGTAACTTATAAGTGGGGTAACAGTGGTCCTAGCTTTTGGCAGAAGGATAACAACACTGTACTTCAGACTTCCCTAAGAAAATCTGACAAGAATAATTCGTATGAGCTTATTCTTAAGATCCAGACACTGGATAGTGATGGAAAGTTTGTTAAGTCTGAAGATGGTAATTATGACAATGGTTACATCAATTTATCTGCAAATGAAATAGCTAAGATTGCTTACCAGCTTGAAGACATGTTCCCCACTGGCGATATGGATGCTGGTACTATCGGTGGCATTATCATCAATCATATTTCTGCTCAGACCAATAATGGTTCTCAGCTTGAAATTGTTAGCGAGGAAGATGGTGTTTATGTCTACATTTCTTACGTACAGAATGCTAGTGTAACAGCAGAATACAAGCATTTACTTAGCAACGATCAGACTTTGAAGTTCTATAATGCTGATGGTGAAGAAGCTGAAGAAGTTATCAACATGGATATCGTAGCTTTCAAGAGACTCTTTAACAGTGCATATGCTGTGGTATCTGGCTTAGTTGATTCTACATTTGAATGCAATGGTTTTTCAATTAATGGTAGATCTGAATCTAAAACTGGCGGCAAAGTAGCAGGTGGTATGAATCGTAAAGTTCGTTCTACTCTTGGCTCTAAGAAGGCTGAAATGGTATCTGAAGACGATGATGAAGAAGTAGATGAAGCACCTGCAGCTAAGAAGACTGTTGGTCGTAAGTCCTCTATTGCTAGATCTGCATCTAACATGAAGTCACTTTTAGAAGATGACGATGAGGAGGATGACTGAGGACGACGAAGATATTCCTTTCTAAATCGTTAAGCACAGTTATCTAAAAATTTTTATGAGTCTGTATTTGTAACAGAATACAGACTCAACTATTTTTGACGGAGATACAGAACATGATATTTAATGACAGAGAAGTAAAACCTTATAAAATAACTGAAGACAAAGATACATTACTGAACACTAACAATACTGAAAAGAAAATTTTAGTTACAGATTTTGATGACACTTTAGCATTGACTGCAATTAAGCATTTTCATTTAGTACAGAATTCTAAGAATGTAGAAACTTACAAGAAGTACATGAACATAAATCAGACATCACAAAGGTTCTTTTATAGTAGAACAGAATACTATACTAGCAAATGGTTGAAGAGACCTGAAGTAGATGAAATTCCTAAAGAAATAGCAAATGAAATTACGGACTTGTTTAATCTTCCAGACTTTTATGATGATGTTAAGCCTACTAAATTTGCTATCGCTTTAAAGGAATATCTTAAGCAACCTTATTGTGAAAAGATTTATGTAATTTCACATTGTCTATCAGATACAGCTGCTGACGCAAAAATAAAATGGTTGGTAGATTTTTATAAGGATTGCAATCCTGAGAAGATAGAATTTATCCCTACTACTGATACAAGAAAATCAATTCCAATTATGGAAAGAGGAATTAAATGGGACATCTTTGCAGATGATCGACTTGAATGCATTTATGATATGGTTTTGTACGGTCAAGGCTTTGGTAACGAAATTTTAATTCCTGAGTTCGGTTATAATAAGCCGACAGAAAGATTTTCTAATCTAGTGGAGAAATTCAATCTACAGACATTTTATATGAACGTCCTGTAAGAAGTAAATTGAAACAGATAGTTACTAAAACTATCTGTTTCTTTTTTTTTATCTAGTTTTTATAGTCTGAAACAATCCATTATTAAAAGAAACGTACGAAAGGAGGAGTTTTCCTTTGAAAATAGATATTTGTAATCTGGACAAATTTATAAAGGTTAACAACATACAAGAAGTTACTAACCCTATACGTTTTGATGCAGATTGGTACCCAACTGATAATGGTCTTTTATCATATAGAATTTTTGGTCAAGTTGGTAGTTATGATAGACGTACTTTATTTGGTTACATCGACCTAAAAGGACACTTTTTACACCCATTATTTTATTTGAGACTCATAAAAATGAATCGTAATTTTGCTAGAGTCATTGATGGTAGTGGCTATTTTAGAATTAACGAAAAAGGTGAGTTAGTTGCTGATAATGAGAATGGAAATACTGGAATAGCTTGGCTTTATAAGAATTTCAAAAATCTTAAGTTTAAAAAATCGGGTTCAGGAGAGCGAGACAGGACTATAGACCTTCTAACTAAACTTGATCTTGATGAAATCTTTGTCAGCAAGTGGCTTGTAATTCCTGCCTTTTATCGAGATTCTAATATACAAAAACTCGATCATGGAAGAGTTTCAGAAGATGAAATCAACCCTATGTATGCAAATTTGATTTCTCTGGCAAGTTCTAAATCAGATTTCGACTTTATGGGATATATTACGGAATCTAGAATTCAAAAACAGCTTTTAGAAATCTATGATTACTTGACTGGATATATCAAGGGTAAGACTGGACTTCTCAAGAATAGTTTGCTCGGCAAGACTGTGGACTATTCAACTCGCGGTGTTATCTCAGCAGGTAGAGTCAATTCTAATACATCAGATGAACAATTGGTAAAGTTTACTTATACTGGCATTCCTTTATCTCATTTGTGTAACTTATTCTATCCTTTCTTCCAATACGAGATAGCTAGTTTTGCAGAAGAAACCTTTGCATCAGTTAATGAAATTAGGGGTTCTGATGGAAATTATTATCCATTGGTAAATCCTATGAGTAAATTTACAACTGAAAAGATAAAAGGGATGATGAACTTATATATTAAGTCACCTGATAATAGACTTGATCCAATCATGGTTCCAATTAGGCTTAAGAATGGAAGTGTTAAAGAAGTTCCTTTAAATCTCTTCCAAGATGATTTAAAGAGACACTTTACTTTACTGGACTTGATATACATTGTTGCAACTAGAGTTTGTCTTGACAAACATGTGTATGTAACTCGATTTCCGATTGAAAACTATCGTGTGTCACGTTGATCTATAACTTGAAAGAATCAAGGAAATGATCGATATAAGTATACTTATGTTAACTGTAAGTTTGATTGGTGGAATGAAATACGGCAATCAGTATGAAACACCAACATTAATACTCCTACATGCATTAAAAAATAGCTAGAATTATTTAATGTGTGAAGCTAGGTGAAGACGTATTCATAGTAATGCGGATGGTTCTATAATATGGTGAGGAACACGAATTTTCTAACGTCCAATGTTTTGGGATTAGTAGTATGATAGTGGCGAAAATCCTATTGAATGATGCTTCAATTGAAAATATTGGGAACAGAAAACACCTAAGTTATAGAAATACTAGAATTTACGGAACGTGAGAAGTTTCTATAAAAAGAAAATAGCTGATACTTTTTATAGAAATGGCAGCAGCCTGTAGTAGCGATGAAGCTTTTGTAATGAAAGTGGAGTGAAGGGGCATAGTCAATTTTTTGATTGAACTTTTTCTAACGATCAAACAATTTATTAAATACTTTTACAAAGGAGATTAATAAAATGGGTAGAAAAAGTAAATCACATGAAGATTTTGTTAAAGATGTTATGAATATTTTAGGACCAGAATATCAAGTGCTGGGAAAATATATCAAATGTTCTGAAAAAATAAAAATGAAACATTTAAAATGTGGATTAGAATATGAAACTGAACCTAGAACTGTAATGCATGGATCAGGATGTCCAATATGCAATACCGATTTTCATATGTCACATGATGAATTCGTTTCAAAAGTAAATAAAGAGGGAGATAACGAATATGAAGTCCTAACTCCTTATATCAATACAAAAACAAAAGTAACGCTAAAACATAAAGTGTGTAATGAAATTTATGAAGTTGCACCTAGAAATTTCTTTCAAGGTAAAAGATGTCCAAAATGTACTAAAGTAAAACGTGTGACAAATGAAGAATTTGATCGACGTCTGTTAAACATTTATGGAAATGAATGGACTAGAGTTTCAGAGTTTATGGCAATAAATAAGGAAATTCTAGTTAAACACGAAAATTGTGGGAACATAATTAAGAATACTCCAAAAGTTATTTTAAGTCAAAGATTTGGATGTAAATATTGTAAGATGACTAGCGGAGAATTTAGAATTAAATCTGTTTTAGAAAACTTAGATATAAAATTTACCCCACAAAAGAAGTTTGATGATTGTAAAGATCTAGGTTACTTATTTTTTGACTTTTATTTTTGTATTGACAATAAAGAGTATATCATAGAATATGATGGACGACAACATTTTCTTCCTATTTTTGGTCATAATGATAAAGAACGACAAGAACGTTTAGAATTTACGCAAAAACATGATGAGATGAAAAATTTATATTGCGAAAACCATAATATAAATTTGCTGCGTATATCATATGATACTCCCTATCAGAATATTCAATCAATAATTGAAAACTTCATAAAGAAAAATTGATGGAACGCTGTGTGAGGTGAAAGTCTCACGCACAGTGTGAAGTGGGGGAAAAAATAGAGATAACTTCAAAGTTTTACCTATCACTATAATCAATCTATCCAAGCCGTATAAAAATAATGACTACTTACAAGACTCAAAAAATAACAATTGCTAACAAGTATTATGACAATTATCCTGTAGTTACTACAGATTTTGATAGTCCTAGTTATGATGAAAACATGAACTATATCGATACCATAATTCCCCATAATACGATGTTGGAAGCCTTGGGTGCAGACTTTGACGGAGACACGGTTTCTTTAAGATCTGTCTATTCACAAGAAGCAAACTTAGAATGTGAGAAACTAATAAACTCACCTAAGTATCTTTTAGATGTAACAGGAAAAACTACTAGAGTTTTGCGTAACGAAGGTATTCAAACTCTTTATACTTTAACAAGAGAAGGTTAATTTTTTTACCGTATTATCGGAAGTTCTATCTATATATCTTGAACTAGATACTTAGGAGCTTTAAGTAAAACTAGTTTTTGACATAATGATGGATTGGACGGAATAGACAATGTTTTGTACAAAAGAAATGAACATGGAATATTGTAAACAAAAATTACACTTTCAAATACAAAAAAAAAAAAAGAAAATCGTTTAAACTTTTTTAAGAGAAGAGGTAACCCCTCTTCTCTTATTTTCTTTCTTTTGTTTTGCAAAAATTAGAGACCAAACAATAAAATAATCATGGTTTACAATATTTGTAAAGGAGGAAATTACATTTATGGATGAGAAAAATAAAGAAGTTCAAGAGAATTTATATTCCAAAGATCTTTTCGAAGAAGAAATGAAACAATTGGATTCTGAACTGAAAGAAATAGATGCACTTTATGGCGAGATTAAAACGCACTATGACACTATAAAGAATGCTCAGTTTAAAGGAAGCTTAGTTTTTTTGAAAGATCAAACAAGTAACTTGATTTCTTTAAAAACTGCAAAGCTGAGTTATATAAAACAGAAGGCAGACCTAAAGAAAACTATCACTGACTATGCATTCAAAGAGAAAGCTTCTAACAAACAAGATACGGAAGTTGATACTCTTACAGAAGCTATCTATAAGAAAATTACCAGTGAATTTGGTTATGTCACAGATAAAGAAAGTGAACCTCATGTAAATGAAGTTGACAATATAGACACCCTATTAGATGAAGAACTTGAAAATGAAGACATTGGAAATATCATTGGAAGTAGTGTGAGTATTGAAACTGTAGAAGTTGACTATGAAACTGGTGAGGTTACTGAAGACGAAAATGATGAAGAAAATAATATCGAGAATGTTGTCGATTCAGAGCCTGAAGTAGATGAAACTAATGCGAATACTGTAATTGCGGTAGACATGGATACTAACACTTTTTATCAAATTGATGAAAAAACCTTTGAAATTGTTGAAGAATTAGGTACAATGGAAGATAAAATTGTTGATGAAGTAGAAATTGAGAATGATCTATATGCAATTGGTGAAAGTGGGAATATGTATCTCGTTATAAGTTTCGATGAAGAATAAAAATATTGAGGATTAAGACTAACAAGTCTTAATCCTCTTTCTTTTCTGTTCAAATTAGTTTCTCAGCTTTTAAAATTTCTAAAATTCTTTCTACATGGTTTTCTTTATATGTGATTCTGTAAAGTCTTATTTTATGTTTCTTACAGTAATCGTTCTTTATAGCATCATTGGTCAATGTATTTTGAAAGTTTTCTAATTTCTGTTCCTCACTTAATCCAAAACAAGGTTTATAATGTTGAACTCCATCATACTCAACTAGGAAAAATCCTTTCGTAGTATAGATACAGAAGTCAAATGGTAATTTTCTATGATTGTAGCATTCATTAAAAATTTTCTCTTGGTCGTATTTGATATGAAATGCATCTAGTATTGCAATGATGTCTTTCATAGGTTTTGATACTTTTGGATTGATACCTTTCTTTGCAAAGCTGTTGATCAGAGTATTAGATATGGAAAATTCGCCATCTATTATCTTTGCAGTATCTAAGGTATTTCTTAAAAATCCACCAAGTTTATTAAAGAAACCCATATAAAATCTCCGTTTTCTAAAATTTTTAAGTACTTGTTTTGTATGGATTTTAATAGAAAAAGGTGTATCAAAATGTATTTTAAATACATATTCTAATTGTAGATGAAATCACATTAAATTTTAACTAGAAAGGAAATTTTGTCTATGTTTACTTATTCTTACAATGGTCCGATTTCTCATTTTGAAAGAGTAATCGCAACTAACTGGAAAGGTTATACTACGGCACCTACACCTAAAAAAGCACTTGCAAATCTAACATTTAAAGCTAAGAAAGAGTTTGGTTTTGAGAACTTTGTAAAACTGACTTTAGATGAAAAATTCTTAAAGATTGAGGAAAAGAAGAATGACTAATTTGGAATTTAATTTTTGGGGGAATAATTACAACTACTATGACACAGTAGAAGATCTTCGAGATCAAATTAATAGAAAGTCATTAAACACGCACAATCCATTTATTGACTATGACGAATTAAAAGGGTTATGTTGTTATTTAGATCCTGATGGAAACCAAGTATGGATGGGTGATTTATCAGACATATGTAGGGAACATTATGTTAAATATGGTGATGAACTAAAATACATTAGTTACTTTACTTTAATCAACAACTACGAAATCATAAATTTCCCATATCTGTTAACATCTAGACACTTCCAAGCAAATAGTTTTTTCATAAAGGTTTTTAGACTAATAGAATTTTACCCTAACATTTTGTCCAGTATGATAAGATTTACTAATCATGCAGAACTTATTGAAGAATATAAAGATCACCCAAATCTAAATTGGGATATCATAGTGACAAACAATTTTCCAATTAGTTCAAGTAATATTCAAAAGTACTACGAATATATTCGAAAGTGTAAGTCATTCTTCTTTGATAAGCATCAGACATTTACTAAAGAAGATGTACTCTTCATTATCAATGCAGATATAGAAAAAACTCAGTCTCTTAATAGTGTTCTAACGTCTCCCTATCAGAATATAGAGTATCTATTTAAGACGCATAAATTTTCAGAAGAAGATTTGAGTTACATAGTTGAAAACATAAAGAGAATTAAGTTTGATGAAGAGAAAAAACAAACTCTTTCAAGTATGTATATTGCTCATATTAGACATCTGATATTAGAAACTCAAAACTATACTGAAAATTTATTGCTTCAGCATAAAGGTTTCTTTAGACAATATTGGACTTCTGCATGTATTCATGGAAATCTTAGTGAAGATTTCATAAACAACAATCCTAAGTACATCGATTGGGCTTGTCTATCTCAAAACCAAAAATTGTTAAATGGCAAGTATAGTGATGATTTCTATTACAGTCATGCTCTTGAAATAAAATGGAAACTCTTTAACGCAGATGCTCTCAAAAATTTCTATAAGAATGACAAAGAGAAATTTAAGGATTTCTTTATCAAGTTCTATACGTATATAGAACCAGACAATAGTGGGATTCTTTCGATGGTTGGAACTACTTCTATTTGTAATGAAGGTCCATATACTGAAAGTGAGTTACCAATATATTTTGGAGAACTTATACGAGAGTTTAGTCCTAGCGAAAAATTCGTAATGAGAATGAATGAAAGTTTTGCAAGTTATTTTTTCAAAACAAAGTATGATAGTAGAACGTTTATTACATTTTTGGAAGATGGCGACTATACTTTACATTTTGTAAAGAACTTCAAAAAGAGAATTTTTGAAATTTTGCTATCTGAGGACACAACTAAGCTCAGTAAAAGAACTAAGGAAAAGCTTAACAAACTAATTGAAGAATTGAAAGAACAAGAAAGGAAATAATGTTATGGACAATAACGAAGCAAAAAACAAGATCCAAGAAATTACAGATGAATTGGAGGAGCCTTTAAGAGAAGGACTTAATCCTATGAACGCAACTCCTAAAAATGGAGATACTGTTATCTTCTTGATTGAGAAAGATGACATAGTTCGTGTCGGAAAGATTGTATCGGACTATAATTGTATCATTGCTCAAGATGGAATTATATATGACGATGACATTGTTTCTGATAGATGGATAGTTCCGATTAATAGGATTCAGGAAACAATCCACTATAACGGTACATTTATGAAAGCTTATGATAATTTGGTAAGCATGAACACTGAAGAATTTAAAGCTCAACAGATAGAACATTATATCAACACTAGAGTAGTTGTAACTAAGGGAACTCTGTCTGATGACAAGCAATTCTTGGTAGAAACATTTACTAGAAATGTTAGAAAAGGTAGTATCGATTTTAAGAACTACAAATTCATGATGGAATTGTTATTTGACAATCCTGACAATGAATATGACAACCAAATTGATCTTAGAAATCTTAAAACTATCTGTTACAATATCTTCTCGATCATGAATCGTATTTCTCAAGAAACTTACGATGAAATCTATGCAAAGTTAGCAGAGTATAATAGCTAACTGAAATTAAAAAGAGATATAACCATCAAAGGTTATATCTCTTTTTTTTTGTTATTCTTTATATTTTAGATCCATCAAGTAGTTCATAAAGATACTGTAGTCTTTATCTACTACTTTGATGTACTCATACTGTGTTTGTTTTGCCATTACTACATCTTTGATTTTTTCCTTAGCTTTATCAACTTGTTGAATCTTTTCATGACGATTAGGATTGGATCCTCCATCCTTAATCTCAACTATTAGATTAAGACTAGCGATGTAAAAGTCAGGTATATAAAAATGATCTTTTCCTTCATAAGTGTAATGAAAGATTTGTGGAGCTGGAGCGAAGATGTCATTAGGGGACATTCTCATAACTAAGTCTAAGAATTCTAAGAATTCATGTTCATAAGAACCAGTGTATTTAGTTTTAGACTTTCCATCCGACCAAGTATAAACTCCTGAAATCTTACGATTCCCTAGCATTTTGGACTGTTGATTTGGATCATCTAAAAGGTGTGTCTTACCATACTTGGATAACATTCTTTTTTTGAACTCTTCTCTATAATCTTCCTTACATTTGTCAGAACAAAATCGTTCATATCTCTCTGTAGACTCATTCCATTTAGTTTCTTTATGGCACATGACACAAGAACCTTTAGTTTTCTTGTATTTGTAATTAAAATAACTTTGAGCTGGAGATAAACCTTTTAAATCTTCTTCATGTGTTAATTCCATATGAGAATACAAAGCTGATTTTGCTTTAGGTTGATCTTTCTTATCATTTGCTAAGTACTTGTTAGTACAGAACGGACACTTATAAAATGTTCTAGCCATAAATCATCACTCTCTACTTTCTAACTCAATCCAAATTTTCCTATTTGGATAGTAGCACAACTTATAAATAAAATCTGAATTAGGAGATTCATAAATTTCAAACTGCTCTAAAGTTTTCATATTTCTTTGATGGAGTAATCTAAAATTACCAGCCATGCTTTTTATAATTTTACGTCCATCATTTAAAACATCATCAAAATCCAGCTTACTATACTGCTCATATACACCATCCGCATAATTACAATCTGGGTCTAAAAGTGTAAATGTAAATTTAATTCTGTCAGTATATTCTAGTTTGTCTCTATAATGACCAACAAACCATCTCATATATCTCAATTTTTCTTCATGTAACTTTGTTTCATTTGGCAAACTAACTGAGTATAAATCTTTGTAAAAAGGTGATACTTGCATCATTCTTTCTATTTTTTTAAAGATGGTAAATCTGAGGTCATTGTTTATTTTAGTTAACTCAGTTGAGTTAAATTGCTTAGTTAAATTTAAAATTGGAATTTTATTGTAAATGTCTTTTAAAAACATTGTTTTTTCCATAATTTTGAACTGGTTTTCGTTCAATTTCATTATTGATACTCACACCTCTACTTTCTATTAAATTTCTACAGTAACCTTTTATATCTAATAGATTGTTAAAATTGAGAAACTATCTTAAAAAAGATAGTTTCCCATTATAATTTATTTTCTTTTCCTGTTTTTGTAATATCTAATGAATTTTGCCAAATGTGTATTAAAGAATACGGCTCCACTAGTATTTAATGTAACAGTTCCAAGTGATCTTAAAACACGTTTTTCTAAAAATTCTCTTCTAGCAGCTCTATATGAAGATGTTAAATAACTAGTTCCTTTGATGCAAACAACATATTTCTCTAGTTCTACAGGTTCAAAGAAAGAGAATAACTGTATTCCTTCTAATATCAGCTTTCTATGTGTTGACTGTTGTTTTCTAATACAAAAACTAACACAGTCTCTTACACTATTCTTTACATGAATTGTAGAATCAAAAGTTATACCACGATATTTTTGACCAGGACCAGTTAAAAACTCATATACATAAGGATTACGTTCTTTTAATTCTTCATCAGAATATTTTACATTTTCAATTAGATTGTCCATTTCAACAAAATCAATGTTTTCATTATTTTTTGAAAGTTGTCTTGTTAATGAACTCTTGCCAGAACCTGAAAAACCAAGAACAAAACAAACGTTTATTTCATTCTTAAACCATTTTTTCTTATTCCACCAAATATCTTTTTCTGTTTTTATAAAAGACTCAGTTAGAAACATACATTGATCGTACATTTTAAGCTGATTTTCATTTAGTACCATATTGATATTTATCCCCCTACTTTCTATTAAATTTTAATACGTAATTTTGATGTTTGGTTTACTAACCAGCCACAAACTCAAGCTTCCATTTTTATTAGGAAAAATTGCGATTGAAAGATTACTATTGGCTAACTTGGTTTCTTCTAAGTAATAACGAATATTTGCAGTAGCAGACCAAGAAGAAAGTTTAGGTTCTAAATAGTCAAAATCTTTATCTATGAAGCCATTATTTTGGTCTTGTAAGCAATAGCATATACCACTACCAGATTTAGCTCCATATTTAAAAATTTCAGAATTATAGGATCTATCAAATTTTAAAGTCTTTCCTAAGTAATGTTTTTTGATTGCAGTAATGATATTCTCTTTTTCTTCGTTAAACTCATGAATCATGTCTTTTGCAGGTAATTGAACTTTAGGATTTTTATAATCCATGATATTCTTAAGACACTTTTTAAAATCTAAGTATGCATAGAATCTATAAGTATCTTGAGTATTTTGTACTCTGATAAACGTAAGACTCATATCTTTATAAGCGTAGTTGATTTCATCAAACACACTGTTAAGTTCTTTGATGATAATATTTTGAGTCAGACCAGACTCTCTTTCCAATTCAAAAATAGAAAATGGCTCGGAAAGATATTGTTGAATGGTCATTCTATAATCTTTTGCAGAAATGGCAAATACGTTAGGATATATCTTTTTTTCATCATAGATTTTTATTGGCTTACAAGTAGTTGTCTTTTCTAGAGCATCTTTTAAATGTTTTGTCATTTTCTGTAATTGCTCCAATGCAGACAAATATGAAATTTCTTGTAACGAAGCACTAAATAATCCTTCTGACAGTAATTTTTCGTTTAAAAATTCCATCTTCTTACTTTTCCTTTCTTCTAAAAAATAGTTTTTTATCATTTATGTATTTGTTTAACAACTAATTACAAAGTTTTTGTTAAAAAGGAGGATAATGTATAATGATTGAGTTATCACATTTAGAAGTTTATAGAGAACCTTTAAAGAAAGAATTTTTTTTAAACATTGATGACTTTGGTTCGGTATCTACATATGGTGAACTACCAGCATTAGCAAGGTTAGTTCAACGTTTAATAATTATGGAACCTAAAAGTTATCCTGACGATCCTGATATGGGAGTTGGCATTTCTAATTACGAGTTTGAATTTTTAGATGCTATTACAATAAATGAGCTAACTTTAAAAATTTCAACTCAAATTAACAAGTACATTCCAAATAATAATATAGATTCTGTAATAGTAGAAGCTATTGCTAATGATAAAACTGGGGTAAATAATACCATTGGCATTCTTATAAATTTCGTTAAGGATATTGAAGGAAAATCAAATATGATTCTTACTTTTGATAAAGTTGGAAAAACTGGTAAAATTGATAGTAAGATCTACATCTAATTTTTATTCTTAAAAAATATGTACTAACATTAAAATAGTCTAAATTACCATAACGATTTAAATAAAGGAGGTAAACACTCGAAATGGAAAATATTTTAAACAATGAAGATTTAAGAGAAAATGTAACTGTTTTAGATGATACTTTGAATGAAACTATGAATAATAAGCTGCAGACAACTACCGATAATACTGTTACTGCAGGTAATGTGGTTAATGCCATGCTACAAGCTAAAATGATTAATGACAATACCCATCAATATGTAGAAACAACTACTACTCCTCATATTGAAATTCCCAATCAACAACAGTATGTAACTAAAATTCCTGGTAATATTGAAGGTATGAATATAGTTACTCCTTTAGTTAAAGAAGGAATGGCTGCACCTAAAACTATTGACCTATCAGACCTACCTATGGATGATGATGCTTCATATAGTTCTGTTTTAGGAAACTTAGATGATGAGCCTCTTACAACTTATGCAGATGACCTTTCAATGAGAGGAAATAACAATACAAATGTACACTATCATACAGAGTTAGAAGGATTAAACAACGATCCTGTTCCTACAGTTAAGAACGAACTTGATTTTGGTGTAAACTTTAGTGCTGAAGAGATTGACTTTTCTAAGGATGCTAACACTACTGAATTTAGTGCAGAGGATGCATTAACTGAAGATGTCATTAAGCAGTCTAAAGATGAGGAAAACTACATTTACCATTCATATGCAGACCAGAAGATTTCTCATAGAGGAAACAATTCTAAGCTGTCTTTCTTGGATAAAATCTCTGTAGATTTAAAGGATGTTACGATTACAAAGAAGTCTCCAATCGAACAGGTTGAAGATATCAACGCTATGTTTAACAATAACATTGCAACATTTACAGTTACTTGCTGTCAATCTGGTTACTGGGCTTCTATGTCTGGTTTAACTTTAGCAGAGAAGAATGCAATTAACAATTCTGATGGTGGTTCTATCTTCCAGTTCAGACAGAAATTGTATCATACTGTTTATAACAAGATTCAGGCAATGTCTATTCCTAAGCCTAACTTCAATAACTGGCTGAAGATCACTTCTTTCAATGACTTGGCAACACTGTTATTCGGTATCTATTGTCAGACATTCATTGACAATAACGATTTCGATATTACTTGTGGTAAGTGCGGTAAGACAACTTCTGTAACTGTTAACAATCAGTCTTTAGTAGAAGTTAGAGATCGTTCTGTATTTGAAAAGCGTGATGAAATTATTGGCACTATTGAGAATGGTGAACAGTTAGTAGCAAATTCCATTGTCCATAAGGATGAGCGTATCATGCTAAACGAAAGTAAGATCATTGTAGATGTAGCTACTCCTTCTTTACATGACCATCTAACTTTACTACAGTCTTCTAAGCAAGAGACTTTACAGGAATACGCAGATACTTTCTCTGCAATGTTGTTTATCAGTCATCTTTATATGTTGAACATTAGAGAGACTTATAATACTGGTAAGCCTGCTTACTATGAAATTGATGATAAGGCTAGACTACTTAACATTCTTCTCAAGCTTTCTAACAATGATGGTGAACAGTTAGAAAATGCTATTCAGGAAAAACTTGGAAAGTACCAGATTAATTACGAAATTCACAATGTAACTTGTTCTCATTGTAAGTCTCAGCTACCTGGTATTCCAGTTGATATGGAAAACATCCTTTTTACACGTCTAAACAGGACGAACACGGAGAGGTAAGTTATAAACTTTCAAGAGCTAGTGACTCTGATTTTATAGTTTCCGTACTTGACCTGTTTAGTGGACAGATGTCATTAACAGAAGTTCTAAATTCTGAAATAGCAGTTCTTAAAGAATTGTGTGAAGCAAGAACTAAGTTACTTGAAGAAAAAGAGAAAGCTAAAGCAAAGGCAATGTCAAAAATTGAAAATGACAGAGCTTATAACGACTTGAATAAAATTTACAACCAACGTTAAAATTTCATTTACTATTTTACACCTTTCTGTAAAAGTTTTATTGATGATGAAAATGCTAATTACAGAAAGTCAGGTGATTGTGTGAATCCATACTTAAAAAAATTTAAGAGTCTAACAACTTGGATTACTGATGATAGAGTTGAGAACTTATTAGAGGGAACTTTATATCTAAAAGAAGCTTTCAAATTTATCGAGTTACTTTTAGTGCTTGATGAGAATAATTTTGAGTATGAGCTTGTTTCTGGATTTAAAGGAAAGACTCATTTTAAAGAAGAACAGAATATGTTCAAGGATATCGTTATAGAAGTGTCTGAACAAGAATTAAGAAATGTAGTTGAGTTTTTTAACAGTTCTGTAAAGTATAATGAAACTTTTAGCGTACAAGAATTATCAAACACAAATCTAAAGATTCAACTAAGGGACTGAAATATGTCCCTTAGTTGATTTTCTATAAACAAGTGTAACGAATTTTAAACTAAATTTTAAATATATATTCTGATTGTGTAAGAAGGAGAATATATGGTGGTGCACAAGAAGTGACGATTATATTCTTTCTGTATGTTTGCAAGATACAGAGAAGACGAAGGCCAAGTCAACCATTGCAATTCTTACATATCATAGAGATAGGTTGGTCTTACCTTGGATCCAACCAAACAATCTTACCTAAAAAGCCCTAAAGAACTCGTAACGTGGAATTACTGAGATGTATGATAAAGGCGGCCAAGATGTACCACGAGAGTTGTTGCTCCAAATAATACAACCACATCAGGCTATGAGTTTGCTCTAGAGAGCAGTAGATTAGTTTATGCTAGACCATCCCATCCTCCTGCCCTAGCCAACTAATCGAGAACGGTAAGCTCTTCTTTTCAAAAGAAGTTGAAGAAAACTCAAAATTCATAATGGTTAAAACGTTATGAGACATAAAAAAGAGAAGTGTGGGATGGCACTTCTTTTTTTTTTTACAAGATCACATAATTTCAATTCTAAGGAGACAAAAAAGAAAATGGGACAGGCAAACATAGATCAACTTTTTTTGAACTCAAATATCATAGATGAAGCAGAAACAAAAGAAAAAATTAAGTCTACACTAGCTAAAATAGCGAGAGAAGTTAGTAAGTCTTTAGGTCCATACGGTTCAACTACTATCATTGAAGATAGACTTGGTGACCATTATATGACCAAGGATGGGTATACAATCCTTAAGGCTATGAACTACAACTACGATATTTCTCGTACAGTTCTAGATATAGTTAAGAAGATTTCTAAAGCATTGGTTAGAACTGTCGGTGATGGTTCTACATCTTCTGTAGTCATTGCCAATGAATTATTTGATTCAATTACTTCAATCTCAGATAACTTACAGTTAGCTCCTCAAGATATTCTTGAAATTTTCAATGTTTTAGCTGAGAACTTTGAAGCTATGATTTTGAATGAAGCAACACAAATTACAGATGAAAACTTTGATGAAACTATCACAAAGATTGCAACTATTTCTTGTAACAACAATCAAGAATCTGGTAAGCTATTTTGTGATATTTTCCGAACCATTGGTAAGTATGGTTTTATCAACTTAGAGAATGGTAAGTCTAGTAAGGACTATTTTGAGAAAGTACAGGGTATTGAAGTTCCTAGAGGATGGATCAATGCTCGTATGGCAAACCAAAATGACAGAATTTCAACAGAATATGAAAATGCACTTGTGTTCATGATGAATGATATTATGTCTGATGACGAAATTGATTTCATTGCAAGTGTTATGGACAATGTATGTATTAAGCAGAATGTTCCTCTTATCATAGTAGCAACTAACTATACTTCTTCTGTTAAATCGTTCTTTGATGCAAATCTTCAGAAGAATAAGCATCTTCCTGTAGTTGCTATCGACATTGACGCATCTACTAAAAATGGTAAAGATAGATTTGAAGATTTAGCATTAGCTCTTGGTTGTCATTATTATGACAAGTACAATGGAATGGAAAATCTTAATGAATTCTCTATCAGAGATTTAGGAAAATGTAAGAGATTTAAGGGAGATGACTTACGTTCCACTTTCATTGATGGTGAAGGTTATGTTTCTAACGCAGAAAGACTTCAGGAACACATAAAAAATCTTGAAACTGAATATGAAAGACTTCAGCATATGGATGAAATTCACGATAACCGTGAAAAGGATCTCTTCCAAATTAAGAAACGTATTGCTACTTTAACATCCTCTATGGCAACTCTTTATGTTGGTGGTGGTTCTGAAATGGAACGTACTACTAGAAAGTTCTTAATGGAAGACGCTGTTTATGCATGTCGTTCTTCTATAGAAAACGGATATGTAGTTGGAGGTAACTTAATTCTTCCTAAGATTTTGGTAAAACATGAAGATGTTATTGTTGAAAATACTGTAAGAGATGAACGCTTAAAGTATTTGACTAACATCTACGAGAATGATGAAGATTTTATGTCAGCAATTATGTATATCGTTGAAAATATACTTTCGGCTTTCAAACAGTCATTTATGACCGTTTTAAGAAATGCACACATTAGTAATGAAAATGCTGCAAAGATCATCAAAACTTGTATTGATGAAGATAAGATTTACAATGTGAAATTGAGAAGATATGAGAACGATAATGAGACCAATGTAATTAACTCGGCTGAAACTGACATAGAAATCATCAAGGCTAGTTTCTCTATCATTGGTTTATTGGCAACTAGCAATCAGTTTATTACTAGCAATCCTGTAAGCAGATAATTTTTTTTAGAGTATAACCTTTTACGAGGTTATACTCTAAAACTTGTAACAATTTTAGTTTTAAATATATATTCTTCCCTTAGAAAGAACTAACTTTAAAAAGGTAGGACAAAAAACATTGAAAGAGCTTACTAAAAAACAACTATTTGATTTACAGATCAACTATACAAAATATATTATCGAATATGGCGATAAATGGTGGGAAGAAAAAGAAAATTGGATAAGCATTATAACTTGGGATAACTTATCCGAAGATTTCATAAGGGAATTTCAAGATTATTTAGACTTTTGCGTCATTCCTGCAACTCAAGTTTTATCCGAAGATTTCATAAGGGAATTTCAAGATAAACTTGATTGGAATTCAGTATCAATAAACCAAGATCTATCCGAAGATTTCATAAGGGAATTTCAAGATAAAATTTATTGGATTGGAATATCTGGCCATAAAAGAGATTTATCAGAAGATTTTATAGAAGAATTCCAAGATAAAGTTAGCTGGAGTTTGATCTCAATATATCAGAAATTATCGTGTGATTTTATAAGAAAGTTTCAAGACAAAGTTTACTGGACTTCAATTTTTAATCATCAAGAAAATTTATCTGATGATTTCATATTGGAATTCCAAGATAAAATAAGTTGGAATAACTTATGTTGGAACAATCCATCCAAATGTAATATTTTTAAAAAATGGAGGAAGTTAATAGATGATAGCACTAACCAAACAACAGGAGTTTGATCTCTTGTTCAAATATTCAAACTTAGGATTTACGAATGAAAATTTGCATAGCGAAAAGAAATGGGCAGAACTCATTCATCATCCTTCCAGAATATATGTAACACACAATAAGGAATTCTTACTTGAGTTCAAAGATGTTCTAGATATTGAAAATTTATCTGGTGGTATTCCAAATTACTTTATGAATGACTTTGAATTTTTTGATGAAATTTCCAAGTATATTGATTTTGGTTGCTTTCCTATCCGAATTCAAGATTACAGTACTGACAATGTATCTGTAGCTGCTCTTAGACGTTATAAGGAGACACTTAATTGGAATCGAGTGTACATATCTACACCATCAGAAGCTTATACTTCAGTAGAATTTTTAGAAGAGTTCAAAGATGTTCTATGTTGGGACAATCTTGATTATTCTTACATCTCTGAAGAAACTATAGAGCTTTTCAAGAATAAAGTATCTTGGAAGAAAGTTTGTATGAAGACTGATTTATCAGAGGACTTTATTAGACGAAACAAAAGAAAAATAGCTTGGAAGACACTTTGTAAACAACGTGATAAAACTTTGAATTTCTCTGTTGAATTTATGAAGGAATTTGACGATAAAATTCACTGGGAAGTTTATGTAAAAGGACGTAAAACTTTATTTACTTAAAAGGAGATACAAAAATTATGGGAAAAGCAGTACTTATTGTAGGTGGAACATTTGACAGATTTGGTGGTAAGAAGTCTGGTCTCATTGAAAAGATCTATCAGTCAATCGATTACAAAAAGTTTGACTATGATATTGTAGCTTGTCGTAATGGCGGCAACGTCGAAGATCTTAATGAAGAACTTGAATTTACAAAGGAATTTGATATTGTACTTTGGATGCCGAATGTATCAAATGATGAAGTAAAGATTAGAAATGTGAAGGAAGTGAATCCTAAGACAATTTTGATCTCTTCAAAAAGAAATGACAATAACAAGTACAACTTTGCAGAACTTATTTCAAGAGCACTTGAACTCAAATCTAACCTTACAATCGAGTTTAGCAAAGTTGAGGAAAATAATTGTTTCAACATGAGAGTTTTTGATCCGCTTGGAAACCAATTCTACAATGGAACTGATGTTGAAACGATGGTTAACAAACTCTTTAAGAGAGCTGGAGAATTAGCAGAATTCACAAGAAAACCTACCATTCCAGTTAACAGTAACGATAGAATTCCTGAAGTACCAGATGAAGAAGAATTTTTTGCATTTGCAAGAAATTGTTCTGATATTTTCCACAATCTAATTAATCCTGCTGCAGGTACTACACGTTTCTTAGGAAATATGAGTTTCCGTTGTCAAAATGGATTTCCTTCTTTCCGTGGAGAAGATGGACTTATCTTTGTAAGTCGTAGAAATGTAGATAAGAGACAGATTACAAAAGAATCATTTGTTCCTACTTATCTCGATGAAGATGAAAATGTTAGGTACTATGGAGATGCAAAGCCTTCAGTTGATACACCAGTTCAACTCAGACTCTATAAGAAATTCCCTCAGATGAACTATATGATTCATGCTCATTGTTATGCTAATACTATTTTACTAACAGAACATCCAGTTCCTTGTGGTGCAATTGAAGAGGTAGATGAAATTGAATCTGTGGTTAAAAATTCAATGGATGCTGAATTTATTGCAATCAATTTGATTGGTCATGGTTGTATTCTTATGACAAAAGATGTAAAATATTTTACAAGACTCATGAAATATAAAAAGTATAAGGATAATTGTTTTGTAAAGAGAAATATACCAGAAGTTTTCTTTTAAAAAGGAATTTTGAAAATGAAAAAGCTAACAAAGAAACAAATATTCGATCTTCAACTTAACTATACATGGATAACAAAACTGTGTGGTGATGAGTGGTGGAATGATTGGCAGAAATGGAGAGCTGTATCCTATCTTAACTTATCTGATGATTTCATAAGAGAGTTCAAAGATAACTTAAGTTGGTTTGAGCTTACAAGAAACCACCAATTTACTCTTGAAACAGTAAGAGAATTCCAAGATTATATACATTGGGATACTCTGTCAAGAATGAGAATATCGGAAGATATCATAAGAGAATTTCAAGATAAATTGAACTGGCAATTTATTTCTACCTACCAAGATTTATCAGAAAATTTCATAATGGAGTTCAAAGATAAAGTTCAATGGGATGAGATTTATGTCAATCAAAATTGTTCTAAAGAATTCTGGCAAAAGACAAGTGAATACTGGATGCCATATTTTGAACATCTTAAACACAGACGAAAGGACGAATTAAGATGAAGACTAAACTAACCAAACAACAGATATTTGATTTGCAGTTCAAATATGATATAAAGGCTACACCATCTATAATGAAAAAGAAAAATTGGTGGAATCATATAGAATATTGGAGGTGGATATTTGATACTAAAAGTTCTTCTATTCCAGAAGAATTTTTTCGTATGTATATTAATGTTATAGATGAATTAGGAGGTTATTATTGGGAGATTATATCACGACAAGCAATATTTTCTGAAGACTTTATAAGAGAATTCCAAGATAAAGTTTATTGGGAGGGGGTTTCATCTATTCCAAATTTATCTGAAGACTTTATAAGAGAATTCCAAGATAAAGTTGATTGGTTTGAAATTTCTTCCACTCAAAATTTATCTGAAGACTTTATAAGAGAATTCCAAGATAAAGTTTATTGGTGGAAAATTTTTGATTGTCAGACTTTATCAGATGAATTTATTGAAGAGTTTAAAGACAAATATATTGACGAGGACGACGAATTTGATGATTTTTTAGAAGATGATGACTACTAAAAGAGGTTTATAGATGAAGACTAAACTAACTAATCAACAGATATTTGATTTACTTTTCAAGTATAACATACAAGCTACACCAAATATCATGAACAAGAAAAATTGGTGGAATCATAAAGAATACTGGAGTTGGATTATTGATAACAAAACAGAACATTTTCCAGATGATTTTGTAGATGAATTTAAAGATGTTCTACTTGAAGTTGCAGATAGTTGGAATAATTGGCCATACATTTCTCATAAACGATTGTCTGTACATACTATCAGAGTGTTTAAGGAATATGTTGATTGGAATGTCATTTCTAGCAGTTGTATTTTATCTGAAAATTTTATAAGAGAATTCAAAGATAGAGTTAACTGGATTTACATTTCTAGATGGCAGAATCTATCAGATGAGTTCATTGAAGAATTTAAGGACAGAATTAACTTTAACGCACTTGAAATTAATCCGTACTATACAATTAGAACTTTGATTAAAACTAACAAAAAAGAGGAATTAGAATTATGTTGACAGAAGTAACTAACAGAAGCTTTGCAAATGGAGTTGTATATGCACTCAAAACAGAAGATGATTTTCCTATTGAAGTAACAGATACATTTCTTCCATTTTACACCAAAGATGCTATCGGAAAGCATCAAAATGATCTCATGGACTACAATTTAGGCTCTCGTAAAGAACGATGGATGATTGGGGTATCCTGTATGTCAGGTTGTCCTGTTCGTTGTAAGTTCTGTGCTACAGGTCAGCTTAAGAGATATAGAAACCTTACAGCTGAAGAAATTGTAGAACAAGTTGAGTTCATCTTGAACAAGAATCCTGACTTTAATCCTGAAGACTCTCAGGAGTTTAAGATCAACTATACAAGAATGGGTGAACCCTTCTTGAATATTGAAGCTGTACGTAAAGCTATTGAGATCATCGATAGTAGATACAAGAATGTTCATCACTACATTTCTACTATCGGTGTTGAAGACAGTGATTTCTCTTGGATAAAGGATAACATCACCCTTCAAGTTTCACTTCATTCTTTGGATGAAGATAAGAGAAATTGGTTGATTCCTTTTAAGAAGAAAATGACCATTGAACAACTCGGTAGAATACGTACAGAAAGTAATCTTAAGACAACTCTTAACATGACACTTGTTGATGAGAATGACTTTGACATTGATAGATTGAAGGCATATTTTGATAAGGACTGCTTCTTTATCAAACTTTCTCCTATCAATGAGAACGAAGTATCTAATAGCAACAACATGGGTAAAGGTATTGTTGAAGGAGTAAACTTGATTTAAGGAGGAACGGCGTGAAGCTTTTACCAATTGAAGAAAGAAGTAAACATAGTTGTTTCTTTTGTGGAACATCAAAAAGCGTTAAGTATATTGTTGAACTTCCAGAAAATAAACAAAGGGATATACATAGCGTTTATTGCTGTAATCTTTGTGCTCTTAAAAATGAAGGAGGAAATACAAATGAAAAATGAAGATCAGATTATCTTTATCACGAAGATAGTTCAAAGCCAAAGAGCTAAAAATCCAAAAGCAAGTGAAGAAGTAATTTATGGAAAGGTTAGAACAATTTGCAATAATCTTATCCTTTCTGATGAACTTAGCAAAGATGTCGTTGAAAAGATGTTATCAATGCTCTTTGAAAGTGTAATCAAGAAAAATGAAACTAAACGAAGACAAGAAGAATCAAGAATAGTACGAACACGAAGTAGTGTATATGATACTGATCCTTGTGGTTATTCTGGTGGTGGAAGGAGTCCTTGCTAATGAAATATGAACTTTTTGGAAAAGAAATCAATATTAAGGACAACTATTGTTCACTTGATGGCTGTAAAGGTAGAAAAATTGATGAACCATATGTGAACATGTATGTCGTACTAACCAACACTTGTAATGCAAATTGTGCTTTCTGTTGTAACCCTACTAAAGTTGATAAAGCTCATTTTGATTTCTACAAGTTTTATTACATTCTTCATGAGATTAGACTTACATACGGTCTTAAGATTAATAAACTTTCCTTTACAGGAGGAGAGCCTACACTTAGTGGAATGCTTGAACACTGTGTGAGAGCTGTTAAGAATCTTGATGAAGATATTTTTACAGTTGTCAATACTAATGGAAGTAAATTAGAAACCCTAATTCCTATCAGTCAGTATTTTGACAGCATTGCTATTTCTCGTCACTATCATAATGATGATGCGAATCGTAGCATCTTTAACTGTCATAATCATATTGCTACAGAAGAAGAAATAAAAACACTTCCTTACAAGAATAAGGTTCATCTTAGCTGTAATCTTCAAAAAGGCTATATGGATAACATAATGAGTGTAAAAACATATCTTGAACATGCTGCAGCAATGGGCATCGATGATGTAGGATTTGTTTCTCTAATGCCAGTAAATGATTACTGTAAGGAAAATTTTGTTGACTTTAAAGACATCGAATTTGATGCTATAGACAATCTTTTCATTTCTAAAGAGTGGAATAATAAAGACTCTTGCAGATGCAGAAATTATTTGTATCTACCTTCTAATACGAAAGCAGAAGTCGATGTAGTAAAGGTCTACACAAGATACTATGTTGATCCTAGTTACTGTTCTGGTACTTTAGTATTTGATGGACAGAACTTAAGAATGGGATTCAACGGAGAAATTATAATTTAAAAACGGAGGTAAAATAAAATGACTGAACAGATTAAGAAACAGCTTGAAGAAAATGGTTATGACTATGCAGTTGCTATTGCAACTAAGGCTGAAATCGAAGCAGGTGCAGCTTGTGGTCAGCTGAGTATCATTGTTGAGAATCAGGAAAAATAAGATGACAGCAGACTATCTTAAATTTCCACCTTTATCAAAGCAACAAATTTTTGATTTAGCATTGACTGCTTCTGAATTCTTTAATCACATTTGTTTACCAGAAGATCTTCTTGTTTCTAATTGGTTAGAAGGTCTCAGAGATGATTACTGGTACGACGGAAAATTTTGGTTTAGAGTAGTTTGTGTTTTCTATTCATGTGATGAAGGAAAAGTTAAACGTTTTCTTTATCCTCCTGTAGAAAATAGCTGTTTAGAGTTTGAAAAGAAATATAAAACTCAAATAGACTGGGTGATAAAACTTTACAAACTTTGTGTAAGCCCTGAAGATGAAACTTATGATGAGTTCTACGATACACTTGATATGATAATTCAAGAAAGTATAACCGAAAACTAAAATTTATACTCACATATCTCTACAATGGGATATGTGAGTATTTTTTTTTTTGTGTTAAATTGTTATGCCTTCAACACTTTATTATAAAAATTGTGATAAGGAGATTAAAAATGTCAGAAATATTTCTAGAAACATTACTAGAAACACTGAAAATTTTACCTTTTTTATACGTAACCTATCTTCTGATGCATTTTTTAATAAATGCTCACCTTTTTAAAAATATAGATAAGATACACAAAACAGAAAAGTTTGGACCATTACTTAGTGGTTTACTTGGTGCAGTTCCTCAATGTGGATTTACTGCAGTAGTAACAGAACTATTTTCTAATAGGTTAGTTACAATAGGAACACTTATTGCATTATACCTTTCAACTTCAGATGAAATGCTTGTAATACTCATTTCAAAACAAGTTCCTCTTTTAAAAATTTTTTTAATTTTATGTCTTAAAGTAGTAATTGGAATTGTAGTTGGATTTATTTGTGACTGGTTAGTCTTTAGAAAACCAAAGCAAATTAAGAAAGAACATGAACATTCAGATTGCAATTGTAAACACCATCAGCATGTTGAAAAAGAAGAAGATTGCAAACATTGCAGTTGTTGTACTATTAATGACAAAAATGGAAAACCATTACATCCACTTATTGCATCTTTAATACACTCCCTACGTATCTTCATTTATGTATTTATAGTATCTTTCATAGTCCATATGCTAATACATTATATTGGAGAAGCTACTATGAAGGGATTACTGTTGTCAGTACCTCTACTCAGTTATGTTATATCTGCAATAGTAGGTCTTATACCTAACTGCGCAATTTCAGTAATTATTACTGAACTGTGGATAGACGGTATGCTTTCTCTTGGTGGCATGATTGCAGGTTTGTTAACATGCTCAGGTGTGGGATTAGTAATTCTGTTCCACAATAACAAGAACTTAAAGGAAAACTTTAAGATTATTGCAATTTTATTAATTACTGGTATTTTTAGTGGAATACTTATAGACTTCATAGCAAGCCTAATATAAGAAAGGATGTGACTTTTATGGGATTACTAAATTTTCCTATCTTTAATAACAGAACTATTGTTACTCTAGATCAATTTCTTTCCAATCCTACAGGAAAAGGTACATCAATGATGGCTAAACGTGAAAACATCAAGAAAGATTTAGAATCAAGATACTATAAATTGCTTAAAAACTCAACAAAGAATGGAAATTTTACCTACAAAGTCTATATAGACAAAGACTCATATTTCTTTTGGTTTAAAATCCCTTCAGAAACCTATAAAGAAATTTACTACGATGTAGTACTAGAATTCTTACCAGAGGATAAAAAACAAGAAAAATTTACTACCATAAACGACTATTCTATGAACTTCTTTAGTAATTCTCCTCACATGATGTTCACCTATACATATGTACTCAATGAAGAACATCTTCTAGTTGAAATGTTAAAATCAACTAAATATTCTAAAGAAGCTTTAAAACATCGTCCTAAAGTTACTAATCCTTATGAAATGTTTGGATTTGAAAAAAGCTGTTATTATGCAGCAATGTACATTAAGGAAAAGAAGTTGTACAACAAAACAGACATAGCAAGAAACGCAACTGAAATTACTAAAACTACTAGACTTGAGTTGTTGAATTCTATTATGTCACAAGAAAGTAAATTTTTACAGTATGAGACTGTTAAGAAAAAGTATGCAGATGCAAAAAGAAAAGAAAGAGAAGCTAAGGCTAAAAAAGCTAATGCCGAACATAACAAAGCAATGGCTACTTATAAATCTAAGCGTCCTGTATCTTCTAGTAACAAAACTAATACAAAGAAAACATCTGGATTTAAATCAGTTTTCAGCAAAAAGAAGTAAGTATAGACATTTAAGTCTATACTTACTTTTAAATTTTTAAGCCTTTACAACCGTATAAGTGCCATCCTTATTAGTTACAGGTACATAACCTTCAGCACAGTATTCAGCAGCTACAGGATGTTGGAAGGTACCACCATAAACTTTTACATTACCAAGAATAATAGTTTCGCCTTCAATACAATTGAAAGTACCACCATGAATTTCAACGGTTCCTTGGAAACCATTTACACAGCAATAGTTACCATTGAAGTTGCCACCATTGATTATAGTTTCGCCCCAAGAACCGATTAAATAGTCACCAGATGTTTTAAAAGTACCACCCTTAATAGTTAATTTAGCAGTAGGTTGAACGCCAATGCCATACATACCAACAGCTACATTACCTTCGCCAGTAATAGTAAAGTCACCCTTAACTACCATGCCATAATTATTCTCAACTGTAGGGATAGTTAAATTATGTCCGTTTAAGTCGATATTAAGAGTTTTACCAGCTGGAATGGTAACCTTTTCTTCAAAGTCAATATCTTCAATAATAGCCAAAGTACTATTGTCAGCTACAGCATCTAGAGCATCAGCAAATTTATTATAATATACACCATTAACACTAATTGTAGGGGCATCCTCTACAATTTCTATACCTTTAATTTTCTCAATAGGAATTACAACAAGATTACAGTTGTACTGTGTCGAACAGTCTAGTACTAAAGCTAAAACTTTAATGTAATCTTCAAACTCAAATTTTTCATTTTGCATTGGCTTTCTAGGAGGTCTATGATGGTTACAATTATGAGGTACTAACTTAGTTGCAAATGTGATATCTTTTAGAATACCACTAACAGTTTTCAATTCAGAATTTTCGTCTAAATATGTTACATCTTTTAGTAACTTTCCTTCTCTTACAGCAACTTCTGTTATAGTATTATCATTGTTTGTAAGACTAATTACAACTTCTAATACTGGAGTTGCCATACAAGATTTTACAATATTTTCCATAAGTATATTTCCTTTCTATGTTTTTAAAAATTTATAGTTACGCAAGTCACATATATTTATTTGTTTTGGAGTAGTACTTATAAGTTAAAGACGTTTTCATCTATATATTCTAAAACTGTAACAAAAATTTTAAAGGAGGAAATATTTAAAAATGACAATCAAAACATCTTATACTGTTAACTTAGATGGAAACAGTAAAGTTAATAAAATGATTAGTGCTGATGACATTAAACTTAACGACCTAATTGAAATTTTAAAAGAAATTTCTAAAGAAAATGGAAATGAGAATAAGATAATTTCTTGTTGTGGTATAACTCATTTCTTTATTCATACTTTTGATAAAAATGGCAAGTATATTGTTATTGATACTGAAGAACATATCTAACAAAAAATTTTTAAAAGTTAAAGTTTTCTATAAAAATACATTAAGGGATAAACCAACAAAGTCTTATTTTTACAAAAGAAGAATGGTAAGGAAGGATGAGGTGAATTCAATTGGAAACAGAGATTAATCAAAACAACTATGACGACAACATTTATCAAAAAGAAGAAGGAAAATATGTAATCATTGAATTCGATAAGATTTTGAATGAAGAAGGCATTTCTCATATGAATGAATTTTCTTTAAAGAAAAGATCTTATTACACTATCAACGATCTGATTACAGATACGATTAAACGTGTTTTTAATGATTGCGGTCATGAAGTTATTTTACCCTACTTACAAGTAGCTTATAAGATTAAAAATCTTGAAGAAGAATACTCGATAGAGGATATGATTAACGATGTGACTACAGTTGTAAATAACAAAGTTGTCAAAAAATCTATCAATGAATTTATAAACAATAACTATGTTGAAGAGTTAGACGAAAAGACAGAAGAAACTAAAAAAGCAAAACGCATTAACCAGGAATTGCAGTTTACTGATGAACATGTAAAGATTCTTTTAAAAGCAGCAGAAAGTATAAGATTATCGATCCCACTAATTACTGAATTTTGCGAGAAAAGAAAACATGAAGTAAATAGTGTTCTGTATGATACATTTGAAAGAATTATAAAGCTGTATCAGGGTAAGATTGAGATTATGAATAAACTTCACCGTTTTACTTATTCTCGTACCGTTGCAACTCAATATTCTGATAAATCTATATGGAATCTTTTAGTTAATAAATCTAAGGACGTTAATGTCATTACTGTGGAATTTTTGAAAGATATAATAATTGGTATCTTACCCAAGACTGTTACTGAGAAAAATATCATAAACTTATTCCATGTTGTCATTAAAAGAAAAATAGCTTTTGAATTTTCTAAGAACCATAAAATTACATTTAAACCTGTAAACCTCAATCAAGTTGATGGAGAAGGTCTCACGATGTTTGATAAATGGGAATCGTCTATGAAAAAGCGAGATGAGTCTAAGATAATTATCAATCAGTTGTCCATCCAATATCAAATTGAAAACATTCAAAAGGAATTTAAAATTAAAATTACACCAGAAGAATTTAACTACTACAAAGAACACATTCACATCAATAAGTTCCAAACTAACTTCCTATTTTTATTCTTTGCAAAGTATATGGGAAGCTATTCCAATCTTTATAATTGCAATAGAGATGAATATGTCTATCTAGTCATCCTTCTTTATAAATGGTTGAAGCTTAATGGATATACTTGTCTATCAGAATATCTAATTGCATTACCTGATAAGTTGAATGAAAAACGTATGACTACTAAAAACTCTAAGCTATTTGAACGTATTACTGAATCAAAAACTTACAAAGATTTAATCCGTAACAAGTATTCTTATATTAGTCAGAATATCATTCAGTCTAAGATTATCATCAAGCTAGTTGGAAATATGTCTGTGTCCAAATACAATTATCTAGTTGCATATGAAGATTACGATCCAAATGTAGAATCAGAACCTGAAGAAATTGTATGTAAGGTTGAAGATTTGGCTGATGAAGTACTGAACTTTATAAAGTTGATCTAAAAAATTTTAAACTACTATAATTCTCAACAACAGAGAATTATAGTAGTTTTTATTTTTTGTAAAGAAAGGAGGTAAAATAGTGTGACTGAACAGAAATATTTAAGAGATAAACTAGTTGAAAGTATCAAAGCAAATGTTCATCCAGCTAACCTAAACAATTCAAAGGATGAACTAATGTTAAGATGTCCTTATTGTTTAGACTCTCAAAAATCAACACTTCATACCCATATGTACATTGGTTTAGATAATGAACTCTGTTTTCCTTATTACTGTCAGCGATGTACTACGTCTGGAATAGTTGATCGAAATTTTCTAAAAGATATAAACGTTCTGGATTATACTTTGATAGGTGAAATCGAGAAGTTTAACAAAAGCAACTCTACAAAAAAGAAAAGCAAAAAAATTGTAGATGAAACTTACGATGTCAAATCACTTATAAAACGAGAAAGTTTAATTTTACCTTCCTTTAATGGAACTGATAGAGAAAACGCAAAACTAAAGTATATAAATAACCGCTATAGTTTTAATCTTGAACCAGAACAGTATATAAACGATTACAAGATTATATTTTCGTTCAAAAGTTTCATAGAACAGAATGAGATTGAAGATTTGTATTTGAACGACTATATGTTAAAGAACCTCATTAGAAATTACATAGGATTTTTAAGTTCCGATCAAAGTTACATCATTTTTAGAAATATAGATCCTAACTGTAAGAAAAATGAGCGTTATTACATGTACAATATTTTTAACAATCCTGCTGGAAAACGATTTTATACTTGTCAGTCTAAAATAAATGTTTTGACACCAAAAATAGAACTTGTTCTATCAGAAGGTACATTTGATATTTTAGGAATAAGAGAGTATTTTTATAAGGACAATACAGAAAATAAAATATTTGCATCTGTCAATGGTAAAGGATATGGTTTAGTTATTAACCATTTTGCTAGATTGGGTTTTCTAAATATGGATATCTCCATCTATTCAGATGCAGATGTCAATATAGGAATGTATCATGGCTTAAAAAAAGCTTATCCAATTATAGCAAGTAACAGTACTAGAGTCTTCTACAATACAATAGAAAAAGACTATGGGACCAAATTTGAAAAGATAAAACTAAAGTCCAATTTCATCAGATGATTAAAAAGAGATATCACTTTCGTGATATCTCTTTTTTTTTAATCATTCTGTAAATTTTGTCTGCTCCATTCAAATAAAGTTGCCTGATTAGCATAACAGCCTATATGATAGCTGTAATTGAACAGAGGATTTAATAAAACAATTTCTTTTGTTTTCCAGTTAATATCAAAATCTTTTTTAAATTTCATTTCTTTTGCATCACGATACAAAACAAATGAAAAAGTTTCTTTTAGATACTCATAATCTCTTTTTTGCAACTGTTCATCTATGAATTTTAAAAGATCATTTGAAAATAGGTCGTCTAAGGATAACGTATCTACAGTCTTATTTACTTCAGTAACTAGTTCCTGCCAAAGTATAAGAGTCTTTTCATTTATTGTCTCATTAGGACGTAATGTGAAAGCAGAACTGTAAAAATGAACTTTACTCTCATCTAAAGATGGGATATATTCACCAGCAGGTAGAGATTTACATTCAAACATATAGTTACTGGGAATCCATAATTCCATACCAAGTGTAAATTCTATGATTTCTTCATCATTAGCCATGTTTACTTTATTTACAGCTTTAGTATCAGCATCAGGTGGATTTTCAACAGTAACCAGTACGTTAGCAGCATAGGTATGAACAAAAGCATTATTTCCACTTGCAGTATACATAACAGGTTCAATATGACCTTGAGAGTGATTTCTTAAGTAGGCTAGGAAATCTTTTCTTTCATCAGGATCTTTGATATCTAAGTCTTTACATTTTGACAATGCTTGGATTATAGTATTTGGTATTTGTGCTCTTAACAGCTGGTTATTCCAATACATTCTGTCATTGTTATGAAATTTTTGTCTTAGCATATAGACGACATCTATTTTTTGTAAGTATGTTTCTACTTTGATTTTGTAGTCAAATGAAAACTTAATTCTATTTGGTATTGCAGAAACAACTAAGTCATCTTCGCTGTTATAGAAAATTTTTTTGTAACCGTATCTGCTAGAATAATGGTTGAATGTTTGGAATATACCTCTTCTCCATGTTGGATAAGGACCACCATATGTCTCATCAAAGTCTGGTACTAAAGATGGGTTTATAGATAGTTGAGGATACTGTTTGATTGGTAGTTCATCATCATTCTTTTCAGCTTGTTGTGAAGATGCTAACGCAGTAGTAATAAAGATATCTTTAAAATATTCCTCTGGAAAAAAATCTAAAACCAATTCTTTAGCAAAACCTGTCATAGAACTCAATAATGAACAGATTGAATTTGAGACGTTACAGGTTATTACAGTATTTCTTGAATTCTCCATCATGTTTATTATCACATCCTTTATCTTCTGGAATTATGTTCTTGATATAAACATTTTTATGATTCTTTGAAAGATCTATAGTTGTTCCATCATTCAACTGTATAATTGGAAGAAGTGGATCTTCTGTATGTTGACAAACTCTACCAATTTTTCCATTAGATAACTGAATTTTTTCACCAATAGTAAAGTACGAAATATGTTTAACTAGTAGATTAGAAACCTCTTTACTAAAAATATGGTCAGATTGTTTGAGGAAAAACTTGTTAATTTCCTTGTTACTTCCTATTGATGGGAAAACATGCTTAAAATGTATCATGAACATATCATAATAGTTAGCTGCTTGAACTATGTTAACAGCTATATCTTTTTGTTCTTTAGAGATTTTTTTGTTTTCATAAAATAGTGGATGTGACATATGCATCTTTTTAGATTCATCATATGAACTATCAAAATCTTCCCAAACATTCTGTAAAAGTATAATTTTTTTGCTGACTAATGGTATCAATTTATTATTGAGAACTTCATTAAATCCGAGTACAGGTACCATTTCAATCAAGTGGTACTCCTCTCGATTATAAATATGTCCTTCAGTTGCCAATATTGGGAACTCAATGAATAACTTATTTCTTCCAATTTCATGTAAAACTCCACCAATAGCTATTCCATGAATCAGATCTTTATTTAAATTTGCCTTTATAGCTAGGATTAAAGAAACGATTGTGACTCTAATAGAATGTGCAAATAACTTAGGACTCATAATCAATAAGTTTTCTAGGTAGTTTTTAAAATATTTTTCTTCTAGAATATCGTTCATAAAAATATCTACTATTTTTCTTACTAGCTCTTTATCATTTTCATCATCTACAATATGATTTTCATTTTTTCCAGAAGAATAGCGATGAAATATCAATTCTGTTTCACATTTTATCGATTCTAATATTTCATCGCTAATAATAGACGCAATATTGTCTTTTAGCTCATTATCGTTTGTATATACAAATACATAGTAGATTGAATTTTTTAATTCATTTGACAGTCTATTGATTGTAGTTCTATCAATAATCGAATTACTCTGAAAGAGTAATTGACCATTGTAAAAGACGTCTCTAGCTAGTATTTTACCTTCGTAATCGGCTAGATCGCTAACGTTTATCTTTTTCATTTCGCATTACTCTCTCCTTTCTTTTGATTAGCCTCATACTCCTTTATATAAAGTAACACTTCTTCTTTAGTTACTAAACGGTTATTATACTTTATGAGGTTTAATGTAGCTTTAGCTTCTTTTAGTTCCTCTTCATTTAAAACATACATATCAAGTAATTTCATTACTTGTTCGTCAGTAGTCTCAAATAAAGACTGGTAGAGCATTTTATGTTTTTGGTTAGCGGAGATATAGCCGTACATTTCTAAAACCATAACGAGATTAAGTTCTTGGAGACCAATGCCGTCTGGTAATTTTACATTCTTCGGATCATAGAAATCTGGTAGAAGTTTGCTAATTTTGTCTTTAACATTTTCCTCCAGATTATTATTTACTACAACGTTTACATTGTTTGTATTGTTATTTACATTGCTATTGTTATTAGTTGTTGTCTCTTTATCATCATTAGCATCTTCTTTACTATTATCTTCACCTTGATCTTTAGATGATAACTTTAGCTTGCTAATTGTAAACAGACCAGAAAGTGTACCTAGTAGACAAGAAATTATAGTATTACCAACTACAAATAAACTACATAAGGTTATTAACCAAGAAGCTATAGTTTCTATTATGAAACTTAAGACCTTAGTTTTAATATTCTTTTTTAATTTTCTCTTTTTGGTTAGTACAAATTCCTTAAATGCAAAAAAAGCTAAGCATATAACTAAAGAAAGTATGTAACTTCCAATGGGTAAATCTTTTCCACCACTAATTTCCCCAACAAGAGCATTAAAAAAAGAAGTAAAATCAAAGTTCATATCAATTACCTACTTTCTTTAAAACGTTAAAAATTTATTAATTTATTGTTGTTAAGAAACGAACAATGCTAGGTTTTCCAGTTTATAGACAGTTTGTATAATAAACATTCTTTTCTAAAAAAAAAGAGCATATTCCAAGTGAATGGAATATGCTCTTTAACTTTAGTTTTTAGTTGAAGAATACCTTATCGTATCCAGTCTTGATTACCAAAGTACTATCACCATTGGAAGATGTGTAGGTATATTTGTCACCATCAATAGTGAGACCTTCCCACCAAGAACTTGTTAATACCTTAGCCATCTTAATAGCACTCAAGGTATTACGATTAGCATTTAGTTTAGCCTTAGTAGTCTTCAAGCACTTATCAAGGAACTCTCTTTCTTCTTTAGTTCCTTTATTAATTCCAAGTGACTGAATTCCATCATTAATTGCATCGATAGATCTTACAATACACTTGCTCATAAAGTTAGGTTCTTTACCCTTACTAATTGCAGCATTATAAGTATCAATACCCTTTTCAATTGCAGGAATTGAAGAACAACCTTTAAGCATGAACTCAAGTTCTCTTGCTTCATAGTAGTCATCTTCATTCTTTTCTGTTACTTTACGGTTTACACCAGCATAGGTAAGGAACTCATTCAAACCATGTTCTTTGAGTACTTCAACTTGTTCTGCATTGTAAACAGGGGGTCTGCCAAAGCTATCAGTCTTGTATTCCTTATAAGGATGGTTAGAAACCATCCAGTTAACAACTTTTTGGAATACTTCATCTTCGGTAATTGCAACTATAGTTTCAAATACCTTATCAATGGTAGAATCATTCAAGTAGTTACGATTGATTACAGGAAGCTTTGTAAGATCAATTTCAAAAATGTCCTTGTCATCCTGACTGCTACAAGTTAAGAAATAAGAACTACTATCGAGAACATCAATCTGGAGTCTCATTAACTTTAAACCTGTTTCAGTAGAAAGCTTGACTTTAATCTTTTCCATATTAAGATGTCCATCCTTAATAATGGTATGAGTCTGGAACTGTCTGGAATCAATAGACTCAGGTAGACCAACTTGCTTAGCTCTCTTAGGATTGATCGCTACTACACCATCTCTAGTGAACTTGATAGAGATGTTAAGCTTGTTCTTATTGTAGACGATGTTATCATTGAAAGGAGCAAAGATATCATAGTCTCTCTTAGGAGTAAACAAGTTGAAAGTGTCTTCTACCTGAAGACCAATTCTCTTGTAGGAAGACATGTCGGGAATATAGTAGTTACCTTCCTCACAGAGAATTCCAAGAAGATCCATGATACAGAAAGCATCATTTGCAGGTAAATAGTTGACAGGAGCCTTACCAGACTGATATCTTGTAGAGTTGCTAAAGATACACTTATTGAGTTCCTTAAGGAATTTACTTGACTCATCAATTGTAAACGCATTAAGCTGTGCGTCAATAAGGTGCTTATCTCTCAAATCCTTAAGAATATCAAGGCATACTTCTCTGTTACCCTTATAGTAGTTCTCATAAGCAAGTGCATACAGAAGGTTAGCAGTAGTAGTATCAGGAAGCTTACCAAACTTAATCTTGTTAAGATCAATAAGTTCATCATTAATTTTAACAACTGAGTAGTCAATACCGTTTATACCATCTTCAGGATAGATAATTGCAAACTGATTCTTTCTCTTTTCAATAGAAGATAGATTCATAATATTATTGGCGAGCTTAGTAGATTTGCTATTGAGATAGAGAATTTCACAATCGGGAGCAGAAATCTCAACCTTTTCAGCTACCATATCTCTAACGCGTTCATAGTTGTGCTTAAAGATTTCAGAGTATTCCTTAACATTGGAGGAATGGAGATACTTACCGAAATCAGTAATTTCAGCAATCTTGGTTAAAAATTCCTTGTCATAGTAATAACCATAACCAAGAGTATTCAATGCCATAATTTCATTCTTGAAGCTACTTACAACATCATACGACATCTTATAGTCTTCGCTAGAAGATACATTGCAACAAGAACAACCATCAGTAAACAGAGTTACATTGTAATAGGGACAAAGAGGTTTCATTTCCTCAATGATTGACTTAACGAGTTCAAGAGGTTCATGGAAACAAGTACAACCAACACAATGCTTAATGGAATCAATAAGGTTATCAACACCTGCAAAGTCATCATCAGTCTTCTTGTATCCCTTGATAACAACTCCATTCTGTCCTTCAGATGAGAACCATACTACAGAAATATAGTCACCAACAGGAATTGCTCTAAATGTCTTCTTAACATCTTCCATCAATGCTACGATACTGCCAGACATTGAGTATGATCTATCAAGAATATGGATGTGATGCATTCTATCAACTGTCTTGGATTCAGTTGTAGTATCGTCATTCTTGTAGTTTACAAGTAGAATTGTACGGAGCTTACCTGCAATAGTAATTTGAGCTTTCTTAAAGGTTGACATAATAAATTTTTCCTTTCTTTATGATTGTATTTTTTAGTTCTTTCTGAGTTTTATCTGCCAAAATATAAAAGCCATTTTTTCATAGCTATATCGATTTTTTCAGTTTTAAGGTCAATTATCTTTTCTCTGTTTGACATATAAATATCAATTTGCTGTTGTACTAGTTCATCAGATTTTAATTCAGGATACAAATTAACAAGTGTAATTGAACTTTCTGACTTTAGATCTTTGTATGTATCAGATTCAAAATCCATATACTCTAATACTATGGCATCAATTTCACTTTCAATTAGTGTATTCTGTTCTTCGTACATTTCAATTTTCTGGTCAATTATATTTTCAGTTGCAATATCTGTTGAGTAACCAATCAGAACAGCAACTATAATAACAAAACCAATACCCATAGCGATTTCAAGTATTTCGGGCCAACAGTCTTCCCATAGGTCATACTTTGTTGCTAAGATAGCAAGAACAACTATCCCTACGATTAAAATAACCGCGACTAAACTTAACATTTTCTTTTCTCCTCTGTAATTATAAAAATCCTTGTATTTCTTCTACTTCATATAGATAATCTGGAAATGGATTAATTGTAGATTGGTCTTTCGAATTGGTTATCCTACAGAAGTAGTAATACTTTTTATCTAACTGTATGGAAATATGAGAATAAATATTTTTAGCAGTGGCACTAAAATTCCATTGGTAACCTAACTTTTGTAAAAAGTTCACTAACAATAATGCTTCTTTTTTAGATAACACTCTAAAAATGCAAACTGTAGATGAAATACACGCTGGGAAATCACCTATGCTGTAATCTTCATCTACAACTTTTATAATTCCAGATTCCATTTCAAAGTTCATTCTTTTTTTAGCTTCATCTATTGTCATTTTTGTTCCTCATTTGGTAATTCCAACAAGTTCTTCAAATTGTTGTCTATATTTGAGAACTAGTTGTTTTTTACCTTCAGCTAATTCTTCTCTAAAATCATTTAGTGAAGTCTTATATTTGGGGTCGTAAGGTATAATTTTTATAGGTTCAAAAGCCATACCTTGAAAACCTGCAACTTTAATACGTCCATCTTTTAGAAATTCCTCAATTTCTCCACAAAGATATCCAATATCATCATCATACTTCCAAATACCAAGTAAGCGTTGTTCCATTTTAATTATCTCCTTCAATCATCCATCAATTTATAAAGCTCACTTGCTCTATCATTTTGATCTGCGTTAATGTAATAATCGAACATAAATTCTCTTTGTGCTTTGGTCAGTCTTCTTATAGTATCTGAAGTTAAAACTGGTATACCTTGAGAAGGAGAATGAACTAACACCCAACCTTTATCTACTAAGAAGTCAGCAGCAGCATTAACTACAGGTCTTTTTCTAGCTTTACACCAAGCTTCAAATTCATCTTTGTAGTGACTTAAATCTGCAGCAGCAACCTCATCATAACGTCCTCGTTCTAAGATAGAATTGTAAGGCCAAATCTGATGACCACCAAAATCAACTTCATAGAACTTAGCTTCTGGACTTAGCCAACCATATTCAACACCTTTTACTCTAGCGTCAATATAGTCTTGAACTAATCTAGAAGTTCCTTTGATTGGGGAATACTCTACTGTATTAAGTCTGTATCTACTATATCTGTCATATTCTCCATTTTCAATCTTTTCTACAAGCTCACAGTATTTGTCATTCATTTCGCTTAGTTCTTCTCTAGTTTCCTTATACTTCTTAGCTAGCTTACTATAAGCAGTGAAAATATTAGTCTCGTTTAATGTTTCTTCGCTATCTAAGAATGCTAGACAAAATGTTCCATCTCCACTGTTACCTCTTAACTCCGCTCTACCTAAAAGTATATCTTGTGCATACTTTTGTAAAGTTGCTTTAGTCTCATCTGTACCACACATGCAAGATAAAAGTAATTCTTCAACTTGACTGTATGGTTTAAACTCATCAAAGAACCATTCTTTAGCCAACTTAGTTATAAACTCACCCTGTACTGAAAAGCCTAGTGTTCCAATTACTTCTTCTTTTTCGTTTTCCATTTTAATCGAACAACCTCCCCTTTTTTAGAATATGCTAATCCAAGATAACATGACCAATCAAATTTGTTTTTAGCTAAGTAAACTTCCTCACCAAATGTTAAGTCTTTCGTGTAGAATACCATAAGATCATCATTGTATATAGAATGAACACAGTCAATAATAAACTCTAGTCCAGTTACTTCACTGATTTTATTGACAAACTTAATCACATCTTCTTTACAAGTTGCCATTTCATTACATCTAACCGACCAATCTGTTTGCACTTCTAAATTGTAATCAAACCCAAAAGTATAACCAGCATCTTCTACAATATTTCTTAGAAGCTGTTCAGGACTTAACATTTCCAAATCAAATTTAAGCTTCTTGTTCATAATTTTCCTGAGAGTCCTTCTTTAGAATATACTAGTTCAAAATGTTTACTTAGTCTAGCATTTCCATCTGGAACAATAATTCCACCAAGTTTATAATCATCTGAGTGGTAAGTATATATGACAGGAAGTCCTTCTATACGATCATCTTTAATGATGGTAAAGTCCTTTCCAGTTACATTAGATACTGCATCAATAAAGGCATCAATATCGTCCTCACAGTTTGCAGTTTCTTTAGTAGATACACCAAAGTCGCCGTAACATGAAAAGGATGGTTCAGCATATGTATAACCAGCCTCTTCTATAATGTCAATCAATACTTGACAGTCTTCTATGATTGACATTTCCAAATCAAATTTAAGCTTCTTGTTCAAAACATTTTACCATCCTTAGAATACATAAAACTTAGATACTTACTGGTATCTTTACAGTTAATCGTTCCAAAAATTTTGTTATTGCTAGTCCTAAATGTTATAACACTACCATCAGGTGACATCGTCATGATCATATACCCACCAATTACTTTTCTAAGTGAATCTAGGAATTTATAGCCATCATTAATTGAACGTGGTACCTGTGTGCTCAAAACCCAATATTTAGTATTGTTAGGATAACTAATTGTTTCCTTATGACAATACCCAGCTTTTTCTAAAATACCTTTCAAAACTTCTTTTGTATCTGACATTTCAAGGTCAAATTCAAGTTTTCTATCCATCTTCTATTCCTCTACTTTATTCTTACTAGATTTCCTCTACTATCACCCACATAAATATTATTGGTGCTTGTATCTACTATTATCTCACCAGGAGTAGGTTTAAAAGAAGCAATATTCCAATTACTTACTCCAGAACTTAATTTAATTCTTGGCCCATTATAAGAAGATGTGTTAATTATCTGAATGAACGCTGTATCTCTCAAACCTAGTTCTAGTTTTTTATTTGTATCTGAACGTATTTCAACTACAAATCTATTAGCAATTTTACTGGTAGTATATCTTTTTAAATCTTTATCCCATTTAAACTTTACTCCAGTTACTTTGCTAATTCTTCTTTTAAACATCCATGTTGAAAGTTTAGAAGCTTTTAGCTTTCTGATCTGTATCCAGTAATATTTTCCGTCATCTTCTTTATAGATACTTGCATGATGATATTTTGTAGTGTTAACTATGTTTTCTAGTGCTTGTTCAGGAGTTAAGAATTGTAGGTCAAACTCAAGTTTCTTTCGTTTTTTATTATCCATCGGTAAATAACTCCCCATGCTCATCATAAACTAATTCAAAATTACATCCTATGCAAAGATTTCCGCCAAATTTATGGTCTTCCGACCAATAATAAAATAAACCATCTTGAAAATCTATATTACACTCTTTACCAAGTGCATAAGCAATACGTTGAATAAAAACATCAATTTGCTCTTTACAAGTTGCAAGTTCTTGGGTGTGTAAACCACAAGTAATATCTCCAACATAAACATCACAACGATATGTATAACCAGCTTCTTGTATAGTGTTGATTAAGGTTTGTTTTGGTCCAAGCATCTTTAGGTCAAATTCAAGTTTCTTGTTCATTATCTTATTTTTTCCATTCCGTAAAATTAAAAAAGTAAAAGGAAATACTCTAATGAAAGAGTATTTCCTTTTTTATTTGTAACTAGCATTTTAAATTTTTTAAATTTGCTTGGAAGAAGTAGTCTTAGTAGAACTTGCTTTCTTTTTTGCAATTGGAATCTTCTTGCTTTCAGGTTTCTTAAACTTTACTTCGATGTTAAGAATACCATTTTCAGCAGTCCATTCAATACGATCAATCTGCTCTTCATAAATTCTAAAACGAGAATTTACAGAATAGTTGTTTCCATACTTTTCATCATTGTAGCTGCCCTGAATTACTAAGTAGGCAACATTATTTTCGTACTGAATTGAAATATCAATATTTTCACTTGGAATACCAACACAGTTATGAATGATTACAACACTATCTTCAGTTCTGTGCTGCTGATAAGGTTTGTTGTCTAAAACACTACGATTAAAACGATAAGCTGGTGTATCAAAATCCAGCATCCAATTAAGACTCATGATAAAATACCTCCGTGGAATGAAATAAAATAAAATTTTTGAAAAAATAAAATTAAAAGAGACTATTTAGCTAGTATCATAGTTGTCTTACAAATTATTTGTTAGCAGTACTTTTAAGATTTTAAAATCTTTTATGCCCATGGAATTTGTGATTTTCTATAATAAGCCGATTGTTTACTGCTAGAAATTTTAAAGTCGTCATATGCTTCTCTTGCGTCTTTAGGTAGTGAAGCATAGTTATCTTTAAAAAAGTTTTTGTCAAAAACCAAGTTCTTAGACTTGTCTAAAACACATAAACCTTTAGAATCTAAACCTTTTTCTATTGTTTCAATCAGCTTGTAGTTGTAGATTCTAAAGAAATCACACCAATTTATATTTTCGTCCTTGTATTTTTCTAAGAAATATTTTGAGATGATGAAATTATGTTTTCCATCAGTTCTATAGTTGTAACTTGTAAATTCGTAAATGTCAATTCTATCTTTATATGTTTCAAAATTCTTAGGATTACAAAGGCAGATTGCATATTTTGAAAGGGATTTCCAATCTAACTTATCCTTGTACATTTCTACCTTTTTAAGAGAAATGTCAGTCTGACAGGATAATGCATGAAAGTCCATAGTACTACTTTTATCATCAGTTAAGTATTTTAGACTTTCTTTTGGTAAGCCTTTTTTAGTTAAAAGCATAGGGATAAGACTATTTTCATTGAGTTCTTTATCGAATTCGTTTATGAATTCAATTGTAAATCGATTTCCATTACTTCTATAAACAAAATCTCGCCAGTCTATATAGTCTCGATTTACTTTTAAAAATTCCATGTTTATATTAACATTTACACAGAGTTTTCCAAGATAAGGTTTTAAGTACTCGTAGAACTCATCTATGAATTCATCAGTAAGAGTATTACGAGTAGCAATTTGGTACCAAGAAATATTACTTTTATATTTCCTGATAATCTCTACATCTTCTGGTTTTGTTATTTTTAGTTTCTTTGTAAATTCGTATGGTTTATCAATAATTCCACTTAATACCAAATCGAATTCTTTTTGTTTTGCTGTTTTCTTTGTGTTAGCCATTTGTTATATAACCTTCCTTTTTCATTTCTTCTACGAGATCTTTTGATAAGTATTGAGAGTAGCAAATAATTTGCCAATCAATTTTATTTTTGAATTCCCTAATAAAATCTTCGGATAAATGTTGGTAGCGAGAAATCTTTTGCCAATCAAGTATATCTTGGAATTCTCTTATAAAATCTTCTGGTAAATTTTGACTACATTGACAAGTAAACCAAAATCTTTCAGAATTATATTTTTCCTTATAGCGTTTCCATAAGTCTCTATATTTGACTTCCAGATCAAATATCTGTTGCTTGGTTAGTTTTATCATTAAATATAACCTTCCTTTTTTATCCTATCGATAAATTCTTTAGACAAGTGTTTATGTCGTCCAAGTATCACTATATTCTTCCAATTTAATCTATCTTTAAATTCTTCCATAAAGTTTTCAGTAAAATTTTTATGACAGTTTGCTGATAGTACAGCCCAATCTATCTTATTCTGAAATTCTCGTATAAAGTCTTCTGATAGATTACTATTTATCATCGAAATAACTACCCAATCAACATGATCTTGAAATTCTCGTATAAAGTCTTCTGATAATTTTTGAGCGTAAGAAATACCTTTCCAAATAACTTTATCTTTAAACTCTCTTATAAAATCTTCAGATAATTTTTGATAATAGGAAATATTCTCCCAGTCTACTTTATCTTTAAACTCTCGTATAAAGTCTTCTGATAAAGTTGAGTGACAAGAAATATGTTTCCAATTTAAATTATCCTGAAATTTTCTTATAAAGTCTTCAGATAGTTGTTTTGTCACTATATGACTCCAAAATCCTTTGTTATTATATTTCCCTTTATAAGAATAATCATTCCAAAGATGTCTATAAACAAATTCCAAATCAAACTTTTGTTTTTTAGTTAGTTTAGTCATAGTAAATTTCTTCCTTTTTATTTTTCTACAACTAGAATATATATTTCAAACAGTTTTTACTTTTTTAAGTAATTTTCCTATACAAAAACAATCCATTATAAAGTTTTACAACAAATACAGGAAAGGATGGTGAACTTAGTTTTGTCTAGAACTGTTAATGAAACAGAAAAGAAATATCTGCTATCTTTAAAACGATCAGATATTACTACAGAACTTTTAAAAGAGCTATTTGCAGTTAGTAAAAACAATCCAAAATCAAAGTTTGAGCCAACTGATATTTTACAGCTAAATGCTAAAGAATACTATAATGAGAAACTAGTTACAACTACTGTTGGTCGCTTCATAGTAAATAAATGTCTTCTAGAACCTAAAATTATTGAGTTGATTGGTTACCAAGATATCGTAATTACCAAAAAAACTATGAAAAAATTAGACCAAAAAATCATAGACGAATGCTTATTAACTGAGAAAATTACTATGACTGAAATGCATGACTATTTCGACCAATGTAACTGGTTGGCATATAGTTGTACTTATTTTATAGTACCTTCATTGGATACTAAGATGTTCAAAGTTGATAAAGACATTTTAGGCATGAAAGAAAAATTGATTGAGGAAAATAAAGAAGCAGTTCAAAATAATGATGTTGGCGTTATTTATAACATTGAACAACAACTGTTAACAGCTTCTAAAGAAAAAGTAAAGGACATTCCTGGCTATCAAATCTATGCATCTGGTGCTAGAGGTAGTTTTGATAACAATTATAAGAACAGTTGCCTTTTAAGGGGTAGTGTAATGAACTTTACTAATCCTTCAGAATTCCAATCCTCAATGGCTTCACTGGTAGAAGGAATTCCTAAAGAAGATTTCCACATCTATGCAAATATCTTAACTGCAGGTACTTATGCACGTGCTAAACTAGTGATTCTTGGCACGTAAATTCTTTAATTGCTGGAAGAGTAGAAAATACTTAATCAGCATCTCATAAAAATTTTTATGAGTTCAACGACTATATAGAACTTAAATGAGTTCGAAATGAGAATTACTAGTTTTTAGTAAAGATATAGTCTTATCTTTAGAGAGATCTAAAGTTATAAAGGATAGGCTTAATGAACCTATACAAAAATTTTATGAAGAACACTGAGGTTGGTGGTTACTTAGTTAAGCAATCTCGTTCAGGCTATCAACATCTAATGTTAGATGAAAAGGATAGTGATTGTGGTACTACAAAGTATTTAGAGATAGTTTTAACAGACAATAACAAAGGTCTGTTTATGCTAAGATGGATTAAAGGAGACGATGGTAAATTAGTTCTTCTTGATGCTGATAATGTTAATCAGTATGTAGGAAAGAAAGTAAAATTACGTTCTCCTTTGTATTGTACAAGTGATAAGATTTGCAGTAAATGTGCTGGAGAACTCTATTACAGGCTCAACATGAATAATGTTGGTCTAGTTGCTGACCGTATCGCAAGTACCATCATGCAGAAATCTATGAAACAGTTAAAATCGTATAGCTGTTTACAAATTCTTAAGAATTGCTGGAAGAGTCATAATGACAAATCAGCAGCCTAATTAAGTTAGGTTCAACGACTAACATACTACAGGAATCTGTAGTTTGTATAAGAACATCTACTTTAAAGCGAGAAAAAGTAGTAAAGATATAGTCTGAACTTCTATGAAAATAGAAGAAAATGTTGTGTCTAATAAACACACTTAAACATAATTGTCCACGATAGTACTATTAAAACTACAAAGCTTGATTTTGAATCTCATCTTGAGAGAATCGATTAAAAAAAAAGAATCCCTAATACTGTTTTAGTATTAGGGATTTTCTTTATAGTTTCTTTAAACAATCTTTACTGTCCACATAAAATTTAGTAGCTTTATCATACAAAAACATACCAGGATCACCGACTTCAATAATTCTATCAAAATCATCACGTAAGTATTCATAACAACTAACGCAAACATCTGATGGGAGTAATATTCTGCCAATCTCAACATAGTAATAGAAACAATCTTTTTCAGAACAGTATATTACCAGTTTTTCTGATTCTTCTTTGTTAAGAAGAAAGTTGAACAATATTTCTTTTAAAGTATAAGTCTTTTCCATATAACTTTTGTCAATACTTTCTAAATAAGTTTTCGCTAATCTGATAAAATCTAGCATCAGCATTTTTAATAATAAAACCATCATAGATCATAATAAGGTATGGTGTTCTTGTATAAAAAGTTCCAGTTAGATTGGTATTAAAGTTAGCTGGAGTATTATTTTTAACAAAATTGTAAGATTCTTCAATATCTTTTTCAAAACAATAAATCGCTATCTTTTTTACTTTTTCATGATCCATGTTAAAATTAAACATGATTTCTTTTAAAGTACAAATTTCATTCATATTTTGGCAACCTCATAAACTTATCTTTATCAAACTGACCAAAAATTTCAAATTCTGATGGTTTTACTTTTCTATTTAACCATACCTCTACAGTTTTTAATCGATCATCTATTGCACTAGCATTAGTTGTATATGTGCGAAAACCATTTTCATGTAGTTGATAGAGTATGTTTACCTTAGTTTGTTCATCACAGTCTAATCTAAGGTAGCACTTCCATAAACTATCATAGTTCATACAAAGATAAAAGATTAGTTGCTTAAGAGTATAATACTCCATCATTTTTACCTACTTTCCCTAAATTTAGGTAATCTTACAAAAGTATCATCATCTACCTGACCAAATATTTCAACTTCATCAACTAGTCTGGTATTGCAGTAGACAGTAATGGTACGGTCTAATGGTTTATCAACAGAACAGTAACCAACAAAATATCTGTCAAATTTGTTTTCAATAAGTTTGGTAAGGATATTGTTTTTTACATTGTCCTCACAGTGTAGTTGAATGTGTGCAGTACTAATGTTATCTCGGTTTAAACACAGGAAGAAAAGTAACTGTTTAAAAGTATATTTTTCCATAATTTTTCTTCTCCATTTTTGTAAATTTATCAGCATCAAATTGCTCAAACTTAATTATTGGACATGATATATCTTTACAAATGTCTATTATTAAGCGACAATGTTTATAGTCTCCACGAATTACACGTATGACAAAAATATTGTTTTCACGTAATTGGTTTTCTATATTTTCAATGTTCCCGTTAAGAGCATCAATATAACACTGACTAAACTTTTTCCTATTCATACAGAGATAAAAAATTAGTTGTTTAAGAGTATAAATTTCCATTATTAAACAAATTCCTCCACTTTTAAAAACCTATCATCGTCAATCTCTTCAAATATAATTTTTCCATTTGCATTCCTATTAACAAGTACTGCTAAAGAAGAGTATAAATTGTTTTTTCTTGTACTTTCTTTATAGTATTGAGATTCACTAGTTACAATAAGCTTATTCTCTTCCAATTTCGTAATTACATCACGAACATCTATATCTCTTATATCGCCAATATAACACACATAAAATTTCTCTCTGTTTAAACAAAGATAGAAGATCAGCTGCTTAAGACTATAAGTATTCATAGCTTTCAATTTCCTCTGTTTTTATAAATTTATCACTGTCTAACTGTTTAAACTCAATAGAGCTATTTAGTGCTTTTTTGTTAAGTCGTAGTGTTAAGCTGCAATGTGTACGGATATCAAAGTGTGAGTCTACAATGTCAAACTTATTTTCAATTAACTGTTCCCATATCTTATCAACATCCTTTGGGTTTATGTTATAGATAAAACATATTCTAAACTGTTTGTCCTTAATCATACACAAATAGAAGATCAACTGCTTAAGGTTATAAACTTCTTGTTCCATCTTCATATAACTCCTTCAAATATCAAACTCAATGTTATTAAAATTGATAAACTTTACTCTATCATTGTACAAAGCTGCATAAGTATTAAGACGTTCTTCATTGTCATAAATTATACTTAGCGTTAAGCCACCATTATCCATATAAAGTTCAAACCACAAAGGACTCATCCAAATACTCTCTGTTATAGTTGGCTTGAAAATGTACTCATTTTCATCACCAAATCGTTTACCTTCTAAAAGGTCAAACATATTAGTTGATGGCTTTTGTGGAATGACTATATTGTTGTAAGAATATTCTACTTGGGTAGTTGCTACCTCAATTTCTGGAGCATTGTAGTCAATATTTATTGACTGGTGGATACAGTGAGCGACAAAATTTTGTATAGCTTCTTCTGTTGGTAGTGAACTTTTGTCAAAGAAAATAAAGTAGACATTATTATCAAAAGCTGCATTAAAGATAAGCTTCTTTAATGATACCTTTTCTGGTGTATAACATTCCCATTTTGCAATAATCCTAATGACATTATTTGCACCACAGAACCAATTATCATGAGTCGAAATATCAAACATAAAAATTGCCTTTCTTTTAAAAATTTATAAGTTTAACAATTCAATAAAGAATTCGTAATTTTCATTCACTAAGGGAGGGTAAATAAATCATGACTGTATCACAGTTTAATGCTATTATGGACGGAAAGTCCTTTAAAGATGATGTTGTATTTATTCTAGCATCAGAGAATACTAAGATCAACTCTACTAGATTTGAAAAAGTAGAGATTGATGAAGGTAATAATCTTTTAAAAGCTTACATTTTACATCCTAAGTCTACTGCAGAAAATCCAATATATGTTGAGAGTTTTGTAATTGATTTGGATCACATTATAGCTTTCCAGTTTAAGAATGGTTTTGGTAATGATTTACTAAATGGCTTACAAAATGTCATGTTGACCGATTACTAATTTTGAAAAAATTTTTCTCTTATATCTCTAAAATGGGATATAAGAGAAAAATTTCATTTAGATAGGAACTTTGATGGAACTTTACATTTACTTGCAATTTGTGCTTGAATGTAAGACACCATATCATCTGGTCCCATCATTCTTCGAATACAAAAAGTATACACTCGTCTGTTAACAATTACCGTATATGGTTTTACTGTTTCTTCGTAAATTGAAATATCATACTTCTCAACTAGACTGTTAATAACTACTTCTCTTTCCCCAAATGGAACAAATAGTACTAGAGGGGTATGAATTCCAAATTGTGATTTACTAATTTCTTCTAGCCTATACTCATTATATTTTCTAGCAACACTATCGATTCCAAATAATTCATACAGTTCGTCTAAAATGGCTAGTATAACTTCTTTGTCCTCACACAAAGTTAGACCAAAGAAACTAATGGAATGGTCTCCATAAAGCATGTCTCTTTCAAACACTACCTGTCGTATTGTTTTTCTTAATTCTTCCATTTTGATCTCTCTTTCATTAGTCTAGATTATCAAATGAGAAATTTTTGTAATCTACATACAATAAGTTAGCTTCTCCATTACAAAAAGGAGCATGATTTTTGTGTTCAATAATTGCCCACTCTTTGCAATCAGGTTTTTCAATACGATGTTCTATGTTAACAAAAATATCTTTTGAGTTATTATAGAGTACAATGACTATAACCAGAGGAAGATCGTGAGTCCTACAAAATATTTCTGGATTTACTAAATTTTCTGGAGTTAGTTCACGTTTAATGAAATTAGAAAATATCACATAGTAACCAGGTTTTCCAAAATATTCTGCAATCTTTTCTCCATTTCTTTGTAGCTTCCAAATATTTTGTATGAAATTACAAAGATCCTTTTGAGTTTTAAAGTAATAATTACAAATTTCCACATAGTTACAGTCATTTGTAAATGCTGTAAATCCTAATGATTTTAAATTATACGTATTTGCCATAATGTACATTCTCCAATTTTTTCCAACTGTAGTCTTCTGAAGAAATTTTTCCAATTATAATAGGACTAGATGCATACTTAGGATCACTAATTGGTATAGTGTAAGTTTTTTCATCATCACCACAATGTAAATGCAAAATATAATTTATGTCAGTAGAAACAGCGAATATTATTTTTTTATCTGATCTTACTTCAATAAAAGCTTTACTTATAAAATGGTGTTCCATATTTAATTTCTTACGTATTCTTGTGATTTCCTGTTCATAACCCTCATACTCATAGAACTCATATAGGAACTCTAAAAAATCTAATATAATAGCACGATCTGTAGGACACCTAAATTCTGTAAAGAAAACATCAGAATTTGGAAAGAACATATCTCTTTCAAATAGTATTTGTTTTATAGTTGTTTTTAAGTCTTCCATATTATCTTACCACCCATCTATTTAAACAACGAAAATATATCTTGACTTGTTTTTCTTTATCTCTTGTAGTAATTGGTAACATAACAACTTTAACAGTATCTTCAAGATAATTTCTTCTACAATAGTCTCCATACATGTTAAGTTCTACATCAGTTTTATTACTACGAATAGCTAGTTCTATGGATCTACTTTTATATCGTTTGATAGCTTTTCTTATATACTGTTTGTTTTCTTTTTTCTTACTATCATCACCATATATTTCATAGATGTCATCTAAGAACTTAAATAACATTCCTCTATCTTCAGGTAACTGAAAACCAGTAAAAGTAAGGGAATGGTCTTTGTAATTCATTTCTCTATCAAATATAACTTGCTTTAAAGTTGATGCTCCTTCAATTTCCACTTTGATTATCTCCTTCCTGTTTAGATATTAGTAAACGACTCCTATGAATATGTAAACCTTTTTTGTTATGTCTACCATTTACATAGTATAAACCTTGGTCTTCAGGATAGTAATCTTTTCCGCGTGCCAAGAGACAAACTTGATTAGTGGGTTTAAGACAATAAAGCCCAGGCAACCATATCTCTGTAAATTTTGTACCATGTAGTATGTAATAGTCTATCTCTTTTTCATTTAGTTCTTTTCTTCTATCATCGTACTCTTTATATAGTTCATTAAGTACATTCAATAAGAGATCCTTATCTTTAGGAAGTTTAAAACCGTTAATATATAAAGATGAATCTTTATAAACCATTTCTCTTTCAAACAGTACTTGTTTCAGAGTCCACATTTGTTGTTTCATCTTTACTCTCCTTTTTCTCTCTGAGTATACAAGACTTATGTAAATAAAGTCCTCTAGATGGATGGTATCTTTTGCCATTTTCAGCAGTATAGCTACCGCCTGACCTAAAAGTTAGCTCTTGTTCATATGGATAATAAGCTGGTCCGTAATCGGTTATTACTGGAACCCATTTGTATAATTTATCTGGATACTTAAGCATATTTTTACAAGTTATTTGTATCTCTACAAACCTAGTACCAAGTCTAATACTTCGTTCCAATATCACGTCATTGCCTTCTCTACACTTATCTCCATATATGCCATAAAGCTCCTCTAAAACTTCTAATAAAAAATCCTTTTCTTTTGGAAGTTTAAAGCCATTAAAAGATAGACACTCTTTTGGATGGTTAAACTCTCTTTCAAATACTGCTCGTTTGACAGTACATTTCTGTTGTTTCATTTGTTTCTCCTATTTCTAGACAATCTTTATGTATGTGTAAACCACGATGGATGAAGCAATTTCTATATCTTCCACCTCTTTCAAGATATGTTTTATGACCGCCGTGTAAGAATAATAGATACTTTTGTTTTGGATAGCTATACTCATCTATAGATGTAACCAATATTTCATTCTGAGATAATATAATCGATACATAAAACTTACTTAATTGAGAAAGTTTAATGTGTTTGTCTACTAATTCTTTAGGGAATTTCTGTTCAACTTTAGTAGAGTAATTTTCTAATATCTCGTCCAATGTTTTTATTAAAACATCTTTGTCTTTAGGCATTTCAAAACCATTAAAATAAAGTGGCTCAGCACTACATTTTATTTCTTTTTCAAATAGTACCTGTTTGATAGTCCATTTCTGTTGTTCCATTTTAGTCTCCTATTTCTAGACAATCTTTATGGATATGTAAACCACGTTCTATAAAACAGTATTCAATAGTACAAGTGTCTGTAAACATAAGTTTTTTCCCTAATGGGCTACGATCATTAACAAACACACCATACTTCAATTTTATACCACCATTCAAAACTCGAATTGAAAGTTCAGAATTTGTATTAAGATTGGTTATTTTATCCCTAACCGATCCCATATACTTACTAGGATATCTTTCAAACAATTCTTCAAGTACTTTTATTAAAAATTCTTTATCTCTTGGTAGTCTAAAACCATTGATATAAAGTGCTTCACTATCATAGTTTAACTCTTTTTCAAATAGTACTTGTTTAAGAGTCCATTTCTGTTGTTCCATTTTTAGTCTCCTATTTCTAGACAGTCTTTATGAATATGTAAGCCAAAAAATATGTTATGTGACTGATAGATTGTCCCACCAAGTCCTTCAATTTTATATGTTTTAGTTTCACTTTTTGGGAAAAACATAAGTTCTTTCTCCATTGGATAGTTACGATAGCTTTGATAATCAATCTTTATCTTTTCTTTAAAAACTCTAATTGCACGAGGACTACCAGCACAATATTTGTATAACTGTTCTATTTTATATTTAATTGATTCTTTAGATTCATCATTTGGGTATACTTCAAATATTTCATCTACTGCTTTTAGTAAAAGATCTTTATCCTGTGGTAGAGTAAAACCATTGATATAGAGTGGAAAAATCTTATACTTTTCGTTCATTTCTTTTTCAAACAGTACTTGTTTGATAGTCCATTTCTGTTGTTCCATTTTAATCTCCTATTTCTAGACAATCCTTGTGAATATGTAAACCACCAGCAATATGGTAGATACTTTTATTTCCATTACTCTTGGTGATAAAACTGTATCTTCCAGTATGTTCTATGTAAGTTAAACCTTTATCTTCTGGAAAATTATATGAACACATAGTTGAAAATCCCACATAATTATTTCTGTTAACATACAAATGTATATAAAACGATGTGTTAGTAAGTTCATGTTCTAAATGCGATAATGCATTTGATGTCAAAAGTCTATTAGTGTCGGATAATGGATAAACTTCATAAAGTTTTTGTAATACTTTAACTAAAAAGTCTGAATCTTTAGGTAATTTAAATCCATCAATATGTAAGTTCGGTCTATTTTCATATGTCGTTTCTCTCTTAAAGATAATTTCTTTAAGAGTCCATTTTTGTTGTTCCATAAATATCAATTCTCCAATCTATTTTTCCACAGCTATAATATATAAACAAAACTTGCTTTAATACAATACAAAAATTTCATTTTTTCTTTTAAATATATATACTAACATTGCATTAAGTTTATAAGAAAAAGGAGATTTTATTATGGACGAAGAAATGATTGAAAGATCACCAGAAGCTATGAACGATCCAGAAAATGTAGTATTTAAGCGAGAAAAAGAAGAAAAATTTGTAAGATCTTATGATGAAATTAAAGCACAGTTAGATAAAATTAAAAAGGAAAGATCTTTTCAAGAAGATCTTATGTCAAAAGGTATATTGGGTAATCAACTATATATACTGAATGTTGTTGAGTATACCTTACTTTGGATGTTAAATAACAATAACGATGATGTTTTACCATTTGAACATGAAAAAGGAGAAGTATAAGGAATGAAAACAGAATTTGTAAACCTAGAAAAATTGTATGATCCGAGCAGAGTTATAAGCAATCCTCAACCATTAACTAAAGAGAAGACATTCTCAGATGATGGTCTATTCTCAGAAAAGTTATTTGGTAAGTCTAATAGTGACTCTGACATGCTTTCTTACTCTTGTGATTGTGGTAAGTACAAAGGTAAGTTCTTAAGAGGATACAAATGTGATGAATGTAAAACTGAAGTACAATTTCAGGAACCAATGTTAGAGAAATTGGCATGGATTTCTCTTGGAAAATATCATATCATCAATCCAGTATTTTATTATGAAATTGCAAAGTTCACTGGTGGTACTCAGAAGCTTAACAAAATCTTAGCTTATGATAAGAAGATTGACAAAGATGGTAACATCATAGATGAAGAAAAGGGTGAGTATGATAACATCGGTTTAGTGCATTTTAAAGAAAACTTCTTTGAAGGTGAGAAAATTATTGACTATCTTTATGAGAACTCTAAGTACAAGAATAAAGATGTCGTTTATAATCTCTTGATGGAACATCAGGATAAAGTATTTTTACAACACATTCCAGTTTATGATACACTGCTTAGACCTGCTAGTGTAACTTATAAGGACAAACCTGTATTCAAGTTTGATGAGATCAATAACTCCTACAATTTTATCATCAAGTTAGCTAATATGATCAACAAGGAAAGTAAGGATTTTGACTTAATTGTATTACCTAATTTGTTCAACATTCAGAATAAAGTAATTTTGGTGTTTAACAAAATCATCGAGAACTTGGCTGGTAAGAGTGGATTTATAAGATCTTCAATCTTGGGATCGAGACTGAACTATAGTGCAAGATGTGTTATCACTCCTATGGAAGCTGGTAGAGATGTTACTGAAATAGTGTTCCCTTATATAGCATTTGTAGAACTTTATAGTTTCCAACTGATTAACATGTTGAGCAAGTTAAAGAAAATTTCTATGTTAGAAGCACAGAGAATCATTTTTGAAGCTCAAGCTAATTTTAACCCTGAAGTTTATAACTTGTGTATGGAATTAGTTAGGAAAACCAAGCATGGATTATTAGTGATCGTGAATAGAAATCCTACAATAGCGAGAGGATCTATACAGTTACTTCGAATTGCTGACGTTAAGAATGACATTTCAGACCTTACAGTTTCACTTCATAACTGTGTTCTAGAATTATTTGGAGCCGATTACGACGGTGACGTTTTAAACTTCTTCCCACTTATGGATAATGAATATAAACAAGAATTCTACAAAGTTTTCAGTCCTAACAAAATGTTCGTATCAAATAATACTGGCAACTTTAACAGCAAGTTATCTATAGACCGCGACCAAGTTATTGGCATCCATCAGTTCAATTTATAATGATAAGAATAGCCTAGATGTTTCATAAAAGAGACATCTAGGCTAATTTTCAAAGGAGATTTACATATGAGAAAACCTTCAATCGAAAACAAATACAATCTTAAGCCTTCTGATATTCCAAAACTAAAAATTTTAGACAGATCTCAAATCAAAGAACCTTTATTTTGGAGAAACAAAGTAGTACAAGCATGGTGCATTTCAAGAGTAATCGGTAGTAAAACTGATGTAAGATGTTGCAATGAGCATTCTGTCTGGATTGGAATTTATGATGAAGATGCTAAGGCTTATAAAGGAAAGATCAGATATTCATGTGACTGTTATGGTGGAATGTGTGGTTATGAATTCTCTGAGTTCTTTAAGGAATCTGAAATTGAGTGTGAAAATGATTTACTTACACAGGAAACTTTACTCCGTATAGTAAATGACTTAATTGACAGAGGAATTTTAGGAAAAGAATAAGAAAATGAGATAAAGGACTTTCATCCTTTATCTCATTTTTTTTTTGAAATTATGCGTAAACGTAATAGTAAATTGTTGCTTCTTTCAAGTTATTAAAGTATGGTTCACTCTCGAAGGTAAGCTTTGTAGCAATCTCAATATTGTCCATACGGTCAGCTGCTTCATTGTAATTAGCAATACATAAAGCAATCTCATTGATAAAAGTATCACGTTCCCACATTGGATTGTCATTTTCGTCATACTTAAGTACAGTTCTGAAGTCATCTTCAGTAATCTTTAAAGTTAGCTTAAGAGCAATTTCATCCATTTGACCATATTCATTGGTATTCTTAACCCATTCCATCTTGTCAAATGACTTAGCATAGTAGTAGGTATAATTCTTACCACTTGCATCTACTACTTCACTTTGAACAGGATTGTAATAAACACCCTTAAACTCATCAGGCTTAGTACCATTTTCATGTACTCTAAAAGGAATCTCATCACCTAAAGCACGAGCATTAGGCTCTACCGCAAGAACATTAAAAGGTTCGCCAGAAACACATCCACCACGACCAACTTTCCATAAGCAAATCTTCTTATTTGCAAGGTTTGTTTTGTTATATCCGTCGATGTTATTATCAATTGCAAACATCTTTTCTAATGCAAATGTACGTCCACGTAAAACTACTAAGTTATCTTTTTCAAGAATAGTCTCGCCAGAAATGTCATCTACGACAACAACATGACCTTTAAAAAATGTAACAGGTTTATTACCTTCAATCTTGTCTGATAGATTGAATGGTTTTTCAAATAAGTTCATTTCATTCATTTTATTTTACCTACTTTCTTTAAATTTTTATTTCAATTTTGGTATCCAAACCGTCATTCATAGTGATAATTGCGGTTATGGAATCATGTAAGTTACTAAATGTTAAGAGTCCTAAATCTTGGTTACTAGAAAGATTATCTCTTGTAGCTAGTAAGTCTGCTTTCTTAGTTCCATTTAGTATCTTTGAAATTAGCTCTTTCAAAGTTTCCAATGTATTTTTATCTAAAAGACTCAAATTATTGATTGCAGACATTTTATCTGCTAAGTCCTTTAGTATTGATAAATATGCCATAGAGTTATCTAGTTTATGATCATCTAAAAGTGATAAGAGTTCAGATTTGAAATCTGTATTTAAGAAACTCATAAGATCTTCATCATTGATAAATTTATCATTTTGGTTATCAAACCTTAAAGCATTACGTACTTTTATTAAGTCTTGTAATACAGGAATTACATCTATGATTCCTTTAGAATTACATATCTTGACAAAATCTAATAGATTCTCTAAATCGGCAATATATTCTTCTTGTGAAATAGCTAATTGATCGAATGTGAAAATTGTATTATGAAATTTTTCATCAAATACCAGTATCGTATTAAGATCCCTTAACTGTATCGTATAAGACTTAATGAAATCGACTAACTGATAGATAAGATCTTTGATGTAATCATTAATTATAGTGTTTCCTTGGATTATGAATTCAAATTCTTCATCTTCCAAATAGCTTTCTATAGAGTTACATAATTCGAGGATATATTGGTTGAAAATTAACTCTCTATCGTTACTATTCTCATTAGCAGATGTTACACATTTGTTAATATAGTTAGCTAGATTTTCATCAGTTTCTTGTAGGTAGCTATAGAAAGTTTTATTATTTCCAAATATCTCATTTCTGTAATTACTAGTGCACAAACAATAATACAATGCTTGGTAATGTCTGAAAACTCTATAATCATTAGTTTTCATAATTTTTTCTTCCAAATCTTTTCTAAAGTCATTGTTAGTTTTAAAGATATCTACAAAGGTATGCTGACTCATATTTCTATCTAAGTTTATAGTTTTTAGATATGTGTCTTTTCTCCTTTGTAAAGTCTCATTTGTTAATGCAATAACTTCATCAGGTTTTTCAGAAATTCCAGTTCTGTGATTTTGAACGCTTCTTTGAATATAGAAATCATAACTAGGATTTGTGTCAAAATTAGTTAAAAATTCTTCTATAGCTTCTTTTGACAATATTTTTTTCTTGTTCCACAATCTATAATATTCGACTTCGCTAAAAAATATTGACGATGTGAAATTATAGGTATCAATTAGTTCTTCATACCGTTTAATATTGTTTTCTACATTATTAGCATCAAATTCGTCATTTAAAAATTTATAGGTGATGTACTTAAAATATACATCTGAGAATACAAGATTCCTGTCTAATAAAAATTCTCTAAAATTAGATTCTGTACTATTACCATCAAAGAATTCATCACATTTAAGAACGATTACTTGTTCTTCAATGCAATAGCTTTCTTTATACTCTTTTTCTTCACGATCATTTCTCACTGATGTTAAGTATACTGTTGTATAGTACAATGCTAGTACTTTTCTAAAATATAAATTTTCTGGTAGAGACGATTTAAATGCATCTAGCGTAATTTCACGATTTACAAACTGTTTTGCTAATTCAGTATATTCTGTTTTTAGTTCAAAAGTCTTTATAAAATTATCAAATGACGTAAAAGATATACTACCACTGAAGAAGCTTTCAATATGATTATGAACTGAATTTAAGTCAATGTACGACTTAAAATCATAAATTTCAGAAAGTCTACTATATGTGTCATGACTCATATGGTTATTTTTAAACTTTCTGTAATTGTCAATTAGATTTTCTATAGTAGATCGATTTGATAGATCCTCAAAAGCTTCTTTATTAGCTTCTTTGATTTCATTAAATTCGTCTTCTGTTATATTTAGTCTAACATACTCCTGAATGTAGTGGTTTACTAGAACTAAGTCTTTATCAAGATTGTAGCGTTTCAAATACCCATAGAATTTATCTTCTTCTTGTGCTTGAACGGTACTAATAATATACTCTGTAACTGAAGAATAATTTCCACTTTCAATTAGCTTTGCTGCTATATCTTGTTTATGTTCTTGTAAGTAAGTTTCAAACGTATAAGTATCTTCAGTTATTGTATCATCTTCATTGGCAATATACTCATCGTAATAAGTGTTGTATATCTTCTCACGATCTACTTTTGAAAGATAGTTATAAAAATTGTAATTGTTGTCAATCTCTGGTACTATGAAATTATCGACATACTTTTTTAACGTATAGGTTTTTTCATTTAAACCATGTTTAGTTAAATATGAGTTGTAAACCTTTTTTAAATCATTTTGTTGACTAATTTCAAGACACTCAAATAAGTCAAATTTTTTAGAAAGAATATATTTACTTGTAAAATTGTAAACATCATCTAGCAAATCTTCATAATTAAAACCATAGACTCTAGCAATTGCAGATGGTGTCTTAACAATATTGTCAACATAATTGTATTTTTTCATGGTTAAACTGTACAATGCTAGTAACGCATTAAGCAAACTAACCTTATTAGGTGCGACAGTGTAATTGTAAAAATACAAGTTGTTAAGTCCAGATTTATTAGAATTTCTATACTTGTCTTCAATATAGTACAGTAGACTTGAAAAATTTGAAAAATCAATACCAAATTTGGTGAGATTCATGAAACTATCTACCGAAATGTACTTAGAGTAGATAAAATTAAATGAGTCGTTTATAAGCTGCAAATACTCATTTGAATAGTTTCCGTTTTCATCCTTTTCACTAGAAACATACCAGTATTTGTCATCCTTTATAAAGTCTTCGTAATCAAATTTAGTATGCTTTTCTGGATCTTTAATTGCCAATTCAATATTTGTTTCTTCAGCATCAACACCATAGAATGCAAGTTTAGCTTTGTCAACTAAAATATTACCAGTACTATCCTTCTCGTACTCCTTGCACATAAAGTATTTCATAACTCTAATGTTGTCAAAGCCAAAGATTTCTAGAACATTGATAATTGCTTTAGTTGTACCTTTATTTTTGATGAGGTAGTTTATATTCTTTAAAATACGTTTTTGGTACTTTAATGGAAAGTCAAAGAAATAATCTAGACCATAAGATAAGAAAAGGTTTCTAATTGAATACTCATCAAAGAAATCTATGTCATCTATATTTTCCATATGCGAAGCTAAGAATCTTTGAATTGCTAAGAAAATTATCATTAACTTGCACAAGTTATTATAATTTGGATTATCTAGTTTATATGCTTGATTATAACAAGTTTTGATAAAGTAATTTTGTGCAGAACTATAACATTCCTTAAATTTTTTTACTTCATATGCAGATAAAATACCTTCTTTGTAATGCAGAATTGAAAAATTCTGATACATACGTGCCGCTACAAAAAAAGGAAGATTTGTATTTTCCATAAAATCTTCTAAAGTATTTAGAATTGTTTCTTCATCTTTAATAAAAGTCTCGTAGATATTTTTGTAGTAGGGATTCATTTCTCCCTTTCTCATGTATGCAGTATAAATTGAGAAACGTTTTTGTTCTAATAGTAGATTCTCTCGATTACCGCCATCAAGATTGTCTTTTCTTCTCAAATCTTGTATGGTACTACAAGAAGCATCTACAGAGCTAATGTCATTCACAGATATATTGTAATTTTCTACTCTATCTGATCTAAGCACAGCTCTAGTTAATTCATATGCTCTTGAAGAACTTTCCATAGTTTCAGTAAGTTCTGCTTTATCTTCATCCTTGATTATTAATTTCTCGCAAAAATCTATAATTCTACTAAACTCTATCATTGAACGTTTATCAGTGAAATATGTTTTCATTTCCATATGGTACAAATCTACCTCCTTCCCTTATTTTTATATTTTTTTCGATTATTGTATTGTTGAGAGAATGAAAATTTAAAGAACTAAGAATTAATCTCATGGAACATAGAAAAAAAGAAGTTAAGCTTATTTACTTAACCTCTTTTTCGAACTTCATTTATTTCGTTAACTCTAAAAGTTGTTTTTCCAAAGCATTAAACTGGATCATTTTGTTTAGTAAATTGAAGTTGTCGATCTCATACTTCTCAAGTATCTCGTAGTTGTAATAATCGTCTATGTTTAGTAAATCATCATAGTATTGAACGATGTTTTCATCTTCAGTTAGATTAAGTAAAGAAACTCTATCCTTTAATGTAAGATCATCGTTATACGCATTTAAAAAGATAATGCATTTTCTGAAGCATATAATCTCTGCATCATTAAATCTTATTACTACTCCAACCTCATAATTCTTAGTTAATACTGCTGTAAATGGTTGTAAAACATGTTTACTTAAATTCTCCTTTTTATTCATTATTTCTCTCCTTTAGTAAAAGACTAGTTAATGGTTACAGCTTAAAGATATATAGCCATAAACGTTTAAAATACGTTTTCAACAACTATATAAAATAACAATAGAAAGGATGGTGTATGTATAAATGATACTAGAAAATGATAAGATCATAGATATTTCATCCACAACAGATGAAAATGGAAATGTTTCAATACAATCACCTAAATCTTATTATAAGTTACCTTACTATGTAACTGCTTTTTATGAAGATAGCGAATACACAAAGTTTATAAAAAATGTTGAAAAAGATATAAGACGTTCTGATGAATATTCAGCGTATTTATGGAGTCTGAGAAATTTAGGAATGGAAAATTGTGCGTTTCTAGGAAATGTTAATGATGAAAACGCAACCATTGAATTTCACCACTATCCATTTACTTTATATGACATCGTAAGTACGGTAATTGAAAAACGTCTGTACAATAAAGAGTACACTAGTACATTCTTAGTAGCTAGTGAAGTATTAAAACTACATTTTGATAATAAGATTGGCTTGATACCTCTATCTAAAACTGTACATGAATTAGTTCATGCTGGAGAAGTTTTCATTAATCTAAATCAAGTCTTTGGCAATTATCAACAATTTGTAAACGAGTATGAAATGTTTATACCATTAGAAGCTAAAAATAACTACAACAAAGTGGTGGAAGCTAGTAAAAATGATGTTGCATATAGTAGCAATGACATTTTAAAATACAATGGGAATAACAAATCAATAGTGGTTGAAGCTGATTTTGCTCCTTCAATTGCAAAAGAAGAAGAGGATACTGATTAATTTCAGTATCCTCATTTCATGTTTAGTATCTTACAAATTCTGAATAAAGTTCATCATATCTATAGGTTTCTTTATCAATTTGTCCTGCGTTTATAGCTATCTCTAAGGCTTCAACTCTATCAACAAATCTTTCTGTATTAGTTAAGAAACCTTGTTGCTCATTTTTAAGATCTCTCATTGAACGATATATATCTGCACAAGAAAACCAGTTAATGCAATATGCATGATTCGGTCCCCAAACAATATCAAATTCTTCTTGACCCTTAAGTCGATATTTGATTGCAGCTGCTTTAATTCTTTCCATTTATAAATACCTTCTCTTCATTTAAATTGCAAATTTAGAAATCAAAGAGTAAATATCTCTATCGCATTCTACATAAACAGTATTCCAGTCTACTTCATGAGCATTATATTTTCGTTTTCTTTGTAAATTTGCTTTCATAACCAATGAACAGAGCAAAGACTTTGCACTTAGCATCCATTCACTATCATTTTCATCTTTTCCACGAACAATGACTTCATAAGGAATTTTAGTGCAAATACTAACAAATTCCTCAATATCACTATCAGAATTCAGTGCAATATAAGTTCTGTATAGATGCTTTTCATTTGTGTTTTCCATATGTATTATCCTCCTTTCTTTTATCCTCCAATATTTTTGTTAATTATTTTTTTACAATCTTTTCATTAGCAACATCTATTGCATTGTCAATAGCATAGTACAAATTTGTAAGATAAGCTATTTCAGTTTTATCTCTACCTTCTTGTCTCAGAAGTATACAAACTTCTGAAAGAGAATTTTTAAGGTTTTCCTTAATATCTTGTAGAAGAGCGTTATTTTCTGTCAATTTCATAAAACAAAATCCCTTTCTAAAAAAAAATGTCTATAGGCTCCATTGAAGGAACCTATAGACAATAAAATTTTATTACTTACTCATCTTAGCTGCAAGTTCAGCTTGTTCAGCTTCATACTTAGCCTTTTCACGTTTTGCATTTTCAGTAATAGCCATGAGAATCAGTTCATTGACGAGTGCAAAGTCATCACAACCCTGATAGTCATTTTCAGTAGTAAAATTCTTCTGACTATATTCTGTTACGTTAGGTTCAATCACAAAGAAACGTCCAGCTACATTAGAATACGCAGGAACAATCTTAAAGAATCTGATTTTGGGAATATTTCTCTGTAATTGTGCCGCATAAATGATTGCTTCATCTTGACTTGGGAAGATTAAATTTCTGCCATTTTCATCTACCAAATCAGTTACAGCTTTAGACAGATAATCATTTAACTCTTCATCAGTCATGTTAGTAATGCTTTTTGCATCTAATTCGTTAAAGTTCATAATTTTGTCCTCCATTATTTATAGTGTTTACAAGCACTCTTAGCTCTATCTTTGTATTTACTACAAAAACCATAATCATTATCTTCGCATTCATTGTTTCTACATTTGTTGAATTGGTTGCGTTTTATTCGCTTACCACCTTTTGAACGAACATTCAAATCATCATAGTTGTCATTAAACTTTGTCTTTCGTTTAAAATCGTCCTTCATTTTGTGAAAAAACCTTTCCTTCTTAAATTAAAATTGAGATCAAAGGTACTATGAAGTTTATATAATTATAGGAAATGTCAATATTTTGTAAAAGCTCATCATTAGCATCGTCCAAATACAGAACATATTTTGTATATCGATCACTTAGTCTGTAACTGTTATTTGGATTAATTTCTCTATAAAACTCTATAGGTAATTTTCTCTCCAAATAATCTAGACGTAATTTTTGCAAATTCTTAAATATCAATTCCTTATTGTTAGCTTTTTCATTGAGTTTTATAATTGAGCAAATATGAGCTAACAATGGATGATCATTATCTACAGCTCCTTTGATGTCAAAATTGTTATTCCATACAGAATAGTAAAACTCAATTTTGTTCAGATAGCAATATGAACTATAACGATTTTTCATAGAAAATTCTATGTTATTACCTACTTTAAGATTTTTACATTGTTTTTTGATTACAAATATAGCATCTTTTTTGATGGACAAAATATCAGCATTTTCCAACTCATTTTGATTACAAAATTCAACTCTTGCTTCTTTAAATGCATTCATCAGGTTTCTAGTAAAAATACTATTGTCGATTTGCAATTTTCCTATTTCTATAGTTCTTTCTTGTTTGGTAAAATTCTCTTCTAGATACTTAATTTTACTAGGCTTGAGTAATTCATACTCTTTGATGAGATTGAAACCAGCTTCTTTCATATCATATTCTCGAATTACAGATTTTAGGAGACCTATATCGTGATTGATATAAAGATGCTGATTGGCTAAAGTTGCTGACATAAAAATCGCTCTTTCCTCTAAATTTCTATAATATCTTCAACTTCTGCAAATCTACCATAGTCTTCATATTTGTAGATTGCTGAATATACGCATTGATCCTTATATTTGTTGTATACATTAATTAGTTCGTTTCTTTCTTTTTCTAAAAATTTAGAGTCTCTATTTTTACGTCTACCATCTTCTGAAATATTTTCATTATCGATATCAAATAACAGTATCATTGGAATTACAGATAGTTTTTCTTCATTTATGAAATCAAATAGATCATTTATAGCATCATAACTAGCAATGACTGTATTAATTTTATTGTCTGCAAATAAAGGTAATGTTCCATACTGATTTTCATTAAACGATTTTAATCTTGCAATTAAAGAATCTTGCATGTAATCATAAACGTCTTTGTTCACAAAGTAATATCCATTGTCATTGTCATTACGTTTTTCTCTAGTAGTAATTTGAGGTAGTTTATTAAAATAAATTGGGTGTGTCGCAATTAATTTCTCTTCAAATGTTGTTTTACCACTACCAGAGCAACCAGCAATAATTAATAACAGATTTGGGTTTTCATCAAACTTACAATGACAAATTCTCTTTCTAAGATCATCATAATACGTTGTTTTATTGAAAAGACCAGATGATAGAAGTTGTTTAATATACAATCGTTGTTTTATCATATCTTTACCTTCTCTTTCTTTTTTGTTCTTTGTAATCGCTTAGATTCATTTCTTGTAGTTTTTCTTTAATCGCATTCTTACATAGTTTATCACAAATGTTATTCATTAATGTTGCTTTGCTACTATCAGTTTTAATAGGAGTGTGTCCCTTCACCCAACTTATATAAACATCCAAACAGTTTAGATAAAAATACAATTCATTAAGTAATTCTCGCATTATTTCAGAATAGTATGTTGAAACTTCTTCAGCCTTACATTTTTTGATAACAGATTTGATTACTTTTGGACGAATAATATAACTTTGTAGATTTTGGCTGTCACTACTAATTATGATTTTAGAATTTTTTAAATGTATTCTATTTTCAGTCTTATACAAATGTCTAAAAGCAACTAATACTGCTAATAATTCCGTAATATTGTTATCTAAAAATTGCTCATAAACATTAGTAGTTCTAAAAATTTCCGTACCATCTTTGTAAACGATAACAGATAATGCAGATAATTTTATAGAGTCTTTGTCGTTACCATAATTATATACACCACCATCACAATAAATAGTATAGATTGTACCAGAAAATTCTTTATCTGAGTCTTTAACTAATTTGAAGACTTGTGAATTTTGGATTTTTATTTTGTTTGCTTGTGTTAATAGACAATGATATTTTAAATAACCTTTTTCAATTTCCTTATGTTTAATAATGAATCCATAATTTTCAAATCGAACATTATTGGTTACTTTTTCTATCTTCTTTATAACATCGCATTCATAGTAATTGGTAGCAATAAAAATCATCCTCCTTCTATAATCATTTTCTAATGGGCAGACCATTTTCTTGTAAAATTTCATTTATAGATTCATTGCACAATCTATCACATTTTACATTCATTTCGTTCCATATAGTGTCTCTATCGTCTTCATGTCCTCTAACCCAACAAGTTAAAATTTCAAACTCAGGATTATGTAAGTATCTGTTAAATGATTCTAACAATTCCTTATTTGCAACTGGTTTTCCTTCATTATTTCTCCAGTTTCTTTTAATATAACCAGTAAGCCATTCATTGATGGACTTTATAAAATATTGTGAGTCAGATACTAATATTACAAATTTCTTAGTATCATTGTAATTCTCATTTAAAAAATCTAATCCATCTAATCCAGCTCTTAACTCACAATAATTATTGGTAACGTCTTTTTCTGCTTTACTATTACAAAAAATTTCCTTACCATTTTTGGTTACAATAGTAGCCATACTACCAAAAACTGGTTTATTTGGATCTTTACCGCCATTGTTAAAAGAACCACCATCTGAAAAAATCATATAAACATCATCTTTAAATGTAATATCGTCACCTGAAATTATTCTTAAATTTTCTGGTAATTTATCGACCAAATCAATATTATCTTTGTAGAAAAAGCAATCCTTATAAGTAGTCTTTCTAGTTTGTTTACTATAAGTTTTTGATTTAAATGGGATATTGTGCTCTTCTAACCAGATATTTCGATAATCTGAATTTTCCAATGTAAGTTTAAAAAATTTCATAATTTTTCCTCCTCTATTATAGTTCTTTTATAATATATCTTTATATTTTCTTTTAAAAAAATAAAATTTCAATTCCCTTAACTCCTATTTTAAGAGTTAAGGGAATTTATATAAAATAAAAATGAATATAAAAATTACAACAGGAGAAAATAGAAACAAAACAGATTAAACCACAAAAAGAAGATGCAAACCATGATTAATAATTTTTTTTTTGGAGGTAAGGAAATTAATTCAATTCTATCTTATATTCATTTTTATGAACAAAAAGTTATGCAAGTTTTAATTCGTCATTCTCAGAAACTATTGTCTGAGCTTCTAATTGATTCTCCATAACTATTTGCTGGAATTTTTTCTTTAATATATAATTGTTTGATTGTAAAGCATCTTTACTTGACAAATTATTCAAAGTATCTAAAGCATCAAATAAGTCTTGAGAGATGTAGTCATTGTAATCTTCAATAAATTTTTTGACATTTCCATATACGAGCTTTAAATTAATGAAAACCTCACCATTATGTGCAAGTTCATGTACAGTCTTAGTTAATGGAACTAAACCAATCATATTTTCATAGTGTATTCTCATAACCTCATTTGCCACATCAAATGTATTAGTGGAATGACTATAAAAATCTGTTTGTTTTTTCAATACAGTATCTACAATTTCATATAAGTTGAAAGGGTAATGATGAAATTCTATAGAAACGCCTTTAATATCTTTGCCATCTATATTAGATAAAAACTTACAAGAAGTTAAATCTTGTTCTTCTTTCAAATACTTGATATATGCACGATATTCAATAGAACTACGGACTATTGTCTCTATGGATTTTATATATTTTTTGAGTTTCTTTTCATCATCATACTCATAAAACCTATAATTGAAAGGCTTAGGTTCACCAACATCTATTTTTACAATTTCTATGTCATTTTTATTTAGAGTTTCTTTAGTTGTTGCTAAGTTATTTGGCAATTTCATTTATTCTCACCAACTTTCTTTTTTATATAAAAAATTCTTTTATATATTTGTTGGCTATTTTTACTCTATATCTTTTTTCTTGAACATAAACTCGCCATCTTTAACTGCGGATCTCACAAATTTTCTCATCTTTTCATTGTTTAATTGAGTGATAGTACTAGTAACTTGATTTAATACTAATTCAGCAATATATTCTTTTAAGGATTCAAGAGTAAAATATTTCATAAGTAGCTGTATATATTCGTCTGAAAGAGAATTTATAACAGACATAACAATTTCTTTAACAGCCTCTTCTTGCTCTGTACCTTTTAAAAGTTTAGTTTCACTAAGTTCTGTTGAAGGTGAAAGAATCAAATCAGTGTAAACTTTACATTTAAAACCAGCGATGTAAGAAAGGAATTTAATATCTTCCTCGAATCTATATGTTGATTGAAGTTTTAAATTCTGTAATTGAGTAGATAAACTAATCATATATGTTTTAGACTTTTTTAATTTAAATGCGAGAATAAAAATTGTTGTTAAAAAAGCTATAAAAATTACAACTAAGAATACGATATTTCTTATATCCATTTTTTATTTCCTTTCTAGAATTGTTTAATAAATTTTTAAAATTTCTATTTTTTAATAAAAAATTTAAATTTATATTATCTTTGAGTACCTTAAAAATCTTATAAAGTGAAGGAGAAAAACTGTATGGGTTATTGGTCGATTCATCCTATGTGTGGAGATAAACCAGAAGAATGTAAAAGTAGTGTAACATATATCGCAATGAGTTATCTTATCGGTGAAATACAAACTACTATGATTCTTGAAGAATGTTCAATTCCAGAAACATTACTTAACTGGATTAAAGAATGCAAAACAACTAACTATGACGAAATACTTGAAAATTATTGGGAGATAGAAATCACTGAGAAAAGACCTTTCCCATATGCTGATTTGTATAATTACTACAAGTATGATATCATCAGTAATTTCCTAGATGAAGAAGATGCATTTGTAGTTCCTTTTATGTTCATTGAAAACAACATAAAAGTTAAACCAGAATACGTTCAGTACTTAATTGATATGCTAGGTAATGGTGATGCATCCTATAGAGGATATGAAGAATGGACTGGAGAGAGAAACCATCCAATGTATTATGTGAACATAGTTGAAAAATACTCTGATTCCTTCTTTAATGAAGAAAATCATGATCTTGAGGATGAAGTATTTATTGAAGCACATAAAACTGAACTTATGGAAATTGAGCCTAAAAATTTATTTGAAACTATGTTTGATACTTTAGAAGGTAATAACTCTAGTTTAGTTAACACACGTTGATAATTGAAAGAGATATAGGATTTTAATTTCCTATATCTCTTTTTTTTTGCTATGAAAGTGATTTTTATTCCTATACAAACTTGGTCTTTCCAAACAAAAAATTATAAGAACAAAAGTATAAGTCTACGTTATATAAAATAAAATGGGAGGATGTGATATAATGGGTTTAAGAATGGAACAATTTAACATAGAAGATCTGCTTAAATATTTTGTAGGTCGTAATGAATTTAGACGTAAAGATCTAGTAAATGCATTAAAAGGCTTAACTGATGAAGAACGTTCTACAATGAATATTACGAACTATTCAGAGTTTTATAGTTATTACAAATTTTTATATAGACTTCTGAAGGAAGATTTACTCACTGGTGTAGTTTCTACACCTACAAATAGTAAAGAACTAATAGCTCGGTCTTTTTATGAAGAAGAATTTTTAAGACGTTATCCTTTTGAATATATCTTGACTAAAAGACTAAATGCGGATATTACTAGAGAACACAAATTTGTTTATAATGAGTCTGAATCTGCATGGAATTATATTTTAGCTGACGGTAATGAGATTTTTGCAAATTTAGAAGACTTTGGTATTGATACTCCAGATAATACGGACGATATAATTATTGGTTTTACACCATATAATGAAGTTACCAAAGAAAATGCTAAAGTCGTTTTATCTAATAACAGTTTAGTTGTAGATGTAGAAAAATTTGATAAAAAGGTAAGAACTTTATCAGAATGTTATTTCGACAATACTACTGATAATGATGAGTTATTTGAGAAAATCCTTGAAAGTAATCCAGTAATTGATGGTGATGATCCTAGAGTAAACTACTATGAGATTCCTATCATGATCGATGACAAGTACGAAATAGCTCCAAATGCAGATAATAAGCATAAGTTAGATGATCTCTTTACTTTAGATGAAACCATCTATTATGCAGATGATGTATATGGCAACAAGGAATTTACTAAGAAAGCAATAATTCTTGCTGAGCTAAGAAAAATTTTAAAAGCTCGTTCCATTAGCTTTACTAAGGAACAGATTGTAACTCTTGATGAATATGGTGATTTGGTTGATTTAAATGTTGAAGGAGCTTTAGCTTTAGTTGTTGGTAGTAATCCTTTAACTAATGAAGATTTACCTGAAAATGACAATGTTACATTTAGAACAGTCCAAAATGAGATTAACAATCTAAAGGCTTATGTAAATGAGTATGTCGTCAATGAGAACATTACTTATGACAGTAAAGTTTATGATGAGAAATATTTCATCAAAAGAGGAGTAGCTAATTATGCAGGTTATGGTAACTGTACAGTAATTCCCCATAATACTAATCTTCGTCCAATTACTACTATTGTAAATTTAATTAATCCTGAGAATGAAAAAGATGTTGGTGATATTTATATTCGTTCTGATAGAAAAAATATCTATGTTTACAATAGTGGTAGTAATCAGTCAGAATTTGAATTTACAACTATCTTTGACAATGGAGATTTCATAGAATTTCCTATAGATAAGTCTTTTGATGATTTCGTCAAAATGATTATCAATAGCATTGACAAAATAAAGGTCCAATCAACTAATATATCTCTTGACAATAATGGCAAGTTAATGGTTAATTTGGTGGATGACAATAATAATCCACTCTTTAGTGAATCTGAATTTTTAATCATAGCTGATGAAGATGGAGATGAAGAGTATTATAGAATTGGAGATAATGATCTATTTACATTTGATGAAGAAAATAATACTTTAGTTGCAATTTCAGATGAAATCGAATATCGAGTTGGTAATAATGTCTATGTCACATCTATAAATATGGAAGAATCTCCTATGATGTGGTTATTTAACAATTTGATGACTGATCCTAGTTATTATGTTGTCAATGTTTCTAATTTTGATGAAATTACTATTCATCCTGATGAAGAAGATTTTGAAAAATATAAAAATAACGACAATTCTGTAAGTGAAGATACTATTGAAAATCTAAAAACAATGGATAATGTTCAATTCGTTGATCTATCCAATTACAATGTTGGTAAAGAAGATGTTTTCTTTATTAATAGTTTAGCATATTCAATAGCTGACGAAGACTATTTTGTTTCAATTAGATACACTGATGAAGATGTTAAACATATTTTAGCGATAATTGGCTTAGATATTGACGAAAACGATAGTATTCAGATAAGCCGTTATCTCAATGAAATTAATCCATTCTCTAATGTAAACTCTTATGACTTTGATAAGTACGTTTACCTTAGAAATAATTCTTCTTTTGGTCGTCAAAGATTCAAACAGGATGTTATTCTTCTTGAAGGAGGTCATGAATTAGACCCTGCAAAGAGAGCTGTCCTAAAACCATCTACTAAATTGTATACTTACAACTCTCTATCCAATAAGCTAGAATATTACATGACTTATGGTGAATATGGTGCACTAAGAGTTCAAAGATATGATGCTAACGACACTGTAAGAATTCAAAAACAGACTGGTGTTACAGTTATTTCTCATAAACTAGGTAAAGTTCCTAATTTTGTAAGCATAAATCCAGTTGCAGAAAGTAATGTTTATGAAAATGCAAAAGTTGGAAATATTACTTGGACGGTTGATGAAGAAAATCTGTATGTTTACAATAGCGGAGAATCTACTTGTGAATTTGATTGGTGTGTAGTCTATGATAACAACTGTAAAACAGAAGAACTAAGTTATACTACTAAAAATATTATTGATAAGGATAGTCTGTTGTTATATAATTTACATCATGAAGTAAATGTCAATGAATTATACTACGATGGTGTAGATTATATTAAGTACAATGAGAAGACTAGTGAATTTTCTGTCTTTAATACAAATATCGACAATCATATCGGTACTGTTAAACTTTCGTATATTACTAGTAAACAAAATGTTAAAAATCCTAGATTCTTAAAGTATGTAAGTGACTTCGATAATCCTGATCAGGATGGTTATTTTGACAGAGATGTCAACTCTCAACCAACTGGTGCAAAGGTACTTAACTATTCTGGTGAATTTAGATCGACTAAAGCAACGTTCTATGGAAGTACTATTGCACAAGCACTACCTATTGAAACTTTAGATGATGGTATTTTTAAAAATGGTAGTATTGTTAGTTACGTTGATGGTGTTTGTAAACTCTCAACCAATAATACACTAAATACTGTAATTGGTGTTGTTGTTCCTAAAGAAAATTGTGCTGTAACTATTGATTTTTATAGTAAAAATGCTTTAAGAATTCCAGTTGCTTTTGCTGGAGTACAGAAAGCTAGAATTATTGGTAACATCAATGTTGGTGATACTTTATATTTGGATTCTGTAACTGAAGGTATTTTATCTGCAAAAAATAATAGCGATAGACCAATTGCTAGAGCATTACAAGCTCATAATGGCGAATTTGAAGAAGGTATTATTGATGTGATTCTTTCAATTTAAAAATAAAATCCGTATAAGACTTTATGTCTTATACGGATTTTTTATTATGCATTGTATGCATTTACTAAGTGTTGTTCTAACTGAGTTAAATCAAGATAAGGATTGTAAGATTTATTACTCATCAGTAATGCTCTTTCATTACCTGTTTTCTTTTCATCCCATCCATAGTACCAACGGTTTGTATCATAATTAACTGCAAGATTGGTAAGATTAGTCTTGTCAGAAATTGCAATTACATTATCGTAACCACCTACTTCAAAACCAAAGAAAGAAACCCAAGTCTTATCATTGGTAGTAGTGCCATATACAGCGTTGCAGAAATCATCAAAACTACTAATACTTGAATCACCTGCTATGAAAGTTCTAGCCATGGATGCATATGCGATCCAGTTCTTAGCACTTAAAACTAAAACCTTAGAATTTTCATTAGCAGAAATCTCTATTCTAGTTCTACCAGTATCGTCATACTCAAATTTTCCAATAAGATTTTGATTGAGTAGAACAGACATGTTAGAATAGTTATAAGTATTTGTAAGTTCAGTTGATTGATAGGAAGTTCTACCAATACTAACGCCTACAGAATTCTTTAAAGAAATGTCATAAAGATCACGATATTTAGACTTATGAGCAGGATCGATAGAAGTGTAACGAACTACAATCTTATCAGAATTATCCTCATTGATTTCATAATAGTCACCACTGTCAAATTCCTGTTTAGTAACATTTTCGTCTAGAGTATAAATACCATTAACTAAGGTGTAATACCTTCCAATAGGATTATAAGACTCTGCAGCTTTAAATTCAGACGCAATATTAAATGCATCATCTGAATGTAGCCATTGGATGGTTTTATTCTCGTTACTAAACTTAAAGCAGTCATTGTCATAATGAACACCATTTATATAGACAGATACGGAACTTCTGCTTACTGGACGACAAGAAATTTCAAAGGTTTCACCAGTATATAATGAATCTTCATATGTGTACTTTTCTGCAACTTCAACTAAATTACCACCTATATTGTTCTTTAGTCTTTCTATTTCAGCTTCAGCTTCAGCTAATCTTGTTTCATTGTTATCAGTAGAATCCCAAATTTCTATTAATGCAGCAAAGAAATTCTTAACATTACCCTCAATTCTACTTATCAGTCTGCTATAACTAGCTTGGTCACTTGAACCATCTAATCTATCACCTATGACATCGTGGAATTCAGTTAAAAAAGTCTGATTAGCCAATTTAACTGATGCAATTTCAGAAAAAATCTGATTAACTGCACCAATTACAGTTTTGTCATTAGTTTCTAATCCGCCACCAGCGTCAGTATCAGGCAGATATTCATTTCCAGCTAAAGAACTACCAATTATCTTAGCTTGTAACGCTTTTAAATCTTCTGTGGTTAACCCACTTAAAACGCTATTAATGTCAGCCATAATTTATCATTCCTCCCATTGTATTTTTATTAAAGATACTTTACTAACTTGAATACATATCTGGTTAGTGCTGTTTTTTCAAATCTAAAGTATCTACCACCAGCACTGTACACAACATTACCACAAACAGGCTTTTCTCCAGACTCAGTATAATAAAGCTGGTTACCGTTCTCATCTTCACCAATTCTCAATTTCTTAGGTACATAAGTCATATCAAATTTGTTGCCTTCAAGTACATCAATTAATGCATTCTCATAGTTAGTCACATCAAAATAGTATAGCTGAGACTTATCATTTTCAAAATTAGCCTCGTCATTCCAGAATATATAAACATCATCATCGTTTTTAGTATAATATCTGGTATTACTATTAAAAGTAGCGTCTCCACTAACTTTGACATAACCTTTTTCTAAAGGTAGATAAAATTGTGAAGGTTCGTCATAAATCCATAGTTCTACGTCGCTATCGTAGTTTCCATTTTTATAATCTTTTCCAGCCCACTCTGCAAAAGATAATGACTTAGCATTAGATGTAAGTGACTTATTCTTAACGTCATCGATATACGCCATATTGTATCCATACATTGTAAAATACAGAGACCAGCTAACAGTCTGCATATTGTTATCTTTGTCAGGCATTGACTCTTGGTTGCCAGACAGAAGTTTATAGATTTTTTCCTTTAAGTCATCATCAAGATCTTGTAAAGACACTTTTCCTTTTTTAACATAAGTATCTTCAGAATAAACATTATGTTCATCAATACGGGACGAAAGAGACGAATATAATTCTTCAAATCCGTTTAAGTCATCTTGAATTATACCTTGTAAAGCTTTATATTTCTGAATAAGATCGTTAATTTTCTTTTCAAGAGAAATCTTAATCTTATAACGTACTTCGTTATCTAATTTATCAAAATTTTTTAGTAATTCTTCAATTTTTTCTCCATCTCTTATCTGAGATAAATCTATTAAAGAACCTAGATTATTGTAATCTTTTTGTTTCATAATTCTTTATTTCTTAACCTCCCTCAACAAAAATTTTGGTATTAAAAAATAGAATGTTGTTAGAATGATAGCCAGTAAGGAATCTATCGTACTAACAACATTCATTCATAAAGTTCTTAATTATTTGTTAACGTAAGATTAAAATTCTCATTCTCAGAATATAAAACGTCATAAACGGCAGTTATATCAAAATCGTCTTTAATGTCAAATCCATTATCCATGTCTAGGTAATCCCATACAATTATATGCTTACCGTCTAGGAAGTGATAATAGAAATACGTATCAGATTTATACATAACACCATTTATAAAGAGTTTAACGGTACCTTCAACAGGTTTATATTTCAGCTCGAAATAAGGATGTTCATCTCCTTCAAAGAAACCAGTTTTAAATTCAGAAATAGTATCATTGAAGTTAGAATAAACTAACTTTGTACGTTTTTGTAACTTGTTAAGTTCTTTCTTAGCTTTGTTAGCTTCAGCTTTATACTTGTTAATGAGTTTATTAGCCATACTAGTTAGTTCATCATGAGGTAAAGTATAAACATTACCATCAATATCTCCAGTATAGAAGTTGATACAATAGATAAGTGAACCCTCGCAAATAGTTTTAAACAGATTATGATTCATTCCATAAACTTCATGTGGCATCATAAATCTCAAAGACTTATTGTCTGGATTTATTAAGTAAGTTTCATTGATACCATTATAGGTAATAATACCATCAGAAACAGAAGATGGGAAGTAAACACTAGCACTCTCTTTGTCGATTTGGAACAAACCAACCATTTTTTGCTGTTTTAGTTGTCCTTGATTCTCATCTTTATTGACAAATCTTACAACTTTGATGTTAGAGACATCAAACTTTGCAACATTTTCACTGTCAATACTAGTGATTTTTACCAGTTTATCATTGAGATTGTTAACCTCGTAAAAATACATAACAGAATTGTAGAACAATAAGCAACCACCATCAATAGCTTCAGGGAATTCAATCCAGTCACCATTTCTACGCTTAGCGAAAAATTCTTTTTCCTTAACAACATTTGCCCAAGAGTAAGGAATTACACTGTAATATTCTCTATTCTCTTTGGGATCAAATACTCTATAACTACCATCTTCATTTTCAAAATAACTTCCAAATGCATCAGACATCTTAGGGAAATCTACTCCATCTTCCTCATAATAAGTAATGGAGATCTTGTCATCATTCAAATGGTAAGGATAGTATAAACCATTGAAAATTATAATCGAGTTAGAGACATCAGCTTTAAAGTTAACATACAAACGATTTTTACGTTTTCCGTCAATTATATCATAACTGAGAACTAGATCAAAATTTCTAGGTTTAAGTAAAGTTTTTGGTTTTAAAGCTGATGGGCTATCTAAACCATCTCTAGGACCAATAATATACTTGAAACCATATGCATCAGTATACTCACATTCTGGTAGGAAACTAAGTTCACTAGATGTTAACTTCTTAGCATTCATAACTTTTGCAGTTCCATCTAAGTTAACACCAGTTAATATAGCTTTACGATAATCTATCCAACTACTTCTTGAAGAATTGCTTTTATAATAGATTTCTTTAACACCTACTAAATGTCTGTTAATGATACTGTAATTCTCATTAAAATATGTTAGTTGATAAGCTTTGCAATAGGAATCTGTTTTAAAAAGGATAGTCTGACCATCCATACACTCTTTATACATCTTAGATCAGCCTCCTTATTTACTTAAAATTTTTACGTTTTCTATAGTTTTTACTACATTACTTTTCTTGCCACCGTACAATTTTAAAGTTACAACCATGCCACCTCTATAAAATCCATAAATGTAGTCAGAATATCTTCCTAACTTACCATCTTTATAGATTTCTGCTAAAATTGAAGGGCCATTGAAGGCATCTTCAACAGCCCATTTAGTATAGCCCATACTTGCTTGTTTAGTTGTAAGCTTTGCTAAAGAAAGTTTAGTTCCTATGGCAGCATTTTCAATGTAAATGTCAAACTTTTCATCAATGTTTCCCATAATTAAACCATCCTTTCTTTAATTATTCTTGTGCAATAAGTTTAATGGAGTCATCATTTACGCTATCAACAATTGCAACATTGAAAGTATCATGTTTTGCAATATTGATGTCGATATAGAAGATTCTAGAATCATCTGCAATGTAGCAGTAACGGTTAATACCACTTCTCAAAATATCTAAGATAGTTTCAAACTGTGAGCCACTGATAGAGGAATTTCTTAATTGAATCATAATATCAAATCCCTTATCAGAAATGTCAGTTACATAACTGGTATTAGGCCTAAGTTCAAGTACTTTGACAATATTGACATCTTCTGGAATTTCTGGTTCAATAACTAACCATTTTTCATCTTCATAAGTAGAACTGTCTACAGTAACATTCGCTATAGTTAACTTTTCCCAATTAAATGCTTCGATTTCCCACTTATCATACTGAGACTTTGGAACTTCAAGTTCAATGATCTTCTTGATCTCAGGGATTTCAAAATATAGATCAAGATTTGTCTTACCAGCTTCAACAGCGTTTGTGATGTAATTATTAATCTTCATAACGTTACCAGATTTAGTCTTGAAATTTGTAAAGTAAATGAAGATCTCATTAGTACTGTTTCTGGTTGTATTGTTGTTTACATTGATCATATTAACATCATACTCTACGATCACATTATTGTTACCATCAATTAGTCTACTTCCAGTGAAGTCAATGTTGTCGTATTCTTCATTAAGAGATACCTTATCAATCTTAATCTCGTAACCATTTGCAATATCACCTATAAAAGTACCAGTTGCAGAAATTTGTGTACTAACTATATCTTTGACTACGAAGAGTAACTGGTCGGTTAATTCTTGCTTTTCCCTATCAAAGAATTCCAGAATTACCATATCACTCAGACCTAAAGATGCAATTGTTAATACACCCTCATTATCATTCAGAATACCCTGACCAATTGTAAGATAAGTATTATCTTCTAGGTTCTTGATAGTAAAGTAGTAGTGGGCATCATTATTGTATCTGGAAACAAAGTTGCTATCTACTTTAGCAGTAAAGTTATCATAGTAGACGAGTTGATAATTGTTTCGAATTGGGTTATTTAGCAGCTTTACATTCACATCAGTATACTCACTGTCAGAAATAGTTCTGATGACAGCATTATCTGTTTCAATAACAATATCTTTAGTGTATAGAGAAATTCTGAATTTATAAGTAGTATCAAGTTTCAAATCTTGAATGGAATCACCATCAATTAACTTATCTTTACCAGATCCATCTTTTACTAAAGTGTCAAGTATTACATCATCATCAGTCATGTCGTACATGAAAATCTTAGCTGTAGAATTGTCTACCTTCTGAATGAGTCCATTGCTAAATGTAGCATAAATTTCAAATGACGTATCAATGATGTAATTACTATCAACTTGCTTAATAACACTGTTGGGAACTACATCCAACTTCTTAATCATCTTACTTTCAGGACTATCAATAACTACTAACTTTCTATCGTCTTTTTCTCTACAAGCAGCATATATGATATACGTACCAATTTCATCTACATACCCATCTGGATACATAGCACCATGTTCAGACATTAAAGTAACTTCAAGTCCGTCATTAGCTGCAGTAAGCACTTTTTGACTACCATTTTCATAACTACCGATAACACGCACATTTTCTAAAATGTTATCATCAGTTGTCAAATAGCCATTGTTAGTCAAAATCTTAATATTTTCCAACTTTAATTCAACAACTGTAATACTAACAGGTTCAGGAATAGTAACCTTAATTTCTTCTTTTACGCCATTCTTTTCTTCGGTACCAATTACAAGTTCAGCAACAATTGTCTGATCGCCAGGTACTTCAGCTGTAAAGCCACCTTCAAACTTGTTACCATGATTGTCAAAGAAACTAAATGTGCAATGATCAGTTACATCAACAATGATTTCTTTATTTTCGTCATCATTGTAATAACCTAAAACTTTCATCTTATGTCCAGACTCACTAAATAGATCAGACAGTTTAGAATATTGTCTTACATTCTTTTGGTTGTCAATACTAAGTTCGATTTTATTGATTTTAGCATAGAAAATTTCTGGAACATTAGTATTATCTATCTCATTGTATCCTACATCAGATACAAGCTCCATCCAGCTATTAACGACTGTAGCATTGTAATCTATGGCGTGTAGCTGACTGTAAACATTTTGAGCTACTTCATTTGAAGCTAACATATCGATGACAGTCTTAGCATAGTCCGTCCAGTTAATCTCAGAGTAAAGCTCAATATTATCAAAAGTACTATGTTGTTTGTCAATCTTAAAATAACGGTTGATAATAGAACGCTTTTCAGATAAAGGTACTCTACGTCTTCCTACATATGCTTCAATGTAGTTTTCACAAATTGGAATATTCTTATCACAGAGATCAATTATACCAGCTGAATATTTACTATCATCTTCAGTAAATGTTACAAACTCTAAGATATCTTTAAATGCAGCATATTCTTCAACGTATCTAACATAAACAGCTCTCTTAAGAGAAACTAAACCTCTAACAGCAATCTGCTTATTAGCAATGAGTTCTTTAACCTTTTCATCAAACTCAATAAATTCAACATATTCGAATCTTCCTTCAACTAGTTCAGGAATAAATTTAACATACTGATCGTTTTCAAAGGTTTCGATTTCATCTTCTTCTACAAAGAATGAATCCTCGTAAGGTAAGTAATTTTCACCATTGAAAGTTACAACCTTGTAAGGTTCAAAATCAAAGGTATCTTCGTAATAGTAGTAACTTTCACCATTGATAGTCACGGGTTTGTATAACTCTAACTTTTCAACAAGTGCGTCAGTTTTCTTTAGCATCTTAACAATTTTGAAGTTACCTCTGTACTTTTTGTACTCATTCTTATAAGGAACTGCCATAAAGCCGTCCATAGAGAAGAAAACATCGATATCGGGAACAATACTCTCAGTAGCAGCAAGTTCTACAAATTTATCATCAAAACGTACATAATTTGTGTCAATGTGCTGTAAAGAAACCTTATCATAGAAGTTATAAGATGTGTCAATGCATTTATTTCTGTAAGTAACTACAGAGTTAGGAGCTAAAACTCCATTGAAACGGATATACTGATTACCTTTTTCATTGTTAACGAAGAAGTAGTCAACATCGTTGATTGCTCTAAAGCCATTGATATATACTTCTACATCGTTACTAGATTTTACAGGTAGAGGTAAGTAACAATCATTAACCTTTACAGATTTATCAACCAATGGACAAGTCATAGATGCATCTGCAAAACCATATTCAAAATACTCGTCAAGAGTAAACTGAGTTTCATTAATAAATTCACACTCAATATGCTTTGTTCTGTTAATGATAAGATAAACATCCCCTTCTTTAATATCTACATCATCAGACAAATCTAAAATGAAAGATTTCTTCTGAATGTCAAAAGGAATTCTCCCCCAGTTATCATCAGTTGATTCTTCAGTTGTAGAAAGAGCAAATAAAATGTCACCAATCTTACATGTATATTTACCATAAGTACCATTGGACTTTACTTCATATGCATCATTTCTCTGTACATTTGTTGGAAGCTTAACAATATCAGCAACGATACTAGATTTACCAATGGTTCCTTTAACATTGTTTACGTATGCAATATACTCATTCAAATGTGCACTATTACTAATCTGAAAGTACTTACTTTCAGACTCTAGTACAGACTTCTTAAAAATCATTAAGTTGTCTAAGCTAGTAACATCGTTATCTTCAGTATCAATAACATCTCCATAACGTCCTACCAGTTCCTTATCAATGAAATAAGTTTTCTTATTAATATCAGATACCGTAAATGTAGTATAGAAAGAATTAAACTTAGGTTCTTTACGAATAACCACACTGACAGTATAAACTTTTCCATTCTTTAATTTCTGATCATCAAAAAGATCAGCATCAATTAAGAAACGTCTTGCACCAGTTTTGAAATTATAATGTTTCGTACTAGGTAGTTCTAAGAAATTCTTTTTTCTTAGCTTTTTACCATCAATAAACACGTCAGAATAGAAATCATACTGGTCGGAAACTAGAGAACTGTCAATACAAGTAATGAGGACTTTGTCTCCATTACCAAAGTTTAAGTAAACAGAATCATTGTTAAAGGTATTTCTATACATTAACTTCTGTTTTGTTTCTCTATCAACATACACGTCTGTCTGGTACGCAATATTAGAAGTTGCCTTTAGATAACGTCTAGCATAGTCTGGATCTTCCTTAATGATTTCATTAAAAGTATCTCTAAGTTCTGGTCTATAACCATATGAACGAATTTGTTTATTTTTTTCGGTGTCTATCTTAGAAATACTAGCTTTTCTATTTTTGATCATGTCTCTAATGATAGAGTCAAAATTAGACATTGTATTTTCCACCATCCTTTACTTATATTTTTAACGACTTAATACACGAGTGATTTCAGTATATAAATCAAGAGCATCTTTGTTAATAACACTGTCAACTAATTGGTCTTTATATCCACGGATATTAAAAATGGAAGAAGTAATAATTACTTCTAATAATCTTTGATAATTTTCCATAGCAAATAGAGAATTTTCACCATAAAGGTTCATAAACTCCATAGTAAAGACACGTAAATCTAATTTCTTTAAGATATCAAAGTAATCAGAGAGTGCTTTAAAGAATTTTTCTAAAGATTCATAATTTTCTTTTGAAAAATCCAAATCAGTACTTAACATAACTTTTTTAGGAGTATTACCAGAAGTACAAGAATATGCTACGTCATTAGTAGATTCATTTTCAGGAAGTTCTAATACATACATCAAGAAAAATTTAGCAAGTAAGTAACTAATTTTATCAGCCTTTTCTGGCATAAGATTAACTGCAAAAAGCTTATCTAAAACTTTTCTCATTAATTTTACATAGCACTGAGTTGACAGTCTTTTAATTTTAGAATTGTAGAGAAACTTATTTTCAGATTTTTGTAGTTCTCTAGAAATATATGCACATTCTAAATAACCATATAACTTTTTGTTATCAATCTTTATATCACCTTGTTTGCCCTTAATTCCACCGATAGTCTCTAGATTTAAAATAGCACTAATTTCATTAGGTAATACTAGATTTTTAACTAGGAAAATTGGAACTAATGTTGTTAGTTTAGCATAGTCAGAAAAAAGTGTAGTTATTTCTTTTTTCTCATAAGATGCTAAAACCTGTGGCTTTAAAGTAAAAGAAAATCTACGCTTAATGATATCAATCTCGTTCTTAAAATAATCGGCATCAACAATATCATTTTTCCAATCTATCTTTTTAATATTTTCTCGAAAATTTCTTCCAACTTTTTCATCTTTTCGAAAAAGATAAGTATCGCTTAAACTTCTCAATTATGAACACCTCTTTCTTTAGTTTTTTCATCATAGATTTATTAGTTTGTTTGAAATCCGTGAATATTGTTAGTTTAAAAATGGTTATAACTATATATCATAAAAGTATCAAAAATACTTGAAAGGGAGACTAGAACTATGGCTAACTTTGTTGAAATCGATGCGGAACTTATTAACTTAGACCAAGTAACCCATATTAAAACATCTTTAGAGAATGGAGATTATTGTTTAAATTTCTATCATGGAGATGATGTAATTTTGTCATTAAATTTTCATTGGCATGTGTCAGAATGTAATGATGAATATAGAAAATGGAAAGAAAAATTAATAAAAAATGAGGATAATTAAAGATGACTAATTGGGAAGATGTTGAAACTGAAGTAGAAAATCTTACTGACACAGACTATAGAAAACTGCAAAATAAAAAATGCCATTTTTGCTATAGTTTAAGAAACGAAACTATTAAAAGTGCAAAAGTAGAAAAATACGATAAGCATGAAGAAATTAGAGATCCATTTTTTGGAAGAGATAGAATTGGTGAGAGATTTGTAAAAAGACAACCAATGATTATCTTCAGAACAAATAGAATGACTATTAGAAAACAACTTCCAGTAAATTTTAAATTCTGTCCTGTTTGTGGTAGACTATTAATGGAGGATAAAAAATGAAAGATACAGTAAAAATAGCAAACATAGCTGATATACATTGGGGATCTATCAATCCTAAAAAACTTTACAATGACTTGAAAACTGAATTCATAGACAAAATTAAAGATGAAGATTTAGATATGATTATGATACTCGGTGACTATTTTGATCATAAGATACCTCTTACAGATCAATCAAGTATCCTTGGTATAAAGTTTCTGAGCCAGTTATGCAGTTTTGCTAAAAAGCGAAACATTGAGATTAGAATACTTAGAGGAACTAAAACTCATGATTTCAACCAACTAGATAATTTTAAGTCATTAGAATCAACATATGAGAACTTCAGAATCATTAATACTGTTTCTGAAGAATTATTTAACGGATTGAAATTTTTGTATGTTCCAGAAGAGTATATGAATGATCAAGACGAATACTATCGAGAGTTCAAGGATAAAGAATGGGATTGTATTTATGGACATGGTACATGGGATGTATATGCTTTCCAGAACCAAATTTCTGAATCTGAAAGACCCATCAAGGGTTCACCTGTTTTCATGTATAATGAATGGGCAGACAATGTTCATTACGATATCATATTCGGTCACATTCATGTGAGAAATACTCATAAAAGACTTCATTACCCTGGTTCTTTTGAAAGATGGTGTCATGGTGAAGAGACTCCTAAAGGATTTATCATTCAGGAGATTAATAAGGATGGATCCAATATTAGATTCATAAAGAATACTAAAGCTACTGAGTATACTACGGTTAATCTCTCTGAGTTAGTTAACGCTGGGGAAGATTTAAAAGACACTATTTCTAAGATAGAACAGCTGAAGAAAGACAATAGTAACTTTAGAGTTAAAGTTGGTAGTAATATGTCTATGGATGATTTAGGTATTCTTAAAGAAACTTTCTCTAATGAAAATTCTATTAGAATTGAACTTCAATCAGTTAAAGAACAACTTCAGGAAAAAGCATTAGAAGAACATGATTTCTTAGGAAATGATGTTTCTGAAAATATTCAAGCTTTTATTAAAGAAAAATTTGGCAAAGATATTTCTATTGAAGAAATAGACGAAATCTCCAAAGAAGACGATTAAAAAATTAAATGACCCTAAGTACCATAGAGTACTTAGGGTCATTTATAAGGATTTAAGGAGGTAAAAAATGAAAAAGAAAAGACACATAGAGAAGGAAAAATTCGAACTCTATAATTTTTTGTTTAAAAATTTTACAGAGATTTCGACAAAATAATTTTACTGTGGAAACAGTCAAATTTATATATAACGTTTTCTTAAAGTTTTAAAGTAAAAGTTGCTATAAAATAAAATATTACTAGTGAATTCAAAATTTAAGGTAGGTGACGATAATACAGATGGACTACTTATATAACGTCAAAAAGATTGACGAAATAGAGATAGGAGACATTATTTTTATCGAGGTAGATGAAAATAATCGTCCTATTTTTGAATTTGTCGTCTTAGAAAATAAACCAGATAGTAAAATAAAGAATACATTTTGTCTAGAAGAAAAAGAAATAGTAGATTTAAACTTAACTGACCATGAATATGTATATTTTCTTGGAAATATGTGTCAGAAATTATCTAAAAAAGAACTTATGAAAGGAGTTCAAAAAAGATATGTATGGTTAGGTATCGAGTATGACTTAATCAAGGTACTTGTAAATCTTTTAGATGGAACTGTAGAAAAGTACAATTATGAAACAGAAGAATGGGAATTTTTAAGTGATGAAGTTGAAGACAATGGTTATTTAATGACTTTAACTTTTGATGTCATTAGATTTCGTATCAACCTTACTAATCTAAAAGTTCAAATTATGAATGGACGTACATTGAGATTTAGAAATTATAACAACTATCTTTTAGGTCTTGAAGGACAATATGTTTTCAATGCTGAGAATGAGTTGGAGCTTTCTAACGATGATGATACTGAAGGAGGTAAGTAATGGCAAAATCTAGTGAAAAGATAACAATCCAAATACCTCTTTCTATTAGACAGTTGGATTTAATGATTGGTACAGTAATGACATTTAACGATACTGTCAATAAGCAACTCATTAGAAAAATTAACGAGCTGATAAAGAATGTTGATAAGAATGACTATGCTGATGATATTGAATTGGCATCAAGATTATGGATGCTGAAAGGTTTAATCAAGTATAGACTTAAGAGTGGTTTAAAGACTTCTGATGAGTTACTTGATGCTATTAGAGTTGGTGGAAAATATGAAGATGAAATTGAAACTATAGTCGAATGTATTGGTGACATTTGGTATGACGATGAAAATGGTTTATGTAGAGAAGACATTCTCTATACAGACCAGTTAGTATCAGACATCTTACAGTATAGTTTCATTTTCAACTATCAAGACATAATTGATGATTTGAGTGTTAAACTTAGATCTGGAGATTATGGCGACAGTTTACATGATTTTTGTGATTCATATAGAACTACTATAACTGACTTGTATAGTTCTTTTAAGAAATCTGAAAGTATTTCTAAAGAAAGTGAAAATGATTTCAATAGTAATGACTTTACATTAGAAGGAACTATTAGACGTTCTATAAGGCAGTTAAATGCTCCTTCAAGTAAACTTAAAACTTCTATACGAATGAAGAATGAAATGTTGAATGGAGGTTTTGAGTCAGGACGCTTCTATCTCATACTTGGTTTGCAAGGCGGTGGTAAGAGTGTAGAACTAATACAATTGGCTCTAGATTTCAAGCATTACAACAAAGACATTACTTTTGAAGATGGTAGAAAACCAGTAATTCTTTTTATAACTCAGGAGAACTCCATTAGAGAAACTATGGAAAGATTCTGGAGTTTTTATATGGGAAATGACGATGACTTTAAATCTCACGATCCAGAAGAAGCAATACAGATTCTTAATGAAAAAGGTTTCAATAAAGGGCCAGAACTTTTAGTTAAATATCGTAGTTCTAAGTCAATTTCTACAACTGACGTTTCTGCCATGATTGATGAAATTGAAGAAGATGGTGAAAGAAAAGTAATCGCAGTTATCCATGACTACTTAAAGAGAATTCGTAGTTCTCAATATAGTAAGAATCTTAATCTCTATGAAGAAATGGGTTACATTTCTGATGAATTTTGTAATATAGCAAAAGAACATGATATAGTTGTAGTAAGTGCAATGCAATTTAATCGAAATGCTTTACAAAAGATAGAAGAAGCAATAAAGCAACACAAGGAAGATCCATTAAAACAGCTTGGTACTTCTGATATCGGTGAATCTGTCAAGATACTTGATAACAGTGACGTCATCTATTCTATCCATAGAAAGCCAAATGCTCTTAATGGACAATCAGTGATTAGTTACAAGTTGATGAAATATAGAGGTAAGCGTAGTGTTGATGCTCCTGACTATTTTAGTCATCCATTTGCAGAAAATAACACTATGAAACTTGAACCTGATTTAAATTTGGCTAAGTCTCTTTCTATTAAGGAATTAGGTAATGGAACAGAAAATTACGATCCTGTTGAACATCGTAAACAAATGGCAGAAAAGAAAACTGGTAAAATATCTGGTGGTAGAAAAGTCACTGTTGATAGAGAAAAAAGAGCAAATCTACTAAGAGATGATTCCGATGAGGAAGAAGAGTCTGAAGAAGAATAAAAATTTTATGGAGTAATACCAACTTTTAATGGTATTACTCCATATTAAAGAAAGAGGAAAATACTTATGAAAAATGTAACTAAAGAACTTCTAAGTGCTCTTAAAACTGAAGAGATTGAAGAGGTTATTTCATATTTGAATATAAAGCTACATGATGCAAAAGTTGGCAATTATAAGATAACCAAAGAACAATTTTTAAAGCATTTTGAACTAACAGAAGAACAGTTTGAAAAAATTAATGACATTTTTCTTGATATTAGTTGCTGTTTAAACCTTGGTGATTTTTATATAACCATTGATATACCTGAAGAAAACTATACTGAACCGTATCTAGAAAAATGCTATTCTGAAGATGCAAATAAATACGGTGGTTTAAACTATTTAGAGAGTTATTCTGACAATTTACAGGAACAATTTTTTGAAACTTTTGAAGCTAGATGTGTTTATTGGGGCAGAGTTAATACTGAAGAAATTACAACTTTCTTATTTGATAGTAAATTTTTAGAAGAAATATCTGATAGACTTCAAATTACAATTGAACCTAATTATGACACCTAAAAAGGAGATCTCTAAAATGAAAATAAGAATCTACCAAATAGATCCAGAAAAAGATAAAAATCAAGTTCTTTTTCTTGGTCTTAAAACATTGTCTTTGAAAAATTATCAAGTAGACAGGAAAATTTATGATGTAGTTTTTGAGAATGAAGTCAACGCTAATGACTTAGAAGATGTATATACAATTTTTAACATCAATCATCCAGAAGGTTATATTGGAAGATCTTTATCTAAATCTGATGTTGTTGAAGTCATTGAAGGAAATGAAGAAACTCTTATTGGCTTTTACTTCTGCGATAGAATCGGGTTTAAAAAGATAGACTTCAACTAACACTTACAAAAGATACTCTGGAATTTTATTCAGAGTATCTTTTTTTTTGTAATTTCCAAACATAAAATTATCCCACTTTGTTAACTATAGTTTTCTTAAATGAGAAAGGATGATTTTTAGTGTCAACAATAGTAAACAGACTTATAGCTACTGCAAAAGATGAAATAGGGTATCTTGAGAAAGAAACTAACGAACAACTTGATGATAAAACGGCTAATGCTGGGGATAAAAATTTTACAAAATATGCAAGAGATTTGGATAAAATTTCTAATTTTTACAATGGACGTAAAAATGGTCATCCATGGTGTGATGCATTTGTAGATTGGTGCTTTGTAAAGACATTTGGTATTGAAAATGCTAGATACTTACTTTGCCAACCAGAAAAATCATTAGGAGCTGGATGTAAGTATTCACTAATGTACTACAAAGAAAATGGTCAGTTTTATTACTCTTCTCCTAAAATTGGAGACCAAATTTTCTTTGAAAGTGAACTTGGAGAAGTTATTCATACTGGTTTGGTGTATAAAGTAACTTCTGCATATGTATACACTATTGAAGGTAATACATCTTCTTTACCAGGTGTTGTAGCAAATGGTGGAATGGTTAGAGACAAAAAATATCCATTAGGAGCTAGTTATATTGCAGGTTATGGCAGACCAAACTATGCACACATAAAATCTTCTTATCAACCAACCGTATTAGAATGGCAAGAAGCAGCTATTAAAGATAGTTTCAAATTTCCTAAATATGGTGCGGATGGTAAATGGGGAGATGAATGTAAAGAAGTAGCATGTAAAGCTATTGTTAAAAAACGAAAATTGAGATACAAATATAAAAACCTTACAAAACTAGTTCAACGAGTAATTAATGTAACTGATGATGGAAAATGTGGTAAGGAGACTAAGAAAGCTATAATTGCATATCAGATAGCAAACAATCTTACTTCAGATGGCAAAGTTGGTCTTGAAACTTGGGAACATATGTTAAATGTATAAAATGCAAAGGATATATCTAGTTTTCTAGATATATCCTCTTTAAATTTTAATTTTTTCTTTGTTTATATATTCTTATCCTGTACAAAATAAAAGGAGGTTTAAAAATGTACGTAGAAAATCTAATCAACAGAAAACTTATGCATGTAAGAACTAAGAAGCTTTACAAGATTCGTCATCTACCTAAAAAATATGGGGATGATGCTATTAATGCAGGTCATTATTACATACCAATATTGAACTTAAAAAATAATGACCAAAATGTACTTCATCTTAACAAAAGAACTTACAAACAGTATATCATCTTAGATGAACTAACTAATTGTAAGGATGAAGAAGCAACTAAAATGTTACATGATTTAACTTGTACGCTCAACTAAAATTTAGAAAGAGAAATCTACCAATAGGTAGATTTCTCTTTTTTTTTTAAATCAATCTCGTGTCTTTAACTCTAACTGGTGTTAAAGTATGTTTTTCAATAAATTCAGGTTTTGCTTTATTAAATCTAAGATCTTTGTTAGCAGAACTCAAAATACGATTGATATGTCCTATTTTATTTGGGTCAAAAATATTTATAACAGGTAGATTAAATTCAGCTGCAGATGGAATTGGGTTGAACATAAGTACCAGATACCATAAATCAATACTACCGTAAATTAGTTTTGCAACCAATTCAGGATGATAGTATAAACTTTCTGGACATTTTGCTTTTATTACAAACTGTGAGAGATACCCTTTATACCTTTCCAATGCAGTATAATCGTAAGTATAAAATTCGTTATTAAAATTTACTTTATGACTGATATTTGTAAGAGTTAGTGCATTATTTTCACTTTTTTCTATTTGTGTTTTTAAATTAGAAATACCTGCAGTACTATCAAATCTAGATAAATCTATAGTTTCCATAAATTATATTCACCTTCCTTTACTTAGAAGTATTCGTATCTTCAGTTTTAGCAGAAATATTGTAACGCCTAGCTAGAAGCTTACCATTGATATAACTTGTACCATCAGTTCTAACTCTATCTCTAAATGTAACAAAACTATCAACGTCTAATCTATCATGTATATGAACTGAACCACCTATTTCTAAATCACCATTTTCTATAGTGACATTACCTTTAAGTTTTATTCCAGCATCAGATAGTTCTATAGCATTACCATTTGGTGCAGATAATTTTAATACATGATCATTAGTGTCTGCTTCAATTCTCATTCCATCCCAATAAAATCTAATTACATCTACATTTGGCCTAGTTTCTATACCTTCAAAATTTTTTTCTTTATAACAGTTAGCACTGTCTATTATGTCATCTTTAAAAGTAGGTGAAAATGGAAAGTAATAACATTTTTGCAAATCACTATTAAGAAACATGATTAATACTTGACTTCCAATTCTAGGTACTCTTAAGCTTCCTGCATTATAAAATTTTTTATTGTTCTTCCAGTTAGGTATGTTATCTTCATAGAAAGTTAGTGGTCTTGCCCATATATAGTTACTTTCTTCAACTTCTAGTTGTTTGTCTTTAAAGTCATCAGCATTTATAACCAATTCTGTATCTACATCAACATCTGTTGTTTGTTCATAAGGTTTTTCATTGTACTCATATTGATACATTAGTTGTGGTATAAATACTGCAATTTTTCCTTCTAATTCTGGATCAATATTATTTCTTACTTCTGCAATCATGAATCCAGACAAAGACATTTTTGCAATATCTTCTATCATATTTTCTTTCCTTTCCTTATCTCTAAAAAATCGTTTCTGAACATTCGTATTATTAGGTTGTTAAAAAGTAATTTTTGTTATAAACATATATTCTAAAGTTGTATATATTTACAATGAAAGGAAAAGTGGAAATTTTATGAAAAAACTGACTATAGAAAACCTAAAGAAGATTGGTAGTAGATATTCGAAAATGTCGTTACTAATCAGAAATATAAATCCAAGTGGATATAACAATGGAATAACACAAGGTGAACAACATGCACTTTTAATTCAAAGCATCATAACATTTTCGTCAGAGAAACAATTAAAATATTTCCTACAGAATGAGTTACTAAAACTAACTAAAGATAACTTAAAAGAAACTTTTGCTTGGAAACAACCAGATATTAAAAATTCTTTGATACCATCATTAACACTACTCTTTTATGATGTAAATATCGATTTGAGTGATTTAGAAATTCAGTTTTTGATTCTCTATATCTATAGACTCTATCAGATATCGAATCGTACATTAGCAGAATCTAGTTTCTACGATTTTATAAAGAATCTTCCAAATTACACATACAGCACTAAGGAAATTTTGCAATTAGATAGAATTAAAAACGCACTAGAATCTATAGATTATCTTGACTATATCGATCAGCACGAACTCAAGAAAGCTTTAATGGAAGTTCAATTAGGGATTTAAATAAAGGAGGAAATTTTTATGGAGAACAAAAAAATTTTAACGGACTATGTAATTGAGAAAATCGAAGATGTTTTATCATTGGATCATGACAGTGGTAAATATACCATGCAACAACAGATTTTTGAAAAAGAAAAGAATGTAATCTGTAACTTGTTTTTACCATTTTCTATTGATGACAAGATTATTGTAGACTATACTGAAGAAGGTAGTCAGATATTAAAAAGAGATAACTATCGTCACTACATTCGTTTCAATCCAATTAAGTATAAGTCACATCTAAGCTTACTAGAAGAAGCTTTAGTAGAATTTGGTAAATGTACTGGTGTTGATTTAGATACGTGTGTCAATAAAGATGATGATGGTTATTACGGTGTCGTATTAATGTCTCATGACGATGGCAGCAGAGAAATGTTTATGGAAACTAAAAAGTCTTATCAAAAAGAAAATGAAGCTTTGTTAAAAGTAATTCTACTAGCTCTAACTGACTATGAGGAGGAGTAAGGACAATGAAAAAGATTCCAACCTTGTTTAAGAGAACTTTTGAAGGTCATAAGGTAGTGGACATTTCAAATGAAGTAACTGAAGGAATGGAATGGGTTCTTAATGGTGAAGGCTTAGCAACAATTAAAATTGACGGTAGTTGCTGTGCTATAATTGATGGAGTTTTTTATAAACGCTATGACGCTAAACATGGTAAAAAACCTCCTGAAGGAGCTATTCCTTGTTGTGAACCAGATGAGATAACAGGACATCATCCTCATTGGTTGAAGATTGATGAAAATAATCCTGCTGACAGATGGTTTATCGAAGCCAGAAATAATTCAGAAGAAAGACTTTATGATGGCACTTATGAAGCCATTGGTTTACATTTCCAGAGCAATCCATATAAACTAAACAGAGACATTCTTGTAAAACATGGTGAGTATGTTGTAGAAATTGATCGTTCTTTTGAAGGAATCAAACAATTCTTAAGTGTTAACAACATTGAAGGACTTGTTTTCTGGTTGGAAGGTGAACCTAGATGTAAAATTAAACGTAAAGATTTTGGTTTTAAATGGCCTGATAATAAAGAAAATGGGTGATATGAGTGTGTGACAACTGTACAAAGAGAAGTATATGTAGTAAGATCCATCGTGATACTATAAGTAATGCTCATAAAGATGACAAGATGTTTTTTATACACTGCAAAAATTGCGGTGAGTATTTTTATATCTGTAGGCATGATTATACGGAAGTTCAAATAACTGATAAACTTGAATCTAGTTTTCTCTTTACAGAAGTAACTTATAAAGTTGGTTTATCTAATAGACGACTAAGAACTGTAGAAAATGTCCATGCAATCCCAGATAAAAAAGTAGCTTTTGAAAACATGATTCTTAATACAAATCATATTCTTGTAGAAATTTAAGAGTAAAATTTTATGGAAAGAGAACCTAAAAGTTTGTACTTAAAATTTAGTAAAAAAGAAGGGAAGTTTAAATTAATGGCTAACGAAAAAATTTTTGAAATTTTCATTCAAGATCTTAAAGAAGATGTTCAAGAAAAGTTAATTGAGTTCCTTGGTGGAGATAATGGAAATTATGATGTATTTCCAATTGTAACTCTTACTGAGTGTAATGAAGATGATGACGAAGATGATAGATGCTAAACATAAGGTAACTTTTGAATGTTCTAACTGTAAAAGATTGCTTGATTGTAGCAAAGCAAGAATTTTTAAAACATTTGTTCATTGTGAGAATTGTGATACTTATTATAATTTACAATTTCTAGGTTTTAAAGACTTAGAAGATCTTTTTAATGCGGCATTTTATCTTTGGGAAGTTTCAAAGCAAGAAGTATTTGAAAAACTTTTAGAAAATAATGACAATGTAGATGATAGTTTCGATTACATTTTGATAGAAAGTGGAAGAAAGGAGGAAACAGAAAATGGGTGAAATTACTATGGATATGCTGACTCAAGATCAGCAAAAAGCTATAAAGAAAATGACTATGTGGTACAGCCTAATTGACAACCAACAATACTATCGATTAGTTGGATTTGCTGGTTGTGGTAAAACTTTTATAGTCAACTTCTTTATAAAAGAAATTGGATTAGATCCTGTTTCGCAAGTTGCGTTTTGTGCTTTTACTGGATCGGCTGCTATGAACTTAGTAAAGAAGGGTAATAAAAATGCCACTACAATTCACCAGTTAATTTATGATACAGTTGTAGAAGATGTACCAGTATACAAAAAGAAAAAGAATAAAGAAACTGGTAAGATGGAAGATGATTTCTCACAAATACTAAGATACGAGAAGAAATTCTATACCACTAAGAAAATAACTTTAAACCCTCTTTTGAAGTTAATTGTCATAGATGAGTTTTCTATGGCTAGCGACGATATTTTGAAAGACATACTTAGTTTTGGAGTTAAAGTTTTGATGATTGGCGATGGAGGTCAATTGGAACCAGTTCACAAGACTAATACTTTCATCAATGAGTATGACTCAGAACTAAGAGAGATAGTAAGACAAAAGGGAAACAGTCCTATTATCGATCTTTCATTTAAAGCTAGAAGTAAATCAGCTATTCCTTATGGTACTTATGGAGAAGATGTTGAAGTACTACCAGATTATTGTCTTGATGATGAAGATGAAGCTATTGAACTTTATACTTGGGCTGACCAGATTCTATGTGGAACTAATAGAACTAGGAAAAACATAAACAACATTGTTAGAAAACATAAAGGTTTTACTAATAAACTTCCACAACAAGGAGATAAGGTTGTTTGTACTCAGAATAACTGGCAGCTATTAGCATGGAGTCCAAAACTAGGAACTTACATCAACTTAGTCAATGGCACAATGGGTTATGTTTCTAAAATTAAAGCAATCAGTGAAATCAGTAAAGAATTCATAATGGACTTTGTGACTGACTTTGATCCTGATTGTGTCTTTGAAGATATCAAGGTTAGCTTTACCAACTTTGTTGATGATGTAGCTCCTCCCTTAAACAAAGGAAAACATGGTAGAGAAGTCACAAACATATTTGACTTTGGATATGCTATGACAGTTCATAAGGCTCAAGGAAATGGTTATCCTAAAGTTTTAGTAATAGCTGAACGTATGAGCTTTAGACCATTTGATATAGAAACTGAAAGACGTTGGTTATATACTGCAATTACAAGAGCAGAAAAACAGCTAATAATGTTAGTTGATGGTCGCTATTATAGGAATCCTAACTATGAACGTGATAGAGAATTTTGGGAGTCATATAACGAAGTTTACGGCTAAAGTCATTCGAGTTTATAAACATATATCCTTACAATAGTTTTCTTAGAGGAGGAATAAAATGGCAAAGCAAAATAATAAACAAGCATTAGTAAAGAAAAATGAACAACAATTATCTAGAGTAGACGTTGATGAACTTGACGTTAGTTACACAAAGCGTAATGAGGCAACTATCAATGTTGCTGGTGTTAAGATAAATGTTGATTTAGCTGAGTTTAGTGCAGTTATCAGAGACGTTTTAGAGAGAAGAGCAGCAAGAAAAGCTTTAAAAGAACAACAGAAGAAAAAAGAATTAAAAGAGACAGTAACATACATTTTAAGTGAGACTGAAGAAAGTGAAGATAACAATTAATGAATGACATAAATAATGGTCGTTTTGAAGGAGAAGTAATTTTTGATGATCCTGAAGTAGTAAATGGTGAAGAACTTATAAATCCTCAAGCTGAAGAAATAGATTTTGATAATTTGCCTTACCACTTACAACTCAAGTATAAAGAAAAGAAAAAATCTCCTACAAAACCTAAAAATTTGACGAAGAAACAAAGGCAAACTCGTACAAAATTAGTAAAGCAGAGCCGTAGAAGAAATCGTCACTAAAATTTTAATAGGGGAAGAATGGTAAAAATTACCATTCTTCCTTTATTTTTTTAGAAAACTTACAGTGTGGTAATAACAAAAAATTACACAGAAAGTCGAGTTATTAAGACTAGACTTAGCATTTACTTATAAACATGAAAGGAGTAATATTTTTATGAACGTTATTAAAAGAAATGGTCAAGAAGTAGTTTTTGACTCCTCTAAAATTAAGAAAGCTATAGAAAGAGCTAATAAATCAGTAGTTGGTGAAGATTGTATTGATGAAACTAGAATTCAGGCTATCGTAAATCTCATCATAGAAAAATGTGAAGCATTAAATAGAGCTGTTAATGTAGAAGAAATTCAAGATATGGTAGAATACTATCTAATGCACTTTAATAAATTCAACTTAGCTAAGAACTACATAACATATCGTTATGAACATGCTCAAATGAGACAACAGAATACTACTGATAAGAAAATCCTTTCTTTATTGAATCATGAGAATGAAGAAATTAAGCAAGAAAATAGTAACAAGAACCCAACTATAAACTCTGTTATGAGAGACTATATGGCTGGTGAAGTTTCTAAGGATATTACAAGACGCTATTATCTTCCTGAAGACATTGTAAATGCACATGATGAAGGAATTATCCATTTCCATGATGCAGACTATTTTGTACAACGTATGTATAACTGCTGCTTATGTAATTTAGAAGATATGTTACAGAATGGTACAGTTATTAGTGGCACTATGATTGAGAAACCTCATAGTTTCCATACAGCTTGTAATATTGCAACTCAAATTATAGCTCAGGTTTGTTCTAATCAATACGGTGGACAAACGATAACTCTATCACATTTAGCTCCATTCGTTGATATTAGCAGACAATCTCTTATTAATGAAGTCAGAGAAGAAGTTGGTAGTTTTGTATGCGATGAAGTTGTTAGAGATATCGCTGAAAAGAGACTTCGTAAAGAAATTAGACGTGGAGTTCAGACGATTCAGTATCAAGTTATTACGTTAAACACAACTAACGGTCAAGCTCCATTCCTCACTATTAACATGTACTTGAATGAAGTAGGTAACAATCAACAGCTTAAAGATGACTTAGCAATGATCATTGAGGAAATGCTCAAACAGAGAATTCAAGGTGTTAAAAACGCTGATGGTATTTGGATTACACCTGCTTTCCCAAAATTGGTATATGTACTTGAGGAAGATAATGTATATCCTAAGAGCAAGTATTGGTATTTAACAGAATTAGCAGCTAAATGTACTGCTAAGAGAATGGTACCTGACTATGTATCTGAAAAGATCATGTTAATGCTAAAGAAAGATACAAACGGTGAAGGGCATTGTTATCCTCCAATGGGCTGTAGAAGTTTCTTAACTCCTGACTTAACAGATGGCAAAGCTAAATTCTATGGAAGATTTAATCAGGGAGTTTGCACAATATCTTTGCCTGATGTTGCACTTTCATCAAATGGTGATTATGATAAATTCTGGTCTATCTTTGAAGAAAGACTTGAACTTTGTCACAGAGCATTAATGATTCGTCATGAACATCTTTTAGGAACTAAGAGTGATGTAGCTCCTATCTTATGGCAACATGGTGCTATTGCAAGACTTAAGCAAGGTGAAACTATTGACCATCTTCTTTACAATGGTTACTCTACAATTTCACTTGGTTATGCTGGTTTATATGAATGTGTAAAGTATATGACTGGTGAATCACATACTGATCCTTACGGTAAAGAATTTGCTTTAACAGTAATGCAGAAATTAAATAATAAGTGTGCTGAATGGAAGAAGACACACAACATTGCATTCAGTGTTTATGGTACTCCAATTGAATCGACGACATATAGATTTGCAAGTTGCCTTAAGAGACGTTTTGGTATCATTGAAGATATCACAGACCACAACTATATTACCAATTCTTACCATGTAAATGTAAGAGAAGAAATTGATGCATTTACTAAGTTATCTCTGGAATCTGAATTCCAACAGTTATCTCCTGGCGGTGCTATTTCTTATGTAGAAGTACCTAATATGCAGAACAATATTCCTGCAGTACTTGATATCATTAAGTATATCTACGATACTATCATGTATGCTGAACTTAATACTAAGAGTGACTATTGTTCAGAATGTGGTTTTGATGGTGAAATAGTAATTGAAGAAAATGAACATGGTAAATTGATTTGGAAGTGTCCTAAGTGTGGTAATACAGATCAAACAAAGATGAGTGTTGCTCGCCGCACGTGTGGTTATATAGGATCCAGTTACTGGAATCAAGGTAGAACTGAAGAGATCAAGGATAGAGTCCTTCATGTGTCTACTTCTTGTTGTGAAAGGTAATTTAGATGAACTATTGTGAAATAAAAAATGCAGATATGGCAAATGGTTTAGGTATGAGAGTTAGTCTATTTGTTTCTGGTTGTACACATCATTGTAAAGGTTGTTTCAATCAAGAAGCATGGGATTTTAACTATGGTAAACCATTTACTGAAGAAACTATAAAGTATATTCTAGAGTTAATAGACAAACCTTACATCCATGGTCTAACAATACTTGGTGGAGAACCAATGCATCCATCAAATCAAATTGATGTACTAAAACTAATTGTAGAATTTAGAAACAAATTTGAATTTGAAAAAGATATTTGGGTTTATACAGGTTATACGTTTGAAGAATTAATGACTAGAGTTGACAATGGTGATAATACTGCTGATAACATTGTAGCACAAATTGATGTCTTAGTTGATGGTAGATTTGAGCTAGAAAAGAAAGATATTTCACTTCAATACCGTGGAAGTTCCAACCAACGTATAATTGATATGGTAGAAACCTGTAATCAAGGTAAAATTGTCTTATTAAAACTATAAAAACAAACAAGTAGTATGATTTTATGTCATACTACTTGTTTTTATTTATTTAAAGGAACTTTTTGTCAAAAAATAATTATAAAACACAAATCTATAAATTTTTAAAGGAGATACGATAAATGTCATTGTTTAAATGGTTAAAAGACCTATTTTGTAGTTTTACTGAAGATGATGAACCTTCTGAAGATGATGTAGAAGAAGTAGTTGACGGTATAGTTGAATCTGTTGATAACGAAGTTCATGAATGTGAGAATGACTGTCACTGTGGCTGCCACTGTAGTTGTGGGGACAATTGTCAGTGTGAGAATGATGAAACAAATGAAGTAGTAGCAATAGCAGTAGATCCTATTATAAAGAATTTCTTTGACAATCTTGATTGGGATAATCTTCATGTAAACGACTTTGAAGAAATGTTAAAGTTCGATCTTAGAGAATATGGCGAACTAGTAGATTGGTATAAGATTTCTAAGTTTAAGGGTCTTCCTCCAGAGTTCTGTATCAATTACAGAGACATGATTGATTGGAACCTTTATAACAAGAGCTACTTGAAGAAGTACGTTAAAGAACTCCTTAAGGAAGAAGGAAGAATTTAAGGATTACATAGATGTAGGTATAACTTTAATGGGTTATACCTACATTTAATTTCAGTTACAACTATATATCATTACCTTGTACAAATTATAACTAAAAGGAGAAACCAATTTATGAGTAACATCAATCCTAAAGGTATTTTAGACGCTATGGTAAAACCAGCTAAAGTAGACAGATCATTTGAAGAGTCTAAGAAACTTAATTCTAAACCAGCACGAAAGCTTACACCTTATGAAAGAACTAAAGCTCAGGTTTATGCAACTGGTAACAAGTGGGCAATTGAGAATTTCCATGCAACTCACGATTAAACTGTAAAAATTGCTTACAAAAATTTTATAGTGTATGTTTCATAATCATACCAGAGAAAAATAATATAAAAAGGAGGATCAGATTATGACTGATCAAGAAAGACTTGCGATCTTTGAACATTTTTTCGCAGAAGAAGCTAATCACAAATTTTGGAACTATGCAAATGAGTTCAATCAACTTTCTATTGAGTTTGTAGAGATTTTCAAAGAAAACCTTCCTACAAAATATTGGAAGACACAGGCTAGAAAATTAATTAGACGCGACTTAGATGAGAAATTTGCTCATCACTTTGCAACAGATATCCATTGGGAGACTGCATCTAAGGAAATGACTAAGCTTAGAGAAGTGGATGAAAACCTAATTAGAGAATACGCTAGTTATTGGGATTGGACTCAGATTTCTAAAGCTAGACTTTCTGAGCAATTGATTGAAGACTACAACTTATCTGTAGATTGGGTTGAAGTATCTATGCATTCAAAGTTGTCTGAAGAGTTTATTTCCAGACATGAACATGAAGTAAATTGGGATAAGATTAGCGAATGGCAAAGACATTTGTCAGAAGCCTTTATTCGTAAGTATGAGGATAAGGTTAACTGGAAACAGATTTCTCAGAATCAGAAACTTTCTGAAGGGTTCATGAGTGAGTTTAAAGACAGAATTGATTGGTTCTATGTTTCTAAGTCTCAAAAGTTGTCTGAAAGATTTATGAATGAGTTTAAAAATGAACTTGATTGGGGTAGATTGTCTCGTTATCAGGTAATGAGTGAGAGATTTATCCGTCAACATCAGGATAGAGTTAAGTGGAACAGTATTTTTATGTATCAGCATGTAAGTGCTAAGTTTAAGGAAGAATTTTCTGAGTTTTACCAGCCTTATGAAGATAAGCTTAAGAAGAAGGGCAAAGGTGTACGTGCTCAAACCAGAAAGATGGCTGCTAAAGCAATTGTTGAAGATGAATGGCGTAAAGAAAGAGGATTTGAGACTCAAGCTGAAAACTTTAAATACAGTAAGAGACCTTCTGGCAAACCTATTCTTCGTAATGAACAACAACTTAGAGAAGAAAGATCCATTGTTAATAGAAGTTCTGCACGTACTGAAGTAAAACCTGGTGATAGATACACTCCTGTTACTAGACCAACTTTTGCTAGAGAACTTAAAGAAACTGACAAGAAGAAGTTCTAAAAATAAAATTTCAAATCGGATGTACCTTTCCTAAATGAGAGGTACATCCGATTTATCTAAACTATGCAATAACAATATAAAATGAGGAGAAAAATAAAAATGGGCAATGATACAGTTTTTGTAAGAGACAGAGAAATCGTATATTCTGGTATACTTGATGCTGAAAATGTAGGTAAGGTAATCTTATCTATCCGTTCAATGGTAAATGAAGATAATGAGAAAGAAGCTAATCTTAAGAATTTTAAGAGAGAACCAATTCATCTTCATATTTCTTCAACTGGTGGATCAGTTTATCATACACTCGGACTTTATGATTTGATAGAAACTTCTAGAACTCCTATCATTACATATGGTCATGGTTGTATTATGAGTGCCGCAGTTATACTGTTTTTAGCAGGTTATAAACGTGTTTGTGGAAAACATGCTACATTTATGATGCATGAAGCTTCACAAGGCATGAATGACTATGCGTCAATCATTCATAAGAAATCTGAAGAAATAAGCCGTTTAGAAAATCTTATGAGAGATATAGTTGTCAACAGAACTAAAGTATCTGGCAAACAGTATGATAAATGGAACAATGAAAGAGAAGTTTATCTTAGTGCTGAAGACGCCTTAAAGTTTGGTATTGTACATGAAATTCTTTAACAAGAGGAGAACTTTCTATGAAACAACAAGATTACATTCAGTACATTGAGATAGATAAAAATAAAACTACAAAACTAGTAACTATCTCATTTGCTGAACTTCAAAAATATAGAAATTGCATAGACTGGAGCTATATTTGTAGCAACATAACAAAGGAAACTTGCACACAAGAATTTTATACTAAGTTCTTCGATAAACTATTTTGGAATAATACTCATTTTCTTAATTTTGTAGAGGATGAAGATGATTTAACAAAATTTTCTGATAAAATTAGTGCAAGTACTCTTTTTAAAACTAAACCTAATTTGAGTGAGGATTTTTGCAAAAAGTATATTTCCAGATATAGAGACGATGTGGAATCTTGGGGTTACAGAAATGTATCTGTAGAAATGCTTAAATGGAACAAAAATTTGACAACTGACTTCATGGAAGAAATTTTCCAAGATATGTGTAGTATGGATGATGAATACAATCATCGTAAACCTTATATTGCTGAAGCAATTGTAGATGGAAAACAACCAATTACAACATCACAGTATGTCAAGTATATTGAAGGTGAACTTGACGGAGCATTTTCTAAATTTAAGAAATTTGCAGTTTTAGTAAATCCTAGAAATAACTTTTCTGAAAAGTTTATAAGAGAACACAAACGAGATTTCAACCAAGTTAGTTTCCTTGGTACAGATCAAGTAAAGGAACTTTTAGCATTTACAGAGAATCCAATATCTGAAAATGCGTTAAGAATTTTTAAGGCAAAGATCGACTATGTTCATCTGCTTAACAAACTAACCAGACCTGAGCTTCTTGATAGTATGGTTAAAGTTTGTAAGAAAGAACTTTTTGATGTTATGATTAAAAAATCAGGTGATCTAAAAAATCAAAATAACTTAGACTATCTGAAACGCATAATGTAATCTGTATTTTAAAGAAGTTGAAGTATATATTTTAACTGTGAATTAGAACTTAAAACATTCTACTAATCTTTATTTACACAAAGGAGAAATAACATGAAGTCCTATCTCGAAACAAAGAAGATCATTGAGAAAATTGAATCATTGGTAAAAAAGTATGACATTGACAATGAAGATTTTAAACAAGACTTGTTCTTAATGTTATGGACTGAAAAAGATAACATTGAGTCTGAGTCTTCTTTAAATGATTTTCTTTCCAAGCGTATCTTTGCAGAAATTGAGAAAGAAGAAACCAATGACATTGAAATTGTGTCACTTGATAAGGAAATTCTAGATAATTCGCAAAGAAGAATTAATAACCGCATTGGGTTGAAATATGACATACACAGTGTTCTTATAGATTCTTTAACTCCAGACGAAAGATGTATCATAGAGGAAGTTTTTGGTATAAAACAACATTCTGCAGCTGAACTTGATCACTTACTATCCACATATCATGTTACAGAACTTTTAAACAGAGCAATGGAGAAATTAAGAAATCCTAAATACGTGTTCTTAAAGGAATACATGTAAGTATAATATGGAAAATGGCAATAATAAATTCTTTCAAGAAGCAAAAGATGTAGCAAAACTCTCAACTTTCTATAAATGTCATACTGGATGTGTTATTGTATATAAGAATCGCATAATCTCATCTGGTTGTAATTCTACTAAAACACATCCTTTACAAAGAAAGTACAACAAAGAACGATTTGATGATGACAATACACCGCATTATATGCATGCAGAGGTACAAGCTCTAACCAATCTGATAAATGACGATTCTATAAAATGGAAGAAAGTTCATATATACAACTATCGGATATCTAAAAATAAATATGCAATTTCAAGACCATGTGCTTCTTGCATGGCATTGATTAAACATCTTGGAATCCATCATTTGCATTACACAACAAATGATGGATTTACATATGAGTTTTTAGACTATTAAAAATAGAAATATAAATTCCTCCTTCAACAAAATATTATAATCTTCGTTGTAAGGGGGTATTATAAATGTGTTACGATAGTATAAATGACAGAATTCATGCTGAAGCAGAATACATTGTCGTACATAAAGCAACTGTTAGAGAAGCAGCTAGGGTATTTGGATTAAGTAAATCAACTATTTTTGTAGATGTAACCGACAGGTTATATTGGTTGGACTATGATTTATATAATCAGGTTAAGTTAGCACTCCAGTATAATAAAAACATGCGTGCTATAAGAGGTGGTTTAGCTACCAAATATAAGTATGCTAGTATGAAGAAATAAAATTAAAATAGGAATTCTTGTTATGGGAATTCCTATTTTTTTTTTTTGTTAAATTTACTTTCAAATATATATAATGATTGTGTAAAATAATAAAAAGGAAATAACCATTTATGTTACTTTTTAAAAAATTGAAAGAAAGAAAGTTTAGACAGAAACAGATAGAATTTGAGTTTAGATTAAATTCTTTGGAAAGTTTAAAACGTAGTATAGAGCATGCTAGAGAAATAGGTGTTACGGATTTTTATATAGAATTAACAAGGCCTAGTAATGTTAATGCAATTTGGACTGCTAGGACTGTATATTACCATGCTGGAGTTAAAAATATAAAGGAAAAAGAAATTGAAAAATGTATTAAAAAATGGTTAAAAGAAGAAAAATATAAAAAAATAAAAACTTTTAAAGATCCATACGTAATATACATACGTCTTAAGTAATAAAGGAGATAAAAATTTTTATGAGTTTATATGACGATTATCGTGCAGACATCCAATTTAGTAGAGATTTCCCATTTGGTATGCCGTCAGATACTTGGACCACTAAAGATGGTATAAAAATTAAATTAGCTGACATGACAGAGAAACATATAAAAAACTGTATGAAACTAGTTGGTGAAGATGATGATTGGTATTGGAAGTTTGAAGAAGAATTAAAAAGAAGAGGTAAACACTCTAGAAAGATTGTAATAAAACGAAAGGGCTATTCTGATATAAAATGATTAAGAGATTGATTCAAAAGAAAAAAGAAAAAGAACTTAGAAGGAAACAAGTTAAATTTGATCTTGAATTACTTTGTTTAGATGATTTACGTAAAGCATTAGAACATAGTATGAGTAGAACAGATATTACTCTTCACCACTATAATATTGGAATTGGAGTTAGAGGAGGTATATATCACGACATTACATTGTACGATTATACTATTTACCATCAGAATATAACTGATTCAACATATGTAATAGAACGATGGTTAAAACAAAATGGTTATGTTTATCGTTCTATAAGATATTTTCACTATAATGTCATAGAAGTAGACTTAATTAAAACTAGAAAAAATATTATAAAAACAGAAAGAAAGGGATTGAAGAATGGCAGAAACTAAGAAAAATCTAACTTATAACGAGGATAGTATTAAAGTACAGCAATATCCTGATAACGTAAGATCCAATCCAACTGTCTACATTAGTAGCTTAGGTAAAGAAGGAAATTCACACCTTTTAAGAGAGGTAATTGATAACTCTATCGACGAATTCTTGAATGGATTTGGAGAAACAATTACAATTGAAGTTTCTAATAAAAATGGAGTCTTCAGAGTAATAGATGAGGGACGTGGTGTTCCTGCAAAGTCTATAGAAAAGGCATTTACTACGCTTCATGCTTCAGGAAAATTTGATAAGAACAGTTATAGTACATCAGGTGGTCAGCATGGTCTTGGCAGTACTTGCGTTAACGCACTTAGTAAATATTTCCTTGTTATTACACATGAGAATGGTCATGAATACTCTCAGAGATTTGAGTATGGTAAGAAAGTTACTGAATTGAAAGATCTAGGTAAATCTACTAAGAAGGGTACTATAGTAGAATTTGCCCCTGATGAGTCAGTAATGGAAGTAAACCAGATTGATTTAGAGTCCATTAAAGAAGAATGTAAGATGAAGTCCTTTATCAACAGTGGACTTACATTAATTATCAAAGATCTTGATGAAAAGAAACAGTCAAAGTATTATCATAAGGATGGTTTAAAGGAATTTGTAGAGCTTAATGCACCAAAGGCTCTGTTCGTTCCTATTACATTTGCTACTAGTTCTACTGTAAGCAAAGCTAATAAGGAACTGAATGTAGAAATTGAATGTTCTTTCACATACAATAACTCCACAGATCCTATCAATATTAAATCCTTCTGTAACTCTATCTATACCAGTGATGGTGGTACTCATGAAACTGGATTTAAGATGGCTTTGACAAATTTAGTTAAGAAATACATTACAGATAACAATCTACTTTCTAAGAAAGATGAAAAGTTAGAAATTACTGGTGATGCAGTACAGGAAGGTGTAGTTGCAGTTGTATCAATTAAACATCCTCATCCTATGTACGATCAACAATCTAAAAAGAAACTTAATTCTACTGAGGTTTCTGGTGCAGTAATGAAGGCTGTTAATACTGAATTTGGTAAGTGGATTGAAACTCATACTAAAGAGATGAAAACAATCTGCAATAAAGTCATTGAGTCTGCTAAAGCAAATTCTGCTGCTAAGAGAGCTAAAGAGCTGGCAAATAAGAAATCTGAAAGTGGAATTACTGCAGTGTCTGACTTATCAAAGTTAGCAAACTGTATTTCTAAAAAGCCTGAAGAATGTGAACTCTTTGTAGTAGAGGGAAATTCTGCAAGTTCATCTGCTAAGAATGGTAGAGACAAGAACATTCAAGCTGTGTATGCATTAAGAGGTAAAATTCTTAATACTAATAACTTAGCTGAAGGTAAAATCTTTGAAAATAAAGAACTTTCAGATTTAATCTACATTTTGACTGGTAAGAAAACTGCAATTGGTAAGAACTTCAATATCGAAGATATGAAGTATCATAAACTTGTAGTATTAACTGACGCGGACGACGATGGATTACACATAGCAAGTCTTATCTTAGGATTTGTATATAGACACGCAAAGCCTATTTTGGATGCAGGTTATATGTATATTGCAATGCCTCCCCTTTACTCCATTGTAGAAAGAAATAAGAAGAGATATTTCCTCAATCAAGAAGAGTATGATGCTTACATTGATGAGAAGATTTTTGAAACTTATACTTTCACAGAGGATGGAGTTGTTTATGGTAAGGGTAAAGTAAGAACTAGATTAAAGCAGTTTGAAAACTACAAGAAACAGGTTACTAAACTTGCAATTGACAATGCTATGAATGTTAATTTAATTGATGATGTTTGTCGTTTCTTAAGAAAAAATGAAAAAGCTGACAGTAAAGCAATTATGACATTCATTAAGTCTATTGGAGATTTTGAAATCTTCAAGAATGAGGAAGGTAATACTGAACTTAATGGACTTTACAATGATACATTTGTAAATGCAGTTGTTAAAGATTTGGTTAAAGTTGCTAAGAAAGCTAAGGAACTTCTAAACGAATTTCCTAAGTCATTTAAAATTGGTGATGATGAAATTAGTATCATGAACTATGAAGCTATGTATCAGCAGGTTACACCTAAATCTAGAAGTCGCTTTAAGGGACTTGGCGAAATGGATGCTAGTGAACTTTGGGAAACTACCCTTGATCCTTCAGTAAGAAACATCATGCAAGTAGTTCTTTCTGATGATGAAAAGACTGATGATGTTATGGATACCTTATTAAATTCCAATAGCAAATATGCAGATAAGCGTAAGGTATTTTTAATGAAGAATCAACAAAAGATCAAAGAACTAGAGATTTAAAACTACAAGAGAGAATGTATTAATTTACATTCTCTCTTTTTTTCTTGTTAAATCATAAAACCAACATTTTTATATAAGAATTTTACAAAAGGAGAACTATACTATGGCACAGGTTACAATTGATGCTACTAATAACAATAAAACGACAAATGTTAGAAAAAATGTAAATCCAAAGTATGATCAAACGATCACTGCACTTAAAAAGTGGACTATCGAGAATTTTTATTTTAACAACAATACAGTTCACTATTTACACCCTGAAACACAATATACTACACAGTTAAGCACATCAATTAAATGCAATGAAGTGGTATATAAAAAGTCTGAATTTGATACTGCGTTATCTCATCTGATGTATATTTGTATCGTAGTTGGTAAGACTATGGAAGAAACAGAAAGAATTGCAGCTATCGAAGAATTATGTCAGTCAGTAAATGACGAATCTGAACTATGAATCCCATCCCTAAGATGGAATAGAACGAGAAAACGTAAGAAATTTTAAATTTTCATTAACTTCTAATCTCCTTTTTATCTATATATTATGTCTTGGTAACTAAAAATATTTGATTCATCAGGAGGTTTCTAAAAATAATATGTACAGTTTTGGAAAAGAAGTAAGGGATTTAAAAGAAGCAGAAAAAATTGCTATTGAAATGATTGAGAAAGGAAAGTTTAATAACTTTCTAAAAAAGGCAAAAATAAATAAAGTATTCTTAATTGACAACATTACGGTAGCTGAATGTTTTACATTAGGAATTGACTACGATATTTTTCTAGAAGATTGTTTTGATAGTAAAACACAACAGACAGTTATTGATGAAATTAAAAAACGAGAAAGCTATGCAGATAATTCACTAATTGTAGGAAATAGCTCAATGTATTTAGAAGATTCAGATGATTTGTTATTTGGATTCTTTTTATGTAGTGACGCTTTTTCTAAAACTAATAGTGATAAAATACTTCTTTTAGCTATAGGATTTGCTTTAGGTGAAGATATTGCTGAAGCAATCAAACAATTTGTAATCGTAAAGTAAAATTTTAAAAGAGAATGTTTTATTGAGAAACATTCTCTTTTATCTATTGCTAGATAAGGAGGAAAGTATGTTATGAACAATGGAAAGTATTTCATAATCGAGATTGAAGAGATCTTACAAAAACTAGTTGTAGTTAAAGTTCCACCAAATAGTGATGAACATGAAGCTATAAGAAGAGCTAAAGAAAACTATAAACATGGATTTTTTAAGTTAGGTTTAGATGACTTAAAAGAAGTCAACTATAATGTTTTTGAGTATAACCATCCTGATGAAGTACAAGAATTAATAGAAAAAGCAATGTTAGAAGAAGAAAATGAAGATGAATTTAAAGAGTACTTAGAAATTTGTAATTCTGATTTTTAGGAGTACAAAAAATGAAAGAACTAAAATTTGTTGTAAAACTTAATGATAAAACTTATAACTCTTGGGCGTTTGTAGATAAAGAAATCAAAGAAGTAACTGGTAAATATAGCTTTTTTGGTGAACAAGAATGTTTTGAAAGTATAGAAGAAGCAAGTCTTTTTATTAAAGACGTGTTATATACTCCTAGAATTAATAGATGGAGACCAGAAGTTGATGAAACTTGGTTTGAAATTGTACCAGTTTATTTTTCAAAAGATTTTAAGAGATATGTAACAAAAGAAATATTAGAAGAGGAGAATAAATAATGGCAGAAAATATAATCAAGAAAGATATAATTGACATACAAGAAGATAATATGTTACAGTACATGTTATCACTGATGTATGACAGAGCTATTCCAGATATTAGAGATGGATTAAAACCCGTTCAAAAATATGCCATCTGGGAATGTTATACTAGTGGATACCTTCCAAATAAACCTCATGTAAAATGTGCTAAGATTGTAGGTTCTATTATTGGTTCTTGGAGTCCTCATGGTGATACAAGTGCTTATGATGCGTTGTGTCGATTAGCTCAAGATCATTCCATGTCAATTCCACCAATTGACTTTCATGGTCAGTGTGGATCTATTGATGGATCAGGTGCAGCAGCATATCGTTATACCGAAGCAAGACTTAGTAAATATGGTCTTGATTTAATGCAAGAAATTGATAAAGATGCAGTTGACTTTGAAAAGAACTTTGATGTGTCTAAAGATCAACCTACTGTTCTACCAGTTGTCATTCCAAATATCCTTGTCAATAGTTCAATGGGTATTGCTGGCGGATATGCTAGTAGTATTCCTCCACACAATATTAAAGATATCTGTAATGTAGTCATTGAATTAATTGACAATCCAAATATGTCAGTTAAAGAAATTGCACATAAACTAACACCAGACTTTCCTACAGGTGGTATACTTTGTTCTAAGAAGGATATTGAGAAAGCATACATTACTGGACAAGGTTCAGTTAAACTTCGTGGTAGAGCAAATATAGTGAGAAATAAGAATGGAACATCAGAAATTGTAATTACTGAAATTCCATATATGACTACTATTGGTCCTCGTATGTCAGGTACATCAACCAATACAGATGGTGGCTTAATCAATTCTATAGTCGCTAAGATTAAAGATGGAACTATTGAGGGTATAAAGGACATTCATGACGTTTCTGATAAGAATGGTCTTTGTATTAAAGTTTTCATCAAAAAAGACTATGATCCTGATATTATTCTTAATCAGCTGTATAAATTCACTCAGTTAGAGTCTACCTATAAAATTATTCTTGTTTGTAAAAATGGAAATGACTTCAATGTTTACAATATTAAGAAAATTTTAACTGAATGGTTAGAATTTAGAGCAACTACAATCAGACGTATTATAGCTCATGACATTAAAAAGGCTAAATATAGAGAACATATCTTAGAAGGTTTATTAAAGGCTCTCAAAGATATCGATACTGTTATCAGTATTATCAGGAAAGCTAAAGGCAGAACTGAAGCTAAAGAAAAGTTAGTTGAAAAATATGGTTTTACTGATCTCCAAGTAGAAGCAATACTTGATATGAAACTGTCTCAACTTAATTCTCTTGATGGTAAAAAACTTGAAGATGAAAGAGTAAGCAAACAGAATGAAATTATAACTCTAAAAACTAATCTGAAAGAAGAAAACATCTATAACAGAATTAAGGAAGAACAAAAAGAGTTTGCTAAGAAATATGGTAAAGATAGAAAAACTACTGTAGAAGAAATTGATACTGAAATTACAACTGAGGATATTATTGCTGATGAAGATACACTTATTGTGGTAACTCAAGATAACTATATCAAGAGAGTTTCTAATGAGTTCAAAACTCAGAAACGTGGTACTCAAGGTATTTCTATTGGATCTAACAGTATAACTGAAATGTTTGCAGCTTCTACTAAAGACCATTTACTTTGTTTTACTAATACTGGTCGTGTATATGATCTCAAAGCTTATGATATCAAAGAATCTAAAGATTTGAAAGCTAAGGGATTGAGAGTTGAAAGTTACTTGAATTTGAAAGAGAATGAAACTGTAACTAATATTCTTTGCATTAGTAATACACAGATGAATGATAATGAGTCATTTTTAGTATTTGCTACCAGAAACGGAATGATTAAGAAGACTAAACTAGAAGATTTTAACAACATTCGTTCTAATGGAATTATTGCGTTGATGTTAAAAGCTAATGATGAGCTAGTTTGTGTTAAGTATATTGACACTAGTAAAGATATGCAAGACATCTTGATATCTACTAAAAATGCTCAAACTGCCAGATATGATCATGAAGAAATCAAAGAGTTAGGTAGAAACACTTATGGTGTAATTGGACTTTGTTTAGAAAATGATGATAAGATTACAGACATGACAGTCATAGAAAGTGATGATCAGCTTATCTTCTTTGCTACTAAGCAAGGTTTAGGTAAAACTATTCTAGTTACAGATAATGTTGAAAAAACAGATCCTAATTCTAAAGAGAAAACAATCATTAATGATGGCTTTCCAAGATTAAAGCGTTCATCTAACATCAAGGGCAGATTGTGTATGAAACTTAAAAAAGATGATGAACTTGTATCTATGGTAGCTGTCAATTCTGAAGAAGATGATTTAATGGTAGTAACAAATACTAAACTTTTAGTAGTTGAATCAGGTGAATTCAGAAAACCTCTAAAAAGACCAACTTATGGTAAGAAACTAGTAAATCTAACAAATGATGACTTTGTAAGGAAGGTTATTACAAGATAATTACAATACTCATCTAACTAAAACAAATGATAAAAATGGTTATTTCAAGAATCTAAAATCTTGAAATAACCATTTTAAATTTAATTGGAAGGAATATCCAAAATGGAAAAGAAAGTTTTTGATTTAAAGGTAGAAGTCAATTTAAAAGTTACAGAAGACGATATTGAAGATATCATGGTAACAGCTTTAGAAGGTGGAATTTCTTATTGGGCGTGTCTTGATAATACAAGAGAAGAATGGAAAAATTATGAAAATGATGATGACACACCAACTAGTATTATTGCAACTAAAATACTTCTTGATGGGAAGTCACTTTATTTCAGTGATGTTGAGGATCCTGATGAAATTTGGGAATTAACGTTAGACAAATTAATGATAAGTATTGGAACAATTATTTTACATGATGAACATGAGTTGAGTTGTTCAAATAATACTTTAAATTTAGATTGTTTAGATGCATGTCTAGCAGATTCAATCATACAATACGCACTTTTCAATGAGATAATTTTTGGTTAAAACTTTTATAATTCTTCTGGAGGAATTAAAAATGAGATGTCCTAAATGTAATGGTGAAGTATTACTTACTGCAACTGCAACTGATAGTACAGGTGAAGACATTATTCTTCAGTATCATTGCGATTCTTGTAAGACAGAGTTAATAGAAAAAGATATTTTAGATTTGGATGGAACAAATTATGACTTAGATGGAATTTTAAGTTGATGGAAATAATTAATCAGAGAAGTTGATGGTATCAGAGTAAAATAATGAATCATGAAATATAAAATAGTATCAAAATTGTATAATGAATCAATAATCTAGACAGTATCAATAATAGAAATGAATCATTCGAACAAATAGTATCACGTTGGTGTAATGAATCAAATGAACTTATAGTATCAACATACAGAAATGAATCAGAACAAGAAATAGTATCAGGAATACACAATGAATCAATGATATTAATGTAGTATCAACCCATCTAAATGAATCATTGTTGTCTACAGTATCATATATAAAAAATGAATCAACATGGTCAAATGGTATCACTTTCAATTAATGAATCAAATAAAGAAATAGTATCAAATACTTATAATGAATCACGATCACCAATACAATAGTGTCAGAGCGTTTCAATGAAAAAAAAGAATATACCCACCAAAGGATATATTCTTTTTTTTTTGTAAAAACTTCTAGTTACCAAGTTTCATCTTAAAATCTATCGTTCATATTTGTAATCATAATTTCCACAATCCCAAATTCGACAATACTTAGTTTTGTCCATTATCTGGAACTCAGTTAAGTTATCATCGTAAATCTCTGGAAATAATTTCTTTAGTTTATGCTTCTGAAAATTAAACCTAGTTTCTCTAGTAACAAAGTCTGTATAAGAATAACCAGGTTTACTAATATCATCTAGAACAAATCCAGTTGATTCATATAATCCACCTTTAGACCATCTTCTATCAGCATATGTTATAATACTCTTCCATTCATAATTCTCTTTAAAGTATCCAAATAACTTATCAAATGCTCCATAGACTTGAAATTCTATATCAGTAGCAAATCTAGAAAGTTCATAGTCATACTTTCCCTTTTTTGTAAATCTAGGTTTACAAAATGTCATAACTGCAACTAATCTATTTTCTTCATCGTTTATAGGATACCATAATCCAAGCTTTACATTAGCTTTATCTTCACCTTGAATGTGATTTTCATTTAGGAATTGATTCTTATCTGAAGCATTAAGCTCAGCTATAAAGCATTTAGATGCTCTAATTTTAGGTAGTTCTTTAGAACAGCCTAAAATGTGTTTTAACTTAGACTTGACTATATCTTGCTTAAAGTTCCATTCATCTTCAAAAACATGTATTAATTGTATACCTTTCTGTTTACAAGCAATGGTTTTGTTTAAGTGATAGTTTTTATCTGATAACATTTTCTCACTATGCCAATACAAACCATCAAATTCGATTGCTATATTTTTCTCTGGTAGGTAAATATCTAACTCTTTTCCATTTAAAATTGTACGATCATTTTCTATAATCGTTCCAGTGTAAAATGATTTGATAAATTCGATGATTTCTTTTTCATCGTCACTGTAACCCTTTATCTTAGAACATTTAGGACAACGATGCATTCTTGATGTAAAATGATGAGGAAGTACTGGATAATCATGTCCACAGGTATTATGCATCATCTTAATAGAGACGCTTGCATTTACATATTTTCCAAGAACAGTATATTCATCACCTACTAGATCATAGACTTGCTTTTCAAATTGTTCTTGGGTGAATGTTCTCTCTACTAGTCTACAATCCTTACAACGAACTCCTTGTTTAAATGAATGGGGAGTAATGTAATCAAGATCCTTTCCACATGTATTATGTCTCATTGCTATTAGAGTGTCTGTATTAACATACTCGCCTAGCACAGTGTACTCGTCACCTACTAGAGCATAGACATCTTTCTTAAATCTTTCAGTTGTATAAGCTCCACATATCTTACATCTAACTCCACCAGTTATAAATGCATGAGGAGTTGTAGGAAAAGTTTCTCCACAAACAGAATGTAACATTTCAACTGGTTCGTTATATTTAGTAAACGGAGTTACTGGTAGGTACTCTCCACCAACCAAGTCATACACTTTTTGCTTAAACTTTTCATCCTTCTCCTTTGCTAAACATGTCTTACAACGTTGCTGTCCTTTTTTAAATCTAGCTGGTATGATTGGATAAATTTCTCCGCACTTATGTTTTATATCGAGTTCTGTATTGTTATTTACATAGGTTCCTAAAACTGTATAGTCAGTTCCAACTAATTTGTACACTTCTTTCTTAAATGTTTCTGTAGTTCCTTTAAGGTTACCAAAACATACTGGACATCTTGTATTATCTTTAAAATGTGCTGGTGTAATATACCACTCATCATAACCACAAACGTTATGTTTCATTCGTATCTTTGTCTTATCATTTGCATATTCACCTAGAACAGTATATTCATCACCAACTAAACTTTCTACTAAAGCCTTGTACTCTTCAGTATTAGATCTTGGCCACATAAGTTTTCCTCCTTTATCTCGGTTCGAACAAATACTTTATTGTATTGTTTCGAAAAATTTAAAGGAAAAAGTAAAAGGGATTACCCAAATAGGTAATCCCTTTATAAAGTTGACTTAAGCGTTAAGGTCCTTCTTAAGCTGTGCGCCAGAAGTGAAGGAAGGCTGCTTACGTGCAGGAATGAGAATCTTTTCAGAAGGATTCTTAGGATTATGACCTTCTCTTGCTTCTACAGTTCTAGCCTTAAAAGTACCGAAGCCAGTAATCTGAACGATACCGTCAGTACGGAGACCAGAAGTGATTAGGTCGAGAAGAGTATTAACAACTTCTGCAGCTTCATTCTGAGTCAGCTTTACGCCCTCCATGGGGGTCTTAGAAAGTGCCTTAATTAGATCAGTCTTAGTCATGATTTTTTACCATCCTTTATTAATTTTTTAAATTTTTAGCATTTACTTATAAAAATGAGTTTTTCTATGTATTACAACCAAAAACTAATTTCTATATGCATTATAAATATGTTTCTAGATTTTGTTTCTTTTTTATATAAAAAATCCCATTTTAAAGTTTTAGACAAGTGTACTACAAATATAGTTTCTACAACAATTAGTAATATTTTCTCTAAAACTTTCACATTATCCTACAAAAGTATCTTCTAATCAATTATTCGTTTTTCATATTTTTTATGGTAAAAATATAGAAGTAAAAATTAAATATATATTTTAATCTTGTAAAATATAGTAAAGGAGAAAATTGCTATGTATAATTTATTACAAGCTTATTCAGATGAAAACCCAGAGAAATTTAACGAAGAACTGATCTATCTAAAGGAACATGATGAAGTATTAACACACATCAACTCTATCTTTAAGGCTCTTGAAGTTATTAATGGAGTTGAATTTTTAGGAAGTACTATTAATAAAGATGAATCTAGTTTTCCAGATTATATTAAGAACGAGAAGCACCAAGTCAATATTGAAGAGTCTAGACATATGTTAATTACATTTAAGTTTAGGATTTTTGATAACAAAACAGGTGAAGAGGAAATTATTGAAAAGAGCTTGTTCTTTCCTAAATTGATAGACAAGACTTATTTTATTTTGAATGGAAATAAGTTTTTCCCAATTTACCAAATTATCGATAGCGCAACATACAATAACAATAGTAGTTTAACTTTAAAGACACTATTGATGGGTGTTACAATTCGTACTAAAGATATCGAATTTTATGATATGGACGACAATAAATATGAAGGAGTCATTAAAGTAATCGATCTGTTTAAAAATAAACTCAATTACTTGATGTATTTCTTTGTAGATAGAGGTTATAACGATACTTTAGAATATTTCCTAGGTAGCGAAAATGTAAAGAAAATCCATTTAGTATTAGAAAACAGTAAAGAACATAAAAAGATTAACAATAACAACTACGTACAGTTTAAGTTAAAGGAAGAAACCATACTAGCTGTTGAAAAAGAATTATTTGATAGGTACTTTAAGTTCTTTACAAATGTAATTGATATTCTTAGTGATACTGAAATGTTTCAAATTCTTGATAAAAACTATTGGAAGTTAGAAATGGGTAAGCTATTCAGTAGAAATAAGAATAATTACGAAAGCAAAGCAGATGATATTTTAATTTCATTTAAGAGAATTCTAGATAATTCTACACAAAGTACTTTAAGATTAAAGGAAGAAAATAAGAGTGATATTTTTGCCATCATTAGATGGATGGTAAGAAATTATGACACTCTAATCTATCAGGATAATATGTCATTGGATTATAAGAGAATTCGTATTAATGAGTATCTTTGCTATGACTTGCTTATTAAGATGAGTAATTCAACATATAGATTGCTTAATAAGTCTGAAATTACTTTAAAGGATAGACAGACTTTATTTAGTACTTTAACTCCTATGTATATTTTAAAGAAGATTGGTAGTAACGAACTGTTAAGATATTTTGGTGGCGTAAATGCGATTGAACTATTTAATCCTAGTCTTAAGTTCTCACAACGTGGATTCCAAGGTCTAGGTGAAGGTAGTCGTGATGTTAATAAGTCTTACAGAGGACTGCACTATTCATATCCTGGAAGGATAGGTCTGACTAGTAGTTCAGCTGGTGACCCAGGTATGTCAGGAACGTTCACTCCTTTCTCAAAAATTTATGTTGATAATGGTTTTTATTTCTCTGACACGATGTTAGACGAAAACGAACAAGACTTCTGAGAAATTTTATAACAATTTTATAAGTAGTGAAGGTCATAAAGAGAAAGTTTTATTCACTTTTTCTTTATGACTTTTCTACAAAAATTTTAATAAAATGATTGGAGACTTATAATGAGTAACCTAATGAACAAAATTAGAACATCAAAAATAATTTTCAACATTCTTTTTATTTTATCTGAAGCGTATGCTGTTGTTACAAATTTACTTCCTTCAAAAGAAGAAAGAATTAAAAAGAACTATGAAGCTGTAAAGAAATTCACTAAAGAAGATGGTAAGGAATACATCAATGGACAAGGTTTAGGAGAAGTAGCAACTTTACCATTTGGAAAGAAAACATTTAGTTATTGCGGATGTGGTGCAATTGCAACTTACAATTCCTTAGTAACTTTAGGCTGTAAAGATTGTTTGGCTGATACTGCTAAATATTATGAGACCAGTGGACTTATTTTAGACGGTGCCTTTGGTATCCATCCAAATGCTGTTAGAAATTATTTTGAAGATGTTCAATGTGATGTAAACGTACATATACTCTACAATTCTGATGTAGATAACAATTATGAAAAGTTTGATGAAATTTTTAAAGATGCAAAATCTGCAATCCTTTTATCTTGGAATTCTGTAAATCTAAAGCATGATAATGGTAATTTTGCAGGAATGCATTATGTATCTATATCACATTCATTAGACAAAGATGGTAATCCAAGAATTGATGTTTATAATGCATACAGTAAAGTAAACCATCTTGTACATTACAACTCAATCGAATCGTACATTAAAACACAGAAAATACTCCCAGTAGTTTTATTTACACTCAACAAGTAATAATATTTAATCCGTACTATATCTATATATTTTAGATATAGTACGGATTAAATTTATGCTTAAAAATGAAAGGAAATAATACAAGATATGTATGAACGAGAGAATTATATATCATGGGATGAATATTTTATGGGAGTAGCTTTATTAGCTGCTAAGAGAAGTAAAGATCCTAGAAGACAAGTTGGAGCTTGTATTGTAAAAGACAATAAAATTTTAGCAACTGGATACAATGGTTTTCCTAGAGGATGCTCTGATGATGCTTATTGTTGGGCTAAAGATGTTGACAAAGAAGTAAATGAAAGAGAAAAAAGATTTAATAATAGACTCTCACGTAATAAGTTCTGGTATGTTATTCATGCAGAACTAAATGCAATTCTTAATTGTAATAGAACTGACTTAGATAATAGCATCATTTATGTTGATCTATTTCCTTGTAATGAATGTGCAAAAACAATCATTCAAGCTGGAATAAAAGAAGTTGTTTATATGAGTGATGAGGATATACACAAAGAGTCATATAAAGTGTCTAAACTAATGTTAGATGATGCAAATGTCAAAATAAGAAAGATTGAAAGAACTGAATTTTTGATAAAACTAATGGAGGTTTAAGTATGTTTATACGTGTAGGAACTGTAGAAAGATACAATGAGAAAAAAGATGAAATTCTTGAAAACTTTGGTGAGAAAATTTTAGAAAGAACTAAAGAAATAGTAGAAATGCTGGATGAAGAATATGGAAAGGACAGAGATGTCTTTAATTCTGATGGTGGATGGGTTGTTTTAATTAAAAACTACAAAGGTTTTGATGACTATGATGAACATTCAGAAACTGAAAGTCTATCAGAATCTGTGTATGAATATTGTAATGAAATTGATTTTGATCCATTTGTAGAAGTTCTCTATCTAGTAAATAACGAAACTGGTATCACTGTTTTTATGCCAAAGGAAATCTTCGAGACAGAATTAAACGAAGATGATTGAAAGGAGAGCACTCTATGAATGTTCTGTTAAGGAAAATCATAATTACATCAGACGAAGAAATTCAAATCCTTAATGAGAATACAAAAAAGACATTGTTTGGTAGAAATAAAGTTGTTGAAAATATAACTACTGAACAAGAACACTATGAATATTGGATTGAATTCCATATTGATCAAGGTAGATTTTACTATGGTGAGAAAAAACCTATAGAAATTGAAGGTAGGAATGGTATTTACAAATATCAAATCACTACTAGTCACACTAAACGTGGTCTTGATAAAAGTTTAGAAATTATCAGTGAAATTATGGAAAGAACTAAACTTATACATCCAAAATGGGAAATTGAATTGTATCAGGTTAAGAATATGCCATTCTATAGACAATTCGATAAAGATAATTGAGACATATAATGGTGCCTTGTAATAGAAAATCAATGTAATCGACAGTATCAATATTTGAAAATGAATCACTAGAAGAGATAGTAACATAACTTATGAATGAATCAATATGTAAGACAGTATCAGACATATGCTAATGAATCAATACTAATTACAGTAACAGTCACCACTAATGAATCACATCGGGTAACAGTATCAAATAAATATAATGAATCAAATAACTTGAAAGTATCAATTGTAGCTAATGAATCAGTGCACATTAATAATATCACAGCGGTAATAAATGAACCATAATTGCGGATAGTAACAGAAGGAAATAGTGAATCAATGTCAGGGAACAGTATCAAGAGGTGAAAAATGAGTCAGCGAGAATGACAGTATCATATGACAGCAACGAATCAATATATTAAACTCGTATCTTTTGTTCAAATGAATCATTCATACGGACAGTATCATGCTAAATCAATGAATCATGGATGAAAATAGTATCAGTGACTTATAATGAGTCAAGATAAAAAACTCGTATCATTACAAATAAACAATAAGAAATGACTAAATGAGATTTACTCTCATTTAGTCATTTTTTTTTTACATTTTTATAGCAATGTTAAGTTCTGGGAATCTAGCTTCTACTAAAATTCTGTCTTTACTATATCTATCGTTAGCGTTCCATTCTTCCTTTAGATACTTAAGACCACGAATAACTTGCTTTGTTACTTCCTTTAAGTCAGAAGATTCTCTTACAAGAATAGGATATGCTTTAGGATTAAAAGATAAAATCTTTAAAGGATCACATTTGATCTTTAAGCCATTTTCATCATAAGCAACTGCTTCGTTAATCATCATGTTGTGATTATGATATTCAGTTTCTAAAACTAAAGTTTTTGTATTGGATGGCATATTGTAATCTAAAGATTCGAAATAAGATTGAATGTCCAAATCTGTATTGTTAATTGCAGTATCAAAATTAAAACTGCTTTCAGAAATAACCTTACGTTTGTAAACTAGATTCATTTCATTTAAACGATGATCCCAGAATTCATCAGTAGATTCCTGAGTTAAGGACTCAATCGAAATTGTATCAGACCATTTTGTATAATAATTTGCTACTAAAATCTTACCTAAGTCTGTAAAGTCTTCAGTATACATTTTAGAATCAACACCAAATGTCTCTAGATTTTCTATACCAACATCAGTTAGAAGATTTTTACCTTCACACCAAGTATAAAACTTTTCTAATATATTAAATGAATGCTGTTTATTCATGATTTCAGTCAATACTTCCTTTCTTTTAAAAGTTTTTGTATCATATTACATTATTTAGTTGTTTGCTTTTATTTATCCAACAAAGATCTTTCTATGTCTAGCAGACTTGTTAAAATTACTTCTCCAACGTTCTAACAATTGTTTCTTATCTTCAAAAGCTGAGTCAAGTTTATCCATGAAAAGTTCAACATTTCCGAATGTAGTATTGATTGTACTAAATCTTTGTCTAATAGGATAAAGTGCAATACGTACATCATAAAGAGCACACTCTAAAAACTCATTTCTATACCCCAATGGAATAGTAGCTAAATGCTCTGGATGGATTGTTTTAACCTGTACTGTAAAATTTCCAAGTAATTGTGTTTTTGGGAATACAGATACTATATTTGGTGATTCATATTCAAATGTAATAGGCTGTAAGAACATAGATGCTATGTCTGCAGTCATCTGTCTATTAATTGGATCACTGTCATAATATGCTAAAGGGAGACCTGAATTACCCATATAGTTTTCAGCTAATACTTTAGAAACACCTAATATTTCTCTATCAGTCTTTAGATAAAACGTATTAAAACGATTAGGTACCTTATCCTCAGCTACACGAATGGTAAGATACTCATAGTTTGGATAGTAGATACTAAATGTTGGAAGTGTTTGTGTTCTAACAATTTCCATAATCTCATTTGCATCTAATTCCAATACTTGTAAGGATGCACCTAAATTTAGTTCGATGTATTGTAAAACATCAGTAGGATTCATTGGCATATTTATTCACCTACTTTCTTTATCTGCTTAAATCAAAATATCTGAGTCGTGTCTTTCACTATTAACTTTTAGATACGAATAACTAGAACTATTAGGAACTGTCATTTTACCAACAATTGGATTTGCTAATACTCGATTATCAGTCTTAATAGTTACTTCGTCCTTTAGATCTTTAGTAGTTGCACCAGCAATATCATCTGGTGTAATTTCGTATGTGTTTACTGTAAAACCAGGAACCATAGACTTTACCTTATCATCAATCATATCAGAAGTTGCGGCATTTATATCAATGGCTTCTTTTTTGATAGCTAATGCAAAGTTTTTATACTTTTCAGTATAATTTCCACATAGATCCATTAAAGCTGAAGATTCAGAAAAACTCTTTAACTCAAATAGATTCTCTAATTTGTCTCTCTTTAAGTAGTGAAGAACAGTCTCCTGTAAGAGTCTCATATTGTTAAGAAATCTTACTTCTTCCATTTCATCTAATGAGTCTTCTATATTTAAAGGTCTAGAATTTAAAGCAATTCCAATAAAATCTTCATTGTCTATAAACTGAATGCTACTTTCTGTAAAATATGGTTTAAAATATTCATTCATCTTACTACGCTGTAAATCATGATTGATACTTTTTGCTGTTCTCAATCCAATTTTTTTTATGTCTTCCTTATTATAGGTCATTTAGATTATACCTTGCCTTTCTTTATATTTTGCCATGTATTTTTGTATCCGTCTAATTAATGATATGTTTTATCATATTAAAGAAAAAAGATGATTTACAAATATAGAGAAGTATAGCCACTAAAGACTATACTTCTCTATAACTTAATCTTGCATGAGCAGAGTGTCTAATACAAAATCTTCTTCGTCACAACAATCAATGCGATCAAAAGGAGGTCTGCACTGACATTCCATTCCACCTAAAGGCATAGGAGGACGGCACATATTGTAGACATCTCTATTATTTAATGCATTAGAATTTTCATCTGCACCATCTTCATTATCTTCATCATAACCAGAAAAATCATCATGACTTAAAATACGAATAGCATCATCATTAAATCCAACCAAAATGAGAATAATGTTTACACCAGATTGTGCCAGATGACCCTTTACTAATACAGAGTAGAAAGGAACACGTTTACCACCTTTAGTCTCATACTTTTTTACCATTTCAAAAGCATCAATAACTAAAGTAGTTGGAATAGAAATAACGTACTTTCTCTTGTTTAAGTCCTTCTTAAATTTTTTAGTATTTCTTAAAATGACGGTAATACCCTCTACATCAGCTTCAGATTGAACTGCCATGTCAAAATATTTTAAAAATACCTCATGTTCATCAAATTCAAGTAAAGCTGATTCTATTTCATTAAAAGCTTCAGCTGTTCTAGCTGTAATTTTTAGCATAATACTTTAAATCTCCTTTCATCATTTTTAATATTCACAAACACCATAAAGTAATAATTTGTTTTTGCATAATTACTCACTGAGAATTTCCATAACAGGAGACTCATAATATTCGTTAAGAGCTTCTGAAAAATTTTCTGTCATATAATATTCAATACCAAGATCTTCTTTTCTGATTTCAATTTTATCTTTAAGCAAATTAGTATCAAAATCATAAATTTCTTGATCGCTAACGTCTATACTTCCAGCAATATCACGTTTTCTTTCCATATTTGAAAACAGAGAGTTTATTGCTTTTCTAAAATAAGGTGTTTTCTTTAATAATTTTTCGATAGCTTCAATATCGTTTTCAATCTCTTCAATCTGCTTGGGAGACATATTTTTACGGTTATTATTTAATTCATATTTTAACTTTTCTAAAGTAAATATAATTCGCTTTCTATCAGTAGGATGTTCGTCATTCATATATTTTACGAAATCAAATAAAACCTCGTGATAATAATCTAAAATTCTAATTAATGGAATTTTTGACGTAATTTTTCTTTTATAAGATAAATCGTCGGTATTATTAAATGTCGCTACGACACCTTTAGCATAACCATATGAAGCAGCAAAATTATCGGCAAATCTTTCATTAGTGTATCCTTTACCTTTCTTTTCCTGCTTACTTAATTCTTTATATGACGCAGAATTAATAATAATTGGAAGAAATAAAGTATAAAAGACTGTTTTTGCCAATCTAAAGCCAGATGTAAGTAGTTTTTTACTAACAGTAGACAATGTATAAAATAATTTACCAATACCAGTATGGTCTGATTTATATTTTTGATTTACAATATCATGTGCCTTATCTGTTAAAAATTTTTTTGTTTGCTCGTAAGTCGTATACTGTAAACCCTGTTTAAAACTAATTCCTTCTTGTATTAGAACCTTTACTACTTCTACAGTTAAATTTGGATCGTAATTATAGTAATCTAACAACTGTAAGAGATATAAAACCAATTCAGTAAATACTTTAGCTTTACGATTTTGAATTTCTTCCTTAATAAAAAAGAAATTATGTCCAATTTCATGTAATAAAACTGCCATAATGCTTTCTATATTATAATTTCGTATAGTGTAGCTATTGGTATAAATGTAAAGAGTCTTACCAACAGATGATTTATAGCGTATACCACTACTATCAGAAACTAATTCAAAAAAACTGTCATTATAACTACGATTTTTTTCATAATAGAATGGCATAGTATACGCATTCATACCTCTCTCATCAGCTATAATGGAAAAATATACCTTTTCACAGTTAAATTTTTTAGCAATTAGATTCTCAAATTTAGTTTTTTCTGGAACTCCATTTGGATTTTTATTATTTGCAACTGCATCTTTTAGAGCCTGAATACAATTTTCACATTCTAGTAAAGTTTCATCCTTACCAAAATAAGACTCTTGTAGGATTATATTTTCATTCATAGGTTTTCAATTTCACCTTACTTTCTTTTTAATATTTGTTCAGGATAACCTGTTGTGTTGCAATACAGAAAAAGATGAAAATCGACTTTCTATAAGCAATGAGAGATGCAACTCTACTTGTTTTTAAATATTTCTCAGAATTTTCTTTTAACCAAGTATCTAATATTTCTTTGATACGAATTATACCCTTGTCATTAGTATTTGACTTACCATAGATTTTATTAGCATACACTAAGAAATTATTACTGGAGAATGTTGCTTCTGGATGCTTATCAACTACCAGATATTGATGCAAGAACAGTATTATGAATTCCTTTATCAATTTGTCGTCTTTTTCTATGATCCGTTTGACAACATTATGAACCTCATTAATAGATACGCCAGCTATTTTAGCAGACATTTCTATGATATTTTGGTTCAAATTAGATGTGATGATTGTATTTGCACATTTTTCACCCATCTGATATATTTTAGCAGATACATTAGTTGTCTCATAGAAATCTTCAACATCAGTTCCTTCTCTTTCAGTATTCATGTACACTTTACTGTCTTTGTACTTGTTGTAAAGTGTTAGAATCTCTTTGATGAAGTTATTGATACGAACGTACATATTCATAATGTACTGGAAGATAAGATAGTCAGAAAATTCCTTATCGTTTAGATATTCCTCGTATTTTTCATGACAACCAAGTGAAACCTTTTGTAATACCTGTATGATTGTACCATATTTTTTTATGTCATATCTGTTACTCATAGTACTGATGATGTAAGCCAATTTATTAGGATTGAATGGGTACTTTAGTCTTGCATTTATAATTGAAGAGTACAATGCTAGTGCAAGATATAAAATAGATAACTTCATTTCGTTATCTTTTTTATTGTCTCTGTAATACTTAATTACATTGGTTAAAGCCCAATATTCTGGTTTGTTATATAAAACCCAGTGACTATCAGTCTGTCCACTTTCTTTTATGAGTGCTTTAATTTCATTTGGTGTCTTACCTACGCTATTAAAAAGTACTTCTCCATCTAAACTATCAACTTTCCAGTATAAGTACTTAAAGTCAGCATTAAATAGCTTGTCGTGATTTCGGTCTATATATTTTGGAATGTACTCTAAAAGTTCTTTTCCTTTATTTCTATCAAGGTTCATCTTTATATCTGGATAGCACTTTTCTTTAAAAACAAATGTGCTAGTATTTTTAGACGTAGCCATATAAATCACCTTTCTTTCATTATAGTTTTGTATTATAGAATTGTTTTGAATGCATTATAGAATGCAAAAAAAAAGAAATAGTTTTCCATGAGAAAACTATTTCTTTTTAATTTTAGTAGTTGCTTACTCTTAGCTCACGAATCTTATTCGTCCAACCATTATCTACAGAAAGATGATCTCGTCTTCCAGTAAGCACCCACATAAGTTTTGTTGAAGAACTAGGTCTATACGTTTCGTCAATATGAGACTCACCAAATCCATCAGTGAAATAAATTAGCAAGTCTGGCTTTTCGCTTCCACGTAACTCTTCCTTTAAGTATTGAAAGACTGGTTGAAAACGAGTTCCGCCTCGTCCTGTTACTTTTGTACTCACTTCTTTAATGTTTGAAGCTGTATAGACTCTTCCAATTTGCATATCGCATTCAATAATGGTCAACTCAAATTCTACTAACTTAAGAATTGCAAAAATCTCATTGAATACAAACTGAAGATCTTTTTCGCTCATTGAACCAGATGTATCAATAGCTACTGTAATCTTAATCCTTCTATCAGAAATACGTCCTTGTACGTCATATCTGTCATCTTGTTTTACTATTGAACTGTTACATTCTGACATTAGATCATATACTAGATACGTGCCTTTAGTTCTTCTGGATCTTCTAAGAGGAGTTGTCTTATAAGGAACTCTAACTGAACCAACCATTCTCTTTAACTCATCTTGCCATTTGATAATTGTAGGTGCGTTAATCTTTTTGATAAGTTCTTGTAATTCACCAGGAATATTACCACAGCTCTTAGCTGCTTCATTAACCATGTGTTTTACAATTTCTTTCATGTTTTGCACATCCGAACTATCTGACTCTTTCCAAATAGAATGGTCAACAGGATACTTTTTATCAAGAATCTCATCAATCATATCACTGATTGATTTTCCAGATCCATTGCCATTTTGACCTTGCTGTCCATCCCCCATTTGTTGACCTAATTGCTCGAGAATGTCCTGCAAGTCCTTCATCATCTGTTTGTACTTTTCAGAACCATTTTTATAAGCTTCAGAATTCTTTACCAATTCCAAATAATACTCAAATGCTTCTTTGCGATTTGTGTTATACTTGTTGAGATTAAACATCTCACAGAAGTTATCAAATGTTATACATTCGTTGGGAATATCAGGAATAAACTGATTGATAGCTACATCCATTACAATGTTTTCAATATAGCTATCAAAACGGTTGTTATTTTCTTTGCTTCTCAGCAAATGCATATGAAGCAAATGGTATACTTCATGTTTGAGAATTGCTTTTACTTCTTTGTGAGTATATCTTAACAACAGAGCTGGATTAAGAACTAACAAAGGATTTCCTTTTTTAATAGTAACTCCAGCTGGTGCAGAAAGGACATAACTAACCTCTCTTTGCATATGAATGATAAACGTACCAAAGAAATGGTCTGAAACTAGCAAATTGAACACAATTAGTTCAATATACTCTTTAAAGTAGCTAGTTGCAGTTTTTGTATCTCCTTCATTCATCGCTGTCAGACATCTTGTTTTAAGTTGTTCAACATTCATGTCGTCTAAACTAGTCATCTTAGCTGCCATTAGATAAATAACCCTCCATCTTCAGTCATTGCTTTTGAAAAAAGCAATGTTTTAACTGACTTTTTTATAGTATTTGCATTCATTATAATGTCTTTGTAGAACTGATCTTGGTTTTTATAATAGAATCCATACTTCTGATAATACTTGTGTTGAGATAACTCTAAGAGCAGACTCATAGAGTTCTTAACTTTAGGAATTGGAGATTTATTCCATGTGTATATCAGAGCATTTATAAAAATCTTTTTTACAGTTGGATTCATTCTTCCATATAGTTTCCAAAAATATTCTACAGGACCTTCATCAAGATATATCTTTTTGTAAACTAAACCATATCGATGTTGGATTTTTTTAGTGTACAAAAATGTATTCATAAATCCAAGTTTTTCTACTTCGAGATTTTCCTTAAAAATCTTATTCAAATTGTTTTGCAATTTCGTTATGATTTTCTCGTTTTCCTCTCCATAGATATCTATCACTGCAGTATAGAAATCAATAATGGTTATTAGCACGTTGAAAAAAGTTTTACTGTCCTCATAATGTGAAGTACCTTTTTTTATTTCTTCGATCTTCTTACAGATTTTATTATTGAAGACGTTAAAAATATTGATTTTGTATCCCTTAGACTTTAAATATGATAGCCATACTCTTAAAAAATTCTGATTGAAGTGGTTATAGTACAACCAATAACCAGTTAGTTGAGCATCAAACATAGTTTCTAGAACTTTTTGTTCTTGATCTTTCTCACCACTAAAAGTTTTGATTTGGTTGTCCCAGAACTCATGTAACAAATTTAGATAGATGTCGTAAAAATTTTCATTTTTTATTTCATACTCTTCTTTTTCCTTATCTATAACACTAACCCAACAATCATAACCATTTGTAGATACAATATCTTCCATTATGTGTGAGTTATAGGGAGAGTAGTCGTTTGCATAATAGGAAAGAGTACTTCTACTAAAAAAGTTTTCCTTTAAGTAAGTTTCTAAAAAGTATTTAGCAACTTCAATTCTCAAATCGTATGGTAAAACATCAACAATGTTGTCTACTTTTGTTGATTTTGGTCTCAAAAAGCTAATTATATTACGTTCGCTAACTGCGTCGTCATAATATTTACTGTGAGTTGATTTGAAAAATACAGTCATTAACTTTTTTGTAAAGTCTAATAACTCTTCTTTGTTTTCATACACTTAAAAATTCACCACACTTTATAAAAAATTTTAACCATTCAGTGTTAGATAAGTAAAGTTTGGTTCTCTACTTATCTAACACTAAAACTTTGTTATGTTTCCTCCAAGTTAGATATTGCTTGCAGCCATCGTCTTCTTATTAGTATCAAAGAAGAGATCCATGTAGTCATCATACTTTGTAAAAGTATCGTGGATCTTTTTATAGTTCACACCGATATTCTTAAGTACGCCTACCATGATATCCTTGGGAAGTACTCTACATACTTCAATGAAACGCTTACAAAGCTTATCTCCAGTCTTCTTATCATTGAAGTCCTTAAGATTCTCATCGATATAACGAATACATCTGTCAATGATAACGAACTGTCTTGTAGAAGTATCACCCTTAATCTTGGAAAGAATATCACGCTCAAACTTCTCATCTGTGCTTTGGAAGATTTCTTTCACAGTAGTAATGGGATTCTTCTTGTTTCTGAGAAAACTAGTCAGAGAAGTTGCAGGAGTCTGACCTACTACACCCTTTGCTGCTTCAAACAACATACCTTCAAAGTTCTCAGGATAGTAGGTCTTGATCTGTCTCATTACCTTTGAGAGCAATTCCCAACCACGAGGAGTAGGTTTAACCTCTTCCTTACTATGGGGGTCATGAAGAAGATTAGGCATTTCTGCAATGAATTCGATGATGTCAGTATCGATAGCTTCAGAACCAGTTTCAGGATCATCCTTAGTATTAGATGCCCACTTAAGCCAGTCCTTGACATCTGCTTCAAGTGTATACTTTACAAAACGATTCTTCATAGCGTCATTCATGACGTTAACCTGATAATCATTGTCATCATCATATTCAGGGTTTCCTGCTGCAATGACAATACAACCTTCAGGGAGAATAGTTTCGTTGATTCGTCTATCGAGAATTAACTGCATCAATTCTTGGTTTACAGCATTCTCGCATCTATTCAACTCGTCGATAAAGAGAATCGTGTTTATACCCTTCTTATCGTTCTCCAAGATCTGATTGAGTTTTACATGCGTAGTATAGTCATTAACCATTCTACCCGATTCATCATCTTTTCTTGGTACGGGAATGCCACCCAATTCTCCTTCCTTCAAGAGTGCACCGAAAAGTGTGACAACAGGGACATCATCAAAGCCATTTTCCTTATAAAGCTTTGCTACTTCCTTGATCATCTGTGACTTTCCTACGCCAGCATGTCCTTCGATATAAGGTACAACACCTGCTACACTTGTTACGAATACCTGTGGCAATAATTCCGAATACTTCATTTTCTGTTTATCTCCTTTTTGTATTAAAGTTTTACTAAGTAAAAATATATAGTTATAAACGTTTTTAGTGTTTATAACTATATATCTCTCCAACAGTTTTAAATTCTGTCGTAAATTTGGTCATTAAGACTCAACTAAAAGTTGTTACTATTTGAAAGTTTTGATTCATTTTTTGGACGTGATACTATAAACGTCGATGATTCATTACAGGCAAGTGATACTGTTCTTATTATTGATTCATTTGACAGCTGTGATGCTATAAGGAACAATGATTCATTAAACTGCTTTGATACTATTAGGCATCGTGATTCATTAAAGAATAGTGATACTATTTAGCAACGTGATTCATTATAAAATATTGATACTATCATTGAAATTGATTCATTAATTGAAAGTGATGCTATTTTGACCATGTTGATTCATTGCGCGTTACTGATACTATTCGCTGTTAGTGATTCATTACACAACCATGGATACTAATTGTTAGACTGATTCATTCACTACATATGCTACTGTCAATTATACTGATTCATTTTTGCTTCATGATACTATTGTCGCTATTGATTCATTAAACCCAGATGATACTATAAATTACTCTGATTCATTTTTCCACGATGATACTATAAAGTTCCAATGATTTCACAAAAAATTTTATAAAAAGCAACTACTAGCTAAAATACTAGTAGTTGCTTTATTTTTCATAGTTCTATCAGAAGCTATCTCTGCCAGGCTTCAAACCAAGGATTTCCTTATGAGGAGGCTCAATGATATGAACATGCCCAAGATGTACTTCGGCAAAAGGACGAGGAGCAGGTCTACCATTTGCATATTCATACCAAACAGTAAACAAATGAGATAGGAAGATCTTTTCTGCATATCTCTTAGCCATTGAAATCATATGTGCCATGGGTAACTTACCACTCTCATAAGTTTTCTTAGCTTCAGTTTCTTTTTCAAAGTTCTTCTCTTTCAATGTAAGAGCTGCCAACTCTGTAAAGCCACCTCTCTCATTTCTTTCAATGTATTCCTTAAGCTTTTCTCTGTAGAGATGTCCATAGATTGCATCGGGAATTCTATCAATAGGATTTCCATTCTCATCAAGAAGAATATTACCGTCACTGTCCTTCTTATATCCAGATACCTTGGCAAACTGTTCTCCAGCTTTCCAGCAAAGTACCTTAAAGTGAGGGTTATAGTCAAGCTTTACTCCCTTCTTACGGGGTGCTCTATGACCTTCAATACCGCCATATCTCCAAATGGAACCTGCAGTTTGACACTTAGAAATGTCGATATAAGAAAGGAAACCTGCTGCAAGCACAGGTCCAATTCCCTTTACAGTAAGAAGCCACTTTCCAATGGGGTCTCTCTTAACATAGTCTTCCAGCCAAGATGCAATTACTTCCTCGATGTCCTTAAGACCTGCCTTTGCATATGCAAACGAAATATTGTTGGTTGCTTCATTTTCCTTTACAGTGCTTTCAATTTCCTTATCACTTTCATCTTTACTGTCCAACTGGAACTGTCTGTTGCCAGCACCAATTCTAAAATCCTGAATATCATAATACATTCTGATTGCACTGGTTGCTTCTTCTCTGGAAGTGATAGGATTACTCTTAACAATGATCCTACCAAATCCTCTTTCGTAAGTATCTTGGAAACTTACCTTTTGCTTCTTGTTGTTTTCCGTGGGGTTTGCTGCAGAGATGGTGTCCATTACTTCATTCTCTGCCTGTTCATTAGTGCTCTTCTTTCTAGCCATTTGATACTTCTCCTTTGTATATGATTTTAAATGGGTTTCAGATGCTATAAGGGGTCGGGTACATAGAAAAATTATCGAATTTGGTAACCACAACAGTTTTACCATTTTCTAATTTAGTATGTAAATTTCCATTGTCATCTACATACTGAACTTCTGCCTTAATTCCATAAGAAGGTAAAATTCTACCATTGATATGGTAGATCTTAATTACTGTTCCTTTTGGATAAGCTGTTTTTAACAGCCTAATTTTCTTTTCTTCTTCCATTGTACTAGTGTACATCATATTTTTCATTCTCCTTTTTATTTATCCTTGGTAAAATAACCAAAGTAAGTATGGTCATAGACTTCATAAGGTTCATAGCCGTCATCATACCAGTTTTCAAAATGATGATCTGCTCTAAAGTACATTACATATTCAGGAACAGTACAACCATTCTGAAGAACATAGTCAACGACTTCATATTGAGTTTCTGTGGGTGTAGTATCAGGGATAAGATATGCAGGTGTAAATTGGTAGGGAGCAAATACAACTTCTTCCAAAGTGTCACCCCATGTACCATCTATCCAACGATTGATTACTACAGAGACAATAGCTCTTTGGCATTCAATGCTTTCTCCTCTAGCTTCAAGAAATACCAGACGTGCTAATGTTTCTCTATCTTCATCAGAAATAATATATGTGCAGTTGGATTTATTTTCATTAACCTTTTCTACGATAGTTTCGTTCTTTTCTCTGATGATATTTTTGTTGAGGTTTTTATTTTCATCAGTAACAGAATCAATGATACCCATTGCTGCTACAGACATAAGAAATGCTACAATAGTAATTGCTACCATAACGATGACAATTGTTAGCATTTTTCCTTCAGACATATTTTCAAGTTTTTTAAGTAAGTTTTTCATGAGTAAATCTCCTTTAGTAAGTTAAAACTAGTAATAAAAATGCTTAATTTTCTAAGTCATATTAAAAATATGTGTTTATAAAATTTAAAAATACGGATTTTTATAAAAGTTAAAAGTGCGTATAAACATATATCATAAACGTACACTAAATTTCAGAGGAAAGGAAATTAATTTGTTATGAGTGACGAACTTTTTGAAACTTTAAAGGAAAATTTTCCCATTTTAGAGAAACTTGAAGGCGGTCTTAGAATCAAAGTAAATGAACAAGAAAAACTCTGTTTGGATACTAAATATTCTATGGAATTGACTCAGCAAGATTGTTTAGAACTGTCACAGTTATTTGCTTTATTGGCAACTGGATTTGAAGAAAGTGAGAAGACAAATGATGGAGAATAAGTTTGATGCTATAGTTACTGACATTAAAGTTTCAGAACTTTATCAACATTTTAAAGGAAACACCTATAAAGTTATTTGTGTTGCAAAACATTCAGAAACTTTAGAACCACTAGTTGTTTACAAAGCTATGTATGATGTTGATAATAAATATTGGGTGAGACCTTTATCAATGTGGAATGAACTTGTAAAGGTTGATGGAAAAGAAGTACCAAGATTTAAACATATAGGAAAGGATAATAGTGAAAATGATGACTAAGGAAGACATGATCAAGGATTTAAAACGAACATTAGATAGAGCTTGTGATGCATATTATAACTCTAGCATTCCAATTATGAGTGATGAGGAATTTGACCAAGCTTGTATTACTTATCGCAAACTAAGCGGTGAGAACTATAATACAATGACGGCATCTAGAAATAATAAGGATGACTCTAAGAAAACTAATGGTAAGAAATTAGTAGATACAAAGCACACATTTGAAAATTTACTTTGTACTATCGACAATAAATTCCAAAACTTAGATGATTTGAATGAATGGATTGACTCACTTTATGACAATCTCAATCTTAATAAGTCAGACGAGTTAGAACTTTTAGTATCTGAAAAATATGATGGTAATTCTATCTGCATTGAGTATGAAGATGGTAAATGTAAACTAGCTGTAACTCGTGGTGAAGATGGTCAGGGTGCAGATCTTACAGAAATTTTCAAAGATGAAAAACTTTTAAAGAAACCTAAGTGGTATTGTGGTATCAAGTATGAGGTTATGCTTTCTTATCCTAACTTTGACAGACTTAACAAAGTTAGAGAAGCAAATAAGGAAGACACTTATGCTAACCCTAGAAATACTGTTGCTGGTATTCTTTCTAGATTAGATGCACCTAAGTTTAGAGAGTACCTGACTTTAGTACCTCTTTCTATGAGAATTAAGGATAAAGAAATTGACCGTTATAAGGAACTTGATTACATTGAGAAACTTCAAAGCAAAGGTGATATTGAGTTTAATGGTGAAATTCTTTCTGGCACTAATGGTGAGTTAAAAGACTACATTAGAGAAATCTATGAAAGATATACTAATTCTAGAGAGAACTTGAATTATATGATCGATGGTTTGGTAATTGAAGTCATGGATGAAACTTATAAAAAGCAGTTAGGACATTTTGCTGCTGGTTCTCCTAAATGGCAAGCTGCTGTAAAATTCCCTTATATGGAAAAAGCTACTACCGTTGAGGACATCGTATTTGAAGCTTCACCTAATGGAACTGGTAAGATTACACCTTCTGTAATCATCAAACCTGTTTACTTTAATGGTGCTGAAATGAGAAAGATTTCTCTTGCTAACTATAAGCGTTTCAATGAGTTAAGACTTGGTAAAGGTAGTAGAGTCTTGATTGAGTATCGCAATGATGTCTTAAGTTATTGTAGTCCTTTAGATGACCCTATCAATGACACAATCGATCCAATTCCATTTACTGATCATTGTCCTGCATGTAAAAGTACTAAAATCAGAATCAATGAAAATGAGACATTTGCATATTGTGACAATCCTAACTGTGGTATGAAGCGTATTGGTAAGATTAACCATTACACTAACATGGTTGGAATCAAGGGTATTGAAACAACTACACTTGAAAAGATTGTCAATGCAGGTTTACTGAATACTTCAGCTGATCTTTATAGACTCAACTATAGATCTCTTTCTAGAGTTGATGGTCTTGGATCTAAGAGTGCTGAAAATATCGTTGATGCTATCCATCAAAATACTCCTAACGACTATGATATTCTTGCTGGATTAGGTATCGATAATCTTGGTAAGGATTGTGCAAAGAATATTCTATCTGAAGTAAGTTTTGATAAACTTTGTGATAAATCTTATGTAGAATCCAATCAATTTAAAGACACACTAACTGGTATTGAAGGAATTGGTCCTGTTATGACTGAAAGAATTCCTAAAGAACTCGCAGCAAATAATGCATTGCTTAATGACTTACTTGCAACTGTTAAATTTAAGACAGTTAAGAGAGCTAAAGCAGATAATCAGCTTATCTTTGTAACAACTGGCGATCCTGACCACAGATATTTTGATAACAGAGATGCACTCAGAAAGTACATTGAAGATAAGGGTCATAAGCTAACAAGTGCAGTAAGTAAGAAGACCAATTATTTGATTACCGAAACACCTAATAGTGGAACGACTAAGAACAAAAAAGCAATTGAATGTGGAACTAAGATTATCACCTGTGAACAATTAATTGACATGTTAGGCTAAGTATTTAAGACGTTGATAATATTATACCAACGTATATTAGTATCAACGTCTTACTAATTGTTCTCAGGAGGTTATAAAATGGATTTCTTTCAAAAATTAGAAACTTTACCATTGTGGTTTTGGTTCTTTGCTGCTTATATGCTAGCTTGTGCAATTAGTTTTCATGTTTTATGTAAAGGAGCCGAAAAAGAAGTTAACAAAATCCTTGAAGAAGAAAACGAAGATGTTAAAACTAGCATTGACTGGACGCACTTATATGTATATGCTCTTTTTAATCCACTAATACTAATTCTTGAATTCTTATTAAATGTAATAGATGTCATTGTTGAAGTTATTAGTTGGATTGTAAGGTTTGTAATATTTTTATTTGCATTCGTTGTATATTTTATCACAGGTTTATTTATAAAAGGAGACAAAAAGAAAATGAAAAATAATAGTGTTTCTACACCTAAAGTTATGACAAAAGATAATGTACTACTTTATGAAAAGCACGACATTACTACTACAGAAGCTTTAAGTACAGAAGATGGAAAAACATATATGGTACATGGAGTTAAAATTTTCAGAGTTATTAAACCTGAAAATGGAGAATTCAATGTAATTGCTCAGTATTTAGCAGAAACAGATAGAATTGACCTATCTGTACTGCATAACTATATTGGCTGGTATATGGTATCTGTAGATAGAGATACCTATGACAATAAAAAGTTTGTATGGAACTGTGTTGAATTAGGTGAAGGTAGTGAAAATTCTGAAGTTTTCACAATTAAGAATCCTAGAGCATGTACTGAAGAAGAGGTAAAAATGCTTAACGAACTCTTCCCTGAGTACTATGACCATGCATTCTAAACATATAACAAAATGTGTATAATGGAGTTTATCCATTATACACATTTTACTTTTTAAAGGAGAAAAACCATGGATTATTTTATTGCTGATACACATTTCTATCACGAGAACATCATAAAGTACGAAAATAGACCGTTTAGAGATGCAGAACATATGAATGCTGAATTGATAAAGCGATGGAACAATACAGTCAAGAAATCAGATAGAGTATTCTTGTTAGGTGATGTAGGATTTGCTAATAAAGCTAAAGTAAGTGAAATCATTCAGCAACTTAATGGTACTAAAATTCTCGTTATGGGAAATCATGATAGTAAGAACATAAAGTACTATCAAGATATGGGATTCAAAGAAGTATACAAGTACCCAATAGTGTACAAAGAGTTCTTTATACTTTCACATGAACCACCTACATATTTTAATGAAAATTGTCCATATTTCTACATCTATGGTCATGTACATTCTACCGATATGTATAAAACTGTGACTAAGAATTCTGCTTGTGTTTCTGTTGAAAGATGGGACTATAAGCCTGTTAGTATGGATACTTTAATGGGATTAGCTAAACTTGCTTAGTTTAATACGGATTTTGACAATTTTCTATGATCCAAGAAATGTCAAAATCCGTATTTCTACTTTTTTTGTCTATATATTATTCCTTTGTAAAGAAAAATTATATTTTTACAAAGGAGATTTGTTAAAATGTTACATCCGTATCAGGCGAATGAGCCTACTACACCTATTACTGAGGAAGAATTGTTTGCAGCAGTTGAATTGTTACGTCATGAAGGACGTAGATTATGGAAACTTGCAAGCGAAGACTCTTTAGGACATCAAAGTGAAAACTTTAAAAAAGGTAAAGCATTCTTTATTGCTGCTGCAGAGTTAGAAAAAACTTATGCAAAAGTTGGAATTAGACTTGGTCTTACGCCTGGTCAAATAATCTAAGGAATGTATGATATGAACAAGAAGAAACTATTATTCGATCTTGAAATGTTACAACCAGAACAAGTTCTAGTTAATGTCATGGACGAGATTGGATATAATTATCAAGACCATTTCTTCTATAGCATAAATGGCACATTTTGTATGCTTAAGACAGCCATGACTTTCAAAGATGTAAATGATCTGAATGCATTTATATTTTTATTTGGCGAAATTTTTGGTCTAACTTTCAAAGAAAATGATAAATCTGGACTCAATTTTTATTTAGAACTTACAACTGATAAGGTAAATGATAATTGCTGGTTCTTTATTCGAGTTGGTAGGAATTATCCAGACTTTATACATTTTGGAATTCGTTTTGATAAACCAAGATTTACTAAAGAAAGTAGAATAAGAATAAAACCATCAGAATTAAGTCATAAAACTTTACACAAAAGAGAGGAAATTATAGATGAAAAGACTCGGAAAATTTACTGGAACCATTTATGATGAAAATTATGATTTTTCTAACTGTCCTGAATGCTGTACTATGATTACAGATGAACAAGAAAAAGATGAAAATTTCATAAAAGAAAAACATACTAAAGATCTTTTGACATGTATAGGATGCAATGGTTGTCCTGCAGCTCAGAAATCTATTGTTTAAAGAGGAAAATAATTATGAAGAACATATTTGGAAGAACATACACTATAACTGAGGGTAACTATAAGAAAATCCTCAAAAAAATTCAGAAAATTACCAATAAGTTTTATATGCACAACGCATTTAAAACTGGTAAAACAGGACGAAGAATAATCAGAACTTTTGGTAAAGTGCAATATGTCAATAAGAACGGAGTAGTAAAAACAAAGATTTACAACGAACCGTATTTTATTATTACCAAAGAACATTCGTTCAAAATCGAGTATGACAAGCGTCAGTCTGGTGAAAAATCTGATGATGTCTTTTCATCTCTCTATGAAAACTTAAAACCTCTGATTCATTTTAGCTTAGACACTGAACGTGCATGCGTTATCTATTTAGATGATGAAATCACATTTTATCCTTTTGGAATTTTTAAACATTGTCAAAAAGAATTGTATGGTGAAGATTATTATTACTGTTACTCAACCTATATTCCTTACATTTTCAAAAGAGTAAAGAATATTGATACTCTGATAGAAGAAAGAAGACAGGAAGAAGAAAGAGTAGCGGATGCGTATAATGACTGCTTTAAGGAGGAAATATATAATGAAGACCTTATGGATTGACGATGTAAGATATCCTCCTTTAGACTTTGATGGTTACTGGGCGAGAAGTGTAAATGACGCAAAGAAAATCATCAAACATGCTGAGGGTACTAACGAATATTTCAGAATCAATTTGATTGACATCGACCATGATGCAGGTGATTATGCAAAAGATGGCGGTGACTATATCAAGCTTCTTGATTGGCTTGAAGAAACAGGACGTAATTACCCCATAAGAATTCATAGTGCCAATCCTGTTGGTGTAGAAAACATGAGACGTATCATCAAGCGTAATGGTTGGAAAGAAGTATTTTAGTTTTAGGAGAAACGACATAATGGATAACTACAACGATAACTACCATGACAACTACTACATGGACGATTACGAAAACGTAAATACAAATCTTGTTACCAACTTTAGAAAAACTGAGTTGGAAAAGTACCATAAAGCAATCAAGCTTTATGGAAGTGATAATCTCTATATTACTGATGATGCTACAGACGTATATGGAAATCCTCTTCCTCACTTGTTTGCTCTTAGATGCAAAGAACCTCAAAATTTAAGTAGATTTTGGAGGATATTCGAGTCTTTAGAAGATGATGAAACTTCTATGGAAAATGAAAACGAGTACCATGTATCCATCAAATTACGAAACGAAGACCATGCAGCGTATAATTTGAATACTAAAGCTGTGTCAGAAGAAGACGCTATTAATAAGGCAAAACTATTCATAGCTGCATGTGGATATTGGTCCACCAAAATGTCCATTGGTGATAGAATCAACCAAATGGAAGTTGTTACTTTGAAAAAATTATAACCAAGGAGAAATAATTATGAACTACGATGTAAGATTTTGTCAGTGTGGACGTATCCACGTTATGCCTTATTCTGAGATGACTTGGATGGCAAAGGATTGCCAGAATAGAAGTGTTACTAGAGTGTGTGCTAATTGTGGAGCAGCATATACTACTTTCCTGTCTGAATGTGAAGATGGTTTTGATGTTAACTGCATTAGTCTGAAGACTGGAGTAACTGAATTTAATAATCAGCACAGAATCCACTATTCCAAGGGTATCACTGTATGTATGAAATCTGGCGAAGAAGCAGATACCTATCAAAATGGCTTCTTTGTTAACAGTAAAGAATGGAGCTATGAAACCAGTGAGAAAAATCTTAGTTATGCTGATAAGCAAAGACATGATTTTGTAACTGTTGACACTGAAAGACTCATCAGGGAAGTTGAAAGGGAATACAAAGAAAAAGCTGATGATATTCTCAAGGCTATCAGTGGCTATGCAGTTAAGATCCATTGGGAAGGTACTAAATACTGTAAGAGCTTTAACACGTAAAAGGGAGAAAAATATTATGAACTATGAAGTAAGATTTTGTAATTGTGGACGCATCCACGTTATGCCTAAAGACGAGTTAGACTGGTTGTCAGAAGATTGGCAAAACAGAAGTATCATCAGAATCTGTGCTAACTGTGGTGCAACTGATATTATGTTCCTTTCTGAGTATATGGAAGGATACGCAGTTAACTGTAATAGTTTTAATGATGGTTTGAATAAGCTGTTCTCTAAAGAAACTAAAGTTTATTATACCAGAGGTATCAAAGTTCATATGATGTCTGGTACTGAAGCTGATAGTGAACAGAGTGGATATTTTGTTAACTGTCAAGAATGGAAAAAGATAATGGGCAATGGTTATGAATCTCTTCCTGAAGCTGAAAAAGCAGGAAAAAAATGGGCAACAGTTGATACTAAAAGACTCATCAGAGATATTGAATGGGAATTCAAAGAAAAAGCAGATGATATTCTCAATTCTATAAGTGGCTATGCAGTTAAGATCCATTGGGAGGGTACTAAGTATTGCACTGACTACAACAAGTAAAAAAGGGAGAAAATGTTATGGAAACAAGATTCTTCACAATTAATAAAACCATCATCAATGTAGCTGACGTAAACTATATACATTATGACGAGGTTCATGACCAATTAAAAGTTGCAATGCGTAATGATGAAGTACTGGTATTTGTTGGAAACTCTAATACTAACAGTGAGGATACTCCTAAAAGAACTTTCTTTAAATTACGAGACCTCTTATCAAAAACGAATATATTCTACACCTAAAAAGGAGAAGAAAAATATGGCATTAGGACTTAAAGAAATCACATCTGCAAAGAAATATTTGGATCAAGCAGAAAAAGGTACACTGAAGGTAAAAATATCATCACCAGACTCTATTTTAGAAAGAGATGCAACTCTTAAGCTTGGAAAGGATAAAGATGGAAACTATTCAGTTTCTATTCAATCCAGTGGTGGTATTATAAAAGTTAGTCTCTATGAATAAAAATGAGGTAATTTTACTATGGAAAAACTTAGAATTGCAAAAGAAGATACTGGCTATGTTTTAGTCCACAGAGAGGACTTTAACGAAATTGCAGAAGCTATGGATACACTGAGTGGATGTATTGCTTCTCCTGTTGGTGGAAGAACTATCAATGGTGAAGAATATGTGGACTTTGTTAGTGTAGAAAGCAAAGAAGACGTAGCAGACGCTATTAAAACTATTACTCTTGCCTATAAAATCAAGCTGTAATGATAGCAAAAAAAAATCTAGTACCCAATTAAGGATACTAGATTTTTTTTTGTAAACTTTTTAGTCTTCTGATAACTCAGCTTCTACTTCTAATTCATCTAACTCTTTATCTACAGATTCTACATCTTCAATAATTTCAGGTATAGATTGTTTGTTAACCAAACCAAGAGTTAACATCTGAGTCTTTACAATACGAGACGTAATAGACTTTTCACCAATCAGATTGATCTTGTCAATGTCAAATACATTTCTAGTTAGAAGTGCTGTATTGAAATTCTTTCTTTCTTCAGGGTTAGTAGATGTCTGAGCTAAATATCTCATTACAAGTGGCATATTCTGGGTCAACAGTAGTGAGTTAAACTCCATTTCTCCACATCTTACTGGGGTCTTTGAGAAAAGTGCAGTATGATATTTGAAGCTACTGCTCTTACTAGGAATGTTATTTAAACTTAAATCTCCACTTGAACGTGCTGACAACTTTGTGGAAGGATCATGTTTTAATCTCATATAGTAGAGATTGCCTATGATAAGCGGATTTTCAATTTCTTTACCACTAATTGTGCAGTGATAAGGTTCCCAACCAAATTCTTCATAAAGTTTGTTCATATTTTCAACTGTAATAGTTCCAAAGAACGGAGGTTGATGTATAAACAAACCATGTTCATAACTGTCATTGATGAACTGTTCTTTTTCAGCTAGAGATACTACATTGTTGACTATGAACTCAAACTGTTTCTCATTTACAATTGCATAGAACTTCAAAATGTGTTTAAACTTATCTCTTATGGATTTCATAGTTTTAGTCTGTCTTAAAACTTGATCTCCCATAAAGTTAAGTTCCTGCTCATACAACTGTGCAATATTTTCTCTACCTATAACTCCAAACGGATTCAGTATGATTTCAGCTCTCTCACCATACTCGTTTGTAGGCATTTCAGAATCTGGCAGGATCGCAGAAATAACTCCTTTAGAGCCATAGCGTCCTGTAATTTTACTACCCTTGACTAGAGGTTTCTGATTATAAGTACGAATCTTGACAATCATGTTATCAAATGTACTACCATCAGCAGTAAATTGGGTGTTCTCGCTAATCATGTCAATACAACGCTTATAAAAATACTTAACGTCACTAGAACAATTGTAGCTACCATCTTCCATATATGGTGCGATAGTTGTTACTACATCATAGTAGTAATTGTAGTTCATGTCATAGTACTTCATTATCTGGTCGTAATAAGGATACTCTTTTAACTTTTCGATATCCCCATTACAGAATACATCTACATCATAGACAATAGAATCTTTAGAAACAAAGAAAATACTATCAATGTCTGGATTAATCTTCTTAATGTTCTTGCTATTCATTTCAAATAACATCGACTCATAGTCAATTCTACGTCTACTACATAAAATTGTCGAATTACATGTTTCACCTATATCTGGAAATGCCTTATACTGTCTGTTGTTACCTAATAAGTTTAGTAAAATGTCGTTGTTGTTTAGTGAGATGTCAATCTCATCAACTGCATAGGAACCTAACTTTTTAGCTGCAGATTCTGAACATAAAATACCATCCTCATATGTCAAATTATATGCCGCCAAGAATACTGCTTTCAAATTTCTACCATAACAGAAGTTCATATTTTCATCATAGGTAGTGCTACTATATAACAGTTCATCAGGCTCTAAGAAATCTCCAGTATCTTTCTCTAAGATAGGGTTCTTGTAAGTGTAACCATATCTTTCAGTAATTCTCTCTGCAGGTTTGATATGATAGATCTCCAGATTGTTATCTTTATCTTTCAATAAGTAAGTGTAGTTTAATTCATTCTTTTTGAACTTTTTCAAAATTTCCCAGTGTCTATCAGATTTCTTATAACTGGTAGAATACTTACCAATTTGATTCTCAAAGTTAGTAAATACATTTGGAAAATCTGGTTCAGCTAATACTAGTGCTTGAGGTAAGTGATTATCAAACATGTTGATTCTTACCTGGTCACATCTTTGTAGATTGGGTACAAGTAATTCCTCTGCTAAGAACTTATGGGTACCTTCTAGTTCTTTGCAGTTATCAATTACTTTTTGAATGTCTAACGGCATATATTTTCTTCCTTTCTTTATAGTTTACTGAGTTAGTATATATAGCCATAAACTTTATTTAGTTTTACCATTACGAAATACAGTAATACATTTTATGTTTTGTATCATCTTCACAGTACTCATTCGCAATGATACTAAGCAAATTGATATAGTACATTGCACTAATAACATCTTCTAATTCTTCACGAAGACTCTTTATGTCTTCCAAACACTGAAGGGCATCTTCATACTTCAATCCAGTAAGTAACTTTTCTCTGTCATTAATTCTGCTAGTGTACTTGATTCTATCATTTTGAGCTTCTTCAAAAGCAGCCTTAATGTCTTCATTAGTTAGTTCTTTCCAGCTTTCTGTATATGGTAACTCAAAGAACTTATATACATTAGAACTACGAGAGAAACTACAAAGATTTTCATTATTCTTTCTGATACATAAATACTGACTCATTTTTACTTATCTCCTTTAGTTTTCATGTTCATTTTTCATCCATGATAAAAACTTCATCCAGTCCTCTTTATCACAATCATCACCATAGTAAGGACATTCTTCAATTTCCTTTATCATGATTCTTAAGAATTTATCACTTAACTGTCCTTTACAATTTCTCATGATGAAGTTTGTAACTACACTTGGCATATAAGTTCTTCTACCAAGAGAATACCTAATAGCACAGATTAGAACGGATTCAAAATCGTCATAATCATCAATGGATAAAGTTATTGGAGTCTTATCTGTTCTCATTAGTTTTACCTCCTAAGTACTTTTCTCTAACTTCAGCGATATTTTCACGTACTGTTTTAACTTTAATCAGTTCTATGCCACAGCAATTGAAAATATCATCTTCATCTATAACAATAGCTTTCTCAATTTCGTCAAAGATTTCTTTTATAAGTTCTTGATCTTCAATTTTACTCATTACTTCTTTCCCTCACAATAAAGATTTTACCATTTATTGCATTGATTATTTCATACTTTTTGGAAAACTCGTTCATATCAACAGTTTCATCAATGATTATTGTATACTGGATTCCACTTAGATATTCTCTTCCAAAAATTATTCCAAATCCAATACTAGCGAAACAATTAAAGAAGAGAAAGAAAATTATAAAACCAATTTTTCCTATAGTTCCTTCACCTAAATCCAATATAAATATTAAACTAAGTTCTAAAAGAAATGTAGATACAAAAGTAATCCAAAAAGCTAATTTTGAGAAAGTACGTTTATACAGATTAACTTTATCTAAAATTTCTACACCTTGCATAATCAAATCCTTATCTTTCTTCATTTACAGTTTCGACAAATTTAGCTCCACATCTGCTACAATAATTATCTTCTTCACAGACAGAATCATCATTTCCACAGTTGTCGCATCTATAGTCAGTAAAAGGAGTATCTGCTCTGTCAGAAATAAATGCAATCTTCTTAGTTTCTATGATTCTACAATATCCCATATCAACCAATTTTTCTGCTTGCTTTATTTCGGTACAGTTATCAGTATTTTCCATACCATACTGTTCATACTTGCAACCATGACAATGCCAAGTTTCACAAAATTCAACTTCCGTGTCTCTTAAATCATTTGCCAATTCTTCAACTTGTTCTTTTCTAGTTTTTTCTATAAATTCCATTTTGTATACCTCAGGCTATCATCTTCCTAAAACTTTATCTCTAGCTTCATAACTTTCTGTCATATACGCATCTATAAAATCACTAGCTTCTCCTCTATTAGAACATTGTTCTGCTTCATTTAGTAAATGAGGAAGATAATGTACAATTGTTCTCATAGCTTCTAACTGTTTTTCAGTAATTTCTTTAAATCGCCATTCACCATATTCACATTGTTGATGGCAGTATCTTTGATATTCTTTCCCTAGTACAAACATTTTCATTTCCTCCTATCACACATTTAATACATGTCATAGAAATTCAAACCAGCTATTCTTTCTATAGCTTCATCAGGTGAATGTCCATCCCATTCAGGTGCAGTTTCTAATTCTTTAACGTCAAACATGTTCCAATAAGGATCGATGTCATAGTGATAAGTAGCTTGACCATTAGGTGTTTCAATACCAACTATAAACATTCCTTCATACATGGTACCATCATGATGCTTTTTAGACTTCCAAGCTAATGGATACTTCTTACAGATTATACTAAACAAAATTGCTCTATGATGATACAGTTCATTGAAAGTATGATAACCATCAGAAGTTTCACCATTGACAATAAAAGTATCTAATTCTTCTATGTCTTTCTTAGGAGTCATTACGTATGGATATGACTTGTGGAATTCATCAAGTACTCTCATTACATCTTCTTTAAGCAAAAATTCGTTCTTCATGATTTTATATCCTCTTTCTTTTTTATTTTACGGTTCTTTGCTATATTTTCAATGACTTTTTTACTAGCTAGTTCTTTTTGTTTCCTATTAGTTTCAATAGCTAAATCTTTGTACTTAGAAATAAATTTGCTAATCTGTCTTTTAGTATAGCAATTCTGTCTTTCATATCGTAAACTTGGAATTGCGTAACATATAAAATCAACCAGTTCTAATTGTTTTTCTGTAGGTTTATAATTTTCTGGAAGGTATAATTTTTCAATTCCATAATCAGCAATGCTCATATTCATAAAAATTTTAATACTACAGTTAAGACAGTCGTACTCAAAAATAGCCGAACTTGAACCAGTTTCTTCATTGACAATAAATTTTTCTTTGCCAACTAACTTCATTTGTTTTTGGCATTCAATACATTTCATAACTTTATGATTCCTCTAGATTCTAATGTAGAAATACTATCATCTATAAAATCATCAAATTCTGCAAGTTTATGTTCATCAAGTATAGATTTTTTGATGTAATCTTGATTTTCTTCCCAGTTAGTCCTCATTGTCATGAAATACGCTAATTCTGGATTAGCTCTAGAACGTAAAGACAAACAATAAATATTACGACCACTAATTTCACATTTAACTTCATAAACTGTTGGAGGATTACCATAGTACTTGTCATATTCTCTACAAAGTATTACATACTGATCTTCTATGTCTTTCTTATTTAGCATAGACTTCATAATTCTCAACTTTCCTTTCTAAAAGTATTTTCAAGTTAAGAATATATAGATAAAATCTCTGTTTACTTTTCGTATTTTCAAAATTTACAAACATATATTCTTATTTTAGAAAAGAAGTACATAAATTTTATACTTCTAGAAATATTTTTATAAAATGGAGAAAAGTATCATGACAAACTTTATTAAAACAAAAGCCTATCCTGAAAACCTTTACTATGACATTTTTGGTTTAACAGAAAATGACAATTCTTATACTCATGAAATTGGAGAACGATTAATTGAACTTGTTGAAAATGATAAAAGATTTGTAGAACTTTCTAATGCAAGAAATATCATCTTAATGAGATATAAATCAAAACTAACTTTTGATAAAATCGGAGAAAAATTAAATCTTTCAGGAGAAAGAATTCGTCAAATTAATAATAAGACATTAAGAATTTTTAGAAATTCTGTAAGAAAAAAATATATTTTATTTGGTTCTGTACCATACAATAATGCATTTGATGCTATTTATTATAACGATTTTTGGAGTCTAAATGATGTAAGAATTGATATTTGTATCATCAGCGATTTTTCCCCTAATACATTAATACGAATCACTAAGTGTATGCTTAGAACTAACTGTGGTTCTTTTGGTGAAATTCTTCTTAAGTTTTCTAATAGAGAGGAACTTAGTAAAATTTGTAATTTAGATAGTGAGTCCATTGATAGTATCATCCAAATCTTTGAAAGATGTAATATCAACGTAGATCAATTCAAAGAAGCTTAAAACAAAAGAGATAGAGATTTGTAGTTTCTCTATCTCTTTTTTTTTAGTTCATTTTATTCTTCTTCGTAATCTACTTCTACATACTCACCATCTTCGATGATGTAGTACTTGCCATTCTTATCCATATAAACTTCATTTTCTTCATCAATGAGTTCATATTCATCAGCAACTACTACTTCAACTTCAGCCTTCTTCTTGGAGGAGGTAGCTTTTTTAGTATTTGCAGATTCCTTGATATCTTCTTCAATAAGTTCATCAAGTTTGTTCATATCAATAGAAATTGCTTCTCCAGCTTTAGGAAGGAACTTAGTATATTCTTCTGCTACTGCTGCATCGAATGCTTTACGAAGTTCTTTAGATTCAGCATACTTATCTTGGAAATCTCTAAGTGAGAATTTTACATCAGGACAAGTATCAAGCTTAAAGGATCTACCAGCACCAGTAATTCTTCCTAAATCCTTAAGATTTACAAAGTTGGTAAGAAGATTATTTATACCCTTCTTCTGTTCGAATACCATCTTAAAGGATACACCAGCTTCTGTAGAACGAGACTTTACTAAGATACCAGAAAGGTAGAAACCTTTGATACCGAATTCTTTATCAGGTTCGATTTTTGAGCCTGTTTCAAGTTTTGTAAGAGTATTGGTTAAGTAACTTACAGCCTTACCACCAGGGATTGATTCGTCTTGCTTAAGATAATTTATCTGAGCTTTAGTACGAGCCATAGGATTTATATCAATCTTCTGAGTAAGATGGTTTACTAACATGAGAATGATATTAGCATTCTGCATAGGAGACATAATTCTCTTAAACACGTTAGTATTAGCTTTAGCGATTGCAGTAGCACCCATCGAGCCTTTAAGTTCGTCATCATCTTCTACGTCCTCTGGAGCTAATAAAGCAACCGAGTCTACTATCATTATTGTAGGAGGTAAAATATAAATAGGTCTACCAGCACCATCTTTCTTACCAGTGTTAATCTGAATAGATTCTTTATTTTCCATTTTGATTTTTTCAATTTCCTTACAAGCTCTAAATAGAGTCTCTACAGAAATATCTTCTTGGAAAATCTGGTATTTTTCTTCATAATGTTCAGATGTCCAACCAGTTAGAGCCATAACTCTTTCCTTAGTAGTAGATCTTTCATAGTCATAGTGCCATACGTCAGCTTCTTCAAATTGGTCTGCAATATAACATGCTTGCTGAATGATTTTACTAGTTTTACCAGTACCAGAGTTACCTACATCCATCATAATCTTACCGCCTTGGATACCTAACTCAATTGTACCATCAGCTTTTCTCGCACCATTGATGTAGTCAAAAATATCAATACCAGTTCTGTAAAAAGGTACATAATCAATTCTTTTACCTAACTTACCTTTATCAATTGCTTCGTTAAATTTTGATTTTAGCAATCCCATAATTACTTATCTCCTTTGAAAGTTTAAATTATTTATTCTCGCTTAGATATAGTAAAATTTCTCTTACTGTAATTTATAGTTTTATCTTGTTTTTTATGAAAAAAATATGGATTTGTATTTTAAAATTTTTTAAATATATATTCTAAATTTAATAAAATTAAAATATTTTTATAAGGGGAATTTTTTAAAATGTTACTGAGTGTTAAAAAATTAGCAAAAATTTTAGATGTAAATGAAACATATATTGAAACACAAATTGAAATGGGAAATTTAAAAAGAGTACCAGACTCTTGTGCGATAGTTAAGTATAATCAGCTTCAATGTTTAGATGTTCTTGATATAGTTGACTTTATTTCTAAATCTGATGAACTTAAATTTTTAGAAGCATTTCATCGTTGGATGAAGGAAGAACAAAAGGATACTTTAAAGGAAGAATATCAAGATTCTTATTCAAAATCTTTACGTAAAATAAAGAAACAAATAGACAAGATTGAAAAAGTTTTAAGAAAAATAAAAGAAAGAGAAGATAACGAAAAAGAACAACGCAGACAAAGAGAAATCATGTTAATAGCTGATGATATACTAATTGCATTAAGTGAGGAAAAAACTGTAGTTGAAATTGGTATAAATTACAAACGATGTTATAAGTCCATAATCAAAAATATTGGAAATGATATGTTTAGTTTAAAAATACCTTTTCAAACTGGTCCTCACTATCGAATCTATAAAAAAGAATTAGAAGATTTCTTACCAAAGCTGTTATACCATTGTTATTATAGTAAACAAGAGATAAAGGTTTATACAGATGAGAATATTAACATGAAGAATTTAATAAGATCGAGATATATCTATCTCCCCATCTTACACTAAGCTAACAATAAAAAAAAGATAATACTTTTAAAAAGTATTATCTTTTTTTTAGTGTATTTTAGAATTTTTTAAATATATATTTTTGATGTAATCTTAAAATAAAATAATTTTTTAAAGGGGATTAAAAAAATGATTTATTTTACTACTGACGTATTAGCAGAAAATGTTTTATATACAAAAGAAAGTCAAATTTTTAAATGGTTTGATGAAGGCAAACTAATTCATCATACTGTTGCAGATGATGGAATTGAAGGAGATTTTGTTGAATTTTTCAATCTCATAGATTTTGTCATAAATGAATCAATGATAATGAAAAGCAATATCTATGTAAGTAGATTATATAGGTGGATCAATAGAAATCGTAAATTTGTAAAAGAAGAATTACCAGATTTTCTTAAAAGTGAAACTTTTAAAAAAATAAAGTGTATTTCAAATATTCCAGATACTAAAGATTTCTATATTCTGTATGAAAGTATATACGATATAACTGATGATTCAAAAATAGAAATAATTGAACCTGATAGAAATTTTGTTAAAAATTTTATAGTTTTAAAAGTAGCTGGTAATAATGATATAATCGATGTCAGAGAAATTTGTACTAACAATATATCTTACATAAAACATTGGTATGGTAAAAAATATGTTTGCTATAAATCAGAGTTTAAGTATAAATTTTATAGCGATTGTGATGTATTAAGTGAACGTCTTAAAAAATTTTTACATCTTGTTAGGACCACGCATCCTAATGCAGGTTTTGATTCTAATGATCCTTATTTTGATTCAATATCTGTAGCTAAAAAACTTTTAAAAACTTTAGAAAAAATAAAGAATTTTTTACTTGAAGAGGAAGAAAAGAAAAAATATAAAGAACTACTTAGACAAGAAAGAATACAACGAGAACAAAAAAGGGAAGAACGAAAGAAACAATTAGCTGAGCAGTTTAATAAGAAAAGAGAATTAATTAATCAGTTGGTTGATGAAATAGTTCATGATAACAAAATAATTGACGATTCTTTATCAATTCTTGTTTACCATCAAATTATCAGAGATACGAAACAAGAAATGCATTATAGTTCTATCTATGATCAAGAAAAATTGAAAAAAGCTATTCTAAAGAAGCTTTTAGCTAAGAAAAAGAAAAAATTAGATGACGCAATGGTTATAAGAAAAAAGGAGGAACTTGCAGAATATATTGACAATATGATCAAACATATAAAACTTCCTGATGAAGAGCTTTTAACAAAGTTTGATTTTGATGCTATTGAAGATAAACTTATCTTTGAAATTTGGAGAGTAGAATTAAATAAACCAAAACATTATAATAGGTTTGACTATGTTACCAAACGAGTAAACGAAGAGAAAAAGGATTATATAAAACGGCATATTGCTTTTAGTAAACGACAGAAAGAAGACAAAAACGAAAGAAAACTCCTTTCAAGTAGATATGATTGTGGGGATTCTAATTATCGTGATGATTATATTCCTCATGACCGTAATCATTTCATGGACATTCATCCTACATATAAGATCAATGAAGCAATCCAAGAATACTTAGATGAAGTTTCTTTAGGTTATGAAGGAGGATACTACGATTGAAACTCATATCAAAACAATTAACTAAAAAACAGTTATTTGATTTGCAATTCAAGTATGATATAAATCCTATCTATAAAGTGCAATTCGTACTTTTCTGGGATAAAATTTCTATGGAACTTTTGTCTGAAGAATTTATGAGAGAATTTGCAGATTTTTTAGACTGGAAGCTTATTTCTGATATGCAAGAAATGTCAGCAGATTTTATTCTAGAGTTCAAAGATAAAATAGTTTGGAGTAGACTTGTTTATAACAAAAAACTGTCATATGAATGTAGGAAGGAACTATATGAAAGAAGTGAAGGAAGATATCCATCCTGGGGAGTTTTTTAATTTAACTAAGAAACAGTTGTTTGATCTTAAATTTAAATACAGTAATCTCATTGTACCAGATGGTTTAAAAGGTCAGTATCATCTTAGAGCATTTTGGACTAATCTTGCAACTACTCAAAAATTGTCTGAAGACTTTATGAGAGAATTCCAAAATAAATTACCTTGGTATCTTATCAGTAGTTGTCAAAAATTATCTGAGGATTTCATTAGAGAATTCCAAGATAAAGTAGATTGGGAAACGATCTCATTTAGACAGGAATTATCTGAAGAATTCATATTAGAATTCAAAGATAAATTAGACTTACAACTGGTTAAAGACTATCAAGTCAATATATCGAGAGATTTTATAAATAAACTGATCAATGAGGTTTACAATGGAAGAATTTATAAGAGAGTTGACAACAAAGATGACAAAGAAACAAGAATTCGATTTAAAGTTTAAGTATGACTTTAATCTACCGAGTGATGTAAGATTTAATTCTATTAAATACTGGTTTTACATCTGTTTAAAAAGAAAATTGTCTGAAGATTTCATAAGAGAATATCAAAATCATGTTTCATGGCTTATTATCAGTCAACATCAAACTTTATCCGAAGACTTTATAAAAGAGTTTAAGGATAGAGTAGACTGGAGGGCAATTTCTAAATTCCAAACTCTATCTGACGAGTTTAGAGAAGAAATGAAAGAGTATTTACGCTAGTCAAAATTAAAAAGAAAATAACTCTCATTAAGAGTTATTTTCTTTTTTTTTGTAAGGTATATAAAAACCCATGAAAACATTTTATTAATATGACAATTTTGTATTCTACTATAAGGTAAAGGAGGAATATTTATGTCAATTATGAACGACAACGATTACATATATTTAGACGAAGCTAAAGATAATAAAAATCTCTATGGAAATATATTTGAAGGCATCTTAGGTAAAGTTACTTTAGACGATAAAACAAAGACATTTAAGATTTCTAAAATGAATTTTAAAAAGTTCCTAATCCGTCTAAGAGAAATGTATAAATCTAGAGGTTTGTCTAATTTATTTGACAAGCGTTATTCTGCTTGGTCTACTTTTATGTGGGAAAAAGAAAAGATTTCTAAAGATAAGATGAAAATAGTAGAATTGTCCGTTCCTTTATTCTTTGCTCTTGAAATTTATAGTTTGTTTTTAGATATAGGTGAGTTTTATAAGTTACCTTGGTATAATAATGTAGCTAAAGGTATTTATAAGAAGACTTGGATTAGTAATTATGAAACCAGAGAACAAGTTATAACTAATACATCTGCACTTTCTAAACTAAACTTTAAACCCAAGGATTACCAGTTGGAATTCATAAAACAATATGAAACCTTAAAGCACATTTATGATTTGGAAGGTTATATTCTTTCATTCGACCAAGGATTAGGTAAAACATTTACAGCTATTGGACTAGCAGAATGTTTAGGTAAAGACCAAATAGTTATAGTTTGTCCTAACTCACTTAAGGAAAACTGGGCGTATGAAATAAGGTCTTACTTCAAGATTTATTCACTCAATGAAGAACATTGGAAAAAATCTGTATATGTACATGGAGTAGAAAAACTACAAAACTATACTAGACAAACTAAGTACATCATAGTTAATCAGGAATCAATTCCAAAGATCTATGACTTACTCAAACCTAATAAAAACTCGATGATAATTGTAGATGAATCTCACAATTTTAGAAATAACGATGGCAAACGTACTAAGGAATTACTAGCACTTAAGGAAATACTAAATTGTAAGGATAACTTACTTATGTCAGGTACGCCAATTAAAGCAACTCCTGATGAGTTAATACCAGCATTGAGAATGATTGACCCATACTTTACTGCTGATTTAGCTAGTAAATATGAAAAAGCATTTAGTAGTGACTCTGTAGAAATCTCTAGAATTGTTAAAAACAGATTCAGTCGTACTATTTATAGACGAACTAAAGATGAAGTTTTAAAACTACCTGAGAAACATATCAGAGAACTTTATGTAAAAGTAACCAATGAAGAAGAATTTTATTTATCTACGTTACAGAATCTTATAGCTGAAGAATTTTCAAAGGTCTATAAAGAAAAACTAACACATCTAAAAGCTTACCAATCTGAGTTTAATGGACTTGTAGAAAAATATTCATCTGCATCACCAAAAGAAACTAAAGATTACTTAGATTTCATTAATTGTCGTGTTGATCCAACTAAAAATGATATAATTATACATGAACGTCGTGAAGAAATCTATAAAAAATTCTTAGAAACATATGTGTTCCCTAATATAAAGAACGATAAAGACAAAGAAAGATTAAAATTCCTGTTAACACAGTATGTCTATATGGTTAACTCTGCTAGAGGAATTGCTCTTGGTAAAATCTTACCTAAAGCTAGAACTAAATGTTTCATTGAGATGTGGAAACAAAATAGACAACAGTTTTTAAATATAATTGATGAATGTCCTAAGAAAACAATTATTTTTACCCAATTTTTAGGTGTTGCTAATTTTATAGCTGACGATTTACATAGTCAAGGTATAAAAAATATAAAAATAATTGGTGCAACTAAAAATCGAATGGATGAAATAAACAAATTTAAGTATAGCGACGAAGTTGATGTATTGATTGCTACATCACAAACATTAAGTACTGGCGTTACATTAATTGAAGCTTCACAAATGTTTTTCTTTGGTACTCCATATCGTAGTACTGATTTTGATCAAGCTTGTGACAGAATATACCGTATAGGACAGACTTTAGATGTGTATATTTATAATGTACTTTTAGCAAGTAAAGAGAAAAATATTTCAAATCGTATTAATGACATTATGGGATGGTCCGAAGAAATGTTTGATAGCATGATAGAATAAAGAAAACAAAAATAAGTATGATAATCTCTGTTATAAGAGAAAGGAAGGTAATTATAGAAATGGCAACTAAAATGAAAAAAGATACTACTTTACTAGATGAAGCTGAATCTCTAGTAAAAAATATAGATTTGTGTGATCTCATTGATGACGAATTTGATGAGAAAGAAAAAATAACTCCAGAAGAATTAGAAAAAGCTAGAAAAAGATATTTGAAAGAACAATACTTAAAGAAACTTGATGATGCTGAACGAGAACTATCTAAATTCAGCCATAAGGACTATGATGTTAGTGATATTAAGAATGATCTAGTTATTAGAAACTTCTTTTCAACATTTGGAAAAGATATTTACATGATCATGGAGCCAGAAACTTATGATAATGGAACTAGACTAATCAGAGATGAAAGATTAATCAGACAAATTAAAGATAAGAAGTTCCAAAAGTATGTTACCATTCGTAAAAGTTTACATGCATTTAAGAAAAAACTAGAAAAAACAGATAGTCCTAACAAAGATTATCTAAACACTGAGATAATGACCATCACCAAACGTCTTGATGCTTATATCTCTTCTTACTTGCTAGTACTGTTAGTTTTAAGCAATACTGAGCAAATGACTGATTATGTTTGTTGCAAATTAAAACAGAAAAAAGAACATAATATTAAATAGGCAAGCGAATTGTTTATAATGTCTTAAGCATGAAACCCTTTGTTTAAGAGCTATAGACGAGTGTAGATTATTTTAAATTTGACATTTTGTTAATGTTTCTCGCACAATTTTCAAATTTAAAGTAGGGTGATCGTGTAAACTCATGTCTATATTACCTTGCTGAATAATTGTTCCTTAACAAGAACAATTGGTCGTAAAAATAATTGTGGTGTTTGTATTTTTACGCTTTTTTGGGGAGCGTGGGTTTTGATTTTTTCTTCTTTTTTTTTATCCTTTTGAATAAAAACATGAGAGTAACTACCATATGGTAGTTACTCTCAAACCTTTACTTACTTTTCAGATTTAGTTTTATAGTTGTCACTAAAGTTAAAGGAAGCCAAAGTACCATCTTCAGTAATTACACTACTGTAATCTTCTTTTTTAGTTTGTCTTCTCTTTCTTTCTTCCTCTTCTTGTAACTTCTTACGTCTTTCTAATTCAGTCATTTTTATACCCTCCTTTAATCAAATTTTTTGGTTATAGATTTACCTTTATACTTACCTTTTTTATAAAACTCTAAGTATTCCTTCAATGTATGAACTTTATTATCATGACTTCCAATATACACGTCAATATGTCCATCAGCTGGTATGTTCCAATACTCTTTTTCACCATGAATGTGAGCATGTACATTTATCTTATCTCTTGGATGTACTGGACAATGTGAGAAGATATATTTGTCAGTTTCTATAATGTCTGTGACAAATGTAAATCCCATATCATAGTAATCTTTAAGATTTAGATTGTCATGATTACCTAAAAGCAATATTTTCTTACTAACATTCAGTTTACTAACGAAATCTGAAATGTATTCTTTCTGTAATTGACCTTTATTTCCAATGTCACCACAAATCATCAATGTTCCATCAATTGGAACTTTAGCATTGATCTCACTAATCATTAGATTTGCAAAATTAGCAGAATTACGATTCTTGTGGTTTAAATGTAAATCTGCAGTGATAAACATGTCTTCATTGATATATGGTAGAACTAGTTCTTTTCTAGTTTGATCTTCATATTCGTTATCATTTAACTTGATGAAGTAGCAACCATTATTATCATTGTGACACGTATATCTATCAACACCAACTATAACATCTGTAGATTGATCCTTGTAATCTACTATTTCACTGTCAGGTGCTGCAGATCCATCAATGTCTTCAAACAAAATAGTTTCTTCTAGTAATTTAGCTCCACGTTTTCTCAAGATAGTGTTAAGCCTCTCAAGATACTTACCATAGGAATTCGTAGTGTATTCCATTACTGCACAAAGTAAAGTCTTAGTAGGTTCTTTACTGTATTCTGAATCCACAATACCAATTACATATTCGTACTGTGTGGAATTTTTAGTTTCTAAGATTTCGATAAAGTATGATACTAGATTCGATCTCTTATACCAAGCTGTTACTTTGATAAGAGCATCTGTATTTTTAAACTTGTCAAGTTCCTTTGTATCTACTTTTAATTCTTTTGCTAAATCTTTCAATGAAATGCTCTTATGAGATAACTTTGAAACATCTAAACATTGGTCATAAGCTTTTCTATACTCTTTGATCGCTTTGTCAATCTTATAATTAGCAGACTCTTTGATACGTTTAGCTACAAACTTACCAATTTTGAAAGGTAAAGAAACTACGAATTTGATAACATCCCAGATTATGGCTCCTACAACACCTGAACCTTCATTGATTGCATCTTCATCTTCCATCATAGCTTGAGGTTTCTTGATTGTACTAGTTGAGTTTTTATCTCTGTCAACTTCACTTCTAGCTACATCAACAGGTTCTGTAAAACCCTTGTTATCTGTCTCGGAACATACAAAAAAACTGTCATTTTGCTCAAAAAACTCATCGTAATCGAACATATTAGGACATTTTTTGGCAAGTATCTTGGAAGTATTTACTACATAAGGTTTTCTTATAGTTTGTCCAGCTAATGGAACAACACATGCAACGCCAGCAACAGATGCTTCTAACATGGAATTTAAGTAATCTTCAGTTTCAGTTACAATATCCTTGTTTGATAGTAGTTTTTCAACACATAAATCTAGTTCTTCGTTAATAGTTTCAACATTTAGTTCAAAACTTTCATTTAAACCAGCTTTTCTAGTCATCAGTATTTTTCCACCAATGTCTTTACCCTTTACAAAACCATTGTTTTCAAAAAAAGATTGTAAACGAGTATCTTCAGTCTTTATAAATGTAACTGACGCTAACCTACCAATCTCAGTATTTAGTAATTTACTACCAATTCCTTGATGTCTATAAATAGGATTAACTTCAATGTTCTTAAGGTAACCTGTTTTACTATCAATTCTGATATGACCTGCAACTTGATCATTCTTGTCAACTAAAATAATACCTTTGGTTTCTGGCTTGATATTTAAAACAGATAGTTCTTTAAAGTCTTCTCCATATTTCTGTATGTTTTCCTCGTTTAAAGGATACTGATAGAACTCAACAAAAGATAACATAGAACTACTTTCAATGAGTTCTTTACGTTTGCTATTTTTATTGAAAACTTCTTTTTGCTGAGTTGTTGTCAAATATTTAAATACTAATGCTTTTTCTGAAATTTCTACATCAAATCTCTTAGCTGCTTTGTAAATGTTACTTGCTAGTTCTTTTCTATTACTTTCAGAACAATGATTAAACATCTGTATTGCTTTTCTTACATGTTCTGCATCATGTAAAGGATATTGTCTGGTTTTTGGCAGTCCAAAGCTAGAATCTGGTAATTTATCTCGTTCACTCTTTACTAACTCTGATTCAGTGTAAATGTTATAGAGATTCAAATTGTCACCTTCTTCCTTTTTCGTTTTTTATAATGAATTGTTTCAGGAAGAAATCTCATTCTTAGTAAAAAAAGATACTAGTTTCTTGTAAAACTAGTATCTTTTAATTTTTTAAGACTTGGAAATTGAAATGGAAAGGTTACCAGAACCAATTTCTTCCATTCTAGCCTTCAGGAAATTGATAACCGATTCAATGTTACCCTCATTGAAGGAGATATCCATATTGAGATTGTTGATGAAGCTAGTATCAACTTTAGTCTGCTTAACAACCTTTTCAGTCTTAGGCTTACTTTCTTCAACAATTTGAGTTTCAGTTGTTTCCTGAGTTTCCACCTTCTTCTTTCTAGTAGAAGGAATATTTTCTTTAACAACAACAGGCTCAGGGGCTTTTTGCTTAGTAGAAACAAACTCCCATCTAACACTACTATCTTCAGACAAGACAGGATTGTTCATGGTCATCTTTTTAAGAGTGAAGAAGTAACTTCTAAAGGACTTCTTCTCGATCAAATCATCAATGACCTGAATCAATCTTTCATTGGAATCAAGTTCGAAACCATTTCTTTCAATCTCAGTCTTGAAGTCAAAGATAGAAATCCACTCATGATGATCATTGTAAAGACTCTTGATAACCTCACGAGTGATAGCAATCAAATCCTTAGTAGGAATTATCTTGCGATTATCTCTTTCAAAGTTCAAAACTTCTTCTTCGGTAAGATTGGTGATTCGAGTTTTCTTCTTGTAAAAATTAATTGCTTGAGTGATGATCTTTTTACAGAAAGTTTCCCAATCCTCAGCAACCAAACCCTTTTGCTTGCTATAGGTTACATCAAAATATGTGTCAGCAAGAACCTTAAAGTTTTTCTCATTCAAACCGAACTCAGAATATCTATTCTGGGAGATAATGTCACCAACCAAGACTTGGCATTCTTCAAAAGTTTTAAACTTCTTGAAAGCTTCCTTAAGCTTTTCATGCTTATAGAAACAGAAAATCATATGTCTTGCTTGAAGCTTTCTCAAATATACTTCAGAAGGAATACCGAGAATCTTTTCGATCTCATGGTTCTTTAAAGAGTACAATAGAATAAGATCTGTCAATTTCTTAGTTCTTTCCTTCTCAGGAAGATTCAAGAATGTAATGATCGACATATTCATCATCTGCTCTTTCCTACGTCTATTTTGTTCTTCAAAAGACATAACAGGAGGCGTATCGACCAATTTAGATTCGACGCCAATTACAAGTCTGCTTTCAGGATCTATAGTGGTGGTATACTCATATGTCTTATTTTTGTTCATAACTGTTTCCCCTTCTTTTTGTGTAATGATACTTTTTTCTTCTTCAGTTAGCATAGAAAATGACTTGAATGTTTCAAGATTAGTGCTAGTAAAATTTTCCTTCTCGTTAACATCAAATGCATCGAGATAGAATATGAAAGCTTCATCAGTTAAACCGTAGTAAAATGCCAATGTTGGAACTGTATATTTACCAATTGCATTTATAAGTCTTTTCCTAATTTCCTTGTTAGAAACATTTTTTGACGAAATTAAAAAGTTTAGCTCATAGGCTAACTTATTATCTTCATCAAATATTGCAACATTATTTGCAATGAAAAACTTGTGAAGAGTAATTTTATTTTTCCGAAGTCCCCATTTTACAATTAACTCGTCAATTGTAAAAAGATTTCTAACCTTTTTCAGATACTCTTTTCGGTACTCTTCACTGAATTTTTTAGAGGTAAGCGTGTTGAATGAAAGTAACGGATCGTTCTTACTTATAAGCTCGATAGGCTTATAAGTACTACCAATCGGTACCCCCATATTCTTCTTTTGTGCCTTTGCCATATGTATCTCCTTGTTAAAAATATTATGTACAATTTTTTCTCTCTCATGTACTTATAAAAAGAATATATAAATAAAATTTCGTTTAAAACGATTTGCTCTATATAGGCAGTATCACCTATATAGAGCAAAAATTTTATCTTTCTGTCTTGTCAGATATTTTTTCAGATGTAGAAACACGACGTCTCTTTTCATCTTCAGTTCTACGTAATTCTAAGCCAGGAGTAACTAAGTCAGACATTAAACCTGAACCTATCATGAATACATCTACTGTATTTAAAGTATGCTTGTTAGCAAGATCATCATCAATATTTTCTAATGAGCAATAACCTTGTTGTGCTATTTGACGATATAATTGAGTTTTAGCCACACTATCGTCACCACGTGGACCAAGCATTTCTTTCATACCATCCTCGATTTCCCAAACTGAAGCTGCAAAGTTTTCTGCTTCTGTAAGTCGCATGGTTTTAATGTAAAGTCGTTAATTTTACATCGTTATGCTACATTCTTAAATGTAGATAAGACTATATCTTTGTCATCTTAAATGACACTATTGTTTTGAATGCACTAACATTCTAAATTAGTCGTTGAACTAGTAATCACTAGCTGCTGATTGTATTTTATACGTTCCAGCATTTAAAATAAGTTTTGGTGACCCAGTTCTTAAGCCACCTTATCGTCACCCGTGAGCTGATTTGTACGTAGATTACGAGAGTCTATTGTTAGACTATACGAGTTCTTCTTCATAAGCATCTGCTGTAATCTTTTGATTATGATATCCATATTTTGTATGTGTAGTTCATTAATCTACACTATTCTTTACATCTCTGTAAAGAGAAGACTATATCTTAAGAAACATTTTTGTTTCTTTTTTCCAATTACACTCTCATTTGAGAGTTACTATAGTCGTTGAACTAAGAAATAAAACTAAACAAAAAAAAAAGCCCACCTGTAAGAGCTTTTTAAAAATGGAATTTACTATTGTAGAAAGGATAAAACCAATAGCACCATCCCCTTGACTAAACGGACCATTTTTTTTTTCTCACGTTTGTTCTGAAGTGCAAGAACAATGTTCTCAGGGTTTTTAGAACATTTTGTCGGAAATACTTATGAACAACAATACACAACGCCTATACATTTTACAATGTACTAAGAAAAAATATATATTTGAAAGCGAGTTTAAATTTTGTTTAGTTTTAGTTTTTAGCTGCTGATTAACTTTGCATCATCAAAGTACTTTCAGCAATTAAGGAAATTTTATTTTAGTTGAACACACACAATTCTATCCAACTGGTACTTTGTACTTACTTCTAATAGGATTATCAATGTTACCATTGTCTCGATAATAAATGTATTCATCCAATGGTACATCTAAATATTCACCAGCTTCCATAAGATCATCTAACTTAGGTTCATTTTTGTAAGGTAAGATTTCCATATAGAAATTTTCTTCTGGATCTGCTAAGAAAGTTTTAGCCCATTTAGCAAATTGGTCGTCATTCATTGACTTAAAAAAGTTTTTGTACTTGTCACCATTGATACAAGACTTGTCCATTTTGTTCATGGTTGTAATTATCATGGTTTCTATTTTTTTACGTTTTTCTGAAACTGTCAAAATTGTATTACACTCCCTTCTTATGATATAAATTATAGAATTGTTCTAGCACATATTTTCATTTTAACAGTTAAAACAAAAAATTATAATGAATTCCCAATAAAATTTGTAAGGGAGGAGTGTTTAATTGTGAAGTATGAATTCATTCGTCTTACTGACGAGTTTAAAGAAAAACATGTTTTTTACAATGACAATGGAAATAGATGTATCGATTTAACAGAACTTTTAGCAGAGAATACTAATCTACAACTTCCAGTTAGTGTTTTTATAAATGGTGTTATGCTAAAACAGACATCTTTTACTTATAGTAAAAAAATAATCACTATTATGGAAGAAGTATATAATTTATCTGAACACGATAAAGATTCAAACTTTGAATTTTCCACTAACAGAATTTATCTGATAATGGGTTCTTTCGATACAGTTAACAACGGTCTTATCAAACAGCATATTTGTAGGAATTTTGCAACATATGATGAGAATTCCATTATCATTGATGAGAGTGGTTTTGAGTTTCCTGCACATGAGAATATCATAGGCATTGCTATCAATGGTGTCATTTATGGTTCTGAATGTTTTGAAGAACCTTCTTATGGTATTGACCTAGGATTTACCGACGCTAATACTGGTAGGAAAATTTTAAAAGACAGGATTACATTTTTGGAACCATATTATAGACCTGATGAAAACGATGACGTAAGTATTTTAGTTGTAGACAGAAAACTTTAAACATAAAAGTACAATCAACGTAGGCAAATCAACAATTTTTGTTTAAAAGTTACCTTAACTTTTAGAAAGGTAGGTACAAGTATGTCTAGTCTAATCAAACTAAAACAAATCAAAGATGGTATTGCGTTACAAAATGATGTCAATAACCTAAAAATCGCTGTTGGAGAAATTGATACTAAGATTGATGAACGTATAGAAGCGGCTAATCTTGCTTCTTCTGAAGAACTCAATTCGCATATCAATAATGAAAGCACTGCTAAACATGTTACTGCAGAGGACATTGTAAAATGGAATGCTGCTGCCGCTATTGTTGGTGATCTAACTGGAGGCGAAGAAGGCGGCTTGGGCAGTATTACTGACACCATAAATGCCGCCATTGCAGACCATGCTGTTGAAGCAGATAACAAATATGCAACGAAAACAAATCATGAAGCGTTGTCTGATAGAGTTACTATTACCGAAACTAACATTGGTAAGAACTCTGAAGACATTCTTGCTCTTGATAATCGTGTTGGAACTCTTCCTGAAGGAACATCAGCTTCTAACATAGTTGCATACATTGACTTTAAGACTGAAACACTTACCAGTGCAATGCACTTTAGGGGTGTATCTACAACAGACCCTTCTACTGGCATTGTAACCGTTGAAAACGTAGCAGAATTTATTAGTGGTGATGTTGTCATTTATGGCAATAAGGAATTTGTCTATGATGGATTTGTATGGAAAGAATTTGGTGATGAAACCATATATGCTATCAAAGGTGAAATAGAAGATTCTGATATTGCTGCAAATGCTAACATAGCACAAAGTAAGATCAATGGTTTGACCGATACTTTGAATGCTAAAGCTACTGTAGAATCTGTTGAAGCCGTTCAAGGAGAAATCAATACTTTAAAGGGATCTGATACTGGTTCCATTAGAAGTATTGCTGAATCTGCGATTGAAAATAATGTTGAGAAATGTGTTACCAAAAGTATAGCATTTACTAGTATTACTAACAACCCTGTTGGAACTGAAGGAACATATACTGGTTTTACCGTTCCTTTAAATCCTGATACTGGTTATACAGTTGTAGGTGGAATAGTAAAAGTTATCGTCAATTCCATAAGCTATATAGCCAATAACGTAGCACCTGCAGCAACTAGTGTTACCGTAAATACTGGTTGGGAAGCTGAGGATGATGACGAGATTTACGTTGAGTTTTATGTAAAGAAATCCTAAAAAGTTTCACATAAAGTAGTGAAGTTGCAATCTAATAAAAGAGGATATACCCTATTTTGGGTATATCCTCGTTTTTTAAAATATACAATCCAGTAGCTGAACTGGTAGTTGGTAACTATCTATTAGTATTTCCTTGTTGTAGTAAAAGTTTTTAAGTTCAACACCATCTTTAAACAATATGTACTCATCTTCTATTCTCGCTATGCGACTTCCATTTAATACAAAAATGTCTTCAGAATACTGGATGTCGTTATCTTTAGATATACAAAGATTATTATTTGGTGTTAGTTTTACTATTTCTAAGATTTTCCATAGTGGGAGCTTTAGTGTTATTTCAGATTTGTCAGAAAATCTAACAGTGTAAATATCATCATGCAAGTTTGTTAGCATTAGAAAATCTATATGTGCGATGTTCGATAAGCTATCTTTAAGTATTTTTTCGTCATTCATGATTGTTAAAATTACATTTTCCTTTCTTTAAATTTTTTAACAAAAGACACCTAATTTTTTGTTATGACGATCCAATTAAAAAGATCTTAGATATAATCCAATTATACAAAAAGAGAACAAATAAATAAGAAACTTGAAAAACATAAAGATTTTTCGTGTGAAACTAGATAAAATTTTTATAGTTAGATGGAAAATTTTAAGAAAGGAATGGTAAAATATATGATTCGTACTAAACAAATAAACATGCCTGAACTATATGAAGCTCTTGATAGCAGATACAAGGTTCTAGACGTATCTATTCCTAGTGCATGGAGTAAAGAAGAGAACGAAATTTACTATAAACAGAACGTAGCAATCAATGGAGCAACTATTACTTCAGACAGTAAAGTTGTCATACAGACAAGATTTGATTTAAGCAAAACAGTTGAAGAGAATGCTGAAAATGAAGCTCTTTTCACTCACATAGTTAAGGCAACTCAAAATGATGATAACACAATTACATTTTATAGCGAAACTGCAATGGAGTCTGCTTTAAATGTCTCAATCTTAGTTCTAGTTTTTGAGTAACTAAGAGATTTTATCCGAACGAAAATACAAATAAGAAAGGATGATGAAGAATGGATGCTATTTTAGTAAAAGGTATGAGTAGACCTGTCGATAGCACACCTACAAAAGATAGTACAAATTTAGTTACATCTGGTGGTGTTAAAGCAGCCCTAGATGAAGCTCAAGAAATCCATGTAGGTAGTGCTTCACCTACTGGTAAAGAAGTAATTTGGTTAGATCCTACTAGCAATCTTGCTAGTGTAAATTATGTTTTACTCGATGATGCTAGTCTAAATGTTAGTAATGCTGCTATGCGAGCTGGTAAAAGTACTGAAGAACAAGTTACTTCATTTAGTAGCATTTCTGATGCAATTAATGCTCTGCCTAAGAATTTAAATGGTTACAGTGCAACTATCAATGTAGCAGCTGGTACGTATAATGAAGATGTCGTAATTAATGGATTTACTGGAGGTAAGTTAATTCTTAAAGGTGAATCTGACGAGGTAAATATCAACAGATTAGAACTGGTAAACAACACATATGTAAGTGTTGAAGGTATTAGCCTTAATGTTTCTAGTATTTCTGCATTTAACAGTGTACTACATACAGATTCCAATATCACTGTAACTGGTGATGGTGCATCTACTGGAATTGAGTTATCCGATGTAAGTAGATTGTATACTGATGAAGGAGTTACTATTAGTATTGCTAATACAGGAGTTGCAGTCAAGGCTTCTTCTTTATCTAGTGCTTACATTAGTACTTTGGAAGGTACTAATAATATCGATGGTATTGTAGCAGATAGTGGTAGCAACGTTAGTGCTGGTATTGTAAACTTAGAAGCCAATATTCTTTATAGTGTGGCACATGGTTCTAAGGTATCTGTAGATGCACAACCTACTATCAACAACTATTAATGGAGAAAGGAGTGAACTTTAAAATGGCTGGCGTTTTAGTAAAAAATAACACAGTAGCGTATGACTATGAAAGAATTGTAAAGGGACAATCATTTATTCGAATTTACAATGCTAAAGGTTTTTGCTTCATGCAATTTTCCGATATTAGCGAAGTAGGTTTCACTGCTTTCAAGATCTATAGACTAACCGAGGATACTTCAAGTGTATCTGGTAAGAAATACTATATTCGCAATGGAAATACTTTTACACAAAGTTCTTTTGTAAAAGGTTGCTATGAAGAAGATAAATATGAAGTTGCTAGTGTTGCTGGTGTAGGTGCAGTAGCTGCTGATGTAGTTGGTAATGTTGGTGCTGATAAGAAATTGACAGTAAAACTACCTGCAGGTATTTACACTCAAGATGCTTTACAGGTTTCTTTTAAGGCACCTTGCACCAATGCTAGTGTATCAACATTAGTAATTGATGGTGAAGAATTTGCTTTAGTATCTGCAGATGGCACTTGTGTTGATAAGTATCTTTCTGGTTTCAAGAAGGATGACATCGTAACTGTTATCTTAGATTTAACTGCTCCTAAATCTGCAGTAGTTAGAGGATATACATTTGGTGGTAAAGCTCAAGTAAGTGACACTATGCCTACAGATGAATCAGTTGACATATGGATCAATCCTAGCGGTGGATTTGGTAGTGATATAGATGACAAGGTAGAAGCAGATAGTAAGAACTTAATTACATCTGGTGCAGTTTACGAGTATGTAAATGCAATGATAGCTAAATTGAAAGAAGAACTTTCAAACTAACTAAAACATTTTAGAAAGGATAAATGGGTTTACTTTATCCATTTATCCTTTCCGTTAAGGATAATGAAAATCCTATAAATTTTTTGATGAAAAATATAGAAACTTTCTTTCATTACAGTCAACAAACTATTAAAATGAGAAACGATCATTTTATGTATGACAGAACTATAAAAAATAAGGAAGGAGAAATAATTTAACATGCCTGGTGTTTTTAATATAAGAAACGCAAATACACAAACTTTTACTGCTAGTGGAAATACTGTTACATTAGAATTTCAGCCAGCAAGTATTAAGTCTGTGACAATTAATGGAGTTACTACTACTGATTTTACTGTTGAACTCAATGTTATTACTTTTGGTAGCACACCTGCTAATGGTGCAACTATTGTAGTAAACTATACGTACTTTTCAAAAGTTCCAGTACTTAATGTTATAGATGGATCAAATATTGAAGCTGAAAGTATTACTGCAGATAAGATTGCTGCAGGTGCTATTACTGCAGATAAACTTGCTTTAGGTGCTATCACCACAGATAAGATTACTGGTATGGACCAGTATGCAAAGTTAGAAGACATTAATGATGCTGTAATACCTGAAAATGTTTTAACTGCAGATGATGTTGTAATTAGTGAGTCTACAAATGAGAATGGTATCACCGTACAAAAAATTACTGTTGGTGATAAAGAGTATACAAGTATTACTGATGGCGACTTTGTACTTACAAATGTAGGTTTAGGTGAGGAGAGTGGTACTTATACTAAGATTTCTTCGGATGGTCTATTAACTGCTAAGAATGCAGTTGTTTACGGTACTGTATATGCTACAGATGGTAAATTTACTGGTGATATCGTAGCTAATTCGTTAACTTTAGGAAACGATGTTAAGATTTCTACTAGTAAGATCGATGGTATCGAACAGTATGCAAAGTTAAGTGACATTAGCGGATCTGGTGAAGTAATTATCCCAAGTAACGTTATAACTGCAGATGAGGTAGAAATTAGTGAATCTACAACTGAAGATGGTGTTACTGTACAAACTATTAAAGTTGGTGATAAGGAATATACAAGTATCATTGGTGGTGACTTCGTTTTAACTAATGTAGGTTTAGGTCAAGAAGATGGTACTTATACTAAG